ATAGAAACAAGATCACTAACAACACCGTCACAGCGAACGATTCCAACACTGCGAACCCCCAAGGTGGCGTGTATATCGACGCGGACAGCGATTATAACATAGTATCCTCTAATTCTATCACAAATAACAACAACATTGGCATAGGAAGCACTTATGGAGTCTATATCGCAAACGCGAACTGCGGCAATAATGTTATTTCTGATAATGTAAGTACGGGAAACGACTATACATATCTAGACTTGGGAACTCAAACTGATATCGTATATTATTGCTCAACTATAACTGATATTTCCGACGCAATAACCTCTATAGGCGCAAACGCGGGAAAGATTATTATAGAAATAGGTAATTATACTTTATCTTCAATATTCACGATTGCTGGAGGGGGAAGCTACGATATAGAAGGTCAGGGCGAAGGAACTGTATTAATATCAGGAGACTATGGAGCGTTCTCTATCACAAGCGCAAGCTTTTGTAGCATTAAGAACTTAAAGATAGATGGAAGTGGAACAACTACTGCTGCTAGGAACATAATATCAGTTAGTGAAGGAGCTGATAGCCCTGTATATATTAATAGAGTTCATGTTATTGGAGGTTCCACAAAAGGAAGGTGTATTTATATATCTTCTAATAGTACGGAAGTTAGTAATTGTATTCTTGCAGAAGCTGTATATGGAATATATATAGATACGGCAGATAATTGCAAAATTCAAACAAATAATATTTCAGCAATTGATTCATTTGGAATATTTGTAACTGGTTCTTCAACTAAAACAATAATTAATAGTAATGATCTAACTGATTGTGGAACTTATGGAATCCATATTGATACTGGTTGCACAAATACTGTTATAAGTAATAATAAAATATTATCATGTGTTTATGGAACATATTTTAATCTGAATTCTACTGGGTGTCTTGTTACAGGAAATGTTTTTGGATCAAACACAACTACGGGTATATATTTAGCTACAGCAGGAAATATTTGTATGACGGGAAATAATTTTTATAACAATAACACTGGAATATATGTATCTGATGGTTCGTATGTTATCTCTGGAAATGTATTCCAAATGAATATAAGTGGTGTTGTTACTAATACATTTGGCATACAAATAGCTATAGGATGCGGAACAATTAGTGGTAATTATATTATGTTTGATGGTGATCCTGTTAGCGCTGACGATTTATATGGAATCAAAATAGATGGAGGAATTCTAAATACTGTATCAGGTAATGTTATTTATAGTATTTCAAATACTGGTGTAGGTACAGGATATGGCGTGCGTATCACTGGTGGTTCTCTGGCAACTGTAGTTGGAAATACAATGTATGACTGTGATACAGAATTTAGCGACGCTGGAGCAAATACGCTTTATAAAACAGCATCACATAACGATCCATATAATAATATTGCGTAAAGGTAAAAATATGGTTGAAATAGAAGAAATAAGACGACAATTACGAGACTTATGTATTATCTCGTTAGAAGCGCTTCCATCTCAAGCACAGCGAAGATTAGACATAGTAATGAAAGACGATACGAATTGTGATGTAATTAAAGAATACGCAGACGACCTTTCCCATCAGATTAACACGATTCAATCCGTCTGTAAAGATGTTATTGACAATAAACAAGTTGACGAAACGCTCCATGTAGTTAAAACCATAAAAAAAGATATTTATCTCTATTGTAAAGACGAAGAATAACTTATGTTTCGTTCTCTTTTTTATTTCTTTCTTTTATATCCACGATCACATAGAGGATCATGAAAACTAACATTAAAGGTATAAAGATTAATTCCACGAACTGCTCGTTATATTTAAAATACCGCATGCAATAGATCCCGTGCATCGTAGACGCGTAGAACGCAATGTAAATCTGGTATGTTAATATTGCCCAGCCCACAACGGCAACGGAATAGAAATACCACCGTAGAATAACCTTTAACGCTTTTTTTCTTTCTTCGTTCATAGTTCGTAGAGTCTAGTTTCTTCTCCTCTTTTAGATCGTGCTTCTTTTACTAATTTATAATATTTAGTATAGAGTATTGCGTCTTCTAGTAAACATATTTCGTCTCTAAATATACTTAATAGATCTTCTAGTTCGTCTATGGCAACGGGAATGTAATCGCCGTTCCAGGTAATGACCACCTCTCCTATAGTAACTTGCGCACCGTCTTTCGTTCCGATCGTGGTCACTAAGAGTTCTTTCTTCGAGCGCACGCGGATATCGTAGGCGTCTACGTCCGTTTTCCATACTTCTTCTCCCATCGTTTAAAATCCTCCTCTCTCTTTAATAGATCGCGATATTCCCTTCGTTTTCTTCTCTCGTAGGTTCTTCCCCGATTCTCCGCTCTTAGTTCGATTAGCCGCACGAACGGTAGCGCGAACACGCTTCTTCCATGGATGTAGAAATTCTTTATAGTAATATGATCTTTTGTAACCGTTATTGCCGCATTATTGTTTTTCTTATATAATTGTAGTCCTACGCTTTTTCTCTTTCGAAAGTTAAACTCGAACCGTCTTCCGTCGAGCGTCAATCCTTTTCCATCTAGAGAGCGAAACATAATAATCTCCTCTAGCGGCATGCGTGGGTGTAATACCACGCCGTATTCTTCCAACAATTTTTCTTTTTTCTCTTCTTTCATGTTTCAAACACCTCAAATAAAGGACCAACATCTATTTTCTCAACCTCGGAAGCCTCAAAAGTAGTGTGATCTAAATACATATCGGTCTTTATCTTCTCGTAGTCTTGTAGTTGGGGTATTACAAACGCTTTCCAATAGTCTTTGTGGCGGGACTCGTCCATAGTAGGATCTAATATGAAAAGTCCTATTCTACATAGGAAATTGATCTGGAAGCCCATCATGTCCTCTTTTGCCATATCGAGCATGTACCAATAATTGTTTTCGCCGTCTCGTTCTTCGAGAGAAAGGCAATCGTAAAAATCGTAGCAATTGTCGCTCTCGAAGAGAATATGCGCGGGAGCGTTGTATACTACTTCTGCGGGGATCTCCATTAAGGATCTCTCTCCTCGTTTCAAACACAATGTATTGTTCTTATCGGTATTGATAGCACAATACCATCCTCTAAACCGCATTGATTTCTTTTTTTCTTCTTTCATTTTTTACCTCTCATTTTCCTTTCTCTCTCGAAACTGTGGATCGTCTGTGGGAGTATTAGGAAATTCTTTACTAAGAACGGTATTCATCATAAATTTACAAAACTTAGAATTACAAACAATCCCATTTCCAGACGAGAAATTACGGATTAGATTACCAGATATTAAAGTATTATTTGCACCTACAAATATACCTCGCCCACTGTTTCCATTGAGAGCACAGTTTATGATTGAAATATATGCATCATAATATGTGTTATCTAGAATATTTATGAGCGTTTTTGTGTAATTAACTTGGGGATTTACTGTAATTACTAGCTCTTGTAGTTGGCAATATCTAACATCAGATCCTATTATAATTGCATTAATATCGCTATTTATGATTATTTTTCCACTTAGATTAATAAAATCTTGTTCGATCATAATAGGCTTAGATAGAGAAACATCTTCTATTTCTATATATTTCCATTTACTTCCAATGATCTGGTGTAACTGATCTTCGTTTTCTACAACTATTGTATCTTCTTTCATTCTTTCCACTTCGCGTTATATAACAAATTCTTAGCTCTTTTCCTTAGATTACCGATATACTCTTCGCTCCTCTCGATATCGAACTCAATAGAGGTAGAGTATTCTTGGATCATACCTCGTTTTAGATCTCGTATCTCGTCGATCAGATCGAACATGAACTCCTTTAAATCCTCTCTATATTCTTCTCTCATATATCCATTATTCTATTTTCTGATTTATAAAAACGTAAAAGGCGCTGGATCTTTTCGTCATAACATTCTAATTTAGATGTACCAGGTAATTTCCTTAACATTTCGCGCGTTGTGCTCGTTATGGTTATGCTTACCTTACGGACTTCCTCGCGTGGATGTTTAAGACGCTTATCTTTGTTCATATATATATATTGAATACGCTTTGATATATATAAACATACCGCTTTTGGATTAATCCTTAAATATATCGTATATGTTATTATTATTTAATATAAAATTATATCTTAAATAAAAATATTAAATATTAAATAAAAAAGGTGAATGAATTATAATTTTGTACATTGACGATCGGCGCGTATATAAATTCCGTCCTGGTCAGAACATCAAGGTTAACGAGAGGTTCTACAGGATACGGGATTTGGAACGCATGAAATACTGGGAGTCGCTTGGCTCTGTCGCGGCAGGTGCTACGGGAACGAAAGAGTTCAATCCCACGCTACAGCCACGAGACGATTATTTGTATTTCATAGAAGACTGGGGCATCGACGGGAACTGCCAATTCAGGTTGGAATTCCCTCTCGGACAGCCCCACATGTTTCCGAGAAGCGCCGACGAGTATATAGACTTCGATCTAGCGAATAAGCTAATGCCCATGTATTTCCCCGTGATCGTGAAAAAGCCAGATTACCCTGCGGTAAGGCTCTATAACCCTACCGGCGCGGCTAACACGTCCATCATGTGGATCTTTGGACAGAAGTTCTATGTGGACGACATTACGAGAACACCACCCCCAGTAAACGAATATATCGAAATGACCGACTTCCCCAAGGCTGGAAACCTGGGGACAGCGTAGAGGTGCTTAGAACATGACAGACGATGTAATGAGAATGAAGTTTTGGATGGAGAAATGTCAAGGCGCAGGTGGTTTCCTCGTCAACGCGGTTAATAATTTAGTGTCGGCGTCGAAATACTACGAGCAGACCGCGTGTTATAACACCGCAGGAGACGCGAACGCGAACGGCACGAGTCTTGGCACGATCACGATCGAAATCGACGAAATTTGTATAGGCGTGGAGTTTATGGGCGCCGCAAACGTCCCAAGTCTCATACGAGTGGGAACGGGCGCATTAGCGACTCCCCCTACCGACTACGATTGGATCGCAGTAAATACGACCATTACGGGCAAAATGTCCGATGGAAGCACCCCCCTCTTTATCATAAACAATGTGGGTGGTGGTGCGGCTCTGACTCTACGCGCATATGCTCCGCGACTTCAATATGTAGCAGTGGTAAACAACCCAATAACTAGTTATTTCTACATGAAACTAGGAGTGTTGAATATTCCAATAGTATAATAAAATGGAGGAAAAAAATATGACTGAAGAAAAAACAGTTCAAGAAAAAATAGAAGAGAAGAAGGAAGAGTTGAAATCAAAACGCTCTCCAAAGTCGAAGAAAGAAGAAAAGGAAGCTGAGCCTGAGAAAAAGGACGCGACTCCAAGCGAGATCACGCCCCAAGCGGTTATAGCTAACGGAGCTCAGAAACAACCCGTTGCTCCCGTCGATCCCAACAAAGTAGCTCAGCTATTCCAAGCTATGTCGAACGAGATCGGCAATCTAAAAACCTTCTTGGCGAATTTACAGCTCGACATGAAAGCGTTAAACAAAGACAACGAAAACATTGAAAAACGATTTGGACTCGTAGATAAGCAGTTCGAACTAGTAGAACGAGAAGTCAAGGTAAATCAGAAAATCATAGACCAGCTCTTAAAGTAGGGAGGTAATGATCTAAATGACATTATATGGATCGTTATCACCGGATCTAAGACAAGAGACCCAAGAGAGCATACGCATTCTCGATATGGTCGATCTAGACCTATCACACTACTTCGATATCAATGTTGACGAAGACGCTACTTACACTTTGTTCTCTCCCAAAATCGGAGATATAAGAATGCAAGATCCAGACGACTCAGGCAATACCGATTACATTCAATTCACGATGGATGTCGCCGCAGGAGCTATATTACATAATACTTCAATGATAACGGACGGTAATGTTCATAGAATCCTTGCAAGCGGCACCTTCAACGGAACCGCCGCCACTCGATCGGTAAACTACTTAGAACTCGATCTAGATGGTATTACTGTAAACGACGCTGCTGCAAACGCAGTTACTCTAAAAGGAATGAATGTGGACTTTAACGGTCTTACCGCAACTGCTGTAGGATTATCAAGCATTTATGGTCTTAGCGTAGAGCTCCCAACCATCATGTCCACTTGGGCAGGAGGTTACGGAGTTCGAGTCGCAGAGAACACCAACGACATGGTCGCCGAGTTAGTAAACCACTCTGGCTACGGTTTATATCTATACGGAGATACTTCTAATAGCGGAAGAACTTGGATGAATGTTACTCCTTCCACACAGACTATTACTGCCGATGTAAACAATAAATACCTTAACATTTCAATGGCGAACCTCACCATAAACGACGGTGCTAACACGCCCGAGTTTTACGGTATTGACGCGAACATGACCGCGGGTACTCAGACCGCCGTAGATGGCACAATTCTTTATGGTGCGCGGTTCTTAATGCCCGATATTTCCGCGTATGGAAGCGGTGCAGGTTTACAGATCACGGAAAACACGACCGATTCGATCGTAGAAATTGTCAATAAAGCGAACAACGCGATCAAGATTTACGGCGCGAATGTAGAAGCGCGAGATTGGTTCTTAATACAACCATCGGCTTCGACTATTATCGCAAGTAATACGATCAATTATGGTCTTATTTCAAACGCGAATATAACCATAAACGATGGTGCGAACACACCTACAATTCGAGGTTTATATTTAGACTTAGATGGTGAAACCCAAACCGCCGTAGATGGAACAACTTTTAATGGTCTACAGATCGATGTGAAGAACTTAGTTGGGTATAGTGCGGCTGCCGCGTTACAAGTAAACGAGAACACAAACGACACCGTTGTGGAAATAGTGAACAAAGCGTACAACGCGTTAAAGATCGTAGGAGACAAAGTAGATGTCTCTCGTAATTGGGTTGTAGTACAACCGAGCACGTCTACGATAAATTCTACCGTTTCACATAACTTCATTACCGTTGATCTCGACAACTTAGTGATCGACGATGGTGCTACCACCCCCACGATACGAGGATTCTACGGATATTTCGACGAACCCACCTCTACGGGAGTAGATGGCACGACCTTCCTAGGTATGGACTTAGTAATGCCTCGTTCAGGTGCGTATTTATTGGAAAGAGGTCTTCAGATCGTAGCGGATAAAACGACTGCTAACAACGCAAACACTATTTTTGCTTCAAGAGACATTAACGGCACGGTTGCGGGAGCGGTAGCTCTTACTAACTACGCCAACGCGTTAAGTCAAGTAGTTAACCACACTGGTGGAGACTTTATCGTCACCCAAACGGCAGCAACTGCGGGTACTCTCAATGTAGAGCTAGCACACACATTAAATACTGGCGCGGCAACCGCGGGAGCAGACGTATTCGCTTCTACCGCGTTAAATATTGATGTTGACGCGACCGTTGCGGGAAATGCGGGCTCACAATTAACCACAACTGCACGCGCGTTAGATATATCGTATGCTCTCACGGAAACATTAGGTGTCATGTTATTAGGAGGTACTGATGTTGCTCGAATTGCCATGACGCTTCCTACGGGAGTAGCGGCAACAGGAGCAGTCCAAGTCGATATATTGGAACTCAACGCCGATGCAGTTACTCTTAACGACGCGAATTACACGTTTAATGTTCTTAACATTGACGCTTCCGACTTAACTAACACTTCGAGTACAGCGGCAAGATTGATCAATTTAACCATGCCCGACGATTCCAACGCTACGGTTGCGTTAAACATCGTAGCAGATACTACTACAGCAAATAGTCAACGAACCATTTTAACTTCAAGAGACATTAACGGAACCGTTGCAGGAGCCGTTGCGCTCACTAACTACGCAAATGTGCTTGGACAAGCGGTTACTCACTCTGGAGGAGACTTCGTAGTCACGCAAACCGCAGATACTGCGGGAATCATGCAATTAAACTTAGAACACAATCTTACTATTGATACGGCAGCGGCAGATGTATGTAGTTCAACCGCGTTAGACATTAATGTTACTCCTACGTGCAATCACGCTACGGGAGAGTTAAATGTCGGAGCGCGTGCGTTAGATATAAATTATCTGATCACGAACACAGCAGGAACTACGACTTTATTAGCCGATGTAGATGTTGCGAGAATCGTATTAGACTCCGCAGGAACCGATTGGGCGTGCGGTGCAGTTAGTTGGGATATATTAGAGCTAAACGCGAACAGTTTCATTGCAAACGACGCTGACTTCACTTTACGAGGGTTAAATCTCGATTTTACAACGATAACCTTAACTGCGTTTGCAGCGTTCTACGGAGAACAGATTTCCGTTCCTACTTTAACAGGTGCCTCTTCTGGATTACATGTGATCGAAAACACAAACGATAGAACCGTAGATTTAATAACACCTGCTACTTCAATTTTACTAGGTGGAGATACCATAGAATCCGGTAGTTGGTTGTCTATAGTTCCTTCTGCGGCAACGATCAACGCGGGCAATACGATCAATTTAGTCAATATTGATACCGATGCGTGGATCATCAACGACGCGGCAACAAGTCCGATCATACGGGCTATTTACGCGAACCTAGACGACATGACCGAGACCGATGTGAACGGAACGACCTTATACGGTCTACGATTAGATATCCCAAACATTACGGGATATGTCGCAGGCTCGGCGGGTTTATCCGTGAACAACACCGCGGGCGGCAAGTTTGAAGTATTACCTCAGACGGGAGAAGTGTGCTACATAACCCCAAGTGGAAATGTGGACGCTCTTGAGATCGATTTAACTAACAACGCGTGGACTTCTGCAAGCGCAATTGATATTAACATAGGCGATTGGATCGGAGGTTCTAACATAATCGATATTTCCGCAACTCAAGCGGGCACGGTTGCGACTAACGCGGCAATGCAAAAGATCGACATGGGAACGAATGTCACCTTTACCGATGGCGGAGCAGCAACCCAATTCTACTACGGTCTTAATATTCAAGCGGCTGCCATAACAGCGGCACACGCGAACTTCGCGGGATTAGCGGGTATTAACATCGCCATGCCTGCGAATGGACACGCTGCGTGGGGCGGAAACAAGACATCGGCAATTCACGCTACGGGAAACGGAAACACCTTCGACGCTTTACTCGGAGACGGTATTAAATTAACCATGACCGAAGCAGCTTCTATTGGTGTGGATTTGATCTCCGACGCATCTAATTTAGCGAACGCGATGCAAACGATAGTATCTTCGAGAGATATCACGGGCGCGTTAACTGCCGATCGAGCTATGACGGTATATTCCGTTGCTCATAGTATTAATAACGTAAACACAACCGCGGGAGACTTCGATTTATCGTTCGCTTCTGGTGGAGTTCAAAGCATTACCATGTCGCAAACTTGCTCAACCGATCAAGACAAGACACATCCCGACACTTTTGCGGGTACAGCGTTATTAATCGATGTAGATGCGGTCACGAACACCAACGCGAACGCGGAATTAGATTGTACTGCGAGAGCGTTAGACATATCATACGCTTTAACCGAAACTCTTGGAACATTACGCTTAGGTACAACTGATGTAGTTAGAGTGCAATCCACGCTTCCCAACCTTCTTTCGAGCGCAGGAGCGTTCAATTACAACTTGGTTAATATTGACGCGAACGACACTCTTAACGACATTAACATGACTTACGCGTTGTTAAACTTAGACGCTAGCGGATTGACTTACACTTCTGCGGCTGCGTCGTATTGCGAATACATTAATTCGCGCACGGGCATGACCGCAGGGTTATATGTGAAATGTCAAGCCGTGACCGACCCAGCTATTACTACCGACGGAGAGATCGTTGCGGGAAACTTAGCGGCAACGCAATACATGCCGTTCCAAGGGCTTGAAACATCCGACGAAGTTACCGTTACGGTCACTACTCAAATAGATAGTTCCGTAGGAACAGCAGGTGCAGGCGTAGCGAACACAAGACATCAAGTCGTGAAAGTTTTAGCTACCGCAGGCGCACCAGATACGGTTAAGGTATGGTTCCAATACGAAGTTCCAGCAGATTACAAGAACTCGTTAGACGATGGTGATATTTACGGGTGTATTGCTGGTTACGACGCAGTAGGAGGTCCAGCAGTCATAGGAACAGTAGCAGTCAACGTCTACACCGAGGCACAAGCAGGTCCCGAGAACACGGGAGGAGGAACTGCGTGTAACATCACGGGAGGAGCCGCAGCAACCAATTGGGCACTTATCTCTGCGTTATCGACTCCACAAGATCATATTCCCACCGCAAACGCCGCGCACTTCGTTCCAGGCACGAAAGTTATGGTTGAATACACCGTATCCATAACCACGATCAACGACTACATGGAATTTACCATCCCACGAATAAAATACGCTAGAATTAGTTAATTGATTAATATCCTTAACTCTTTTTTATTTTCTATTTTTATTTATAAACATTTCTAATTTTACTTGTTTCATTCTATTAACTTTGCATAGTTCTTTGTTCTTTTCTTTCCAATTCTCTGGTATCTTATTATTCTTTAATGCAATAGAATTTTCTATTAATATTTCTTTATAGTATTCATTTTTCATCTTATTTTGCATTTTACCGTGGTTTTTATTATTTATAAAACCAACATTACAATATAAATCGCCTATAATAAAATGAGCATCGTTAGATTTGTCAAAATTAAAATGATGTAAATGGGCATTTTCTTCTAATGGACTTCCATCGAAAATATCACAGTAATATTGAAACTCTTTTATTTTTTCTCTAAAATCTATATCATAATTAAATCTTAATGTATAATTTCTTTTACTTATTTTATCCCGATCTGGATTCCATTCAGGATGATTCTTCCCCCTTATATATTTACTACGCCATTTATGGTAGCATTCGTTGGTGCAGAAGGCGTGGTAGTTGTTATCTTTATATCTAGAAGGTCTTATTTCTACTTCTTTAGAACACCAATTACAAGGAACCTTGGTAAAACCTCCTTTCCATTGCGGATGTTTATCGCCAGCATGTTGTCCTTTCTTGAAGGTCCCATCGTTTAAATGATCTTTGCCATAGTGATAGTAACATTCTTTGGAGCAAAAATTATGTTCGTTCGCTTCAATTCTATAAAGAAACACCATTATATCTTTATTACAATACGCACATTTTGTTTTTATTTTTGTTATTTTATGATATTTATTTCCTTTACTACGAATACTTACTTCGTTTCTATTGTTATCTTGTCTTTGTTTAATGGTTAGATCGTTATTCTTCTTACACCAGAACCTATGAGCATTTAACGCGCCTATACCGTTGAGTTTCTTACCACAGAGAGCGCATTCTACTTGTTTTAACATTCTCTCTTTAAACTGATTAGAGTGCCACCTATGATGGTTAGTAAACGATTGTTTCTTAGCGAATTCCTTTCCACAAACATCGCACTTAAACATCAATACTTTTCTCGCGCTCTAGTTTTTTCTCCAATAAATTCCGCACAGTTTGGCTAATCTTAAAGCCCCGTTCTTGTAGTTGTCTCACTATATTCTCGTCTAGCGTTAGATTATAATGTTTTAACGAGTTATTTTTTTCTTTCATAAGTATAGGAGTGTATCAATACATATAAATGTTCTTATACGAGTAAAACAATATTATACTTTATGATCAAGGAAGAAAAGAAACGGACGGGGTGAGCGACATCTCGTTCATAAAATTTAATTTTTCTTTTTTTTATTTCAATTTCACGATAATTAGAGGTTGATCCATCATTACCACTTACTTAATCCACAAAGAACCCATCGGACGCGACGAGCTAGGCATGACCATCGGCGAAGGTCGGGCGTACACGAAAGTCCTTTACGTGTCCAAGAACGGTTCTAATACCGATGGAAGTAATTGGAATTTAGCGTATACTACTTTTGCGGGCGCGTATGCGGCAGCGTCAGCGTCGGCAAACGAACTTACTTGTATTATGATCGGTCCTGGCACTTACGATCTCGACACCGCGGGCGATCCTACTTACACGAAAAACATTGTGATCCGAGGAGGACACCGCAATAAAACCACGATCACGAACACGAATGTAGGGGCGACTTCTATTATGAAGTTCACGGGGTTTGCCGCGTTGTATTACCTTACTTTCGATGTAGGCGCAACGGGCATTAACGGAGTTATATTTTCTGGCGCAAGCGCATCGGGATCAAGAGTATTTAATTGTTATTTCGAGTGCGAGAACGCAATGGGGGCACAAACCGCGTTATATGTAGGAGACACTATAGAATATATAAAATGTAGAGATGTGATCGTCCACGGCGCGGTTGCGAACACGAAATCGTTGCGGTTAAACGGTTGCACAAACAGTTGGTTCGAACAATTTAAAATATTTCATAGCTTAGTTGGAGTTCATTTAGATACTACAAACGACGAGAACAACGTGTTCGAAGACACTTACATTTACAGTAGCGCAACGGGGTTATTAATTGACGCGGGAGCGGATTATAACAGTTTCGAAACTTTAAAACTCCGAGGAAACACGTTAAATATCAACGATTCTGGCACGGGCACGATCTATAAAGATGTGGATTACACGGCACGAGCGTCCGTAGCTCCAGACGATCTAACGGGCGTAGAAGCAACCGCAAATGGAGCAGCAAATACTTGGGGAGTCGCGGCGGCGTTACGAGCGGCAAGCGCAACTCCTTACGAAGTCACGGGAATAGTATTTGAGCCAAACACGCAAGAAAGGTATGGGTTAAAACTATCGTCCGACGGAGGATCTACCAATTTATGGCAAGGAGTGGTAGAAGGAAGGCAAAATCAAGTCGATAGAATATTGTTTGACGAACCCGTGTGGTGCAACCAAGGCACCGCGATTACCGCGTATATCAAAAGCGAAACTGGCGGTAAGAAACAAATATTATGGGTTAAAATAAAAACGGTTTAAACTTAAAAAATAAATAGATATAAACTAATAGTAAAGGTAATAAAAAAAGGAAAAAAATATGACGACAGTAATTTCGCATAGTATAGCAGGAACGGGACATTATAAGAGTCCACACGGGTTCGAGAACGACGCAAACGCCGCCGATCCGTATGGATGGACTACCACCGAAGTCTTGGGAACAATTGCAGTAGGTGCGTCTTACACAACTCATAATAAAGTAGTAGATCAGAGTCGTACTGCTACAGGCGGAGGAAATATTAGTTTAATAAATACATTCGTTTCAGCACAAGGATATGGTACTATAGAATGTTGGTTTGCAACTACCGATGTTACAAAAATTAATGTATTGGTTGTAAAAGGAGGTAGTGACAATGCTATAATTATAGAACAAAGTGGAAGTAATTTTTACGCGTATAATGGCAATGGTATAGGAGGTGGAGCATACTCAGCAGCATTAGTTGCCGCCGCAAACGCAACATGGTATCGTATACGAATCGATTTTGAATGTACAGCGGGTGGATATCTAGGCATGGGACAATATAAATGGAGTTTATGGATAAACGGTACAGAATATGATAACGCAGGAGCGCATTGGGGTTTTACAAATAATCAGGCAACATTAACCACATTTTATACTCAATTAGCTTCTAATAACGCATATCATAGTTATATGGATGGTGTTGGGTATTCATGGGATTCTGGTTACGCTCTTGGAGATAACAATACAGAGTACACTTCAGTTCCATACAAACGCGCTCTCGCTAGACGAGGTACGCACGAGAGCCACCACGATTTTAGCTCATTTGACATTACTAAAATGAGCTTTCCACAACAATTATGAGGAGATTATAAAAATGACAACCGTAATTTCACATAGTATAGCGGGAACGGGTATATATAAAACTCCCATTGGTTTCGCGAACGACGCCAACGCCGCTTTTCCTTACAGGTGGACAAATCAGAGTACAGCAACTTCGACGACAACTGTTATAGCAAGCGCGGGCACGCATAATAAAGTGTTAGAATTATACGACGCTACGAATTTAACACGAGCGCAATGTTATTTCACTCTTTCGGCGGATGTAGTATCGGGAACAATCGAATGGTATTGGTCAATAAGCGCAATAAACAAGTTTAATTGCATTTGGCTAAAAGATTCGGCTGCGGCAGAAATGCTCTATTTAGAGAATCAAACTGGAACTTCGGTATATAGATGTTTAAGCTCGGGCGCTGTGTGGACAACGTTAATCAATCCCATCGTTGCAGCACAATGGTATCATTTTAGAGTTGATTATGTCGTAGCAACTCATAAATGTAATGTGTATGTCGATGGCGTTCTAAAGGCAGATAATGTCGATTTCACAAACAACGGTGCGCTTGGTTTTTATAAATTTCATACAGATACTGCAAACACACCAAACGCATTCTACGTGTATTTCGATGCTATAGGAGTTACGGGCGTAAACGGTTACGCAATTGGCGATAATCTAAATGCGTATACTTCCGTGGTCTACAAACGCGCTCTCGCTAGAAGGGGTACTCACGAGTCCCACCACGACTTCAGCGCGTTTGATATTACCAAAATGAGCTTTCCACAACAAATATGAGGAGATAATTATATGACAACAGTAAAAGCGTATAGTATTGCGGGCACGGGATATTATAAAAGTAATACATGGGGGTTCGAGAACGATGCGAACGCAGCATTGCCTTACCGTTGGACATCCGCATATGCAGGTACAAATTCAATACAAACAATCAATGCGAGCCAAACTACGCATAATAAAATTTTTCAGTTAAAATGTGGAGACGGGGGTGCGTCTCATTGGTCTGGAATACAACTTACTATTAATATTAATAGTACTTTTGATGTTGAAATGTGGTGGTATCAAGACGCTGTTGCGGCGAATTGTTGGATTGGCTTTACCGATGAAGGTACTAACATTCTCGGATTAGGAGCTATTAGTAGTTTATGGAAAATGTTACACGGTGGATGGGATACAATTGGCACGGGAACGGCACCATTATTAAATACTTGGCAACATATAAGCATACGGAATATTAATTTTGATACGAATACATACGATATTTATATTGATGGCGCTACTCTAGCAGGTGGTTCTACAGGGCTTCCGTTCGGAAATGCGGCTACTAAACTTACTAATGTTGTTATTATATCAGGCACTGATCTCAAATCACTTTATATAGATGGTCTTGCTTTTACTTGTTATGGCAATTACACGCGAGGCGACAACATAAACGCTTACGATACGGTAGTTTATCGTAACACCAAAGCCCGTAGAGGAACCCACGAAAGCCACCACGACTTTAGCGCGTTCGATATCACCAAAATGAGTTTTCCAAGCCAAATATAAGAGGTAAATAAAAAATGACAACTGTAATTTCACATAGTATAGCGGGAACAGGGCACTATAAATCGAACCACGGTTTCGTGAACGACGCGAACGGTGCCGATCCGTATAGATGGACTGTATCAGAGGCAGGTGGAACAGTGGGTATAATTGCGTCTTCTACTACTCATAATAAAGTGTTAGAATTACACGATACGAGCGGAGCTGCGTTAGTATCGGCAAAAACCCCCGATTTTGATCAAGGATATGGCACCATAGAATATTGGTATAAAACATCTAAAATAGCAGATACACATAATTTTCTATACGCGTATAGCGAAGACGATACTATGTTACTTAGATTATCTACGCTTAGTACAGGCGGAATTACAGGTTGGTATTATTATAACGGAGGAGGAAATGTTAAAATCACGGGATTTCCCGATCCAGCCGTTGATACGTGGTATCGCGTTCGAATAGACTTTGAATGTACCGCGGGAGGTTACTTAGGACTTGCACAATATACGTGGAAGCTAACGGTTGATGGAACCGCTCAAACTTCCGCGGATCAAGGATTTTTAGCAAATAAACCAGAGTTTCATTACCTTACTTTCGAAACACATGCCGCACATAACACTTATTACGACTATATAGAAGCGCTAGGATTTTCATGGGATGGAAATTACACGATAGGCGATAACGCAACCGAGTATACTTCCGTGGTGTACAAACACGCCAAGGCAAGACGCGGAACCCACGAAAGCCACCACGATTTTAGCGCGTTTGATATCACCAAAATGTCTTTTCCGAGCCAAATATGAGGAGATAATTAAATGACATCAGTTATATCACATTCCATTGCGGGAACAGGTCATTATAAAGATCCGTATAGTTTTAAGAACGATGCAAATGCAGTAGCTCCGTATTACGACGGTTGGACATTTACATTATCGGCTAGTTGCACGGCACAAATGATCGCCTCGGCGGGCACACATAATAAAGTGTTAGAACTCTACGATAATAACGCTGCGGGAAACGCAGTAGCTAAATTTAGGATTGGTACTCAAACCAGCGGAACCATAGAATATTGGATCATGGTATCAAATTCTGATGTTATTATTCTTATGCAAATGGACTCGGGTGACGCTTCAAATGGACCTAATTTACGGTTTAATGCCGACGCAACCATAGAATATAGAAATGCGGCTGCTGTATGGACAGACATTGTAGGTTACGCCGCAAATACGTGGTATCGTATAAGAATTGATTTTGAATGTGGAGCAGGGGGATACGAAGGATTAGCGGCAGATCACATGCATGTTTATATTAATGACACGAAATATTCAGATCTTGAGTTTTATAAAGCAAAAGACAATTTAACTCGGTTATATATATCGTCAAATAATGTAGCGGTGGGAACCTATACTTATATAGATGCAACTGGTTTTGTGGGTTTAAATGGATATATACTTGGCGATAATGCGACCCAATACACGACGATTCCCTATAAACATGTCAAAGCTAAACGAGGTGCACACGAGAGCCACCACGACTTTTCGAGCTTCGATATCACTAAAATGAGCTTTCCGAGCCAGATATGAAACGAAGATTAGAGGTAGTAGTTAAGGACGAGACGGGTAAAGAATACATTGCCCATGGCGATCAATGTTATATCAAGACTAAAACCTTAAAGACTAGGTTGGGTATAGAAGAAATGAAAGAAACGATCACATGCAAGAGGATTGACATTGACAAACGATAAAGAGAAACTCGTAGAAACCGCTAAGCTCGTATTTGGCACCACGGACTCGTGCGAACGCGCAGGGTTCATACTTCCAGACGGTTCTATGCTCGATTTTGGTAATCCTGACAACAAGAACGAGAAACAACGCTATATGGACCACTCCGATATATGGCAGGTGTTTGACGACGACTACGCGGCGAAGAAGAAACGGATAGATAATTTAGTAGCAGACTTCGTAGACAACGCGGAGGCGGTAAGAGTTCTTAGTTCGAGAGGGATTTATGCGTTAGAACTCCCGTGGACGAATGTTACCAAAGAACAATGGGAGAAAATAGAAGATTGTTCGTGTAGACCTGCGGTAAAGAAAATCGAGTTCGATACCTGGTATAACGATGGTAGTCGATGGAGCGGACGCGCAGATGACGATAATTGTATAGATCGCGTGGAAGAAGTCAAGCGTTACTATGCGCAGAGGGAGCACCTATTAAGATGGAAAGAAAAAGAAAACGAATAAACTAAACCTTTATTAACTAAAAGGGGTCTCTATAAAGTAAAAGAAGTTAAAACATTGAGTTGAAAAAAATGGCAAAACATCAAGATATGTGTCGTCGCGCGAAGAACGGGGCTCTTACTTCTATTGGAATACTCGCGGCAAGTAGCGTGTTAGTAGCTAAGCCCACAACAATAGGTGTAGTAAACGAGAACGGAGTCCGCGCAATTGGTATAGGAGGGCTCGTTCTTGGAGCGTATCTAACCTATAAGAGCGCGAAACATATAAAAAAGAAATGTTATTAAAAGGCGTCAATTGTTGTGGTTGAAAAGGAAGAAGACATTAAACGATATCAAGACAAGAAGTATTACTTAAAACTCTCCCAAGAGATCATCGATAAGATCAAAACTACATGGGGAGGAGGCGATCTGAGCACCGAGGAGTTGATGTCAAAGCTAGGAAGTCTTTCCCTTTCTACCGAGTGCCACGATCTATTAGATCAGGTTGACGCTAGTATAGTATATACCAAGGAGGTCGTGGACGACTTAGAGGAGTGCTGGCACGATTTAAATAAAGAAAACACTTGTGGACACCAACTGAACGCGATCTACGATGCAGTAGAGGAACTAAAGGATCATTACAAAGACCTCGTGAAATGCGCGATCCAAACCGAATTTTATTTAGAAAAAGAAAAACGAAAAAAAGAACCTTACTAAAACTTTATTAAGTTAAATGCTAATAAAATAGAATAATGAACGAATTTTTATAAATAATAGAGATTGAAAAAATATGACTTGGTCAAAAATAAAAACTACGGAGTTTCCGTGGCAGAAATATAAAAGGTTAGAAGAGGAAAACGCGCGTCTTAGCGCAGAGGTCGCCAAGATGAAAGTAGAGAATGTGCAAGCTAAAAACATTATTAACATCATAAACGGCAACACGATCGTAGATAAAAACACCATGGATCTCGTGGAAAAAGGTATTGTGGACGCCAAAAGGCGAAGATCGTCGTATCAGAAAGTAATGGACGGTCATTTTCAATCGCGCTTTACCAATCCTACTTATTTTACGAATGTAGGATTACGAGACGGCGAAGAAAATACATTCAATCAGTTAAAAACCGTATTGTCTCAGCTACAAAAGGACTACAATACGAAATACGGGTGGATGGGATAAAGAAATGCCATTAATAGATCAGAATATAGAAGAACGGATAAATATATGTGATAGGAGAGGTTCTATTGATGAATCTATATCGTGTAAATTAAATATAGTTATTAATCTATTAGCACATATGGATAAAGAATTAGAGAAAATCAAGAGGCATTAAAAATGACAGAAAAAACAGGTTGGATGCAAGTAAAAGTTCCCGAGTTTCCGTGGCAGCGTCTCAAGCGGTTGGAAGAGAACAACGCCGCGATCCAAGAAGAAAACATCCAGTTAAAACAACAAGTGCAAGCGTTAACGGAACAGAACCGCGCGATCGCGAACGAGAACTATTCTTTCCAACAACAAGTAGCCGCGTTAACGAAGCGACAGGAGCAGCTCGTGGGTTCGAACCAAGAACTAGGCGCCGCGAACGCCGCCTTACAAAACGAAAACATTACTCTAAGGAAGCAGCTTAGCTTACCTTCCAACATCGAAAACAACAAGAGAATCGACTACTACGAAGTATTATCTTTATATAGCATTGCTGATAGCTACGATCACACGATTGAAGAAATGAAGAGTAATATCGAAAGAGGAAAAGTAGACCTCAACGCGCCAGTTCCAGCAGGAGCAAAGATAGGAGAGGTGATCGACATGCAATTCAGACTCCTATTAAGAGGATCAAAGGATTTTAAAGCATCCGCCGCACGGTTCGAAAAGGACTTCTCCCAGAAATACAGCGGGGACACCACCACGGCGTATAGAAACACGCACAACGTGTAAGAGGTTCTAAGTTAAATGGTAGATAAATTAATAGATTTCCGCAAAGTAGAAGAAACATCAAAACAACTAAACCAACTCCTTTTAACTGGTTTAAGAATAATTGATGACCACGCATATTACAAAGAGAAATGTGCAATCTTTAATCATATGTCAGAAGATGAAAAGCGCTACGCTGGATCAGATTCAGAAGCGTGTAAAAAAGAAGATGATCTCTACACTAAATATAGAAACTTTTTGGTAAAATTAAAAGAGGTTGATGATGCGTTTTGACGATACTAAATCAAACGAAAGTAGCCGAGCTTTATAGCTCTGCGTTACCCAGCGCCGACGCTGCCGTTGACGCGGAAGTCGCCGCGTATGTTCCATCGAAGAGGTGTCCGTATTGCCAGAGCTACGACATGCACTATAAATTCCAAGGCAATTACGGCGTGTGCATTCATTGCGAAACGCATAATATCTTCGGGCACATCTTTCCGTATCTAAAGGGAAAGAAATACGCGAACCAAGAACTTACTAAGGACCAGATCGCCCAAGCGTGGCTCGACGCGAATGGAAGTCTGATCGCCGCCGATAAGGTCGCAGGGAAGTTCTATTATCTGATCGGGAAGTTAACGCTAAGGACCGACACCAAGACCGTCGCAGTTATAGCCGCGGAGGCAGAGGCAGTAAAGATGGCAGAAGCAGTAGCAGAGGAGAAATTATAAAATAAAAAAATAATTTTATTTAATACCATCATATTAATAAATATAAAAGGGTAATTAATGAGTATGAACGAAACTTTTGAAAACGGATCAACGGCAAACGCGAACGCGTTGGAGAACCAGAACAAGGCGCTACGATCTAAGCTAAGAAAGAACGAAGTCATCGATCGGAACGAGGTTAAAGGGTTAACGCAGCACATCAACCATTCTATTAGTAAGGAACGCGAATACGAGGCGAAAGCGAAAGCGTCCTACGCGGCGCGTTACACCAACAACGACTATTACCTCTACCTCGCGTTGTTAGAAGCCCAGAAGAACACCACGAGGCTGGTAGAATCGATCCAGTCCCGGTTAGAATCCGATTTTAGAATGAAATATTAAGAAAGAAAGGAGTAAATAATTATGAGTAATGTTAATGTATGGAAAGAAAAATTGTTAGATAAGAACATCTATACCCCAAAGGATGTCGTGAAATTAAAGACAGACATGTCTAACGCGCAGATCGCGAACCAGAAGCTGAGCGGGGATGTGTCCGTGTTACAAACTCAGAACGCGCAGTTACGGTCCGATGTATCGTTATTGAACAACGAGAACGCCAATCTAAAGGCGATCGTGCAAGAACTCCAAGCGGAAAACACCAATTTAAAGTCCGCGGTGTCCGTTGCGGAATACGAGACTCGGAAAATACACGCTACTGCGGTTAACGCTCAAGACCAAGTCAATACCTTGACTGCTACGGTTAACGCCTTAGAGCAGGACAAGTTAAATCTCATTGGAAATATTAAAGTCTACCAAGCCGAGAACGCGCGATTAAGAGCCAATCTCGGTGCAAGTAGAGAAGAAGTGGCGGGATTAAAAGGAAACTTACAGTCCCTCCAATCCGATAACCTAGGCTTAAGGCAAGTAGTTTCAAGCTTACAAAACGATAACGGCAAGCTACGACAGGACGTGTCTCAGTTAGTCTTAGATAACTCCATGTTAAAAGATGTGATTACCAAATCAACTGGCGAGAACGACTCGTTAAAGGCGACCTTAGATAGTTTGAAAGCCGAGAACGATTCCCTCCGAGCGCAGTTCGATGGGGCGAAAACCCAAAACGCTACGTTCGTTAACGCGCTTAGAAACAACGGCACGATCGATAGAGCCGAGATCAACGCGTGCGAGACGGCAATAAAAGCGTCGAGGGAGAGAGAAGCAGCGTTCAAGAGAGACCGCGACTTCGCTCAGACTAGAGATCCTATGAAGTTTAGTATGATTAACGCCCAATGGGAAGGACAGAAAGGAGTAGCTGCCGCGTATGCTCATATCAGAAACATGCTCGCCGCAGATTTTCCCAAGAAGTATAGTTCGTAAAGTAGGTTGATCTTAAATGCCCAAGAAGAAATACGAAGATACATTGGAAGCTATGGAGGATAGGCTCCGTCAGAGAACGATGGAAAAGATTAGAGGGCTAGTTAATGTTACGGAAGAAAAGCTCCACGAGCGCTGTTTGGACAAGAAAGAACTTAAAAAATTGTGTAAGCTAGGAGCTAAATCTTATAAGGGAGTTGTAAAAGAACATGGGCAACAGATCGTAGAACTCTTACCACGAACATTAACTGATTTCTCGCCAGAAGACATCTATGAATTTATGATAGGACATTTAGCTGATATTAAGAAAACGGAGAAGATATTAATAGACAATTGCACTAATTATGTCTCCGATGAAATATCAGAAATGATAACTGAGACTGCCCAACTCGATCATATTATTAAGCAAGTAGAGTTTGATTTAGAGCAAAAGGATGTGCTACAGAAATCAGATGTTAAAGAAATGAGAAAGAATTATGGAATTAAATAAAAATATGTGAGTAGAGAACATAATTATGGCAGAAAAGAGAATAGAAGTAGAGCCTATAATCGGATACGAAGAAGAAGGATGGCATGGTATAACTAATGTTCATTGCGAAAAAGGCGACGATGGAAAGTTTATGTGTTATACAGTATTTAACATGATGGTTGCACGTATACCTGATGTAGAGGTCATAGACATCGAGCCAAAATTTCAAGAAATGAACTGTGGGCGTTACGAATTTGAAGGTAAACGCCATTTTCGATGTTACGATAAATCTAAACAAGAATAAAAAGGAATAAAATATGGGAGAAATATTAGAAAAAATAAAAGCCGTGAAAAGCCCCGAGTTTCCGTGGCAGAAGTTAAAGCGGTTAGAAGAAGAGAACAAGAACTTAAACGCGAATGTAAATCTGCTCCAGAACGACCTCCAGCTCTCGCAGCTAGAACGATCTAATTTACAGAGCGACTATACCAAGGTTAAACAAGAAGCGGATATGTATTACAACGAAAACCTGGCGTTAAAACAACAACGAGACGAAGCCTACGCTTCAATAAACGGGTTAAAGAAAAGGAACGCCGAGTTAGAACAAGCGTTAGAGAGGTTTACTATGATCCTTAAAACGAACTCGGATATCGATAAAAGAGAGATTGATAACCTCCATAAAATAGCGGCGGCGTCCCAGAACCAAGAGAATGTATATAGGAGTTCCACAAACATTCCAAATATTACGGGTATAATTTTTAGATCGCGGTTCGAGGTCCAGCACACGATGACCACTACGATTCAAGGACTTGAAAATAGGACCATAGAGGTCTATAAAAAGAAATATACTTAAAGGATAATAATAATGGAATATCTAAAGAATTGGAAGGATAAAGTTGCCAATAAGGCTACCGATGTAACGAGTATTGTTCCCGACCTTAGCCAGTTGGATAAATATAATATTATAAAGAGACTTGGTATCTTAGAAGACCGCCTTAACAACACGAGCGATCAGTTAATGAAAGATTTAACTTATGTACAAATGTCCGCGCAGAACCTCGCTTCAACAATTGCGGCAGGTACATTAGAAATATCTACTTCTGTGCAGAATATCGCTAAGGTGTTAGGAGCAACGAGCATGGATATCGCAACGAGCGCCGCCAGTCTTGGTACAGAGTTTCTCAACTCCGCAACACGCATCAATAATCCCGCGAGTTATATAAAAGAACAAATGGAATCCATGGCAAACGATGTTAGCGATATGAGAGGAGATATAAGACGAGGTATATCGAAATACTGGGACGCATTACAGCACGCCGCAAGTGCGATAAATAACGCAAAGGATGGTTTATCGGTAATGACCTACAGCGGCGACCACGGGGGTCCGTTATTTGTACAATTGACTACTTCGTTTAACAAAATAAGCGGTGCCGCGTTTCAATTAAAAAGATCCTACGATAACTTTGCGGGTCAAAACAAAAGCACTATATCGAAGGAAGCGGACGACATTCAAAAAGCCGCGAACGGGATCGTAGCCGCTATTAATAAATTTTCTAAGAGTTTTACTAACATCTTTACTAACCTAGCGAATAACATTAAAGGATTAACGAAACAGTAGTTTTTATCTTTTTCTTTCTTTTTTTAAAGGTTGATCGTCGTATCGAAGATTTCGCTTAACCCATTTATAATCTGGCTTTAATTTCTCTATTTTCTCTCGGTCGTAGTTATCGGGAAGCTCTTTTTCATGGATAGGGCGACCTACGCGGTTCTCGTTCCAGTTCCGCTCTATTTTTTCGCTATGATAGTCTTTACCGTAGGGTTTCGATCTTAATAAATAGAGGAAATTATCCTTACCGTTGGGAATGATTACTCCCACTTGGGTGTAGCTTCCTTCCATGTTACCCCACCTACACTTCTTAACGAAGTCCACGCGCGGTGTTCGAGGGTAGAGTATATACGACAATTCGCACCGCATTAAGTTCCAAATAGCTTGATACAAGACCGCTTGAAACCCTTTTAATTTCGCCTCTACTGCAATAAAAATATCTTTTTTTTTAATAAGAATATCTATATACCCTTCGCTATGGTAAGAACCTCTTCTTACTTCGCGTTTATACTCGCACCCTTGTTTATCTAAGAACTTACAATAGTCGTCTATAAGCTCTATTTCTTTTTTATAATGCGTCATATTATTTTCGATCGTTATATAAGAAAAAATCGAGATTATTTCGTTTTTTACTAGGTTCTTTCGATCGTTTTCTGTAAGGGCAGGTCTCGTAGCACGCGGGAAAACCCGTGTCGTTGCCTTCCCAGCTAAAGTCCTTGTAAGGACAGTCCAGACAGAGCATTACTCCTTTTTCGCTTTTTTGTGGTTCTCCCATTGTTTATAACTACTGTCTAGTTCTGCTAATTCTGGTATAACTTCTGGCTCTACACCGTTCGTTTCGAACTCGGGTCGTATCTCTCGCGCGTCGCGGACTAACGCCGATTCGTTGGTATTGTAGGCGTAGGTGAAGTCTCTTCCAATGTAATACAAGAGCGGATATACCTTACCCTTGATGGGCGTGTCCTCGCTGTTGTAGATCTCGATCGAAGGATACATTAACGGATTTTCCGATCTTATGTGCGTGATATCGAAGTAATAACCGCCTATGTTGCCCGCGTTAAATATAGCGCCCGCGATCGTAGAGTAAGGACACCCTTGTGGCATTTCTATTTGGTAGTAGCCGTTATTTCCAACATCTATATCAGAATAGATGCCAAGATACACATAAAGGACTTGGTAATCCTCGTTGTGTCTTAGCGAGTATTCGTAATGCATTCCCGACTTAGAATAGACTTCAACATTAACAATCTTACCAAAATCGCGAGGATCGGCAGGGTAATACATACAACACACTTCGCGGAGAGATCTCGACTTAGCGGTCTCTTTTGTTAACGCGCGTATCTTCTCTAAATACCGCACGATCGTCGCGTAGAGGTTGTAATGGTCTCGAATTAAAAAATCTAACATTTCTTCTTTCTCTCTTTTTTAATAGTATTATTAATTACGATCAAAAAAATAAAAAAAATAAGGTTTATGGTTCTGTAGAATTGCTTACATCCAGAAATATATTGGGCGTGTTGCTACAGATGATTAAATACGCGCTATCGTGGTGCTCGATCGCTTGAATCCATAGATAGGTTAATAGTTGGGTCGAGTTAAACCCTAGTTGCTCCGCTAAATGAAACAACGATTCTGCCTGTGCGGTAAAGGTAATATTAAGCACTTGGGCGGTAGCTTGGGCTTCGATGATCGAAATGTTGTATTGTGCTTGTGCTTCGATAATGAGCGTGCTCGCTCGTATCGTCGCGGCTTGTTGTTGATATTCTGCTATCTTTATTTCTTGTTTAGCGACTTCTACTAACTCGATCGCATTTTCAAAACTATCGGGTAAGTTGATCTCTCTAAGTTGGAATTCTCCGATCTCTACAAACATCACATCTTCTTTATCGATTAACGCTTGTTTTATTTCGGAATCGATCTGCGAACGGTTATAAAAGAACTCTAACGCGTCGTATTTCGAACTTACATCTCGAATAACTCCTCGCGCGATCCTTAGTATTGCATCGGAATAATCCAAAGTGTAAGCGGAATACAAATCCTTTACTGTATCTTTGTTTAGCTTGTATTGGAACGATAAGTCTATCGATAAGTCTAGTCCATCTTCCGTTCGAGAGCTTACAGGTATATCCTTGCCGTATCCCTGCTCTTCTAAGGGTAAGTCGGTGTCCGTATTCGCAGATTTATCGTCTTCCGTTTTCTTATTTTCGTCCTTGTCCGATGGTATGAATTCGATCGTCTGCCATGTAGATGGGAATCGTATCATATCGTATTGGATTCCAACCCAGTATAGTCCTGCTTCGTATACTTCGTCGTCGATCTCTTTTGTAAGCACATTTTGTTTTAGCGCGTAGCAATTATAATCCACTTGCTCTAACCCTCCAAGTCCAAAAGTTAGCCCAAGGACGGTTCCAACAATAACTCCGATGAGTATAATTGCCTTTATATGATAATTTCTTACCATGTTTTATTTTCCTCCATACTCGTTTCGAATTGAAACCAGTTTTCCGTGGAAAAAATAGTAGTTATAATCCTTTTTTTTCTTTTTCCTTTTCTAACTTCTTTATAAGAGCTATTACATTGTGGTATTCTTTCCCAATCCTTAGAGCGATCTCGTGGTTCTTCTCTTCCGTAGACTTATCAGAAGTCATAATCTTTATAACATCGTAGAGAGGTGCGCCTATCCTCGTATATTTCAACCGATCTATTTCAAGACCCTTCATTACTAAATCTTGACAGACCATTTCCCGTATCATCGGACCAGAAAGAAAGCTAGGATTTGCCGAGATCAGTTTTCTAGTAAGACTCTGGGCTATATTCGTTGCTAGTGGATTAGACATCTTCGTTTCTACGACCAGAGAGTCGCGGATCCTTATGGGATCGAACGGCTCTAGGTCACCTTTGGAAGTATATACAAGCGGCAATAACTTCTCGATGATCTTTCCATTGTCCATGACCTTACCCCATAGAATAGTAGTATTCCTCTTCGTAGAAGATTAACCCGTAAGGGTCGTCGGTAAGGACATAGATCGTGCATTCGTCGTTTTCCATTTTATTTCCTCTCTTTTACAAGAGCGTTATCGTTTATTTCTATTTCTGGAGAAGGTAAGGGTATTATTCCAGAGTTACTACACTCTATTCGTATATTATCATTGATCGTGATCTGGATAATATCTTTCTCGTAGACTCCTTCTACTACTATAGAAGGGGGTTTCTTCGCTAATATTTTCAACTCTCCTATCTTTAGAGCTAATTCGTAAGGTTCTTCAAAGATCATTTTTTCTTTTCCCTCATTTATTTCTTTTTCATTAGAATTAAATTGTAATTAACGGCATCTCTTGGAACCGTAAAATTATGAACATGAATCGTGGAATCGCTCCCACAATATGGACATAAATTGGTAAAGGGTTCGTCTTCGTAGGGTTTTAAATGATCTTCCATAACCGTGTTACAACACATGCAATACCACATTGATTTCTCCTCCATCATTTCTTTTTCTTAGATGGTTTAGGGTTTATTTTTTCTTGAAGAACCTTAAACGATTTTAACGCGTGGAAGATCGTGTCGGTAAATGGCGATCCTTTCTGGTTCTTTGACGAGATCGTGTCGTTATCTACGCTTAAGATCTCTATATGGCTCGCTCCTCGTCTCCATACCGACCCTACGGTAAACTTCTGTAAGCATTCCGCTCTTACGAACTTCGCGGCGTGCTCGCACGGTTTATCCAACACTAACCGTATCTCCTTTAACTCCTTATTGTCCACATCGGCGTCTTCTGCCTCGCTCACGACCTCTTCGTGTGTGGTAGACAGATTGCAATACTTACACTCTATTTCGTCGTCGTCGGTAATGTAGGTTAAGTCAGTAGGATCGATGATCTTGTCTAACTCGTTCGCTCTATAGGCTTTAGAGATCGCGATCTTTCGTTTTATGCCCGCCTCGATCTTAGTCCAGTTGGATTCGTCGTATTTCACGATCTTGTAAAACATCTTCATGTTGGATTTGTTTATGAAGATCATCGGAATAGACGATACGCCCGTCGCTTTCATATAGAAGGTCATCTGGGCGATGTATTGCCACGAGGCTCCTTTCTTGTAATACTTCCAAAACAACGACCTATCGGCGGATTTTACATCCCATACGGCGATCCACTTCGCGTCGGGGTGTTTAAAAAGAACTTCCCCTTCCACATTTCGAAATTTAACTTTTTTTTTAACGAAGCCGGGCTCCGTGACCAAACACATGTCTACCGGAGAGATCATTAGTAACCGATCTTCTTCGCCTTCTTTTTCTCCTTTAAACACGAACTCGTGCGTCACGTAGATTTCTTCGCCGTAGATAATACCAGGGTGGGCTTGTTTAAACTCGTCCGAGGTGTAATACTCGTAGAGAGGAGCGCGAAACACCTTGTGCCACGTATCTCCTACATCCATTCCCCCCGTTTCTCCCTTCACGCCTTCTAACGGAGGTAGCTTCACACCGCTCATCTTGGCTCCTTCTCGGACATTACAGCCTCCACACCTACTTCCCCCGCTTTGTCCATCGGGGTGCATGTGGAATTGAGAATCTTGTTTCCTCTGCGCGCGGTAAATGCGGTCGTGATCCGCGATCGGATCGATTATTGGCTTAGCTTCCATTTACGACACCTCCACGATTATCCACCATTTAAACAAGGGTGGTAACTTTCCCCAGTCCGTGGACTTCTTGTAGAGTAAGTCGTTCCACTCGCTATATTTAAGCTCGGGTATATCGAACGATGCGTCTACGCCATCGAACGGAGTCTCGTGGTAAGTCTCGGCAATATAAAGGTAAGTGTCGTGCTCGCCGTAGTTAGCTATGTTACTAATCCTCAGCGGTTTTTTCGTTTGTTCCCATTTTTTGTTGATCTCGTCGAAGATTCTAAGCCTTCCCCACTTCTGGAAGAGATAGTCCGATCCCGAGATATAGTCCTTTTGTACCTCATCGTATCCTTTATAGAAGTTGGGCACAAATGGCGATTCTTTTTCGATAATATACAACATCTCTTCCTTCGTAGGTTCTTCCAATTTCATTCCATACAATACGAACGCTTGGTAATCGGTTCCCATGTTTATTTCTCCTCTTTCTTTTCTAACCTTTTTTCGATCTCGTTAAAGATTTCGTTCATAAACGCTATATAAAGCTTCTTGTTGAGTTTGGCTTGTTCCATAAAATAGTAGACTTGTTCTCTTAGAAGAGCCATCATTTTTTTATTGGAACTCTTTAACACATCTTGTAACGATTCATTATCCCATTCTTCTTCCATATTTATTTTTCCTCTATACCATATTTGTTTTTCCCATACCAGCGGGATGTTTTCTGCCAATCTACCGTGTGGTAAAAAGGCATGATCTCGTCCTTAACGGTTTCGATTATTCCTTCCTTCGTTAACGCGGTAAGGTGCTTGATCGTTTTCTTCTTGCGCCACCCTAGAAAACCTGCGTAGCCTTCCATCGTGCAGTTGGGATGGATGCTTATCGATTCGTAGAGCCTCCATTCCTTTTCAAAATCCGTCGTTTAAAGTCCCTCTTTCGATTTAATATACAACGACAAGTACGCTAACGCGATATCTAATTTGGTATCGCCCATATTGTCTACTCTACCCTCCACTAACTCAAGCACTTGGAGCGGCGTCCATTCCTTCGCCATGCGTTCCTCCCAATGATCGGGGCAGAGCGGTATACTCTCGTTCTTTTCTTGGTCTCTAAACCAGAGTAGCTCGTCCTCTCCTTTATCGTAGTCGTATTTCATTAATACATCTAGGACTTTTCCACATTTCGCGCATTTTTCCTTCTCTATCATTTCTTTTCCTCCTTATTTAAGGATTTTTCCAATTTCCATTGTAATTCTAAAGTGCTCGTCATAAACCCGCATTTTGGACACTCGCGCGGATATTCGTTGTGCATGAAACAACCGTCCTCGTGGTTTTGATAGAACTTATGGTTACACAATGGGCATTTCATTTTATGGGTAGTACGGCTTACTCCTCCAGGGTGGAACGAGGGATCGGGAAAGCCGTAGTCGATCGTTTCAAGTCGCTTTTTATTAACTTCTTTTAATAAATCTAATAATTCTTGTCGAGTAAAAGTAGTGCCACAACGCTTACAATACGCCATCGAGTTGTTTTCGTAAAGGATTAACTCGTTAGAAGCGCATTTGGGACACACTTCGTATCTCTTGTCTCTTTCGTAGACTTCGTCCGTATTTCTCAATAAAAAAAGGTCGTCTCCAAATCCAAACATTATTTAACCCCCTTCTTTTTGATCGTGTTCCACGACATGCCCGCGCTATCGCCTATGAGGTCGTTCGACAGCGCTTCGATGTAGCCGTTGGTCGATTCTTCGTTCCTCTCGTCGAATACGTAATACGAGTGCGTGTGCGTCGTGGAAATTATATTCGCGTTACTGTCTAGCTGCTCCACGATCAAGGTATAAGGCTTTTCCCAGTCTGGCTGGATAATAATCCTCTTGTTCTCGTAGAGCATGTCGATGATCTTCTCGAACGCTTTTCGTAGCCGCTCTAACTTTACCTTCTCTTCCATTTTATTTACCATAAATCGTGCCACAACTCCTTTAGCTCTTCTGTGAGGCGTTGTCGTTTCTTGTTGTCGAAAATAGCGAGGTCTATATTACCATCCGTTTGGGTGTCCAGTAAGATCATCGTATAATCCTCTTTTTCGTAGGTCCATTTCGTTTGATTGGTATAAGTAAATACTTCCGAGTCGAAGATGTCCATTCCATATTCTATGGATTCCTCCGTGATTGGACCGTGACTATACCCCACTCTATCGTCGCCATCGATTAGATCCCATACATACTCGCGATAGTCTACTACCGCGAAAGTCCTCCAACCCTCGCGATATCCAAAATAATCGTAGACTTCTTGGAGTATGTTGAAATACTTATCTATTAGATCGGTCATCGGATCGGATCTCCTCTACGATTGAAACAGATTCCCTACGTTGATCGCGCCAAGCCTCATCTTGAGGTAGATCTCTTGAATACGATACGGAATGTTTTCTAGGGGCGTGTATTCTTCTTTTTTAAGCCCCATGTTGTTGTAGATTATGTTGATCTTAGGGCTACCGTCGGCTCCAGGGTTGACGAAACAATAAAATCCCTTGTATCCCTCCAACTCCAGCGACCTCATCTTAGCTAACTGCTGCGGCGTGAAGTTACGCTGGTAATAGTTTCCTTGCACGGTTTTTTCCGCTTTCTTCATCGGCTCGTCCACGATCTCTAGTTGGTATTGTTTAAACATCGTCCACGCGTATTTCTTTCCCTCTTCAATGTTCCCGTCACCCATGCGATAAAAAGTAGCTTCCCCAAGAAAACTATTGCACCACTTCTCGAAGAACGGCTTAACCTCGCGCGGGGGAGAATCGTCTTCCTCGGTAGCGCGAATCTGGTCTCTTAGTTTAACGATCGCCTCCCAATTGAGAACTAAGTAGTCTCCGTTGTTCTTGAGGTCGATCACGCGATCCTTGGTCACGGCGTTACTATGAAGGTATAACAGGTATTTTAAATGGGCGAGCGCGGTCTGTTGTTTCTTGTCCAGCACGCCCGTCATGTTAGTCATCATCTTCACGATGTCGCACGCCTTCACGCCCGAGATCTCTTCCAAGAGCTGGCGTTTCGATTTCTTCTTATTCAATATTTCTTGATTCTTACTCATATATTATGATCTAAATGTATTTTTTATTTTAATATTATTATTATTCGTTTAATGTTTTATCTTCTTTTTCTTTATAGAACCTTCCGTGGCGAGGGCTAGACCACGACGATCTCCACCTATACCCACAGAAATGGCAACAAGACTCGTAATAGTGATCGAATTCCAGATCGTAGTCGCTGGAACTCTCCATAGTTCGGTTATTACATTCTGGACAGTCCGATAAGTTCCTTAACCCATAGTCCATCTGGATTTCCTTAACTCTATCTTTATCGTCGTTCATACTATTTTCTTATTCTTTCTTTTATTTTAAACTATTTATTATTCTATTAATTATAAAAAAAAATAATTGTTTTTATTATTTGTCTATTCCATTTTCTTTAACAACCACTTCTCGATAATGAAACTCTGAGCCTCCTTCTTGTTCGCGTCGAACTGAGAGTGGATTTTACTCTTGGGAAGCCACACATCCTTACCGTTGTACGATACTTTGATCGCTTTATCGGTAGAGCCGTTGATCGCAGCTTTAATTACCGCTGTGTCCTCGAGAGCGGGTTCGTCGTGCACATTGTCGCTCGAGTCGTGTAATAGCTCGGTGTCTGGTGCGGAATCTAACCCTAGATCGGCAAGATCAGTGTCGCTTGGCACGGGTTCGTCTTCGTTAAGAGTTGGCTCTACGACTTCCTCGTGCGCGAGTTCCTCTGCCTTTCCTTCGCTTATCTTGGGTTGTTGGTCTGACACGGTTGATTGAGCGATCTTCTCTTCGTAGCAGTGGTTAAACAGATCGTAACATACTTGGATCTGGTAATGCGTTAAATAGATCTTATACCCTCCTACGTTAAACCATACGATGTCCGTTTTCTTTTCGCCTTTATCGGCGCCCCACGATACATTGATCGGGGTTTTCTTTTCCTTATACGCGTGCACGGTCTTGAACTCCTTCGCTCCTTTTCCGAGCACTTCGTTTATGGCGGCGATCTCTTCGAGACCTATCTTTACCACCAATCCCTCTTTGTTCGAGGGCTTCTCCCATCCACCGTCCTGTTTCTTCTTCAAAAAAGTTAGATTCATGAACGGCTCGGTGGCGTTCGATCGGATAAGCATACCCGTCGATTTTATGAAAAACCTATAGTTGTGACTGTTCGTATTACTTCATATCCTCCTTAATTTTTGATTTTATATCTTCAATAATAAAGTCTATTTTAACTCCTTTTTCGTAGCGGAACGATTGGATCATACTATACCTATAGAGTAAATACGCGGTAAAGCCTCCGTCCATTCTAAGATAATGGTGGATTTGATACCCGTTCCCGAGCTGGATATATTCCTTCCTAGGACCCGTTACGGCACGCCTACTTATAGGTCGGTTGAGCCTCGTCATTTCGCTTTTAAACCGCTTCGATTCTATTTTTTTTCGCGTTATATCTCATCACTATTATTGTTGTTATTTTTTAGATAATTATCTAAATTACTAGGTTTTTTCGTTGATACATAAATCGTTGATATATAAAAAAAATGAATTTTATAGTTCGCATAGTCTACGTATTGTGTGTTAACTTGATAATAAACCTTAATATCATTATGTAATGTACGATATTCTATGTAATCAATGATAGGAGACTGTTGATTTTTTAGATCGAGTTTCCACTTCTTATCGTCGGGCACATAGAGCTCGTCCATGACCATATCCTTAGGGTCGATCTCGTAGTAGTCCCCTCTTCCTCCGTGCTCGATCCTTACATGGTCTCTAGCGATCATTACACCGCTTTCCTTATCGTAAAGAGGTTTTTCTACCATGCGTCGTCCTCGTCCTCCTCCTCGTCGTCAGGGTCGTAGGAACTTTCGTGGTCTTCGTATTCGTGCCCTCGGATCTTCGTCAACTCCTTCTTGACCTCCTCGTAGGTGACTTCTTTATCCTTCCCAAAAACCTTCTGTAATTGATCGTATTCTTCCTTTTTCATATACCACTTACAGATCTTGTCCGATCTCGTGGAATGGTAGAACTTGGGAAACTTCGCGGGCATCGCCTCGTTCGAGCAGTAGCCTTTCCAGATCCAGAAACTAAAACATCCCAGCTCTTCGTCGTAGGCGTATTCCTCTTCGGTCCAAAAGACCGTAGGAAAGAAAAACACGCAGCTCTGGCACGCTTTCACCACTCTATTACAGTGCGCGTCCCAATCGATCGATTTCTTCTCGGACTCGTTACTCATATGTCCACCTCGCGAATTAACTTCGCTTTTTCCCATTTACTTTTCCAATGAATGTCGGTCTGAACGTGATTAGCTCTTACGCACTTCGCGATGTTATCGTTAAACTCGGACACTGGAAACGCAGCTTTATTCCTTACTACATACCCTTCGCAGACGCTTCCGTAGAGACTCTCTCTTGGAATATGCATTTCGTATCTACTATCAATATCTCCGAGAGTAATAATCGGTGCCGTGTAGAGCTTGAGCTCGTTGGTTATATCGTACATCTCGTCCGTAGATACGAACACATCGCCTCGCCGTATCGCGAACACGTAGAAGTAAGAAGTTAGCTTCTCGTAGGTGATCGAGTGGATGGCATACATATTTTCCCCGTAAATGATCATATCGTCAGGGAGGTCGTATTGGAACTTCTCTGCCATTTTGATTATATAAGTCTGCCACGGTTTTCCATAGGCGGCAGCGTTATCCGACCGCGCGTGAATATAGTTCTTTGCGATTGCGGTATTCTCTCCGTCGAGTTTTTCCGTGAAGACAAGAGATTTATCCTCGAAACATTTTACATTTTCCTTCCGTTTATCGTCGCGGCTTAACTGCTGAGACCACGGCAGGTGCTCTATGCTTGGGAACTTCATTTAATATCATCTTTTTCTTTTAGTTTAATTAAATAATCTAAATACCACTTCGCTTTCTTCAAATCCTCTAGTTCTCTTCCTTTAAACTTAGCGCGGAGAATATACGTTACTACATTGCCTTCGTAGAATCCTAGCTTATACGCGTTTATAACATCCACGGCTTCTATCCCTCCTTGGTTGTAGTGCGAGGGGTGGTTAACATTATCGTTCTTTTCGCTCATGGATACAATCTCCTACTCGTTATTATGTGAAAACACTCCAAACAAAGAAGATCGTTGAACATCTCGTCTCTTATCAAATCTACGCCTTCGACGCCTTCTTTACCACATCGTTGGCATTTTAATTTATTCTTTTCGCTCATCCAAAACATCCCCTTTTGTGCTTTTTAGTAAACATCGCTTTCTTATTGATCTCTGGATCGCTCTTACCGATTATATTTAACACGTCCTGCTGGCGCTTTTTATCGCGTTTAAAATTCTCTAACTCCTCTTCGATTAATTCTCCTATACTTTTCTTCTCGGTCATTCTTTCACTCACTTTTTCTTAGTTCTTTAATTTTTATTCCCGCTTCTATTTCCTTCTTAATATATTCGTCTAACACGCCAGAAGCACGCGAGATAACAGTATCGAACCCGTCGCGCACGCTTCCCAAATAAGTTTTTAAATGGTTGTAATGCTCTTCCGTAGTAGGTTCGTGGCTATCGTAATTCTCTAACGCGTTAAATGCGATGCACTTTCCTACGATAATTCCTTTTCTCTTACCTTTCTTATAAATTTTCATTTCTTTTTGGAATTTCTCCCATTCTTCGCTTCTATTTTTCATTTCCTTACCTCCTCCATCCACTTTTCGTATTGGTCCTTTCCCGTAGTGCACAATTGGTCGTAAGTCATATATTCTAAGTGGTGCTCTTGGACATTGTTGTTATTCTCGATGATCTCTCGGTCGTCAAACATAAAAATCGTTTTATCTTTCAGTTTTATAATCTTCGTTCTTATCGCCTTTTTTATAATGTAGTTCGCACGGTTTATGATAATAAGGACAGGTATCGCAGGTTTCGTGCTCGTTGCAAGTCCATTTCCCATACTTACCGATCAATTCCAACATTTCGTCTAGAACATCCTTATTTCTCTTCCTTCCATCTTCAATACTATCCCTCTCTATGATTCTTTTAACGGAATTAAATGCCGCGATTTTTCCTTTCACGAATTCTCGCTCTAAATCCTTCGTATCGAATAGTTCTATAAATCCATCGATGAGAGAGAGTAAGTTTTTCTTAAATAGTTGTAAGCTCATTCTTACTCGTCTCGTTTTCTTTTATAGGTTGGAATCCATAATATTTCAACATTACATTAAACATATCTATTAATTCTGCGCGGGTTTTATCCTCGAAAAGCGTGCAGTCTGTATCGTCCTTTTTTTTAGTGTGAAGACAGCCCTTGCACATGTTTTTATCGTTCATAGCTCTTGTTCCTCTCTCTTTTCCATTTTGGGTAAGTTCTCCTTTACTCGTTTCGTGATGTAGTTGTCTAATCTATCCCATCTTTTGTCTATCGTGAGGAAAACACCGCTCTTGTGCGTTAAGTCCGTGCGTGCGGCGATCTCTTTTCTTGGAACACCTTGCACCTTCTTACATTCCTCTAAAACAGCCGTGCGAGTGTCGAAATATGCTTTCTCTAAATATGCTACCATTTCTCTAAGCTCGGTGCAGAACTCCTCGGGAATCGTGAGTATTAGTTCTTCGTCCACTTTCCCATCTTTCATACTTCCACATAAATTCTTGTAGGTAAGGTTCGCTAATAACTTCGCCACTTCGAAATATCTCTTTGATTTAAACTTTACTCGTTCTCCTCCCTTATAGAGCGCTACGAACCCTTCTTGGTCGAGCTCGCGGTGCGTTTCTTGCCATTCGAACATCTGCTCGGGCGTAATAGTAAATTCCTTGACTAGCTCCATTTTAAGGTCCTGGTTAATTTTCTCTACTAACTTACGCGGGAGCTCTCCTACGGACTTATCGAAGATCGCGAGTAGGACGAACTTCTCTTCCTTACCGTAATCGATCACGATTCTATTCTCGGGATATATGATCTCGGCTAAGATCGTGTAGTCGTGTGGAACCATCGAAAGATCGTGCTTCTTTAACATCTCCGTCGCTTTAATAGACTGCTCAGACGCGAACGACCCGCGCGTGTTAACTCTCCACTTCCCGTCGTACCAATAGATTATTCCTAGAGAGCCATCGACCTTCTCGGTAATCGATACTGGCTTCGCGGCAAGAAACCTCTTCTGTTCCTCGGGAGAGAACTCGCTTAGATTGAAGAATTTCGAGAACGGTCTCGCGACGAGATCGCCAGTATGCGCGTCGTATATGTGCCCTCTCGAATTGATCGTGATGTCGTTCCATATTTTATCGAACTGGCACTTGTCTGAGTAGTTAAAGAGCACCAGCTTGCCGTCGTCGGAAAATTTCCGCATGAGGTAGCCTTGGTCGATCAACTCGTCTATGCGTTTATCCTTTATGTCCATAATAACTACACATCCATTTTATAAAACATTTTATCTTTTTAAACATATTTATCTTACCTCGTCTCATATTATCGAACTCTTTTAACATTTTCTTAAACTGGCGTTTACTAAGATCGCCGTTCTCGTATATGTGGAGAGGTATCACGCTCCATGCGCCCGTGCGGTCGGAGCCTATTGGATTATAGGTAATGTATTTAAACGGATCGTTGTCGTCTGCCATTCCATTACCACTCGCTGTATTCTAATTGTATTTCTCTCCAATCGATTTCGATTTCCTTATAATTCTTCTCTCTTAACTCGTCCAAATGATACTCGTCGGTGATCTCGATCGTGCATTTACCGTGCTCGCGAATGTAGTCAAGAATGCCATACATCACGAACGGATTAAGTAGTACTTCCCCCCACTTACACACATCGGGATAGAAATATTCCTTCCTCGTGTGGTTTACGATCACGGCTAGAGTTCCCATTTACATCACATCTTTTCTTAATTGCGGGACTCCCGCGACCAGAGTTAATCGCGATGGATGTCGGTGGTGAAGGAGCCTTTCCGCTTATTTTTTTACTTCCAGAAAATCTTCTGGGCAAGTTTTTTCTTTATCGGACTCTTTCTTCTCTTCTACCTTCTTTACATCGGTATTAGAAAGGATATTATCCGTAGGGCTGTATATTGTAGGTGTGTTTGTGGATGTTGTATCGGTAACGCCATTCATATCTATATTGATTCCTCGAACCGTAGGAGGAGGAACGAATTGAATGTAATCCGTCTCGGAAGCGTCGGCGTCCAGCATTCTTAGGTTCCCTATAGTAGGATAAAACCACGATCCCCTCGTATCGGATTGTATTACCTCTTTGTAGTCGTGGACTTGTTGTAGTTGTTCCAACTGTCGCCGCGTATTCTCTACAATAGTTTGTGATGTTAAATTCTCGTTGTTCTTTATTGCGTGCGCTTCCTTGATTGTCTCTGATAACTCGTCCGTGCGTGTGAGTAATATTATGATACCAAATACAACTACCGTTATAAGCATTCGCACGGGTAAATACCACGACTCGTTCTTTTCCGTAGGAACTCCAAAGATTAAATCGGGTAAACAATAGCTACCTGTGACTAATATCGCTACTACTATTGTTTTTACGATCGCGCTAGTCCGTTCCTTCATTTACTCCTCTCCTTCGTTATTGCCTCGTCGCACTCGGTACAGATTACTCTTTTCTTGAATTTTTCCACCAATTCCTCGTAGTTCTTCCATTTCGCGTCCCACTCGGCTTGGGGTAGGTTCTCCGCGTTATACCCGTCCGCCAAATGCATGATCAGTTTACCGCACCTCGAACAATGGATGTAGGTCATTCGATCAGCTCTTTTATATGTTTCTCGAAGTTTTCTACGATCGCTTTTTGTGTGGGACGAACCATCTTACCTTTCTTATCGTAAAGACTACGGAATATGGCACTATTCTTCATTGAAGTCCACTCGTCTAGTAAATACTCCGCTTTTATTTTTAATTTGATCGATTCTAACGACTTGGAGTCCGTTCTGGGAGGTCTCGGCTCGCGTGGTTCTTTTTTCGCTTTCTTCTCTTTAAACTCAGGCGGCTTAAATAGACTCGTTTAACTGCGCCTCCAGATCCGCTAATCCATCCTTTGTTAAGTGTTGATTTAATATTTCAACGAAGCTATTAAACTTACTCTCGGTATTGAAGTATGTGTCTTTAATCGCGTTTAAGAATTGTATAAGTCCTTTTATTGTTTTTTTATCGTATACGGTGGTAGTATACGATGTGTCCGATGGTATACCATTGCCTCGATGGAGTTTAATGAAATCTTCCCACTTCGCCTTCTCCGAGGGTGGAACTTTCACTTGAAGGTTTACCAGAGTTTCCTTAAATAGCTTCTTCGTTGTTTTATAGCCTCTTATTCTTTGTGGTATACTATGATCTATGTATAGTATACGATTATTTAAAGGTTATTATTAACCTCTTGCTCGTCGATCTCGTAGTATAAATAGTTAATATTGTGATAAGGAATGGACACGATCTTTTCTACTTCGTCTTTAATGATCTTATTCCTATACTCTTGTTTAAAGCGCACTACCGCTTGACCCATGCCCAAGTATATCTCTTGAAGATATATGCTATATCCATACGCATTTGGGTGAAATATAAATTGACATTCGTGAGATACTCCAGTCTTCGTGTCTAGATTTATTTTCTTTATTTTTACCCATTCTCCTACGTAGCTCGTTCTTTATCGCCTTCTCCTTTATTATATTCAATAGTCCATTTTCCGTTTTTATAAATATTCTTTCCTTTTATTTTCTTAGAGTAACGAGCAGAATCTTTATCGTTTGGAAATGGCTTCACTTGGCAAGTAATATAGATCTCTTCCGTAAAATCTTCGTCGTCGTAATCCTCTCGTTCTTTCTGGCAATATCCTTTATATTTCACGAATATGGTTTCTCTCGTTTTATAATCGATTCTCTTTTTAATCTCCCGATACGACCATCCACAGATATATTCTTTGTCGTGGTGGACGACCTCGTGGATATATTCTATGTGAACCATGATTTCTTCATCTCCCTCGCTCGATCCACCGAAACGGTTCTTTATTTAATTCTGGAATTATATATTTCTCGAACACTTCGTTCCAATCCACGCCTGCGAAATGGGAACACGAGTCGCACAAGGCAAAAGGACAACCACCAATGTCGCATTTGTCCGTTACATCAATGTCTATCATGGAAGCGAAGTTGAATTCTATTTTATTCACGATTCTACCGTTGATGTTTTGGAAGCTATAAATACGACTAAGAAACGATGGGAATTTACCATAAGTAGACCACACATCGTTTTCGTATTTCTTCTTATCGTAGGTCATAACTCGCGATCCTCCATTTCTACATCGAAATTCTTGTTTCCTTTTTTCTTTAAATACTCGTAATACTCTCTCGTCTCGCACACGATCACGGGCTTAGTATGTCCTTGTAGAAACGCCATTGGTTGGGGCATCATATCGTCGTCGAACGAGTCCCCTTTCAACCGATAGATCGGAACTGTGTGTATGGCGTGCCATCCCCAAACCGTCCCTAGTAGCTCGTATTCCGCGTCACATTTTTGACATTGGGGAAAATAACACATGTAAATCGGATACACTACTTCGTACCCGCACTTCTTACACTTCCAGACCGCGTCAGTCACTTTACATCTCCTCCTTTTTCTTGACCAAACGCGATCTCGGGGTGCTCCTCGTAGCACTTCTGGCACATTCCAAAGATGCGGTAAGTGTCCACATCCAGCGGTAGTATGCCTCTCTTACAGACTTTACAGATCGGCTGCGCTATAAACCTCGTTCTATGGGTTTTCATTTTTTCTTCTCACTACTCCATTCCTTAAATTTATTATCTAATTCTTCTAACATACCTTTCTTATTAGCTTGATCTAGCACTTTCTGGCGTATATCAAGCGTGAGTAAGGTCATATTCGTGATCATAGCGTTAAATTGATCTTTCAAAATCGTTTCTATTCTTTCGTTGTATTTCGCACAATCCTTACAATAATATAGTTCCTCGCGTCGCTTTCCGTTTCCGTAGTTATAACCGCGCTCGGATTCTATGTTGAAATCTAACATGATAACCCTACGATAGGAAATATGATCGTTCTCTGGGATATATTCCAAACAGTTCAAACAACAATTCCTCTTGCATACGAAGCACTCTTCAGATAGGCTCCATATCTCTTGTCCGCAGCACTCGCACGCTTCTTTTTCGATCATTCTTTCTTATCCTCTTTATCGTATTTTAACGGACAATTCTTTTTATTACATCCTTTTATATCTAAACCATGTTTCATACCATAACGGCAAGTAGATCCACCCCATCTATCTCGATGAGGGCAACAATTCTTGGGTAAAATTACATCCCAGTTTTCGCTCATTCGTTCTCGCCTCGCGGGGGTATTACTTTCCATCGTATGTTCGCTTCGAGCTCGTCGTTGATCGCTACGATATGGTGGATACCGTCGTCTCCGTTTTTCTGGAGCTCCGCTACATATTGTTCCATGGTTTCTATCCAGTCCTTACTTATGTAGTATCCTTGGTAGTAGTCTCCTTCTCGCACGCCTTTCTTCATAACATAGATCCACGCGTGATACGAGGGACCTTCTATTTCAATACAGTAGATCCCTTTTATTCTTTTTTTATTGTCTTTCTTTTCTCGATCTAATATATCCAACACTAACTCTTGTAGATTCATGTTTTTATCACTTCTCTTTTTTTAAGTTATTGGTAAGTATCTTCTTTACACCGTTAAGTAGCGTTTTTAATTTATCTATCTTCTCCTCGACCGACCACGAATCCTTATAGTATTGCACGGTATTATATAGATCTTTCAACTCTTTTCTTATATCGGTCATTCGCACGCCTCTTTCATTCTTTTATTAAAATAATGCTTGGGAAACTTTAATATAAAACCCTTCAAGTCCTTTTCGTTATACTCCTTCATTAACTCGCGCCACGCCTCGATCTGACCGTAATTTAACGAGAGATCAAGTTTCTTGGGAATGAAGGTAATTTCCGACTCCAACTCCCGATTACATTTTGGGCACACGACCGCGATCCATTTTAAATTCTTATGGTTATGATGTAAATGGAAATTCGGTGAGCCTATGGCTGGAACGGCGCATTTATAACAAACCAAACGCGAGTCCTCGATTCTTGGCTCGTATTTCATGGATTCTACCTTTTTCCGTATGGAATTAATATAACTCGGCGTTCTCCCGTAGCGCTCTCCTATTTCCTTGTTAGAGCCTTTTCCTACGCAGATATCTTCCAAGATTTCGTTATATTGACTATTCGTCGCGGTTAGTTTCCCCTCCATCCCGATTGTTGTTGATATAATAACGCTTTTTTAAGCTCTTCGTCTATTTTCTTATTGTTTTCCTCTTGGTTCTCTCCTTTTTCGATCAACGCGCAGACCGTTCCTAGATAAGTAGTATGGCACTTCAGACACGAACAATACGCTCTATCGAATAGATAATAGTCTTGGTTGGTCTTTTCGCTCGCGACGATGTATCCTAGAAACGCGATCTCGCTCGCGTGGCACTCCGCGCATTTTAAAACGGTAGACCGATAGAGTACTCTATTCTTGTATTTATATTTCTCGTTGCCTATTCCTATCCACACGGTTGGGGTTATTACTTCCCAGTCGTATTCTTCTTTATCGTCGGTCATAATATTATATCACCATTTTTACTATTATATACCACATAAACTTCTTTTTCTATAATTCTATCGAACGGAAGCTTATTGTATCTACCATTCCATTTCTTACTGCAACAATAATTAACCGCCTCTCCGTAGGTATAGAACACGAGAAAACGCCTTTTATGAATGATAAGATACCATTTATCGAGATTTAATAACATTCCTATGGTATTTTCTATCGAGAATTGGGTCTCCCACTCGTTTACCTCTTCTCTAATTCTTATCGTATGCGATCGCGCTCCTATTCAATAATTGGTTTAACCCAATCGGGTATAGGTTTATCGTTTAATAGAAACTCTACGGTTTCGTCCATTAAAACGCGAAGATCGTAACTATAGAATTGGTGTTTAATTACTACGGGTATGTTACTCGTATATCTTGCTATTAATTCTTGGATCGTTCTCGGGTCGGGATTCATGGATTTCCACACCAGCGTTGCCGGCATCTCGCATTTACTCACGCCGTGCTTCTTAACGGTTAAATAATCGTCCTTACTCGGTTCTTGTAACAACTCCCAACCCACCCACCACGCTTGTTTTTCTATTTTCATGAAACAACCTCTATTATTTGTTTAATCTACAATTGTCTTCGTCGCACCCACAACCGCATAACCAGAGGTGGTGGTCTTCGAACTTGAATTTATCGTCTTGGTCGGCATAGAACTCTCTAATTACTAAATCGAGTATTTCCGTGCAAGATCCATTTCCTACGGGGCAGATCGTTAGATCGGAGAGTAATTTTCCCAGTTTCTTCCCTTTCGGATAGTCCATGATCTTTTTTTCTATGTTACTCAAGAAACTCGCGTTTTTCTTCATACTTTTTTCCACCCATTCTTTAAATATTCTTGTATGTGATCTTTAAACTCGTCTGTATCGTAGTAATCTTGGGCAATTCTATTATGACAAAAAGTGTCGTCGGGATTAAGTAAGATCATCACGGAACTATCGTAGTCTACATCCATGCGTTCTATTACTCCATCGGGAAGGTTAGATCCGAACGGGGGCACGAATGCCATGTCAACCTCGCGCCATATTCCTACATTATGTTTGTTGGGAGCGTTTAATCCAGAATACACCCATCTTTCTAATCGTATTTTCATTCTACATCGTCCTCGCGTTTTACGATCTCTATAGCGGTAATTTCGTGGAAGGGGAATATATATTCTACGAACGGTGCGTCTCTTTTATGATATTGTTTATGGCGGATCTTTAACGCCGCTTGTCCCGATCCAAAGTATTTATCGATGTAATAAAGACAAGTCTTATGTCCATAATTATCGATACAAACAGCGTGGTTGTCTTGAAAAAAGAAAGGTTCCTTTGGTTTAATCCACCCCGTGCCTCTTCCCGACCACGACTCGGTTTCTTCCTGCCCTGAGAGGAGCGCAGTTGGCATTTTATTTTCATTAAACGAGATATTGATAAAGCTCGCTTCTTTCCATTCTTCGTCCATTATTTTATCCACTTCTCTAAATTGTTTTTTCTTGTATTTCTACACAGTAAACACACTAAATAAATTACATTCTCTGGTCTTACTTCCATGTCTTTAATACCGTTCTTTCTCATCGTAGAAAACACATTAATACACGCGTTCTCCATAGAACCTACTATTTGTTGGTGTTTAAGTTTAAGTCCCGAGCCGCAGCCTAGCACATAATCGGTCGAGGGAATCGTCGCGTTCTCGATCATAGTAGTAATCTTTTTCTTGACTGCCGCCTGCCAGTGTCTCGAATTCCCGAGCTGCTTATCGCTCCAGTCTGGGTGTTGGTCGCGTCGGAGTTCTTTATAAGTCTTGAAGTCGAACCGCGCGTAGATGAGGTAATACTCGTCGAACTTACCGCGTTGTTTTATCTCCTCGAAGGGGCGAATACCTAGCGTGCGGCACTTAAACCGATTGGGGCAACCGTCGGGATACCCTGGATATGGTCTCGCGCAGAGTTCTTTTATGTAATCGTAGTTTACGATGGAGTATTCTCGTATTTGTTTTACGCCGATGGATACTAGATCGTGGAAGTTGATTTTAGAGGCTGCCATCATTTCTCTTCTTTCTCCCTTTTTTCCACAATATAAAGAATACTATACTACCGTAAATAGCTCCTACGGAATATAGGACAAATTCGTTCGATCCAAAGAAGATAAGGTATATCATTCCAACTACGATGAAACCGAGCCAGATGATAAATCCTTCTATAAGTTCTTTCTTAAGGGTCGCCATCGCTGCTCTCTTCCTCCAACAATGGGCATTGACAATTTAACTCGTTTATTTTTCTCAACAATTCGTGGTACTCAGGAGGTTGTTTAAATACTGGTTGGTCTTTTGTTGTGATCTCGTTTAAATCCTTAATTAATTCGTTGAACTTTTTCTCGTGCATTGGCGAGTGAGGACAGTTGCAATGGGCTCCATACCCATCGTCTCCTCCATCAAAGAATGGACACGCACACTCTACATGAAAGACGCCTCGACGATATATATCTTCTCCCGCGCTATAACTGATATCCATTCCCTGCATCCACGAAGGGAGTTTATTTAGCTTGAATTTCTTCTCGGTCACTTCCTTTTTCTACCTCGTTACCATTCATTCTACTCGTTATATAATTCCGATCGGTCGAAAAGATCGGTATTTCGTTGTCCACGACCCATTCTCCTCGTTCTACCAATCCCGTAAAGTATGGAGGTTTATCTACGTAGACGGAATTCTTGACCTTGATCACGCATCTCCCTCGCTTTAGCTTAGTCGGTAGCTTGTCCCAATTGTCTCCTTTTTCGTAGATCATGTCGTGCATTTTATGTCCATCGCACCCTTGGAGCTTCTTTTGGGAGTAATACTTCCGTGCGAGCATCTGTAAGGAATTCCGTTCCCAATCGCGCTGTCGAAAGATAAAGTAATTTACTACATCGAACTCGGGCACGGAAAACGCTCTACTATCGAAGCTAACGATCGTGTCTTTCTTTAGATCGTGTTGATGTTTCCAGAGCATGCAATACGCCGTCGCTAAGGACGCAGAGATCGTGGTTATCTTAACAACTTTATTGTCGAACCACGGATCGCTCTCGTAGCCGTTGTGGAGGAGGATGTTGATCTCGTCTGATTGTAGATACGCGAACCGTGCGCCAGAGATCACCTTGCACAGCTCCACCGCTACGAACTCCATCATTTCTACGAATTTATTATCGAATGGCTTCTCTAACCCTCGCGTGAAGGTGTGGAACGCCCGTCCGTCAATTCTAACGATCACGGGTATGTTATACGGTAAGGTATACGAAAAACACTTCTCGTAGTCCTTCATTCTATCGTCTAGATCTTTCATTTCTTTTCCCTTCTAAAATATAATACAATCGCGTATGCTACGCTAAAAATTGCCCCCCATACCATAACTATGCCAATGGGCACATCTTCTATATTCTTTATGTTTACCACCATTACTATAAATGCCACCATAAAGTAACACATTACATACGCAAAGAACAATCCAACGGAGTATAGAGCTATAATAGCTAAAGATTTCATGATTCTTTTACCTTCTTTTTTTAAAAGAGTCTATAAGGAATTGTAAGAGCTTGGGATTAAGCTCTCCTTTCTTAACGCCTATTTTTAACAAGATACAATGATACACTTCGCCCATATGGTTGATTCCTTCTAAGAAGTCCTTGACCTGCCACCCTCTTCCTTCGTTCCACGCCTTAATACCTTCTAGGTCGGTTCCTTTCTTTAGTTCTCGTATGATTCCTTTTATCGCGTGGAGCCTATCTAAGTGGAATTGTCTGCGTTTTTTCCTATGTTTAGCGGTCTGTAGGTCGAGATGCCCTAGTGTGTAGAACTTTTCGTAGTTCTCCGTGGTATACGGCAAGGTAGGTTCGCCGTCGTAGTTTTTTATATGTCCACAGTTAACGCAAGTTAATTTATCAGACTTATTGGGATACGATTTTCTCCATTTTATCGTTTTATTAAGCGTATCTAATACGATCTTCTCGTTCTTGAAGATACTACGCTTTCGTTGGAATATATCTCTTATTAAGTAATATTCCTCGCATATTGGGCATACTACCATAGAGATTTCTTTAAAGTATTGTTGGTCTTTCATTAAAGAACCCTCTTTATTTAAATTCTTCTTGCACTTCTATTACGAATGTATACACTCCTCTAGATAAACTCATGGTAGATATGTGCGTGGTAAGCTCCTCGAGCGTTTTAAAACTCATGTCAAAATGCACGGGTATGTCCATATATTTGGAATCGTTCTTGTCATACGCCTGTTTTAACGGACTATTCAAGTTCGCGTTGTAAAATCCATATAATTTGTAATATGTCGTTATTAATCCTCTCCTTTCGCGATCGCTTCTTTATTGGCGATATATCTCGGGTAATCGGGTAGTTCGCTAACGATCTTTAACTTAGTTCTCCCATCGTGACCGTGTAGGATTCTTACCGTTTCTAGACAATCTGCGATCGTGGTAGTGGCAATATCAGATAACCATCTATACGCCACTGTGCCATCGGAAAACACTATACCTTCCGCTATGATACCAGTGCCGCTAATTCCGCTTACATCTTCAAACCGTTCTAATATGAAATACTTCGTGATCTTATCTACCTCTTTCGTTTTTATACCTTTAAAAAAAATAATTAGATTAACTTACTAAGCCCATCTTTTAACGGCACGGAAATGTCGTCTGTTATAGGGGCTATTACTAATGGTTTATTGAAATAAATGTCGTCGTGGCATAACCCACACGAATTATTGCGAGGAACGGCAAACCGATACGCGGACGAAAACACATAAGCTTTGTCTCCTTTTTCGTTCTCGAGACGCATTCCCACGAACATTAAGTCTCCCCCGTCGCATTTTGGACACCGCACGCGTGCAGAGGCGCGGTAATGCACGGGCTCGCTCTTGGTGTAAGTAATCCCGTTGATCGCGATGTCGGTCATACCACATTCTCTCCCTTATAAAGCTTTAATTTATTTAACCCAAGCTCTTTCGCTTGGTCGTCGTCGCACAAGATTCCGCACATAAGAATCTCCCCTTCCTCCACCTCGTAGAAGCCCGCGTCAGGTACGAACGCAGTACATAACTTCATATTCAACGCATGTTTGTTATACTCGTCTAATGTCGCAAGGTGGGGCACGGATAAAATTATCTTCGTTTGAAAGTGATCTAATATCCAGCTATTGATCTTGCAACCCGATGAAGAGCCAAGGTATTTATACACTAACTCTGAGCCCACATGGCTCGAATGGACGAGTAATTTCCCAACGGAGTAGCTCTTGTCCGTCCTTACCAATATATACAATTTTATTGCCATTAGAACCACCCTATAAATGTGTTATCCCATTCGTCTTCTAAGACTGGATAGTTAAGAGAAATGTAATTTTCAAGTTCCATTAATAGATCGTTTAATTTTTCTTTAAACCACCATATATCAGAGATTTCCACTTCTTTCTTGAAATCATCGAACTCTATCTTCAATTTCGGCATATTAATCATCGCATTTCTCCTTTTCTAAGACATCGTGGACATAAATATTGATCGTTATCAGACGGCTCGAACCGCGTGAAGCACCGAGTGCATCTTCGCGTCCATCGCCTTCCTTTTTTATTTTTTATAACCATTTATCCAATCCGACTCCTTCTTTCTTTTCTTTATCCTTTAACGGGCAATAATATTTTCTATTACACAGCTTCTTCATATCAACGATCAATGGATACGAGCAGTAGGCGTAGTTTCTTAATCCTCCGCACGATTCTATCGTTTCTATGTGCCGATACGGACAGTCGGGCGTTATTTGTCCTTCTCCATGATAAACTGCTTTATGAACTTATACAACTCGACTTTTTGTTCGTAGGTCAGGTTGATCGCGCTGTGGTGACGCCAATGCTTCCATTTGGGAAACACTTCTACGATCAGGTCGCTGGTCTGTTTATCGTTGTCGGCTTTACCCCACTCGTAGTCCGAGAACTTCATTAAACCGCAGGTGTGGACACAATCGCACGAAAACACGATCGCCTTGTCAAATTCGTAGGGCGATCCATACCGCGTAACTTCCTTTTTTTTAAACACCATTATTTTATCTCCTCATCCGGTTCTTTTTCTTCTTTTTCTTCCAATTCGATCTCCTCTAACAAAGGAGGTCCGTTAAAACTATAATTGATCGTCTGGATAAACTTCTTGACGGATTCGTCTCCAAACTTCTCGATGTCTTTAAGCTCCTTCTCGGGAGCGTTTACCATCTTCTTAAGCGTGTCGAACTTCTTTAACGCGTTCCTCGCTCCCGTTTCGATGATACGTAGACCAGACGCGAGCACCATGTTGACCGCGCGGTCTTCCGTCTTGACTTTAAGCGTGACGGGCTTAATGATTTTATCGTCGTAGCTCTTTTCAATAATTCTACTCGCTAAGTATACGGCGGCTTTCTTAGCTGGCATGGGAATACACGGTATTCTATACCGCCCGTTAATAGAACCTATTGCCCCCATGATCGCGTTTATGTTAATGTGCTCTTCTGCGGCAAGACTATCCCAACTGCCATAGACGATGTAAAAGAACTTAATAGTTGGATTAAGGTGCATGTTATAAAGCTGGTTACGGAAGCGTTCTCCTCTATCTACCGTTAACGCGCTCCATAAATCCTTGAAACTCTTTAACTCGATCACGACATCCTTGTATTGGATATCTCCTATTTCCAGTTTTTTCTTTTTCGCTAACGGAAAATACTGTAACACTAGATCGAGCGTGGGTTGATAGTCCTTCGTGCGAGCCTCGGGCTCGGAGGTGTCCACCCATACTTCGAATTCCTTTGGATCTACTTTTTTTACCGTTTTCCACGCACCGTTTTAATTTGTTATTATAAAATACTAAAAAAAATTATTTAATTAATCTCTTTTAAAAGGTATTGATTTATTCCTCCTCTTCTTCGCCTTCTCCTTCCTCTTCTTCCTCGTCCACTTCGTCTTCTCCTTCCTCTTCTTCTTCCGTTGCTGCGGGAGTTGTCGGAGTAGTCGCGTTCTGGACGGTCTCGGGGATAGTAAGCTGTTTCTTGCCTGGTAGTTCGAGCATCATGACCATGTCTTCGTCCTCGTAGAACATCTCGTCCGACCAGTCGCGTAGCTTGTGTAAGGACTTCTCTTCCTCGTAGGTAATCGAGATACCGTGCTTTCCTTTGAATAGGACTTTTCTAACCTCGACCACGCGAATTTCCTTGGTCTTTTTGTCCTTCATCTTCTTTTTCTTGTCCTGAATCCCTGCGAGTTTTAAGGTGAAGGTAAACTGTTTTTTTCCTGCCATATTTTTTCCTTTTTATTTTTTTAAATATTCCTCGATCACTTTTCGAACGAGATAGGTGTTATTAACCAGTTCTTTGTCGGCATCTGGGTGGTTTTCTACCCATTTCTTAGTTAATTCGTCTAGTAACGAATGTTTTAATCGTATCATCGTGTATTCTGAAATAATGAATCTTCTCGTTTTAAGTGATGTTATTATAATATAATATGATATACTATTATATAAACTTGCTATTAAATGAATATTAATACATTATTAGTTCGTTGTTAACAACGATTTTTAACCTTCTCTACCATATACGATCTATGGAACCTATCATTTCGATCCATATAGGCAATTACATAAAAGACATTTTCGCCGCCGAGTTTAACAAAGAATATTGTTCGTATAACTCTTCCAACGAAGCCCAGTGCGTCAATTACCTAGACTTCGTGCGGAGAACTCGTGGGCATAACCGTTGCTACCTCTGTTATTTATGTAAGTATTTTAATATCGAGAAGTTACGGTTTAATGTGCCAAAAGAGTTAATTCGTCAGACGGAGCTAGAACTTAATCAATCGCCGTAGAAGGATGTTTTGGACATGTGCACTGTTCTGTTGGAACTAGAGTTCTCCCTGTATAGCCAAATGGTATTTTCTCGATTGTGCATCGTTCCACTTGATCGGCGAGCGTTCTAAAATCTTGGAACGGTTGGTCTGCAAGCGTGCGATCGGGATTATCTTCAACGAGTGCATCTACGGCTTTATCCCGCATTTTACACATAGACTCACATACGCTCTTGCAATGAGCCGCGGCTGGATAACACATATTACTGGTAGCATTATCCCTTTTTGGTATTCCTGAGATAATATATCCTTCCGTTCTCCACGCCGTGGTGTTTGGACTCTTTCCTGCCATGCTTTCCAGCTCTTAACTCGTTTTAAGACTTTTATAATAAGTTATACTATTATTATTGTTTTCTACTTATTTAAACTTTAATAAGAGTCGTTAAATTTTAACACTCTCTCTATTTTAAATCTAATTTTATCTTATAGTTATTTGTGATTTTTTACGATCAAAGTTGAAGATGTAATTCTATATTTCGAAAAAAATGTGCTCGTTAAAAACGATCTTTTAAGAGAAAATAAAGACCTCGTTATCCACGCGATTCGCGACGTCCACGAATATATCGTGCGGAACTTTGGTATGATGCCTCCTATACGGAGTATAATCGCTCTAGCGCTGTATAAATCCACGACCTTCGCTAAATACGAGATCGCAGGTATGGTCGGAATCACCCTTACTACCTTTAATAAATACATACGAAAGCTCCCTATTTCTTTTTCCGACTCCTTGGAGACCGTTTAGACGCTTTCTTGGGCTTCTCCTCTACTTTATCCACCGTAGGACGAGGACGGGCTACTTCCATAAAGTCCTCGGGACAAGTCTTCTCTATCGGAGGAATGGCTGCCGTTGGAGGCTCAGTCGTAATGTTGTTGTTCTCTAAAGGATTGCCAAAAGCGTCAACAGCAGGATTTATACCCGTTCTTATATATGTGATTGTGGGAAGTCCTGGAAGTCCTGTTCTTATTGTAGGCTCTGTCGCTACCACTGATGTTGGTGGCTCTCGCACTACTCTATAAACTGGTTCTGGCGGAGGTAGTATAACGGGCTCTGGTTCGGGTTCTGGAGGAGGTGGCGGAGGCGGTGGTGGAGGTCGTATCGCTACTGGGTCGGGTAATGCTTCCATTAAAATATGATAGATGACTTTAGCCGTGCCGTTAAGGGGAAGCTCGTGATATACTGCGATCTCGCGGTTGTTTAACACGCGAAACTCTCCTCGGCAGTGCATCGATAGTTCCTTGTAAGGAGACCGTCTCTGTCGCAGCGGATTAACCTCTCTCCGTAGTATTTGTTCGTGCCTTGATAGCGAAGGCGTTGTCGTATTTCGATCAGTTCGATTGGGGCTCGGTCGTCCACATCGATCGCGTAGAACTCGTCTGGAATAACCAGCACATCTTCGCGCCTCGCCCCCGACACTAGGAAATCGATCTCGCTTGCGGTTTTAAGTACCATCTCTCTTTACCTCTATGAAGTCTTCGGGACAGGTTTTCTCCCGCTCTGGTTCTTTTTTCGTCTCTTCGACCGTCTCGTCTAGATCGAGCGAGGTTCTAAGTTTTTCGATAAACTCTTCCGCGAGACGCTTTCCAAAACCCTTCTTATCGTAGAACTCGAGTTCCTTCTCTATTTTATATCGTCTTGGAAAATAGGCTTTCTTAAACTCGTCGAGACTGTGGAACTCGCGCACATCGTCGTTAATATCCATATAATTTCCCATATTTCTCTTCCATGACATAATAATGGTTCTTTCAAGTTTTTTAACTTTTTTATTTATTCCTTAGCGCTAAGATCTGATCTTTTAACGCTTGGTTCTCTTGTAATAACTGTATTTTATCTGAGATCGCAGTATTTTGGTTTTTTATAATTTCGTCTAGGTTTTTCGATATTGTTTTATATTGTTCTACGGTTAATTTCAATTGCTCTGTAAGTTCTTGGTTCTCCTTTTTTAATTTAACGCACATATCTGCGGCGTTGGTCATATCCTTCGCGCATTTCTCTAGCCTTGCCACCAACGCCTCGTTCTCATCGTTGAGTTTCTTTATACGCCATTCGCGAGAGTGGATCATTTCCTCGTAGTCCTGTTTAGTGTAATTCATTTAATCCTCCTCCGCTGTTATTCGCGCTTTACAAGCCTTACTCGATTTAAACGGACACAAGGTTCCGTAGAAAGTTATTTGAGCGTTTCTACACTTCCCAGAAGGATCTATATGAACACAACCGTTCCCACGCGCAATTCTATATTTCGATCTCATTTTATTTTTCCCTCTGTAACTCTTCAATTAACTCTTTTATATATTTCCATTTTACTTTCTCGTCGTCGTCCACGGGAAGTTCCATCAACCTTCGTATGAAATCGCTCCGTTCGTTCTGTCCTTTAACTTCCTTAGATATTTCCTTAATCCACTCGTTTATCTCGTGGGGATTCATGTTTTACCTCCTCTTTTTCTAAATACTCTATGATCCGATCTAGTTTATCGTGGATCGGTTGTAATAGTTTACACGCGTCGCATACATACCCTACGCTGTTGGTCGGATATTCCGTTGGTATTTCTCTCTTACACTTCTCGCACGTAGCGTAGTGCTGTAGAGAAACATCGCCGTAGTCTCCCGATGCAATGGCTTCGCCGTTCATGTAATGTATATTACTATATCTATCTATATACGCTCCTTTCACGGTTTTTTCTCTCCTCCTCTCGCTTTAGAGCTACATTTTTTACAATAGGTCGTGTTTTTATCGATTTCCTTTGGGTTAACTCCGTTTTCAATGTGTCCAGATTCGATGTAGAGATCGTAGGATAACGATTGCCCGTGGTTAACGATCCTTTTCTTACAGCCAGGACATCGTTGCAAGCGGATTCTCTTTCTCATTTCTTAAGATCGCCTCCTACAATATTCTTTATTTCTTCCAAATATTCGCTGTCCGGTAATCGATCGTGGTGGAGGGATCGTTTAAACCCGCACTTAGTACAGAAGGAATACGCCTCGTTCCCTTCTTTTGGGTGCCATTCGTTGCAGTTTCCACACCATTGAGCGTTAGTTTTTATCTCCCCTCCGCAGTGTGGGCATACTTGGTCTTCCCACCACTTGATCACGTTCCTTACTTGATCTACGCTCATTTTTTACTCTCCTTTTTTTAAATGATCTTGTAAACATTGAAAAGAGCAGAAGTCAAATGGATCTTCGCGCATGACTCCTACGGAATTCTTTATAATTCCACGACCTAGTTCTAGGTTTCCTACGCGTAGCCATCCTTCTTGGTGATAATTATCCGTTTCTTTTCCACAAACATCGCATCTATATTTCTTGATCTTTGTCATTTACTCTCACCTCTTTTAATTGTTTAATTATATCATGTAATTCCACGCCTTCCTTGTGAAAATGTTCGTGAATCTCCGTGCTGAGGTCTCTCGTTAAATTAGATAAACGATCTATATGTTTCGCGAGTTGCATGAGTAGTGTCTTCATAATCTCTATTTCCGATTCGCTCACGGCGCGCCCTCCTCCTTAATACGAATCTCTTTTACGCCTAACCAATTCATGTGACGGAAGATCTCTGATTTGTAATACTCCATAAACTCGTCCGTGTTCTCTTGTTTAACTTCAATCGCTAACGAGAGGAGTTGTTCGTACATTTCTCTTAATTCGGTCATGGTTTGCTCTCGCCCCCGAGCTTCTCTAACCTTTCTTCCCGCTCTTTATAGGTCTCGATGGGGTTTCTCTCGATTATATATTTCAACCAACATTCGTAGCACAGTGATTTATTAAATAACTTCCATGGATCGTCTTTTTCTTTTATTTCTTTTCCACATTTATCACATTTGCTCACGGGTCGCCCGCCTCCTTCTTTTCTGCTAACAATCGAGCTATACCTATAATGAGAACCATAAGAAATAACCCGTGAGATACTCCACATAAATACCATAGAAATTCGTTAATGGTCACGGTCGTTTCTAGTCGCCCTCCTCGTCTTCTATATCTTCGTATTCAATACAATCTACGCATAAATATCCGTCGTCGCAGAGAGCATAACTTTCTTTTAGGATGTTTATTACATCACCACATTCTACGCATTTCCGCTTTCCGTTAATAACCCAAGTAATTTTCTTTTTGGTCATTTAGTCGCCCCCTTCCACCATCTCTTTTTTATCCATATTGCATTTTTATAGCTCACTCTGTTCACCCCCGAGCTTCTCTTGTATATGATCTAAATACATTCTCATAAATATCATAATATCCTGTAATAGATCACAATGATCGCATCCAATCGCCTTTTCTAAATATCGATCTTCAAACGATTTCCATTTCAAGATAAAAAAAGAATCTTCTGGTTTCATTTCTGTTCGCCCCCGAGCTTCTCTTTTAGTTTCTCGTAGAACTCGTTATAATCGTCGGAACGCGCAAGAACGAGCGAATCTAAGCGTTCGATGTCCTTAGCGACCTCCGCCTTCATTATGAAGTACTCGCAAGGTTCGCATAATTTACACGGAATATGATTACGATCTGCATTTCTAGGACATTTAGCGATCTTTTCTTCGAGAGAGGGTTCCGCAACGAAACACGAACATTTATTGTCGTTAACTGGCTTACAACCTTCGAACCGTTTCTTACATCCATTACAAATTTCGTGAGAGGGTTCCGCCGCCGCGCCCTTCTCTGCTTTCACTTTCTTACACGACTCACAATTACATAAGAGTCCGTGTGCCATGTAAGTCGCAACATCGTCAGAAGAGGGTTCCTTCGGTTTCGAGTCGGTCTCTTTCTCGTATTCACCACAATTCTTAGAATTAATTGTACTCCACGCGCTCCATGTGTAGGAACATCCGTTCCTTCTTCGACAAGTCAAGCAAGAGGTCTCGCTCGTGGGTTCCTTCGGTTTCGAGTCGTGTTTGCAACTATCTAAATTATAACACCATTCATCGTTCTCGATGTAAGCTTTATGGCACTCTTCACAAACCGATTTCTCGCCCGAAGTCTTTAAAAACGATCTAACCTCAAACGGCAATTTAACGCCCGCTTCTGCGCTTCGATCTACTAAACAGATCACGAATTTCGGTTGTTTTCCTACTCGTTTGATACAGTCCTCTACGCTCTTTCCCGTAGTGATCACATCGTCGTAGATTATATAATCGCATCCTCTTAGATCAAAGTTCCAAGTGTCATCTTTAGGAGAATAATACCCATCAATACAGTCAGTTAAGGTGATTGGATGAATCGATTGGATTGCGAATAGTTTTAAACCGTTCCGTAATTCTAATATTTTATTCGTTATAATACGAGCGTCCTTGTTTTCTGGCTTGTCTAATAGATCGAACTCGTATTTTCCGTTCAATTTAACTCCGTGCGTGGATGTAAACTCTCCTGCTACGAAGTATTTTGAAAAATCAATTAGAGACGAAATTGGAATTGGCGGTTCCATATTCCACTCCGCGAGTCGTTCTACCGATTTCTCGCGCGAAGGCTCCTTCCCTTCGCAATGCTCTTTGTAATATTTAATAAAGTCTTGATTAACGGATTCGTGTTTATCTACGGTATCTCTGATGATAGAGAGCGCCCCGCGTAGAACCTTTATTTCTTTATCTTGTTTGTTAAGACGGTTAAATATGTTATCGTAATCTGCCTTAAAGATTAAGACTAAACGATTGTTCGAAGCACCAACGGGACAAAACCTTTTATTGGCAAGCTCGTCGGGAAGAGATTTAAGCTGGGCTTCCAGCTTCTCAATTGATTGAAACGCTTTTCCAAACGAATCTATATAATTTTGCTCGATGGCTCGGATGTCTTTATTCTCTAATTCAGAGACCTTTTCCTCCAGCGCCTTGATACCTAATTGATCTCGGAACAATTCCGCGCTTTCCTTTTCGATGTAAAATGTGGTCTTCTTAGAATCATTCATTTCTTTTTCGTCTCCTTTATTTTCTTTCTTTTAATCCTACACACCCAATCTTCGTCGCAGTAGCTCCTATATCCGCATCTATCGCACGGAATAAACAACGGAAATAAGTTCTTCTTAGCCCATTCCTGCCCGTGTGGCAGCGGTTCTTTCTTCTCGGTCATTTCTTCTTTTCCTCATCTTTATATAATTTTTTTCCTAATTCTCGATTAATTTTACTGTCAAAAATATCTAGGATCGGGTGTAGTTTCCCTTTCTGGCGCAGATCGTTAATATAATCGTCAATAACATCGTCTATATTAGGTTCTCCCGCTAATCTCCGTATTCTTCGCGCTCTTACTTCGTCGAACTCTTTTCCCAAGAACTTTTTACTCATTCCTTCTCGCCTACTCGTATTATGTATTTACAGATCGGACATTGATATAATCTAACTCCAAACCACATCTCTCCTTGATCGTCTCTTGACAATGGTATTAAGTCTTTATCGCATTTATGACAATATAATCCAATTGTAATAATCTTCTCGATCGAAAAGCTCATTCCTACCACTCCCAATCGTCAAATACTGATCGTTTTTTTGGAGGGTCATTAAACCCTTCCATATCTTGTATGATCTCATCTAGAATATCCTCAACGGTTGTCGCCTTCTTGCACTTATCGCACCAATAGATCCATTTCTTTTCGTTATCTTTAAATCTTCCTCGATGCACTGTACCTCCGCAAGGACATGGTTTTTTTTGATCGAATAAATCGTTATAATTCTCGGTCATTCCTTAACCTCCTCTCTCTAAGTCCATATCCGCCCAATCGGCTTCGCACTCGTAATAATCGTCCGTTTCCTTGAAATTCTTGCATTTAAACTTTCGCTTTACCATCCATAATGGCATGGTATACGCGCTGCACCAATCGGTGGAGTCTGGACCTTCTGCGTGGCTGCACCGCATGCATAACTGGGCGCTGTTGTGCCACCTACCGTAGGCTTCTTGCTCGTCTTCTTCATACCTCCTCTGGCATTCGCTACACCACTCGCCCGGCTTGTCCACTCCGTTCTTTCCGCAATTATCGCATTCAAAGGACATGTTCACACCTTCTCGTTTAATTTCCATATTTCTATGATGTTCTTCTTTTCGAACTGGACGCGATCTCCATAGTGTCCATAATCGGAGGAGTTTATTGTTCTATTGGCTAACAATCCTTCTATCTTATCGCCGTTTATTTGTGCGACGCTTATCCATAGTCTCTCGCCGTATTTCCCGTCGTCGTCGGTAAGGATTATCTTAACGAGATCGGCTACTCTAACGGCGTCCTTTTCTTCCTTGGAAGGTATCCAGAAGGTATCTGGGTACTTCCTATGATTTTCTTCTTCATCTACTATTTTCGTAGGTTATTATCCCCCCAATAAAAGTTTTCTCATTTCTTCTGGCGTGAGCTCGTTACGAAAGATCTCCTCTCGAATTAGTCTTATCTCTTCTCTAAGATCGCGGATGATCGCGTTCGATTTGGCTAATTCTCCTTGTAAGCGTTCGTTCTCGAACTTTAATTTTTTATAGGCTAGTTCCAATTCTTGATATAATCGAATGTTGTTGGAATGGTATTGTTTTGGAGTCATTCGTTCCCCTCCAGATAATCGTCGTAGGTGTCGTTGGAACACTCGCTTTCGTGCGCGTCCCAACAATCGAAACATAGATCCGCGTCGCAATACTTACAATTATAAGATTTGGAGAGATCCTTTCCGCATTCCGCGCATTTTATAGGCGGATAATATTTGGTTTTCGCCATTATATTTCACCTCATTCTAAATATAACTTGGTGTAGTAGTCGTCTCCGTTAATACCGTGTTTCTCTAAGAGGTAAGTCTCTAAATCCAAGAGTATATCGTCTATCACATTGTGGATACCCTTCAAATCAGAAACTTCTTTCTCTTCTTTAAATTCTTCAAACTCTATTTTTATCTTTCTTACCATTCTATATCACTCTTAGTTTCTCTATAATAGTATATAACTTACCCGCTGTTAAATCGTCCACCTTGCCACAGTTTCTTTGGTGCGTGGCGATAAAGTCCTTAATCACGCATAGCGCGTCTAGCACCAGATCCTGTAGCGTTTCCGTTTTTTCGTTTAACTCGTCTAAACTTAATTCTACCGTTTTTTTATCCCTTCTTTTTATAATAATCGTCTATAAAACTAAGAAAACCCTTTATTTTGTTTTTCCACGTCGGTCTTGAAAACACGAGCGCGGTCTTCTCGTCGCTAGGGTCGTATTCTATGTATTCGAGTTTTCTCCCTCCCGTCGAAGGATCGGTGGTAAGAGTAATAAACGAATCCGATTTTATTATTTCTATTTTTGGCGAGTAGTCTGGAATGGTATACTCGTTCTCTTTCTTCTCTTCGCTCATGCCTTCCACCTCGCTACTATCCACGCCATTAATAAAACTAATAGAAACGCCGCGAGCACGCCGCACATCGCTCCTATAAACATAACGATCACATCTTCCATGGTAAAACATTCTGTCGCTAGAACGATCGTGTTATACCACCTCGAGCGCTATTAATATGCGGAGCGCTAACAGCCCGACTAAGAGAATCAAAATTCCTAGAAACATCCATAATCCATACTCTGGCTTACCCGCGCGATAGATCGCTGTGCTGAAATTGACCCATTGGTGGAGCTGGTCGTGAGTGATCTCCCCCCGCTCGGCTTTTCCTTGCATTTCCACGAACTCGGCGTAGAGCTCTTTTCTTCTCTTATGCATATTCTTTTCTCTCTTTTAAATTGTTATTTCTTTATTATAAGGTTTTGTTATAATTTGATCGCAGATAGCACATTTTATACTATGCATATTAAAAACCCAGATTTGTTTATGATTTAAAGATCGCGTTTTACCGCACTTACAAACAATATCGTACTTTCCCGTTTCTTTGTTAAAACATTTTTCTAAATACTCTTTTGTTTCTTGTTCTTCTTTCGTTAGAATTTGATCGGTCATTTATTCCTCTTCTCCTCCGTTAATAATATCGTCCATTCCCATTTTCTTTAACCTCCATTTAATTAAGAACTTCTCGAACGGCACTGGGTCGGGCTTCTCGGGCAAGAAAGTATGAGTATACGCCTCGTTAAGCTTGTTCTTCAAGTCCCAGAGCTCTTCCTCCTTGGTAATTTCCACCTTCTCGAACATGGGCTTCCCCCACACAAATACGTTGATTCCGAACTTTAACGATCGTCCGATGGTGTTAAGCTTCTTCTTATAAATTAACGAGTTTCTGTCGATCTCTCTCGTGGGAGCCTTTTCGCCTTTTCTTACCTTTCCCGTGCGCGAGCCCGTGCCAGTTATGAAGTGGTAGATGTTGTGCTCTGCCATTCCATTGATCGAGTGAAAGCAGTTCTTCGCAATGGTCTTAATCGCGATCTCTCGTAGCTCGCGCAGCACGGAGCGATATTCGTTTACCACGATCGGAGAGGTGACCGCCCATAGATAATTTACATTACCCTTAAGGACTTCGCGCACACAGTTTCCTAGATCGCACGATTGCACGTCCGATTCTCGCTCTACGCCGTTGTAGGTCTCCTTACCCTTATATTCTCGGTTCCGCCTCGTCTGTTGGAGAAGGAAGTCCCTCGAGTCCATAATATAAACCTCGTTGATGTCCAGGTCTGAGGTCGGTTTTTCCATGCCCCACATATGACTGCCTGTTATAGTTCTAAACGCTAATAAATCGTTCTCTTTCGTTATTTTTTATCGCTCTCCTTTTTTTGTGATACCATACCCACGAGTAAGATCATGATACAGATCCAATACGCGTCTTCCGAGATGTTGGTAACTCCTACAGCTTTTAACACAATAAACATTATTTCTATTATTAACAACACCCACGCGCCAGCTTCGCTCATTTTTTTTTCATTCTCCTTTCTTTATTCTGGAAACCCATAATAATGGGGTTTTTTCAACTCTATTTTTTCTAATATAATATAAGAACTAGGAGATGTCCACTCCACTTTCAATTTATACTTCCCGCATAATTGGCAGTATCTAACTTCCGTGCGATCGTCTGGGAACTCCACCGCATCTATATTTCCTCCGCACAATGGACAGACATCTAACTCGTCTTCTTTCATTTTACTCCCATCAGCTCGTCTCTTACTTTCATTAACAGTTTTCCGAGCATGTCCTTTCCTTTAACCCCCCAGTATAGGTCCGTAGGCGAATTCTCGTGCAATCTCGCGGGATAGGTCGCGATTAGCTTCGCTTTAAGGTCGGGGTTCTGGGAAAACTTCGCTCTAAGTCCTTCTAACATCACGTCGTTTTTCATGGCGTCCCAGTTCTCTTTCATATCCTCTTTTCTAAGATTGTGTCCTACGACCATCGCGTAGTAAGGAATAGGCGCATTCTTGAGCCACTCGCTAAGCTCTTTTTTATTGGTCTTCACGGATTGGTAAAACACCTCGTTGCAACTATACTCTTCGTCGCCAATCTTTTGGATCGCGCGTTCGAAGTTAGAAAAACATCCGTTCTTTTCTTTCCTTAAGTAAAAATATACATCTTCTTCTACCATTTTTTATTCCTCCTTATTTTTTAAGTATAACGAATAATGATCCCGCATAGATCGCTTCCTGAGCGTCTTCCACTTCGCGATCACTTTCTTTAACCGTTCTACTTTATCGTTGTAAGTGCCCTCTGTCGCCCAGTCTAAGTCTCCTACTATATCGGCGATCACGGACGCGACGAAGCCTTTCCTGTCCGAGTCCTTATACTCTTTAGTAATGTCTTTGTAATTATACGACCACTCGGTATTGGAGGGGTGTAGACAAGGTTTTATGGTATTACCCTTGATCGTGTGATTAGATGTTTCTAAGCTATATTTCTTCCACGGCATTTTTACTCCTCGTCTTTTTTAAGTATGTTTTTTATTATTTAAATAATTTGATTAATAGAATAATATAAAAAAAAATTGAGTTAAGAGTTATGTTTTATACGGTAGTTGTAAATCGGCGCTGGTAATCAATTTACTGAGGTCGATCGTCTCGCGCACGGATTTTATCTGTCCATCGGGTAGTTTTATCAACAGCTCGGTAAGGAACTCCTCTTCGATCGTGCGAATGCCAAAGTCTACGCTGGTAAATCGTGCTTTAAGATAATACAGTAACGCGCGGTAAAGCTGTTGTTTGTAGTTCTCTTGGGTCGGTAGCTTGAATTGTAGTCGGAACCCTCGTTCCACGCCGTTGATCTCTAAGATAAACTCGATCACGCCAGTCTCCGTGTATTCCGTAGTCCGTATTCCTTTAAGGTTGTATTTCTGTAAGAACTTGCGGATTTCGCCCTGCGTGTTCGCTACGTCTACTTTAGACCTGTAATACGGTAGCTCGGAAAACTTCTTCGTCGTTTCTATCGCCTCATATAAGGGTTTCGTCTAAACCTAGGTCTTCCTTCGGTGGTTGTGGTGGTGTAGGATCCGCGCTTGGTTGGGGAGGAGGCATGTTCATCATAGATTCGAGTAGAGTCCTCATAGCGTCTACGTCGCGTCTCAATGCGGCGAGCTCGGAGAGGATTAGTTCGAAGTATCCTTTCGTGGTCTGGGGTGAGCTCGTAGTAGGCGTCACGAAGGTAGGAGTTCCAGGGGGTGCTCCTTTGGGAGGAGGGGGTAAGTTCTTAGATTGTGCCGAGCCTCCAAACTCTGCGGGAATAGGCGTAGGAATAGGTTTTGTGTCGTTGTATTTGTTCTTGTATCTTTCGTAGTCCTTCTCTGGACCCCATTTTACCGTAGCGTTATCCGCTATTCGAAAGATCACGGTCTGGAGCTTTTCGTAGTTCTTTGGGAAGGCGTCTAAGATGTCATTAGTTTGTATCCACGCCATTTGTCCTTTCCCGTCTCCAATTCCTACGACGCTTTTTCCGTTTGGTTTTATCCAGATCGCGATCCCTCGTTCTAGTTTAACCATTTTTCTTATCTCCTTCTATTTGTTCTAAGTCCTTGATCATTGCGCGGTATTTTATCATTACAGCTTTTAGTTGCGAACTCGTGTGGTCTAAGCCTAGCGATATTTCTTTAAAATATTGTTGTCCAGAAACGGACAGCGAAAACAGCTTTACAAACGGACAGGTTTCAAGTTGTTTGAAAAGTTTCTCTAAGTATTCTAACTCGTCCCTTGCCGTATTGATGAGGGTCGTTGCGTCTTCTTCTGCTTGGTAGATGGTAATTTTATTCATTACTTCTTCTTTTTTATCTTCCATTGTGTTGATCTTCCTCCAATTTAAGAATTCGCTTGATCAGTTCTCTGATAAGTTCGTCCTTCGCTCCTTTATCTAGGTAGCTCCAATCGGCTCCTTCGTCGATCACTAGTTTAAGCAAGTCTTTGGGTCGTTCCATCATTTTCTACTACGCCTCTTTCTTTCTTCTTTTAATTGCCTACGCGCTCGCGCTAGCTCTACATCAAGCTCGGTTATTCTTCTTCTCTTGAAAGACATAGATTTTAGAACCATCGACCTATACCTCGATCGCTAACAGTTGTTTGATTAGTTCCTCGAAGCACGGCACGCACATGGGCTCGTTTCCGATACCGTAGCGCACCATCTTGTTGTAAGGTGCTTCATCGGCTGGTAAGAGCCCGTGCTCGCACCGTCGGCACCTGTACGGGTTCCTTACTTTCTCTACTGTATACGAAAACCGTATCTTGATAATTTCGATTTTCTTTACCAATTCCAATATTTCTTTCATTTCCATTATTTCTTCTCCTCCTTGATATAAAAACTATTAAAATGTCGCACGATGTCGCGGATGTGTCCTTCTACGGATTCGTTGGATGGTCCTTTAAATGGATCTTCGCAGCTAATGATGTCGCAGTCCTCCGAGGTCGGATTATAATATTCGCATTTGGGACAGATCACTTCTTCTCCTTGTGCTAACCTTCGCTTTAACTCTTCGTAGTCCATTATTCTTTCTTGCCCTCCAGTTTTAGTTTCTCTTCCTTGTCCTTGATTACATCTTCGACAATATCGCTGGCTTTTTCGAAGGTCAAGGCAAAGAGAAATCCCCATGCAAAGAAAATCCAACTTTCTTCTGGGATGACGATCATCATCATAATAAATATAGCGATCGTTACCGCAGTCAGTATGGACACTACTACGAGTCTAAGTTTCCATAACATTATTTCTCTTCCGCCTCCAATTTCTTTAACTTTTCTACTTGGTCGGGGTCTCCGTATTCGCATATAATATCTTTAATAGTATCGAGAAGGAGATCATCCAAGACATCTTCCGCTAAATGTCTGATCTGTGATTGAATGTCTAGTTCGTAGTCCATAATTAGTCTACCTCGTAGCCTTGTTTTTCCAGCCATTCCGCGAACATTTTCGTTGGTTTTCCCTGTCGCACCGCGATCCTATTGGTGTTCTCTCGGGAGAACGCGTTGATAAGACCTTGGTATTCGTCTGAGCTTATAGGAGGTAGTTTCTTTAATATCTTCGTCTCGCCGTTCTTTTCCGCGATTTCTACGAGCTTGTCTTCTAAGTTTTCTTCTTTCTTCGTCGCTTTCAAGATTTCGCCTTTACTATATTCCACTTCTTCTGGATGTTCTTCCATGTAGAGAACCATACGGTCTAAGTCGCTATCGGGTATCGTGCGCGAGGTGTCGATCGTGCAAGTCGTGTCGGTGCAGTTCGTCTTGTTATCGTATATAACCGTGTCCGTGTTCGCGTCGTTAATGGTGTAGTTAAAGTCCGTGGTCGTAGTCGCGTTGATCGCCTTCTTCCCTTTCTTTTTAGTCAACCATTTCTTGAGTCCCATATTATTTCTTCTCCTCCTTCCTTTCTTTAAGTTGTTGCATAATGTCTTTGTGGATGGCGGCGTCTAAGAGTTTTTTAATTTTCTCTCGACTCTTTGGGTCAGTAAGGTAAACCCATTCTAAGATACGATAAAAGAACTCGTCGCATTCCTGAACGGTGGACCCATTCCACGCATCGTCAATGGTGACCTCCTTTTCAAATTCGAACATAGGCATTATTTCTTCTCCTCCGTATCGTGTAACATCCTTCCTAGCGTGTGATTACTTCCCAGAGTGATTAAGAATTTAAAAGTAGCTACGTCGGTTTTTAACCCTTCGTGTTTCTTAATTTCTTCAAATGTTTCTACGAACTCTTGATCTAACTCTATTTGATATTTGTGTTTAAAATGTGTCATGATGTAATACTTATTCGTGTGTTGTAATATTTAAATATTTATATCAATAAATAAATAATTAGAGATCGAGAAATTTAGATTCTTTTCTTTTCTTCGTATACGCCTTGCGCATTACAAAGTTCCACGACTTGTTACGGTCTATAAACAACCACATTACATCCCACAACCAGTCTAGAACCTTTAAAACAAACAAGATCGGGCGATGGGACTCAAGATTCTGCTCGCATTCCCCACTAACTACGCGAATCGTTCCTTCTTTAGTCTTACCTAGAAATATACGAATCTTAGTCGGTTTTACGTTAAAAAAAGAGTTTATCTTCATGTGCCCCTTCTCGTGGATATAGACGATTCTCATCTTATCGTGGAGCTTTTTTATTATGCTTAGAGGTATTTTTACCTTTAACGGATTATTTATTTTATAGCTTTCTATTGTCATGTTTAATCCTCTTACAGTATAATTTAAAAATATTAAAAAAAATAAGGTTTAAAGGTTATTTTTTATAGTTGGGAGTTACTTTACAGTGGATTATGTCGAATTCAAAACCGCAGTTATCGCACTTAACCCATTCTCTTACCGTAGCGTTACAGATCTTAGACATGTCCGCTTGTATGTGCGGAACTTCTGCGCCACATTTTGGACACTCTACGCCACATTCTGGACCAGTCTCGATATCTGAGGTCATTTATTCTCCCCCGATTCCGTCTTCCGTCACGGTAAAGATCGCTTCTCCTTCTGGGAGACACGGCGAGTCTACGATCTTGGCGATCCTCTGCTCTCCTTTTCCTTTCCTCAGATACACGCGCATAGTCGTGCCGTGGGCGACGATGTTCCCCCCTGCCGCTTGAATTGGATTTCCGTAGAATGTATCGGGCTTCGATTGAACCTGATTCGTAACGATGATCGCTAAGTCGGGATAAATGTCGCACAGTCTCAACAGATCGTGGATGTGGCTATTAAGGGTTTGTTGCCGATTCGCTAAGGTCCCTCTCCCAACATACTCGCTTCTAAAGTGTCCTACGAGAGAATCTACGATCACGAGTTTTATGTTCCTCTCTTTCACAAAATTTTGGTTTAATAATTGTTTCGCGAGGAGGATTTGGTGATCGCAGTTATACACGCGTCCATAAAGGATATTCTTTAACGCCTTATCGGGATCGATTCCTTTAGCTTTCGCCATGCTGATAATACGCTCGGGTCGAAAAGTTCCTTCTGTATCTAGATAAACGGCAGTGCCTCCTAGTCCACCGCTTTCCTTGGGTAGCTGGACGTTCACGCAGAGCTGATGGGCGATCTGTGTCTTTCCGGTTCTATATTCCCCAAAGAACTCGGTCATGCTTCCCGTTTCTATACCCCCTCCCAACAACTCGTCTAACTCGTGGGAGCTCGTGGTTATTCGCGCCATGTTCCTTCTATGTTCCCAGACTTCTGTTCCAGATTTGAAACATACGTTAGCTTTTTCCATCGCGTCTTTTATAATCTTCTCGGCGGTCTTTTCTCCCAGCCCGCTCTCTTCTTGGATGATCTTGGGAGGAGTCATGGCAATAGATTCGAAACTACTAAAACCTGCCTTCACGAGCTTCGTCGCGGTCGCTTTTCCTACGCCTTCGATTGTCATTATTAACGCTACGGCGTCCGCATCTGCGCCACTCATGTCTATCTTCTCGTCGTCGTCAGTATCCTTGTCCTTGTCTTTACTCTTGGATTTCGCCTTCGCCTTCTTGGTCTTAGTCTTAGTCTTGGGTTCTGCATCCTCGTTCTCGTCCTTACCTGCGAGATCGAACTCTTCTTCTTCTATTTCTTCTAAGAAATTAACATCTTCCTCAATAGGGGCGGGCTTCTCTTTCACCTCTTCTTCGAGACCGACCTTCTTGGGAGGATCCTCCTCGACTACGAGTTCCATCTCTTCTACTACTATTTCTTTCTTCTCTTCTTCGTTGGTTTTTACTTCCATATTTTTATTCACTTCCGCGCCACCGACCCCTTCTGGGACTTCCTCCTTCGCGAACTTCAAATGCTCTTCGTAGATCTTTCCCTTCTGGTGGTTGTGGTGGCATTCCGTACAATAATATTCCTTTTCCATGGGTTAAATCTTCTTTTAAGTATAGTAACTATAATTTTTTTATATTTAAATAATTACTCTCTTGAAAAAAAATAAATTAATGATCGTTTTTTATTCTTCTTTTAAATATTTTGGTGTCTTATACTCCGCGTATTTATCTAACCCTTTCTTGGGTATGAATTTATCTACGATCGGATAATGCTTGTGCTCTAAGATGTCTTTTACATCGAAGTAATGAATAGTAATCTCGTTCTCGCGTTTTAACCGCGCTACCTCCGCTCTAAAATCCGCCGAGAATTCCGTCGCGATGAAGATCCCTTCCGTCTGCTTCTCTCTTAATAGAGTCCCGCTAAACGCGTCTAGATGAGCGCGCCCCGCCTTGAATTTCTTTACTTGGATAAGGCACTCCCCCAGATTGCCGTCTATGCCGCCGTCGGCGCCTCTATTGCCCGAGAAGCCTCCAAACTCGCGTATGACGAAGTTCTGGAACTCGTAGCCGTCAAGCTGGGCGATCTCCTCGGGGGTGATGGGTAGTCCTTCTATGATATCGAACCTTACTTTAAGGCGCTTGGCGATCAACCTACACGCAGTAGGAGATACATCTATTCCGATCCATTGCCTGTTGAGTTTCTTCGCTACGGCGATCGTTGTGCCACAGTTCCCATTCAATATTACTTTTCCTTCTCTTCTTATAATGATTATATGGGAAGGAACTGTTACACAATATACATAGTCGTTCCAATCAATAATTTCTGCGTGTTTTAATGTAGACTCGGTTCGTTTAATCGTTCCGCTGATGCAATAACATATACTCTTCGACCAGAATAATCGACCATCCTTTGACATTTTTTTCTCCGTTCGTGGTAGTCGTTTTGAAATCGTAACACATATACCAAGCTTAACCATTATTTCTGCTATGTTATCAATTAATTGTTTTGAAATGCTATAGATCCGTATTCCATCTTCCCTTGTCATTCCATCTGATAAGATTAAGCCTTCTAATACATCTTGTAAGTATGGTTTATCGTAGTTTAGAACTTCTCTTGGTATCGTGCGTGTTGGTTGTTTGTGGCATTGTTTAAGATAAGTAAAGATCTCTTCGTTGTTAAAGGTATATCGTCCTTCAGTTTTCTTCCAAACTATGTTCATTTTGTTTAAGAAGTTTTTAATGTAACTATCGTTGTCTTTTATTTGGCGTATTCCTACACGATACCCCGTTGATGTTTTTCCTTCGTCAATATATCCATCACCTAGCCAGAATCCAAGGAACTTACACCATGCGTGTGGGTCTATGTTATTTGGTGGTTTCGGTATATTTCCAGAGCTAATTCCATTGCAGTTTCTTTTAATTTTCGCTAGCCATTTTATGTCCTTAGCTTTGATAAAATCATAATCTGTATAATGAAATGTTGGGGCGGTCTTTCTCTCAGCCGCATACATGTTATGATCGGGCGTGACTAAAATGTCATACATTGTGGATTTCCAGTGATACATCTTTCCATTATGGATATATTTCTGTTTCGTTATAGCATCTACATATTCAATGGTATTACCTTCTACTTGGGCGATCCTTTCGTTTTCTAGGTTCTTAAATTTTACCCATCCGTTCTCTGTTAATAACTCCGTTTCTCCATCGTAACATCCACAAAACGCGTCAAGGACGACATCGTTCTCGTTGGAACTGGTTTTGATTATACGTTCTAAGAGCGCTTCTGGCTTCTGTGTTGGATAACCAAGTCGTTCTTTTGATGACGGATGTAAATACATTCCATCCCATACATCTGAGCATGGTATATTAGCATCGAGATATTTTTTATAATTAGGTAATCCTCCACTCGACCATTCGAACTCTCCACCATTCCTTACGAATTCGTCTATCTTATTTTGAGTCCATACCCAACCGTGTTTATTATCTAATTGAACTGTTTTGTCTTCCGTTGGGAAGTATCTACTTTGACCTTTTGAGACATCTACATAACTATTAGCTTTTATGATAGTTATACTTCTATAATATCCTTTGTTATCTTTTTTCTTGTATTGACCAGATAGATCTTTGGACTTTTCTTTTTGAATGTTAAATATATAATCGTCTGATTTGGTATAAATCAATATTACATCGTGGATTACTCCAAATTTATTAGTGCCAGTTCCTTTAGCGTTCGTTCTCAACCAGCATATACGATTTAAAGGATCTCTATCGAATATTTGATCGCATAGAACTCTTAAATACGCGTCCGCGTGCCAGTCGCAATGGAGATAGAAGCTTCCCGTTTTTTTAAGAACCCGATATATTTCCTTAATTCTCGGTTCCATCCACTCCAGATACACGTTGATATCCTTCTTCGCCCGTCCGCTCCCGTTCTTGTTCTCGGTAATCCAACGGTCTCCAAACTGCCGTATTTCCGCGCCGTCGCCCCAAATGACCTCGTAGTTCTTGATCGCGAAGGATTAGTAAAATCTAATCGGTTTTCGTGAAGAACGGAGGGTCTATGTAGACGAGATCGACGGACTCGGATTCCAAGGTCTTGAGGACTTCTAAATTATCTCCACATATTATTCTTTCTATCATTTTAATAACCTCTCTAAATATTCTGGATGATCCCTTTTCCATATTACGCCTTCTATTGAATATGGACTAATTCCTCTTTTTATAAGATCATCGTCTAATTTCTGAAAGATATTTTGTTTTCTTTTTCTTTTCTTCATTTCCTTAAACCTCTTTCTTGTTTTATGATCGTTTTAAACTATTTAAATAAAATTATTAATTAGAACTTACTTAGCGAAGGAGCAGATTCGTTAAATACTCCCATTCCTGTTTCTCTTCTTCCGTTACCTCTTCTTTCTTTAATACCAGCTTGGTGCGTAGGTAAATCCAACGATACGCGCGTTTCTTATCTATCCTTTTCGCGAGAATTTCTAACGCTTCTTCGCTTGGAAGACCTTTCTTTAACTTTTCAAAGTCTTCTAACGCTTCCATGAATTCTTTCACGGATTATCTCCTTCCAATTTCAAGAAATAAATACCTTCCTTCCCAATGTCATACCCCCGTATCCGATATTTCCGCTCGGGGTGGTTCTTGGTCGCGCGTTCAAGGCACGACTCGCAGAGCGCGATCACTTTAGAACCGCACCGCCAGCGCATTAATTCGCCTTTCGCGTCGTAGATGTCCACCGGGAGACCATCCTTGATACAGTCTTTTCCGCAGCACTTTACCACGTTATTTCTTCTCCAACTCCTTTTTATCGATTCCGCTTGCCAATTTATTAAAACACGCCCTACAAATTCGTTTCCCTTCGAACATAAACACTTGCCGTCGCTTCAATTTGGCAACGCACAACCCACAATACTTTTGTTTGGGTTCTCTTTTATAATCCGTTACTATTGGGCTCATGGTTCCTTTCTACCTCTCGGTCTCTTTTTTAATCCTCGTCGTCTTCTTCTTCTTCGTCGTCCTCGTCCTCGGTTATGGTGTCCATCGCCATTTCCCGTTCGTCTCTCGGAAGCTCGGATATCATGGACGCTCCCAGCATTCCAAACCACTCGCTATCGAGGACTACGGTGAGCTCGTTGTCTCCTTCCTTAATGCGGAAGTAATACTCACCTTCGTCGTTGTGACCTACAAGGTAACGGATCTTCTTTCCTATATAATTTCTTTCTTCTTTCGTACCCTCCTTTTCGTAGCAGTCCCCGCACATTCCATGTTGTGTTATGGACTTTTTAATATCGCTAAAAAAAGACGAAGACACCACAATGGGAAGGATGGTTTCTCCTTCTTGAAAAGATATTGGCTCATTCATAGTATCAGACCATTTTCTTTTACATATTGGACATTCTATATTCATATTTTTACACCTTTTTTATTCCGTAGTTCCCCGACTCGATCTGAGTCTAGGTTTAAAATAGGAAAAAAATGATTTGGTTTGGGTTTATATGTGTTTCGATTGAGGTAAAATTGTTCGTTTTCGTTCGTGATCGTCATAGAGCGGGCGCGGATCTTCTATGGTTTTCGGATTTAGATTGGCTCGCGTTAACAATCTGGTTTTCGAGCATTAAGTGGCTCGCGATTATATGATGGTTCTCGGACCCGTAGTGGCTCGCGCTTCGTTCATGGGTTACGGTTGTAAAGCGGCTTCGCGTATATAGAGTGGTTCTCGAACCTCTGGTGGCTCGCGTCCAAGTTTTGGTTTTCGATTAGAAAATGGCTCGCGTTTTGTTCTTGGGTTTCGATCGTCTAATGGCTCGCGGTTTATCGGTGGGTTTCGAATGCTCTGTGGCTCGCGGTGCTAATATGGTTCTCGATTTTAGATTGACTCGCGGAAATATTGTGGTTTTCGGGGATATCATGACTCGCGGGCACATTGTGGGTTCCGAGATAGCTATGGCTCGCGTATATCCAATGGGTTTCGAGGTTTCTGAGGCTCGCGGGGTTCATATGGTTTTCGATTTTGTTGTGGCTCGCGTCTGCATTTTGGGTTGCGAAACGACCTTGGCTCGCGTAGTTAATGTGGGTTTCGAGGGTATCGTGACTCGCGTTCTTATCTTGGCTCTCGAACTTTCTGTGGCTCGCGAAGGCGAGTTGGGTTTCGAATACCTTATGGCTCGCGTTCTTTATATAGGTTTCGAAAAGAAATTGGCTCGCGGTTATTGAATGGTTTCCGAATTTTATATGGCTCGCGACAAGGCACTGGGTCTCGAATTCTCATTGGCTCGCGTTATTGATGTGGGTTTCGAGAATATCATGGCTCGCGGTGATTTAATGGGTTTCGATCCAGTCTTGGCTATATAAACACCATTTCCTCCAGTCTCTCGTCCATCGACGGCGTGGTTCTCTCTACGACCTGGAGCGACATCGCTACGTAGCCTTCCGCTAAGAAAGCTTTATTGTCGAGAAGGTAGGTCACTTTACAGAGGAGCTCTCGCCCCATATACTTCTCGGTCGTAGGATTATAGTCCTTCAACCGCAGGTAGTCTCCCACTTTATAGTTACGATCGTTCTTTCTTATTTCGAACAACTTAACGCCGTTCCACACGGGATTGAAATATTCTGTCCAGCACTTTAGATCGTGCGTAGTCATATTTTATACTTCCTCCAATATACTTAATTCTTTTTCTATAGGAAGGTCGGGTAATTCCCCTTCCGTGATCTTAATTAACTCGGGATATAAAGACATCAACCGCATGAGCTCGTCTTCCGCGGCGTCTATGTCGCTCCAAGATTTGAGGCTCTTTAATCTTTCTTGCACGCGCCACCGAATTAACCCGAGAATTATCCAATGAAACACGCTCGCGCGTCGGACGAGCCGTATCCATAATTTCGTCTGATAATCCCAGCTATATTTAATAGCATACCATTTATTAGAAACTTTCGTTCTACGAGCGTCGTACCACGTAAATAGCGTTAAATACCGAGCTTGGAGCTTGTTATGAAGTCTATTTCGCCACAGATAGTATCTTTGTTTTATAGGACGCTTGATCGCCCGTTCGTAACACTTCTCGCACAGGAGCCTATCCCATTGATCGCCCGCAGTAAAACCTACTCTCGCGCGAAGGTCGGTAAGCGGTCTAGCGCATCGTCCACAATATTCCGTGCGATATACGCTTTCTTCTTTTTTCTTAACTTCAAAAATAGGCGAAAACAGCCCTCCATCTTGAGGTATTTTATCAGCCAAGATTAGAGGTTTATCTTCTTCTTTTATAGCCTCTTCCTTGAATAATCTAGGATTCATGATATAGGTTTGATCGTGTTTCCATTCAGCAGGATCGAACGGTTTGATGCTATTTAACGGTAATTCAACGAACTCAGAATCCTGTTTTTCTGTAGTAGTTATTGGTATTCCACTGCCCGACACAACACCATAAGTGTATCCTTCGAACTCGTACACGACCTCTCCTTCGTGATAATCGCGGTCTAACCAATCGCATTCTTTCCGCGTAACTTCTCTCTTCACGATTAGTTTTCTTGGCATGTGTTTATTTCTCTCCTTATTTTGTTTTCTTCGTCATAAAATACGCTTCCGCAGTTTTTATAAATGCGTCGAGCTGGGCGCTTATCCGATCTTTTAATTGGTCTACGAACTCCACTGCTTCCGCGTATGAATCGAAATCGTCGGGGGAAACATTGTTTTGACAACAGCCGCAGCCGTCGTCGGAGACTTTAACCGAACCGTCGTAATCTATGCGCGGAAAAAACGTTCTTCCTTGACTTATCATCTTAGTTAGATAGCTCTTCATTTACTTTCCTCCAGAAATATTTTTTCTTGGATTAGATCGTCCAGAGCTTCGAACAGATTCTTAGCCTTTCTAAACCGTTCGATCGTGCCGTCCGTTAAGAAACAATGATCGTATTCGAGTGGGCGGACTCGTTCTTCTTCGTTCTCGTTTATCGTGATCTCGTCAGTGACATATAACTCCTCTTCGTTTCTATGCACTAATCGTCTCGGCATTTACTTTCCTCCTTTTAATAGGTCCACGAGCGGAAATGTATCGAAGACCTTTAACCGATCTTGGTCCACGCGCACGCACATACTTCCTACATTGAAATAGAAGCGAAAACACTTCGAGGTCGCGTAGTACACTACTATGATCTTGCGGTGGAAATTGTTTAAAATATTACCGATCTTCTTCCGTTTGTTGCACGCTTTATACTTACGAACCTCGTAGGCTTGGCACGAGCTTCTCGCCTGCATATATTTTCCGATCGATATAGGGAATATGTAATATCTATATCTTGGTTCTTTTGATTTATACCAAGCTGGATGGAGATCGTACCACATCTTATCAACCACGTTGTCCGACAAATATATAGACAGAGCGTATTTCGCCTCTGTAAACATATCGAACAACGGATCTTGGCGAAGTCTTAATTGCCTCTCGTAACTAAGCTTAATATACTCCTTCCGTTCCTTTAACTTCTCCGCCCGTTTACTTACCACCAACGCGGCGGCGTCCTTTTTCTTTTTTATTATTTCCTCGATTTCCTCTTTCGTTTTCATTTATTCCTCTTCCTCCTCTTCGTCTTCTTCGTTGCCTACGATCATGGTTAGAGCCATTAAGAACGTGTCGAGCTCGCCATCTCCCCCAAGTCCTTTATCGTCGCATTTGGAGCAGATCCCTCCGTCTATGTCTTCGTCCTCGTCCCCTAGATCGCCACAAAAAAGACACGCACCTTCGTCGGCGCGATTTATTAACTCTTTTATTTTATCTATTTTTTCGGTATCATTACTACTCATTTTTTCTTCTCCTCCCACCAGTATCGACAGGTCTCGCACTGGTAAGTAGTCTTTTTCTGATCGTCTCGTAACTTTCTTATTCTTACGCTGAAACATTTATGGCAGTTCCCTTTCAAAAACAACGCACCATCGTCAAGTCCACTACACTTCCATTCCACATACGCATAGAAACACCGTATCGCGTGGTATATAAACCATACTAAGGCACCTACGCATATAACGATTATTATACATAACATAATCCGTAGTTGTATCTAAAACTCTCGTTGTTTTTTAAAAAAAAATACAATTTAATTAAGTTTTTTTTCTATTTAAGCATTTTTATTCGTTTTAACAATCACTGTTATCGAACGAGAACTCTTTTCCACATTCTGGGCAGAAATGAAGCTCGTCCCAGTCCGTTACGGTGTATTCCATAGTAGCATAAGTTCTCGCGTTTTCGTATCTTGGATAGATCTTCATTCCTTTATAGTATAACCTTAAACCATTACTACCGTCTCGATGTGGGATAAAACCGTGCTTCCACGAGCTTATTAACGCGAACTTCGCGCCTTTAACCACGCTACATTCTTTCTTGTTTAAGAATAGTAATATCCTCAGCAGTTTTAACGAGCGCCTTTTAACCGCGATGTAAGGATACTCGGGACAGTAGAGCCCGTCGTAGTTCTTACAATGAGGACATCTATATTCCATATCTACCATAGATTCCTTCTTTTCCAATCCTTCGTTAAACGGGTTATTTTCTGGGTTAAACTCGCAGGTCTTACACTCCTCGCATTGGTCGAAGGTATCTAAACATATTATGTCGTTTCTATAAACACAATCGGTCATTTCCGCACCCCCGCCTCTTTTCTGCATTCCTCCATTGGGAATTTACACGAACCTTCGTAAGTACAATGAGGTGTCCACATATTTCTTAGTTCGGGACACTCTAAATTGATTAGAATATTATCATAACCGTCTTCGTTGTTCGGATGGCTCACGGTGCGCCCACCTCCTCTTTAATCTCTTCTATTTCTGCCGTTACGGTTATTCTATATCGCTTATTATCTTCCATGAAATCCTCTAACTCAAACTTCCAGTAGTCAAGTTTCGAAGGAAAGGTTCGTGCGTGGTGTCTTCCGTATTTTTCCCTATTAAAAGTTCCTTCTACGGTCTTAGTATATTTCATTTCTTCTCGTCCCCGAGCTTCTTTAATTTCAATAAAACATCGTCTAATTTCTCGTGAAGCTTCTTAATCTCCGCGTTCAGGTTAATGCTCACTAAATTAACCAAATCGTCCAATGCCGCTAATTTCTGCAAGATTACCTCATAGGTATCCATTATGTACCGCCCCCGAGCTTCTCTTGTAAGTTCCTCAAATGCGTGATGATTCCCGCGTATAACTGAATACCGTTGATTCCCATGTCGTCTCCTAATCCTTGTTTTGTTTGATCAATCCACGCGAAGATTGCGTTAATGTCCTTAGCGACCTCCGCCTTCTCGACCCATTTCTTTCTGCGAGAACATCTCTTTTTTCTATCCTCTGGTCTATACGAACAATAACCGTTGCAATTGAGGTCTTCGCATTCATAACATAAATCAAAAGGATGAGAGGGTTCCGCCGCCGCGCCCTTCTCTATTGGTTTAAAATAATCACATATTCCCCATGTATCTACATTCAAGCAATCCTCAGACATATATTGCGAGCAGAATTCCTTACAAGTTGGTTCGTCGTAAGGTTCGCCCTTCGGTTCAAAACTACTATATTCTTCGTCGCATTCATCGCATTCGGGAGAAGGATCTTTAAACATACATTCTTCGCATTTCTGAAACATTTTAGAGGGTTTCGATTTCGAGTCGGTCTCTTTCTCTAATTCCGTTTGTCGTAGGTTATAGCCTTGCCAGAACTCGTTTGATTTCTCGATCTCGGTCTTGTCTTCCTTCGATTTAAAGATCGGTAATCCACACATGTTTCCGTGCGAGTCTCGAGCACAGTTAGAAGTGTCGATGGTATAATCCTTCGGCTTCGAGTCGGTTGAGGGGACTTGAACCCCTATTCCTCCCGTAAGAGAGTCTTTCCCCAGCTCGCGAGCCTGTTCCGCTTGTCTCGGAATTAGACTGACAACCGATTTCTCGCCCGAAGGCTCCTTCTCTTTCTCTCGTTCTTTGCTACAACTACTTGCGTGATTTACGGGTAGTCCTCCACATTCGGGGCATCTAATCGAAGACTCCTTCACTTCGTGTAATTTCTGAGAGAGTTTTCTAAATAAATCAGACGCAATAGAATCAGAAGGTATTCTGCCTTCCGTAACATCCTTTAGTATGGATTCGATAAGAAAGAGCGCCCCGCGCAGAGCTTCGTTCTCTTTTCGAATATTTACTAATGTTATATTAGTTTTCGTGATCTCTCCCATTTCAGCTCCAATTCGTTCTTTAATATGCTCTCCTAATTGGTTGAACTGGGCTTCCAGCTTCTCAATCTTAGGCTCTATGAAGTTCTCTTGTCCAATACCACCTAATATCATCGCCTTCTCGGAGATCCAAGCGTTAATTCGTTTTAGAACTTCAGAATGGTTGTTGTCGAGGCTCGCGACCTTCTCTTTTAGATCGTTAAATTCCTTTCGTTCTATATAGTCCATTTCTTTCACCAATCCATAAAATATACTATTTCGCGATAAACCGCGATGTGTCTATTCTCGGCTTCTTTCAACGCGTTATCCAATAAGTCTCCGTATATATCTTCGCCAATGTAGTCTTTGATATATCCATGGACTTCCCAGTAATCGGCAGAATCGGAATACGAAGTGTTCGTCCTGCGCTGATACGCACTTATTAAATTTATTATATCGTCCATTTCCAACTCTTCTTTCTCGTAGAAGTTTTTTTCTCTACACCCGTCGCATTCCTCGGGTTCTTTGTCCTTAAACACGCTTCCACATTCTGTGCATATATAAAACATTATTTTACCAACTCCTCCATGTGCTGATCCATTGCCGCCGTTAAGAAACCTATAAAACCTAGTCGATCTTCCTCGTTAAGGAGGTTAATCCTCTTGTTTCCATCGCGGTGTGTTAGAGCGTAACCCCAACCTTTTTGGAACTCGTCCACCAGTTTCTGTGCTAGGTTCCACGACAACTTCTTCCACTTTTCTAACTCTATTATTTTAGCTTCCATTCGTAACACCTCTTATCCTCTATATTAAGGCAATTATTCGTGATATCTTCAAAAAATACAGCAGTTTCGTAGACGGTCACTTCGCCTAGACGTTTTTCGTAGACGAGGATCTTAACCTTACCGTTCTTAAATAACACGATCTTTCTAAGATCTTTAAATAAACTGTAATACTCCGTTATAATCTTCATAATTCATCCATCCATCAAATTAAAAACTAATCTATTAGAATGAAAACATTTTTTACAGATTCTCTTTCCACGACCCCATAATGTTTGGGAGAGGGCTTCGTAGATTTTAATAATTCGTATTTTCTTGCAACTAACGCATCTACCGATCATTACAACGCCTCGGGAATGTGTTTTAATTTAACTTTGGTAAACTTTTTTAATGCTTCGATTAATTCCCCTGTCTTATATATCATAGGTTCTGGTAAGACACATCTGTCGCGGTGGCTATTATATCCTACATAAACGCGTTCTGGTTTAAGTTCCATTAACATGGGAACGAATTCTTCTAAGTCGAACTCTAAGATCGGTTCCACCGTGACCATGATCGGATTATCGGGCTCCTTTTCTTTAATGTAGGTTAAGAACTCCGCCCATCGTAGTTTTGGCGTAGGAGCGTTCGAGATCGTGCCATATGCCCGATTGGTTTCGAGGGTTATTGCGAGCATGCAATTGGGAGGGAAGAGCCGATCTATCTTGTAGAAAGTAGCTACATTCTTCGTTTGGAATAAGAACTTTCGATCGTTCCACTTCTCCGCTAAGACTACTAACTTTTCGATCATCTCCTTCGTAGCGAACGCGAGATCGCCAAACCGCGAGAGCCATATAAATTGATCTCCGGTAGTCGTAGGCATTCGTTTTTTCGTAGTAAGGTATTTTTGATACCGATCTTCGTGCCAATGAGGCTCGTAGTCGTAGCATTTCTGGCATCCGTTGATTTGTTTTCCTTGATCGTCGAAATGTGGCATACGACGCTTCATTTGGGCTTTAAAACTTGGTTTACAATAACTACAAGTATACCCGCAGCCAATAAACACATTACCAAACGGTAACTTGACCGCGTCCTCGTACATATTATCCTTTTCTTCCATATTTTCTTACTCCTTAAAATCTATTATTAATTTTTGTTTTTGAGATTGATCGTCATATATTTTATTTTTAATCAATTCCGAGAGTTCATACATCTCGTATAACATCTCGTCGGTGACTTGGTTCTTACCATGCTTTTCGTTATGGTCCATAAAATCGTCTAACTCTCCACTACACATAATCATGCTTTTAGAATCCTCCTTGTTCTCGTAGAACGAAAACGCGTTAAGCGGTTCTTCTTCCGTATTAAAGACCACGATCGAGTTCTCGTTCCATTTAATATCTGGGGGTTCGTGCTCTTCGTACATAAGACCACCAAACTTTTTATTTCTTTTCGCTCCCTCGCTCGATCGACACGCATATTCCATATCCTACAATTAACATGGCGTGAACTAAGAAAAACGCGAAGAAATAAATGCTCGGGTCGAGTTTCTGTAGGTAGTTCGCGAGCTGCATAGCGATTGCCATGGCTATAGTTAATATTACTATAACTGAGCTTCCTTTTCCCATTTTTAATATCCCTCTCCTATTTCTTTTACTATTTCGCTTATCTTATTTATTTTCTTAAATAATTCGCGTATTTCTTCGATCTTGTAATCAAGGTTTTCGCGCCACTTTACTTTTTCTTCTAAAGTCTTGAATTGTTGTTCTAAACTATATTTTAATTGCCACACATCTTTCCAATCGTGGTCTTTCGCCTCCGCTCGCACCAACGCGACGCGATACGCCTCTTTCGCTTCCTCGAACTTTTGGTTTAACCCTACCATCGTGGTGCGCAGTAACGCGACCTCGTTCCTTACATCCAATAGTTCCTTTCTAAGATCTTCGCTCATTCTTTCTTTTCCTCGTCGGTTATCTTAATATGACTTTCGCCCTTTAACTTCGCTTCGCGTATCTTCAGGATGAGACCGTGCATACGATTTTTATGGATTATCTGCACTCGGGCAAAGGTCTCCTCGCATTTTTTAATAAGCTCTATGGGCTCGGAGGTTTCTACTTTATGACCTATATAGTCGTTGGTAGGGTTTCCACAGATAACGCAATTACATCCGTTTTCCCGAACGGGATCATCGTCCTTGTTCGCGAGTTCGAGAAGCTCGGTTAAATACTCCTTCCTACACAATTCGCACATTACTTCCGATATATGCATTCTAACTCTCATTTTTCTTCTTTTCCTCCTTCTTTTTTATTGGTTCTCTGGCTTCGTAACCACTCCATCTTTAACCATAACGGTATTTTCCCTTCTCCTTTACATAGATCGCAGTCGTAGGGAACGCCTTCTTCGTGTAAGTTGTAGCCGTATTCTCTATACCCTCCTTCGCCGTGGCATTCTGGACACGTCACGATCTTATATTTATTACTGGGAGAACTATTACCTGGTCTTTTATGAATCATTCTCATTTTATTAGATCACCTTTTTATAATTTACCATATCTTGATACGCGCACCGCGACTTGTTGTGCTTGGGACATAGATTCCATTTTTTATAGAAACGGCATTTGAGCTTGCACTCGATGTCCTCGATCTCTTTTTCGATCTTATAGAGCTTAACCTCGTAGTGTCCTATCTTTTCTACCACCTCGTGGTAACGCTTTAACATCTTCGCGTCCTCGTCGGGTTCCTTTTCTTCGTCCTCTTCCTCCTCGTCCCAGTCGTCTGTCTCTATTTCGAGTTGGCGGTAAAGCCAATCTCTTTCTTCCTCTAAACCCTTTATTGTTTTCTTCGCGTCTTTTAGATCTTCAAGTATTATCCAACCATCGGGTTCCATACTTCCCCTCTCGCTTCTACTTCTTTCTTAATTTTTAGTAACTTAATTAATATCTGCCCATGACACTTCAATGGCGTTAGAGTGCGCGTCGTTGCACACCAACATCCAAGTCTTAACCCCTCGAGCTCGTTCAGGTTAAACATCTTCGGATCTAACGAGATTCGTTTCCGTATGTAGTTCTCGTATAACTCCAACGCTTTCGCGCCGTATTTCTCGATCGAAAACGGGTTCGCCCATTTCGAGTCCTTGGGAAACTCCTCGTGGAGCGCGTGCGTTCTCATCTGAGCGCGACCTATGTAGAGGTCGTAGTGGGGACGCACTCCTTTTACCTTGTGGATGTCGATAACCATGCTCATTACAACCACCCCCAATATAGAATGTCAAGGTCGCGTTCGTCTTGTAGTTTGGATACCTTTATCCATTTCTCCGTTAGTCTATTTATAAAATTCAATAATTGTTGAGGCGTGAGCACTTGGAATTGAGAACAATCCTTTAATTCTCGCGGTAATTTCTCCCACCCCTCCTGTAATTGGAGGTGTTTAAAATTCATTATTTTATCCATTATTTTACAGTTGGTTTTATGATCGCAGATATCGCATATTGGAATCGTTTTAATTGCCTCCTTTCGTTTCTAAATAACATCCTTCTTTTCGATCTTAATGTCATACGCGTTCATCTTAGTTAGTAACGCTTCTCGGATTATTCTAACTACGAACTCGTTCAACGCCACTTTCTTGTCTCTATAAGAATCTGGTAGCACTATTTCCGCCTCGTCCATAAACCCATATACGTAATCCTTCACCAATTTCTTACCGTGATTCTCCATATATTCTTTAATGTATTTCGCTACGAATTTATGCACTTCGAACTTCTCTAACTCCTCGTGCAAGACTTGATACGCGATTCCGCGAATGTCCTTTTCCAACTCGCTAATATTGACTCGTATTTTACAGTCTTTCTTGTCTTCGGTCATTTCCGCGCCCCCGCCTCTTTCAGTTTTTTAATAATATTATTTAATATAAAAGTATCGTTAATATTTCTATCCCACTTCCGTTGTTCTATGGTTAGAATTGATTGTAATTCAGAATCAGATAAAAGCGACATTTTTAAATGTTTTATTAATCGTATTAAATGATTTAAATGCGTTCTATTCTCCGCGTGACATACCACATTCACATAATTAATCTGTCGCGTGGCATCTATTTTATCTATTAATAAACGCGTTATTTCCTTTAGGCTCATGGAGCGCCCGCCTCCTTCGTTTTATGTTCTTCTATAAAATAGTCTATAATAAAATTAACTAAAGATTCAACGGCATAATAAGCGTGAGGATTATGAATAACATCAATAATAGGACCTCCAAGAGCTTTTGTTTTTTCGCGGAGTTCGTCTATAAAAGCTTTCTCGTCCATTACTTTTCTCCCCCGATCTCCTTTCTTAGTTTTTCAATATATACGGAAATTATTCCTTTTAGCGTTTTATGATCGATACACGCGTCAACATATTTCTGTAATTGATCGGCGACTACTGCCTTTTCGATCACATCGATGTGTTCCATTACCGATTCTTCGTTGTTTTTCGTGCGATCTATAACGATTATTTTTTCAAGAGGGAGACAATTTGGATAAAACCAATTTCCTTTGAGATCCTTACATTTTAGTCCGCATTCGTCTATTCCTTCACCACCTATCGCGAAAGGACAACGATCGCATTGACCAGGGACTGGTTCCGCCGTCGCGCCTCTCATTTTATTGAACTCGTCTTGAACTTCCTTTTCCGTAATATCAGGGATCTTTAGATGAGACGCCGCCTCTTTCTCGTCTTCTTCCTTAATCCTCTTACAATAATCTATTTCCGATTCGCCGTCGATCTCAGAAACTACGGTGTAAGGAGCGGTAGAGAGAACCGTTCCCACAGGAGGGTCCACTCTTTTATAACATTCACAATCGCATTTATTACAGTCTCTATCATAATGGTCGGCGAATGTATGTCCACACTTACAAAGGGGATGATCCTTCGCTTTCGAGTCGGTCTTTTCCTTCTCTCTTTTTTCGATTAACGCTTTTCTTTCTTGTTTATATTTGATCTCGTCGTACACGCTACATCCTACCGTTCTATTGTTTTTTTCTTTACAATCAATAGATTTGGGACACTTCTCGCATACAATAATCGATTTCTCGCCTGGAGGATCTGTCGCTTCTTTCATTATTTTTTTTAATCTCTCTTCTTCTTTTTTAAACTCGAACGCTTCCTTTATAGAAGGATCGCCAATTCTTATATCTCGTAGTCCTCTTGATTGGTAAGCGTCTTGGATTGAATGAGAAGGTGGTATTCCTTCCTTCTTTCCTTCGAGCGCGTCTAACCTCTTTAATACGCTCTGTTCCTCTTTCCACTCTTCTTGAGACGAGTTCACGCACGCACGCATCCAAGTTTCGAGATCGTTTAACCGCAGTAACATTTCCTCCCGTCCTTCGATCTCTTTCGTCATTACTACCATCCTCTCTTCGATCTTACATTCGAGCGTTTCTATTCTATCTCGGAAGTCTATAAGCACCTCTCCCGTCTGCGTGAGCTCTCGGTCGGCGAAGGTTGTAAGGTCTTTTACCTTGTCCTCTATTTCGTGAAACCTTTGTCGTATTCCATCTATAACGCTCAGTTGATCGTTCCTATGTCTCGCGAGGATGTCTTCGAGCTTGTCCAACCGTTCTTTTAATTGGATGCTTTCGTAGTCGGTCATTTCTTGTTAATTACCTCCATTACTTTCTTTTTCCCCTCCTCTGATAGATCGTCCATAGTTCTCTGCGACGGAGGGTGCTCGCAGCCGTATTCTGAGCACGACACAAGACCCGTTAATGCACCGTGGGTGAGGATCACGCCGTCTGGCTCATTAAGGTAATAGTTAGCTAAAAGACACGCTACTCCAAAACTATTTCCAGAATGTTCGTCGCTCGTAACTCCTTTCTGTAGATCGTCGTTATCGTGGAACTCCTTAACCGTTTTATTGTTCTTCTTACAGTAGTCTGCTATTTTCACGGCTTCTTCGCAGCACATTAACTCGTAGCCTCCGAACGCGTGGTTAAAATTAGAACAACTCCTTCGAAACCGATCGATTCTTTTCTGGAATATGGGTGGTAGCGCATTGTACTGCGCGTCTTGTTTCTTCTGGTCGTATAAACGATAGAAGAAGCACTCTCCGTTATCGGTGAGGCTTTCCGTCTTACAGTCGGTAGTGTCTTCTTTATAATACACGCATTCTTTACATTTTTCGTTCATGATCGTTCTCTTTTTCTTTATTTTGATTAGTATATTATAAATATAAAAAAATAATTATTTCTTAATTAATAGATCGCTTAATTCGCACAGTTTCAACAATCGTTCTAGGACTTTTTCGTAGTCTTCTTTCTTATAGTCACAAACGCGCGTATCAAAGATGATCTTCTTCTTCTTTTTTAATTGTTTATCCGTTTTTCTTCGCGCTTTATAACTATCAATCCTAGTATCTATTACTAAATTAGAATATATCTTCGTCTCGGTGATATTAATGTGTCGTTCGGACTCTCGATTCTTGATGTGATGGTATGCCACTAATTCCACTTGAGGCATGCACGGGTTCGTGTAAAAAATTAATTTAAAGTAAAATCTAGGATCCATTTCTTTCCTTACCCCTTTATTTTATCGTTTAAATAATTGAAGAACTCTTTCCTTGCCTTCTCTCCGATCGCTTTCTTGACTGCGTCCGTGATCACGGTCTCTCCTTTCGATTCTTTTTCCACATCCGCGATCATTGCCTTGATCACATCTCCGGTATCTTTTTTATCAGGATCCGCAGGGAGACCATATTTCGTAGGGTTACTCATTAAATGACTAAGCCGCCCAGCAGTGACCCATTCTTCCGCGATCGCTTTCGCTTCTGTTAAGACCTTCAACTTCGCGGGATCGTCTATAGCTCGGGGAGTTTTAACTTCGTCGTATTCTGGGTTTCTATATTTCGCGATCACTCTAGAACCGTTGTTGGATGTAAACTCTTCTAATGGATGGAGCACTAACCCTTCGCGTAGATGCTCACCCATCTCTTTCTTTGCGGCTATCGTAGAAGGTAATCTCGCAACTCGCATTACTTCTTCTGGCGTAGCGTCTATGATCACAGAATCTACCACTTGTAACCCTAGTTGTCCTCCCAGTGCGATCGTTTTATCGAACGAAAGCCACATATCCTCTACTCGGATGTCGAACAAGATGAAATCTGAGTTCTTTCCATACATATGGCTCATTTTATTGATCTTTCCTCCGTAGAACTCGCCATGGAGCTTCACTTTCTTAGTTCCAAACTTTTCGCGCATAAGAGCTAATAACTTCTCGTGGTTGAATAGCGCCTTAAATACATCTGCGGAACCTCCTCCTGAATGATAGAAAAGATTATCGTCCTTATAGGTAATCCACGCGCTCGTGCCGTGAATCTTCTCGGTCGCCCAGATCTTCTTAAACAACAATATTTGTTGGTTTTTATACAAATTCTCGATTTCTAAATAACCCATATTTTTTCACTTTTTTTTATTAATATAAATTTCTTCGCATTCCTTACAGAACGCCGTTAATCTTCTTGGTATCGACCAATGCGATTCTACCCAGTATAGTTCCACGGAAGGAACGATCTTCTCGCACCAGTCGCACTTCACGCCTTTATTTTCCTTAATGAAATCTAGCCAATATTCTGCGCTCATTTCTTAATTGCACTCCATTTACTATTGTTAAAACATCCTACTGTTTGGCAGAGATCGCCGTGCGTGTCTTTACCGTATTCACAGTTTCCACAGGTTAGTTTACAATGATTCACACACCAAAAATGGTGATACTTGGGATTTAAACCGTCGTCGTCTATGTGGTATTCGTTATAGACCTTGCCTCCGCATTCGGGGCATTTCATGGTAGTCAAGCTCATTTTTAATCACCATTTATGCTATCGAATCAAATACGGTCTTACCACATTTATAACATTCTAAAGAAAACGATCCTTTTTCGTAGTGTAATTTAGTGTTACACGAGGGACATCGTATCTTCTTGGTTCTATTTTTAATTCTCGTTTTCAATCACCATTTATAATCCTTATCGTTTTCCTCGTGGTATTTCTTATTAAGCTCGCCGCAGATCTTGGGCGCAGTGCTTACTGGCGCTTTAAATATGTGTTTAAACGCGCTTTCAAAATCGATCATCGTGCCGCACAGAGCGCACCTTCTTTTCTTAATACGCTTCGTCGCGTAGGTGTATTGCTTACACCGTGGACATTGGAAACAGAATATTTCCGCGTCCGTTGATTTCTTAGAGTCTTCCATCTTCTATTCTCCACCTTACTTCCCATTTTATAAAACTTTTGAATTCTTGTAATAACATATCGATCTTAAACATAAGCTCTCCTATAGTCGGTTTTACTTGTTGCCATTGCATTATGCAAGTTATTTTGCGACTTCCCCCGTGCGTGAATACTTCCTCGTGGTTGCCATTATGATGCTTCCGTAATTGACAATAGAAGGTACAACTGTTGTCGCCAAAATCGTCTCCTATGGACAACTTCGCCTTACATTGTCCTTTTTCTCGATGTCTCATATTAATCGTGGTTTACTTGTTCGTAGTCGATTATACAGATCAAGCGAAGCGACTGTTGCACGAGCTTCCAAGTCATCGTATACGCGCATGTTTCGCACGCTTTTTCTTTCATGAAGTCGTTAATCCTTTTCTCAAAACTGGATAACTCTTCCGTGCCAATCGTTTCCTTATAGCCATTAACGATCGCACCTTGGACAAATATTTTAATCGTCATTTTTCTTAACCTCGTATTCTTTTATTATTTTCTTAATTCTTTCCCGCTCGTCGTCAAAACTAGCGTAGATTTCAACCAATTTGTAGAAGAACTCGTCCGACTGCTCGTTGGTGAGCTTAGACCAGACTTCCTCGATGTCCATTTCAACATTCGTATTTATTTTTATTCTCGTCATCCTTATCCAACTTCCGCAATTTTAGATCGTATAACATGCAAGTTACATTACGGCACGCGTACCAGTCATCTCTTCCCTCGAATGGGTCGTCCTTGAAGAGGAGCTTCCCACACGATAAACAAGAGGGTCGTTCGTCTGACATTTTGATTTTTTCTCTTTTTTAATAAATTATATTATTTTTATTTGTTTATAAATCTTTTTATCGTTACTCTTAACATATTTCTTGTAATCGAACGACACTAATTCGCGATCGAAGTGAATTCCTATGTTGTTAACCCATAGCACCACGATCGAAGGGAAGTTCGACACGCTCATTACTTTCTTTAATAAAGGTTTTCCCGTTTTCGGATCGATGACTTTCAGACCCGTTTTCTTGTCCACGACCTCCTTGTAGTAGAATGGCTTCCCGTCCACGAGGAAGTTAATGCGTCCTTTACAGAGAAGGAAATACTGGGCGTGGTAACAATAATCGTGGAAATATTTAGTCTCCGTCCTCGCGGGTATGAGCAAGGCGATCAGGCATCTACGATTATGGAGAACGGCTTCGTCGTGCTCGAAGGAACATTTCATAGACCATTCCTTTACATGCGAGTAAGGAGGGTTCACGAACACGAGTTCCTCTTTCCACGATTGTAAGAGACCGTTGGTCTCCTTCGTGAATACTTTGGGAGCTTTCTTGTTCTTCTCCGTGCCACACGCGTCCAGAGTAAATTCTACATCTAGAAACGATTCTAGCGCTTTTACGACTTCTGGAGGAGTTTCCCAGTCATCGGAGCTCGTTTCCTTGGGAGCGCGGCTAAAACCTTCTTTATTCATATCGCACCTGATTTCTTTCCGTTTTATTCGTTTCTTTATCGTATAGTCTAAACTCTTTTATTTTACAGATAGGACAGTTAAAATATTTAAAAACATAAAAAATAGTCGTTAGTTGATATATCTTCTTTTTATGGTTACATTCGATCATTTTTTTAAGTCACCTCAAGAAGTACGAGATCGCCGTATTTTAATTCTGCACCACATTTCTCGCATTTAAAATCACATAATTCCAATTGTATATCAGAATTTGAAGTACAGTCTGACCAAGGATAGAAAACTTGATTCAAACGAGTAATTCCTGTTTCCCCTAGATCGTTGGGACACGCTAAATAAAATATAGACATTTTTGGCTCACTTCTCCGTGATCCTTATCGTGGTAATGAGTTTCTCTCCTTCTTCTTTATGGTTTACATTCATAACACCAACTTGCCTATCGTAGATAAAATGTAGCGCGTCCAACACTTCCTGCGTATCGTGTTTATGAGCACTAAATAGACCGCACAAGAACTTTTCGTTTTTAACCGTTATTACAACGGTGTTGCGTTCGTGCGACACGCGGAATACCCACGCGGCGAGCTGGGCTTGTAAGCCCTTGTAAATCCAAGCTATATTGAAGGGAATTTTCTGTGCGCGAAGGATCGTCTCTACTAACGATAAATGAGAGGTAGCAGAGCGTTGTAACATGTGTTGGGTAAGGAACTCTTTATTACCGTCCGTGAGCTCGTTCCAGAGCTCGTCTGCTTTCTTAGCGGGATATTCTACACCTTTTTTAGCGAGTTCTAATATAAGATCGTCCTTCTCTACTTTAGATATTTCTATTTCTTCCATCTTTTCTTTCCTCCATTAGGTAGTTTATAAACGCGATTATGTCCGACATGCACCCGCGATCGAACATCGTATTGTTCTCGGGAAAGAAGCAGTATTGCCTCCACGCGCCGCTCCATTTCACATAGCCTATTACCAAGTTGTTGGTGTTGTTAACCACCTCGTATAGGTTCGTTTTCTCGCCTTTATGTTTTAATTTAAAATCTATGTAATGTTTACTCGTTCTTTTTCACCTCTATGAAATCTTCGGGAGTTTCTTTTATTTTCATCTTCCACGATCGTTTTCTTTTCTGTTGTACTTCAATACTCCACGGAGAGCAGTCCTTCACTCGTTTCGATACATTCTCGTAGCACCACCGCGCGAAAGTCCCTAGCACCGCTCTGCTACTATCGGAATTGTCGAATCTAAGCTCTACGCGGTCTCTATTCTTCCAGTTCCTCTGTTCGTTGTCGCCATAGACCGAGATTCCTTCCTCTGGATGATAATTCAAGAGAATACTATATCCTCCTTCCCAAGAAGCGAAATCAAGATCCATACTACCGTCTCCGCATTGATTCATCATAGGTTTTTCGATCGTTAAGTTCCGTTCCTGATAGTATTTCTTAATACTAAGGGCAATTTCGATCGCTTTATCGATCGTGGATTCTAAGATAGGTTCCGTATCGTCGTCGTCCGCCCAGCCTTTTACACTACAGTTCTTCAAGATATACGCTTTTTCTTCGTCAAAAATCCACGGTTCGCTCATTCCTCTTTCTCGCCTCCTTTTTCTACTTCGATCTCGTTCCAATCGTCTAAATAGATTTTAGGTTCTCCTTTTTTTATTTTCACAATATTTACATTAACAATTGTTTTTTTTATTGGCTCTACTTCGATCTTATTCCAATACAGGTCTTTTTCCGTAACTCCATCTACTTCTTGGTATAAGAGTTTTATTATCTTTTCCGCGCGTAGGTTTAAATACGCCGATTTTGGATCGGTAGCGATCATGATTTCCGTTACGAGCCTTTTTAATTCCTCGTATACTTCTTTTTTCACGTTAATACTCGTCCTCCCAATCGTTACCCCACTCGTCGTCCTCGTCGAGATCGAAGTTCTCGTCTATGAAATCTTCTATTATATCTGGAGTCCACCACTCTTCGCACTTGGGACACCAACCTCCTTCCTGCGCGTCGTAGTTCTCTAACGCGCCTCCACAATCGGGGCATATTCCAAAATAATTCATTCTTCTCTATCCTCCTTTATTTCTATAAACTTATTAATCTTCGCAGAAACGCTCTCCTTTTCTTTTTCTTCTCTTCTTTTCTCTTGTTTCTCCTTTCCAACGCTTGATTACGTATCTCTGCCATGTTTTGGCAGTGTTCAAACGCTAAGAGGTATCCCGCGGTAGATATATATCGAATAAACTTCAAGCACATATTAATCGTCCATATCGCTCCAATCGTCGTCTGGATCCCAATAGTCGTAGCGATCCTCGTCCTCGAACTTATCGTAGTCGGGACCGTCGTATTCCCCGTTGGTATATCCTTCTAACCATTGATCCTCTAACTCGGCTTCGCGTTCTTGTTCTTGTTCTAGGTCTTGTAGCGCGTAGATACAACCCATCTGAGCAAGATATTCTCGGTCTGCTACGAGATCGTTGGTAAATACGTTCTTTATCTTACAGTTCTTACAGTCTTGATTACATTTCTCTACCATTTTTATCTATACCTCTTTAGCGGTGTTGGGTGTAAACGGCGTTTCATGCACTCTCGGCACTTCTTTTTCGAAGGATCGTAGTTACATAAACACATCCGCCTATGCGGGCTACAATTCTTATCTTCTCCTCTCGTATTATCCCACCTCCATTTCTAATACTTTTTTTTCGATCGTTTTTAATTCTTTCTTTATGTCGGGGCAGTCGGAAGTATCGATCTCGCATTTAATTCCTTTGGAGTCCATGAGTTGTTTCGCTAACACTAAGAACCCATACAACAACCGTAGCCTAGAATCGAAGATGTCGTAGCCCACATCGCCCCATATGTTTCTGCCAATATTTGGCGACATACGAAGATCTTGTATAAACTGGATGCCTTCTATTCTAATTCCGAAATACCACGCGATCCTATCTTCCATCGTCTTGAAATGGGTTTCGCAGAACTCGCAGTCGTCGCGATCGCAGGATGGTGCGGTAAGGTCGCGCGAGTCTACTACTCTTAATATTCTTCGTAGGAGCGCGTCGTTTTTTAATCGGTAGCCTCCTTCCACGCTCCATCTTTTATAACTGTCCTTATCGATCGTGGGAGGGTTCTCCTCCATCTCGTTGTAAAGATCGAGTGGGAACTTCTCGTTAACGATAATAAACAATTGTAATGGGTCTACCTCTTCTTTAAACTCTAACCATATTGATTGTACCATGTTATCTCTTAACCTCCATAAAATCCTCAGGGGTTTCTTTCTTTCTTACATCGAACTTATATTCAATGACATAAGGAACTATGGGCTTAAAAGACTTACAGTAGTCGGCATTCGTGCGTTTAAGATTGTGGTGTGTATCGAAACAACTACAATACCAGCAATCTAGGAAGAAAGAAAAAGCCTCGTAATACTTGCACTCCTTGCAGTTCGCAGGGGCGCACGGACAGACCCCCGTTCCCGTACACTCGCGTATGTGTCTTCCATCAACCATTTTTGAGTTGGGACATTCTTCGCATTCCATTATCTTTTTACCTCCATGAAGTCCTCTGGGGTTTCCTTCCTTCTCTCGTTCTTTTTTTCTTTTTCTATTTTCTGTTTATAGATCAGACTATTTATTTTGGGTCTATATTCCCCGCAGAAATCGGGATGTGTGTGAACGTCGTCGTTAGATCGACTAAATCGTATACAAAACCAATAAGATCCATGAATAGGATTTCTATAAAATATACAGTCCCGACAATCGATGTGGTAGAGTTTATACTGAGCCAACTCTTCTTCCGTTGCAGGTCTCCTATATTCGCTCATCGCGGCGGCTTACCTCCATGAAGTCTTCGGGACAGGTCTTTTCACGCTCTTTCCGTTCTTCTTTGACCGCTTGAATAGGCGTTGGTTTAAAACCAGGGGGTATTCTTGAATTTAACTCCACCAGAGTAGCGTGCTTAATCTCAGTCTTTACCATTTTAATATATTCTTCTATGTTCTTCGCGCCAGAATTCATATATGTATCAAAATGTCTATACGCTATGCAATTATTGGGATTTTTAAACTCGTCAATATCGTAATACAGGCAATACTTATCGTTAAAATTAATTCCGTGAAATGTGTAAAACGCGCAGTAGTTCTTACCAGAACGACATTGTTGGGCAGTGGATTCTTGTTGTATTAGTCCTCCGTTCTTGAGTATGTCAAGTAATTCTGACGTGAGTTCCGTGCACTTAGAAGGTTTATACGATCCGCAATACGGAGAGGCGTCCTCCTCTTCCATGGATCGTCCAGAAGCGGCACATATTCCGTTAGCGAAATATTTACATTCTCCACACACGGGCGTCATAATCTCTTAACCTCCGTTTTAATACTCGTCTCGCGGATCTTCTTTAATTGTTAATTTTAAAAAACCATTTTTGGGTTCGTAGAGAAAACCCGATTCTATTAATTTATCAATGTTCTTTTCGATAAAGGATTTTGTAAAACTTCCCTCTGATGTAGTTTCGATTGCGGATATAATAGCGGTGCGCTTACTCTCTTTATAGTTAGTATCCTCAAAGAATCGTTGTAATGCGTCCTTGAGAGTATCGTCTTTCTTGGTCGTAGAACGCGCCGCTCCTACGAAGAGTCTATCCATATCGATCTTCCCCGTAGCGTCGTCGTAGCCTACATCTTTAATAAACTTACTAAATAATTCGATAATTGCGTCTACATCTTCTTTAATGACTTTTCTTCTAAGCGCCATTTTCGCGTGTGCCGTGCTTAGTCTTACTAACGCTTCTAATTGTCTCGCTAAGATCGTGATCACCGCTCCATCTCCCTTGTCCGAAGTCCGTAGCGTTAAGTAGAACTTCTTAATCGACTCGCTCGCTTCTTTAGTAAGCATAGGATTACAAGTGCGCCTCGCGTAGCGAATGTATTTCTTTAACAACGGTATTGAAATTGGGGGCTCAGCGGAAAGAGGTTTTCCTTCTCCTTCGTCCAACGACAATTGTAGAACAATATCTGCTGTGTTTATGTCGTCTTGTTCGCTGATTACATCTTTTACTACAAATATAAGATCGAACCGCGATAACAACGAAGAGGGCATGTTTATATTCTTAGAAGGCGTTTTAAAGGGATCGTATCTTCCGTGTACAGGGTTAGCAGACGCGATCACGGCGGTCTCCGCTTTAAGCGTAGCTACTATACCTCCTTTGGCGATACTGATGGTCTGTTGCTCTAATTGCTCGTGGATCGCAGAACGATCGGCGGATTCCATTTTATCGAACTCGTCTATAGCCGCTATTCCTCCGTTCGCTAACACTAACACGCCCGCTTCTAGGTTCATTTGTCCGTTTTGATCTTTCAATACGGCGGCGGTCAATCCTACTGCTGACGATCCTTTTCCCGACGAGTATATTCCACGAGGAGTAATATCGATCACGCTTTTTAATATCTCGGACTTTCCCGTTCCAGGGTCTCCAACGAATAGGACATGAATGTTCGCTCGTGTATGACCTCCTCCAGGCTTAGGGGATTTGGTTCCGCCAAACATGCTTAACGCACACGCCATTTTAAGATCGTCTCGACCGTAGATATTGGTTGCGATACTACTCGCGATCTTTTTCTGAATGTCTGGTTCGCGCGAGAGACGGTCTATCTCAGCTCTCTCGTCTGAAGTAAGGTCTATGTCGCGATTGCTCTTATCCTCGGGATCTACGTAGAGCGCGTCTATATAAGTGTCCAGTAGAACCGACTCGCTAGTAGGAATAATAGCTTTAAATATACCCATAACAGATACGCGGTCTCCCGGCTTTACAGAGTCTACCATGTCGCGTAATAAATGGATCGTTATTGATTGTGGTGTGTAGCCAGAAGGCACATCCTCGGGATTCTCTTGCACCACCGCGGTTTGATAGTTAATACGCTCCGATTTAGTAGATACATATTGAAAATCGGACTTAGACTTCGCTTTACATTTCTTGTCGATACAAAAATGAGGAAATCTGATTTTATTCGTTAATTGAATAACTTGGAACTCTTTTAAACATATTAAACATAGAAACTTCGCCATTAACAATTGAGGTCTCACCACAGAGGTGCGAATCACGATTCCGTTAAAATACACTAATTTATCCACATATTGTTCGTGGATCTGTCGTAATGGCACGAACAACGGCGAGCGTTTGTCGTCCGTAGATACGCGCACGAAGTAGTGTTGCGCGTTATCGAAAGTGCCACCGTAGTTTCGTATTAAGTCTCGGAACGCGTCGTTCGCTTCCGTTAACACGCGCTCTGGTTCTTGCCGTAGTAAATCTGCGATGAGTTGATCGTGCGCGAGTAAATCTTCGTATAAAAACACGAGGACATTACCGTTCTTATTGTGAATATCGTCTAACGCGCGTTGGTATTTAAACGAGTTCGGTCTGTCTTGAAAGAGCCTAAAGAAGTCGTTAAATCTCTGAACATAATGAATAGGAGCAGATATTGGTGCGATCGCGGGAGTAGGTTCTTGGTCTGGCTCGTGCTCTTCTTCCCCTTCGATGTCGAGAGGGATATCTGGCTGCTCGTCGTTGTGTTCCGACATTGTAGTTACCTCTTTTGTTTTATTGTTTTAATAAAGCTTTTTTTAATTTGTCCATTTCGTCTGCGCGTTCGTCTTGATTCATATCGTATAAGGTCATATATACCTTCGTATCGAAGAGAGGCTTATACACATAACGCGAACGCCCTTTCCCACTTGCAGAAGGGATCTTTTCTTTTATAATAAAACCGTGCGTTTCTAACTTCTCTAAGTAAAGTCGGATAGTCTCCTTCGACTTGGAAGTAATCTCGTATTTATTAGAAAGATTATCGTTCCATTTTTTAACGAGAAGGTTAAGATCGATCGTTTCGTTCTCAGTAGATAATTTGGCAATTAAACAAATTAAGAATTTATAATCGATAGGAACATTTTCAAAAAATAGATATTTAGTCTGTTCGTCTATACCTTCGAAAAAGGTCTGTATCTCTTCGTGGGTAAGCTCTTTAGACTCCTTATCGTTTAACGCCTTCCAATCAATGATATTACTTAACGCTTTTATACCCACTCTCAGTTTATCGAGTTGTTTATTCGCGATATTAGCGATGATTTGGATCTCGGACAGAGATACGATCTTTTTAGTTACTCCGTTAGAAAGACGCGCGGTAAGAATGTTTAATATCTCGTCCTCGGTATACGAGGAGAAGTTAAGCGTGGACGCTTGGAGACGAGACGACACCTTGGGATCTAATTCGTCGTACCACGATCTCTTATTAGATATGAAAACGAGACCGTATTTGGAAGAATTAGCGAAGTCGTAGAAGAGTTCTTTTGGATCGTAGCGTTTACATAAATCGTCCACTTCGTCTAGGCAGAGAACGATCCTTTCTACATTCTTCGTTAATCCTGCGATCGCGTTATTATACTCTGATATACTAACTCCTCCTTTTCCAATAGAACCTCCCAACTCGCTGATAATAGTGCAATAAATGTCCCGTCTCGTGGTATCTTTACAATTATGATATACATAAAGCCATTCTGGTTTAGTCTTCTTGAGAAGCTCAAACATCTTCCTGACACAAACTGTCTTCCCCGTAGAGACTATACCTACAATAATTAAATGTTTCTTAGTCAAGACCGCGTTTCCTATACTCATACATTCGCTCTCTCTATGAAGAATGGCGTCGGGAATGTAATCATAGGTAAAGATTCTATCGTTTTTAACGGTAAGAGATTGTGTTTTTTCAAGCATTTTCGTTATTTTTTCGTCAAACATCATATTATCTTTAATAAGTTCTTATCTTTAAAAATATTGTTATTATTAGTTAAATAGACTATTTCTTAAAAGAATACTTCTTTTTAAAATAATGTTTTTTGATACTCGACATAAATGGATACAAACAATTTTAAATTTAACCTACTCCCCCCATTTTTGTTTAATACTCTCCCCCTAGGTGATGAATTTTTTTCTTCTTTTTTGTTTTAAGAGTACTTAGACACACTATACTATTGTTTTTGCATTTATAAATATTTCGAATTTTTTTGCATTTCTTTAATCGTTCTATTATTTGTATTTTACAAAAAAGGGGGGTATATCGGATCGCGATAAAAATGTTTATACCTTATCACTTAACTACGAGTTCTTTATTTTTCGTTTTAAATTGATTCTACGATTTATTTTAAAAATAACTTTTTAATTATTTTAAGAGTGACATTTATTAAAAAAATAAAGAAAAATTGTCGTGTATATAACTCAAGGATCGCGGATATAGATTGGTTCTCGCGTTGATTATGGCTCGCGTATCTCATATGGGTATCGCGTTGATTTGGGCTCGCGTCTTTCTGGTGGATTACGAATAGAAATTGGCTCGCGTTTATATACTGGTTTTCGACATGTGGTGGCTCGCGAGAGAGTAATGGGTATCGTGGCGTCCCTGGCTCGCGTCATAAGATGGGTCTCGACTCGTTTATGGCTCGCGCATATTTTCTGGTTCTCGAATTCAGTCTGGCTTCGCGTAATTAAGGTGGGTTTCGGATCTTTTATGGCTCGCGTCTTTATTCTGATTCTCGCATCTCTTATGGCTCGCGCGTGACCATTGGGTTTCGAGTTCACCTTGGCTTGCGTAACTATTGTGGATCTCGATCTTGAAATGGCTCGCGGTCCTATCATGGGCTTCGGAATTATAACGGCTCGCGCTAACGCTCTGGTTTTCGCAATCAAACTGGCTCGCGACATTATTTTGGTTCTTGGTTTTCCTATGGCTCGCGTCAATCTTATGGGTTACGATTGTTGAGTGGCTCCCTCTTCCTCGAATTCGCCCTCGTCTGCAACCACTAACTTCTTCTCGTAGGTATCTTCCATAGCAACGGCTTCTTTCCAACCTATGATATGCTGGTGCTGTAACACTTCCTCCACGTAAGTCCTCTCGACGGGAAGTCCTACTATTTCGCGTGAGCATTCCCAATAATGCGCTAAGATGTGCTTCCTTACCTTCCTCAACGCGCGGTTGTGGACGTGTCCTTTACTCAGTTTAAGGTCGGTTTCCTTATATCCCTTACCTTCTCCCTTGGGTTTGGCTTCGCTTCCACTCTCAACTTTCTTTTTCTTTTCTTTCGCGCCGTATTTCAACGCTAACTCTCCCGGTTGGAACACCTTCGCCGCCTGTTTCTCTTTCTCAGATTCGTAGATCTTGCGGTAATACCCTCGATTCTGCTTCATGAGCGAGTCCGATATAAGATAGGTCATCGATCGTAATCCCGCGTCGAAGTTGAGCTTCTCTCCTTTCTTGCGCTTGGGGGCTTTTCCGTCTACTACGTTATTACCTGTATAAGACCACAAACTCGACACGGTTGGGAATCCTCGTAGTTTATAAAGTCTTGGAACGTCCTTTCGTATTTCGTTGTAATTCGCGTCGATTCCTTCTCGCGCGATCACTTTCTTCTCTTTGGGATCGAATATGTAGTTCCTGCACTCTCCGAAGGCGTTGATAATGTTCGCCGATAACACGGGACCAATACCTCGTATCTTACTAAGGAATACCTCGTAGATCTTCTCCGCAACGATGTAGCTCTCCATCAGCTTCTTATACTCGTTCTCGATGCGGTTAATTCCCGCGATCCGTTCCTTATCCTCGAATTTTTTCTTACAATGAGGGCAGGTCGCTTGTTTGGTTTGGTCTCCTCCCTTTACTACGATATAACAGTTGTGGAGGTAGTCGTATTCCCGTTGGGTGAGTTTCTGCTCCTTGACCGCACGATCCAACGCCTCGATTAGTTGCGCGTCGGTGTATTTTTTCTCGAAGGAGCGCCCGCTCTTGTCTTTCTTTTCCTCGACGGTGCTAAATCCAATTCCTTCGAGCGTCTTGCGAACGATGTCGCGGATGTTGTTCATGTTGGCAATTCGAACCTTCTGGAACGAATAATATCCTTGGGCGATCGTTCGTCCTATAGTAGCGCTTACGGGGCTACTTTCCGTCCTTATTTCTGGTTTACTTTCTACCATTGTTTTGGTTCCTCTTTATTATTTTATGATCGTAATGATATTAAAAAAAACTGATTTGAATTTGGGGTTGGGTTGCGCGTGATCACAATGGTTTTCGAATTTTGGTTGGCTCGCGTAATTTTTTTGGTTCTCGATATATGGATGGCTCGCGTCCTTTCATTGGGTTTCGTCTCCACCATGGCTCGCGTATTTTCGATGGGTTTTGAGCATATCATGGCTCGCGCCACGCTTCTGGTTTTCGGCTGAATATTGGCTCGCATACTCTCGATGGGTTTCGAATTTCTCGTGACTCGCGTTATTTCTCTGGGCATCGCTCATGTGGTGGCTCGCGTGAGTATGTTGGGTATCGGTAATGAAACGGCTCGCGATTTGCTCTTGGTTCTCGATGAGAGAATGGCTCGCGAATTTTCACTGGTTTTCGATTCTCAGGTGGCTCGCGATATAAATACGGGTTCCGTTTATCGACTGGCTCGCGTAGTTTCGATGGATATTCAACATTTATATGGCTCGCGTCTTACCTATGGTTTTCGAGTTTAGACTGGCTCGCGGCTCTCGGATGGGTCTCAAGTTTGGTTTGGCTCGCGAAACACCTCTGGTTTTCGTATGATTGATGGCTCGCGTTTTTCAGTTGGTTTTTTGATATGATCTTGGCTCGCGTATTCAATTTGGGTTTCGAATCCACGATGGCTCGCGTGCTTACGATGGATTGCGGTCTTTAGGTGGCTCGCGTTTTCCACATGGTTTACGATACAATTCTGACTCGCGCATTTCTTATGGCTCTCGGCTAGCGTGTGGCTCGCGTCTTCGCCATGGGTTTCGAAAGCTAGATGGCTCGCGTCACTACTATGGTTTTCGGCAGTAGTATGGCTGTCGTAGATTAGATTAAAGAAGTTCCGCTTCCCGCATCTGCTTCACGCTTGGATACTCTACGGTATCGATCTCGGCGATCGGGAATATAGTTCCCTTGACCTCGTCCCACAATCCTTTCTTTTTCAAGAACGCGATCAATTCTTCGCACTTCTTCTGCCAAAACGCCGCTTCGGACCTGTATTGGCTCCTCTCCTTCGACATTACCTTCAACGCGACCTCGTCGGGAGTGTCTATCTGGGCAATCCTCCTCTTGGGAGGGAGCGGTTCCTGCGTGAGCTTCGCGTGCGCCCGTTCGATCGTGATCCTACTCTCCATTACTTTCCTGAATATTGTAGGATCGTCCATTTCCCTCGTAGCGCTGATCTCCTTGACTACGCGGAATTTCCTTACGGTCTCGGCGTCGCTGTTAGCGTCCTTGGCGATCCTTTTATTCTCGGCGACTTCTAACAAATCTTTCTGGTTCTGGTCGAGCTTGATCTTCTCGATCTTCTCCTTCGTGCCGCTCTGGATCTTTTCCCACTCTTCGAGTTCTAACGCGATCGATATCCTCTGCGGGGGAGTGAGGTCTCGGCGGTGTAGACCAACCGATCTCACGTAGGCAACTACGTTCGTGTCGTCGGGCAATTTCTCTATTTTTGGTTCGATTTTAAGCTCTGTGCAGATCCTGAGGCGGTTCTTGCCGTCTAAGACCATACCTTTAAAGAGCTTGATCGTGTCCCTCTGTCCATATTTCCTGATGTCTTCCTTCAACGCACTGTAGGTCGGTTCTTCGATCCATGGAAACTTCGCGCATAGCGGGTGGATGGAATACCCTCCTACTGTTGGTGCCTCTTCCTTTTTTTCTTCTTCTTTCTTTACCATGTTTTTTATCCTCTTTTTAACTTCCATTTAACTAACGGTCTCCCACGAGCTCCTTGATTGTCTGATTTATAGCTCTCTACCAAGCCTTTCTTCTTGATCTTCGCTAGGTTATCGTAGAGCGTCGTGCGCGGATAGTCTAAGTCTCTGACCATCGAGCGACGGTCGATTGGACCGTGCGTCCTTACATACTCCAAGATTTCTACTTGGATCGCAGTAAGTTCCTGCTCGCTCTCGTTCGCGGGATTCTTACTCTCTTCTTGACTTTGTTGCGGATTTGACATTCTCTTTCATTTCTACCTCTATTTTGTGAGTTATAATTGTTTGTTTCGACTATCGAACCGATAAGTCGTTAAACCTCTTCCTTCATGAAGTCTTTCCATTCTTCGTCGAACTCTTTTTTAAGACCGTGATTACAACACACCTGTAAGGCAATAACACCCACGAATATCGTTTTCATAAGAGCCGCCGCTAATTCGTCGTCGATCACGTTATTCTTAATCCATTTCGTTAATATATCCACTGTATAAGGATCGTTTTCTGAACTCATTTGTTTTGTTCTCGCCTCTTTTCTATGTGCTTAGCGTAGATATTTTGTTGATCTACGATCCATTTCGTTATGTCGTCGATCGTAGCTTTTCCATCAATAAGTGCAAGTATAGATAGTCTCGCGTCTTGTGCGCCTACCATGCGTCCTTCTTGCCAGCCATCGTCGTAGAACTTGGTTTTTATGTCCATCATTGGAGGGAATGTTTCGTATAACTTACAATATTCCCAATACTTATCATGAATAAACTTCTCCAAAAACTCTCGCGCTTCTTTCTCTTTAAGGTATTTTACTCTATACTCTTCTTCTTCGTCCGTAACTTCTCTTCCCTCATTCTTCGTCTTGGTTAATATACTCTATAAAATCCTTTTGTTTTAAGTTCTCTTGTTTAAGGTCGGCAACTTCTTTTTCGAGATCGTTACATTTTTTTTCGAACCATTCTTTATTACTCTTGGAGATAATCGCTTTATCGTTCTCCTCCTCCCACATCCTCATAGCTTCTATTCTCGCTCTAACCTCTTCGTGGAGCTTGTTATCGGCAACTCTACGGTCTTCTAACCATTCTTCTCTCATGTTCTTAATACGTTCGTCTCGTTTAATGATCTGATTGTGTAATACTTCAATAGCTGATAGAACTCTTCCACTAAATTGAGGATCACCAGATAAATGAGCTAACGCTCTACACGCTTTATCTACTAACGCTTCTATTTTCTCGATCTTCATTTTTTTAAGCACCTACCACTCTCTTCGTAGAAATAGGGTCTTTGTCTTTATTTATTATTACCGCTCGATTTAACTTACACGAATAACTAAAATCGTAATCGTGTTGCATTATTCCAGAATCAAAATAATGATATGTTTTTATTTTGATATATCTACACCCATAACAACACTCTTGGCATCTAAATCCTATAGCTCGGATTTTCTTATACCACTTCATTTCTTGACTACTCCTTCCATTCTCGTATACGCTTCTTTAGTTTTATAGAAATGAGCTTTACGGTCTTCATCCGTTACCTTTTCGTAGCGGGCGTTGGTCTCGTAGGTACTGGCAGGGCAGGTATCGTGGAATGACATCACGCACCCTAGCAGATGGGAGCACATATTGTCGTAGTAATAAGGACATAACGGAAAGGTATACCACATATTACACCCCGTGCATTTCATTTCTACGATACGCGCGTCTTCGTGGACTTTATACTCCGTGTTCGCGATATAACTGTGCCATAAATGCGCTCCACAGTTCTTACACACGCCAAAAGTACTTAGATCAAAAGGGCTGTCGTCTTCTTTTGTTTCGATCGTAATAGTAGGCTCTTCTTTTAGATCGGGGTTTAAGTCGTTATAAGATACGATCTTCCCGTAGTAGATTTTCCAATCGTTATCGCCTTGGTCTATCTCAAGATGATCGATTCTCTCGAAACGGTAAGTCCCTTTCCACTTCCGTAGCACCCACGCTTGCTTCTTTAGTTTCAACGCGAGCGCGATCTCGTCGTAGACTCCCTTCCCAACATGGTCTTTATACTCGGAAAATATTGTAACATCTGCCCAGTCCCGTATTTTATCGAAGTATATCTTCATATCGCGAGTTGGGTTGGGAACATCCTTTGGATTACACAGTTCTAACATCCGTGGCGAAGGAATATGGGTATACCACTCTTTTATGAACTCTTCCTCCATCATTTCCTCAGGCGTGTTATACTTTCTAATACTATGCCCGTAATACACGCGCATTGGTTGATTGTTCTCGTATTTCTTCTTACTTTTCATTCTTTTTTCACTTAATTATTATTATTTTACTATAAAAAAATTAAAAAAAACTATTGAATTTTCTTCGTTTTTTCTTTCAAATACATTTCGTTTAATATATTATTGGCTTGGTGATATATCGCGGTGTTAGATGGAATTACAAAATTATCGTAGTTTTTATCCATAGACGGATGAGTATTTATAATACCCTCGCACAAGTCTTTAAGACATTTCGTTAAATATTGAATCTCGTCGTCCATCTTCTTCTGGTTTTCCCGTAGATCGCAGAACGGACACGGTATCTCGCGTTGGTCGCCCGTGCCCATATATCGCTGATGGCACCTAGGACATCGCCATTGTGTTTGGTATTCTCTATTATCGTTCATTCTCTTCTTTCTCTTGTTCAAATTGTTGTTGGATTAAATGACCGTAGTAATTGGGAGTCGCGTATTCTAACAATACCGCACCGGCTACAACTCCTGCTGTTTTTACTGAGAGCCATTTTGGTCGTTCTCGTATGATTTTACGGAATGTTTCTTTAAACTCTTCCCCGCTGTCTCCTGCGTTTATATACACGAGCGTATCTAACCATTCCACGACCTCTCTTACTTCTGGCGGAAAGGTCGCTTGTCTCTTCTTTTCTTTTTCTTCCGCGTTATGTTTACATCCTTCGCACATTTTTATTCTTCCTCTTTTTAATACAATCTTTTAGATCGTTTGATCAATTTAGAAAACGGTATGTAGTTTTTATCGTGGAACCGCTTTTCGTATACCTTCTTTCTGGACGCAAGTAAGTAGCGCGTTCTCGGATAGACCGCTCCAGTAGCGAAAGTAGATATTGGTATGTCCTTCTTATCTTTAGGTTTAACGATCGCGTGGCTACACTTCGATTCGAACCAGATTACATAACTAGCTTCGCTATAGTGTATTTCCACGACATTTTTATACCCTTTACGCTCGTAGTCGATAACAATGGTGTGACCTTCCACGCTAATCGTAATAGTTCCTTTATTCGTTTTCCTTCGCCCCGGATATACTCTGGTATTGAGTGCAGAAATTAGCTAATCTATGTAAATAGTGGATCAAGGGACTACAACCCTGTTTAGATAACATTGGATCGTCCACGAATTTTCTTGTTATCGCCACTACGCGACACGCGATCATTTTCGAGCATCCAAAACAATTTCTATCGTTATTTTTCTTCTCTATTTCGCACATTTTTTATCCTCCTTTCATTTTTTATTATCACGACTAATCAAGGTTATCAGCGGCACCGAGATCGTCGTTTCCTTCTTTCTTTTCTACGGGTGGTTTCGTGGTAAGAATACAATTGTAATATCCTTGGATTAGTTGTTCCATCTGTTGTTTTGATACAGTTATCATCGTTTCTAACTCGGGCACTCTTACCTCTATCGCGTTTTTCTCCTTTCCGTAGTTCACGAAGATACTACAGTCCGTAAAATACACGTCCGACACATCAATATTTACCTCTGGCATTTATTTTTCCTCCTTTTCTTTATCTTTAAATGCGATACATTCGCCTTCATACACGATGATCACTCCATATTTATAACTGTCTTTCTTTAACGGCTCGCGTTCCATACCTATTATATCGCCTTTATCGGCGATCTTCTCGATCAAAATTTCAGAGATGTGAATAATCTCGCTTTTATCCTTGAAAAAAGAGAAGAATGTGCTCATTCTTAACGATAAATCGAAGGTAGACTCACCATGAATATAGATCGAACTTATCTTTTTTTCCATCTTTTCTAATGGTATTTTTTTCCATCTTTCTATAATATTATACACTAACAATTGAAAGTCTTGCCATTTATCGTAATCGTCTCGGAAGTGAGGAAATAGTTTATAAAATAACTCTTCCTGCTCCCATCTTTCTAATCTAATGTTTTCTGGCACGATTCCTCCTCTTTTTTAAGATCGTTTACATCGTAACCCGCTCCGCATTCGCAACACACGATAAACGGACATACTCTCTTCTTTTCCCGACACTCCGCGCAGTCCAGCCACCTATGGAGCGTTTCCTTGCGACACGCATCGCAATACTCCATCCACGCTTTAAGCGACATTAGAGAACCAACACTCCTTCGGCTTTTACTCGTTTCTTAATATTTTTATTGATTCGATCGAACATTTTCTTTACCACTCTTACTTTCATATTTAGATTAAACGGGTTTAATTCCTTCATTAACCGAGAAGAACATTTCTCGCATAGATGGATCGTTTCTCCAATCTCTGTGGCGGGTTTTCCACAATAATCGCACGACATTCCTTCTGACACGAATTTCAACTCCTATCTATATTTTTTATAATGCTCCATTTCCTCTAAGAGGTATTCGAACTTCTCTTTGGTCATGTGGACATTTATATCGGTCTGATCGTCGGGGTTCTTTAGAACCACGCACACGACATCGGGGAAACTTAAAATCTCCATCTTTATGTTCTCTTGTAAATCTACATCTATTTTCATATTATCCTCTCTTATTTTTTATTTAAAGGTTTCAGCAAGCGTCCGATGTGGACACTATAAGGCGGTTCCCAAACAAAATTATAGGGGGAGTGATAATCAGAATCGAAGATTGGACTTCGATAACCAAAAGACAAAAATCCAGGGATTGAGATTGCCTCGCTTTGTGCTGTCCTTTTCATAATCCTTCTAAATATTTGTTTATTATTACCAGTTTTTCTTCTAATAATTTCTTTTCCTTTAACCATTCTGGTTTTAAGAATTCTTTGAAATATTGTTTTTTTGGCATAGATTTATAATAAGTCATTTTGGGATTCTTTCCACAACGTAGACACAGCATAAAATCTTTCTTCTTGTCGTTACACTGGGAGTTAGAACATTTCTCGCAGATATACACTTCCACTAACTCGTCTTGGTCGCTCATTTTATCTCACATCCTCGAAGGTGCTCTACCTTTTTCTTTCTCATAAAATCATAAATAATTAATCTCTATTTAAAGTTTTTTATTTGTCGTTTATTGTCGTTAAATTTTATTGAATTCTCTCTTTTTCGATCGTATAGTTCGCTAATCTTTTAATAAAACACATATACGCTTTTTTATCTAAGCCTTCTTTACGGCAACGGTGCTTCCTCCAGTCGTTACCGTAGAACATTTTCATTGTATCGTCCCAATCCTTTAAACACGCGACCATAGCGTCTCTCTCTTTATGAAATAAACCGATCCGCGCGTAGCTTTCTTCGTCGGACCACTCTGCGATGTATACGGCTTGGGTTCTATTGCCTTTCTTTCTATTACAATCCGTGCATAAAGTCTGCATGTTCTCTAAATTATCTTTTCCTCCTTTCGATCGTGGAATGATATGATCGCAGGTCATGAGAACCTCGCTTTCGTTCTTGTCTAGCGCGTATAAGTTAAGATGATACCCTACACCGTTGGATCTATCTTTTCTAAAGTATTGTCCTTCGATCCCGCATTCTTTACACTTAGCGCCGTGAACCTTGAAGTTTTGTAATCGGAGCGAGCTTACTTTTATCAGATCGCCGTCTAGGTCTACCTTTGGGAACTGATGCGATTTTCTAAGCTTGTGGTGTGCCATTAGTTTATCGATGTCTATGAGGGTAAGGATCTCTCTAATTGGATACTGCTTCTTCATTTTTTCGTCTTTCATATCTTTTCCTCCTCCGCTAAGATCATTAACATATCTGTAAGGTCTTCGTCCGTCTTCATGAGTCTTATCGATTCTCTAACTAGTTCGTGTTCTCGTGCGTGGAGTTTCTGTATTTCCCTGTTTACCGTCTCGATCCGTTCTTTTATATACTCGTGATCCATGGTGATTCTCTCCTTCGTTAAGCCCAACTCCTTGATCTGCGCTCTTAAACCCTCTAAGCGTAGTTTTCGCTTTTCCATTTTTTGTTGTAAGTTCGTAGTATTCAACCTTCTTATGTTAATGTTTATTTATTTTGATATGAGGTAACTTCTTGAAGATATTACCGTTCTCCATAAAACTGGAATATGCTCCATCTTCGTCGCTATATTCCGTTACCAGAATCACTGGCGCTTCGAATATGTCGTTTCTTGTTCGCTTAATATATCCATTCACGACCCTCCGCGCGTCTTCTTCGAGCTCCCATTCTCTTTCCAACAACTCTCTGCGCTCGTCTTCGCTGAGGCGTTTTTTAGAAGACATCCTCTCGTTTTTTAGAGCCTGTATTTGGCGCCATATGCGCTGGAACGATTCGTGTTCTGGTAGTTTATAATATTCTGCTCCGAAAACTTCAATTATTTCCTCTTCCGAGAAGACTTCGTGATATCGACCTCCTTCCCATCCACCTTCGTTTGGAGAGAGTCTATAGTGTTCGTTAAGTTCCGCCTCGGCTTTCTCTCTGGTAACTATACCATACCTCGATGTGTAATTGGGTTCGTCTACGATCGAGAGATCGTTAAACACCATCTCGGCAATCTCTTTCGTGGAGAACTTACCAAGATAATCGCTATCTAACTCCTCTAAGTCGCCAAACATCCACTTCCGCAGTTCCTCTACATTCTCTGGCTTCCTTGGAAGTCCGACAATGAACGAACTCGAACTGCTATTGCTTACAAATCCATTTCTTATTTTCGTTTTACTCCTCTCCTTTATATTCTTCTATTTCTTCGATAACAACTTTATAATCTTGTCCATGTCCCGCCTCCACTTCTAATTTAACGGGATACGGGAAACAAATACTAAAATAACTCGTAGGATATACCATCGAGAAATGAGTATCCTCCGTTGCCCACCACGCGCTATAGAAAGTATTCTCGCCTTCTTTCGCTTCTCGGACTCGTATCTTAAAAACAGGTGCCTTGCTATCGTATAGAGCGGTAGTTCTAGGATGAGGTTCTATGGAAGTATAAAAAAAATCGTAGCCGCTTTCTTTCTGTTTCTCTTCCGTTAATTCTTCTTTATGGCAATACATTATGGATTCTTTCATTTTATTCTTCCTTCAGATCGTCTATTTCTGATTCTAATTCCCTTACGCGCTTAAGTAATCGCGCGACTACGAATTCTAAATGCTCGATCCTTATCATATTCTCCGCGATCGCGTCTATATGCCTCTTATACACGAGCGGCTCGTCGTCGTCCTTGTTTAACGCGGTCTCTAACTTCGACTCTAACTGTCGTTCCATATCGTTTATCTGATAATCTCTAACCATTTTTCTTCCCTCTTCATGTTTTTTCTTTTATCTTTTTCCATTTTTCTCTTTTTATGTAATTTTTTTAACTTTTTATAACGAAAATCGTATTGATAACTAGAGATCCACCCGCAATTATACTTAGAAGTTAGTATGTGGTGCTTGTAGGTTAAATACGACTTCCAATATACAATAGGATTATAGATATACAACCATTGTAGAAGCCTACTTCTTCCGTAGACGAGAACATAATTACACTCCTCGCCGTGTATATGCACATGGTATTTCTGGAGGTTCATCCGACTCACAATCCACTTCACGATCCTATTACTCTTAACATAATGAGAACGAGCGGTCGAATCGTCCTTACTACAATTACACTCGACGGGATGTCTCTCGGGGCGGTTAGAACAAAACTCGCACTTCTTGTCGTGGCATTTCGATTCCAACCATTTCCCTTTCTTGTTATATTTCGCGTCGTATTTATCGCAATAATAACACGGTTTAATTCTCGTTTTTACTTTCCTCCTTTTTTCTTTCTTTTGTAACATCCACATCCGGTAGTTCGTTCCAAATATCGTTAATTCGATCGTGAATGTCCTTCATTAATCCTTGTAAGAAATATAGCTCGTCCATCGTTTTCTCGTCGGGCATTTCTCTAAGACAGAATGTGAAGGTTTTATAAAAATCGTCTGGTCTATAATCATCCACATCGTCGCGCACGAACACATCTTCAAGTCCGTCCTCTTCCCGATACTCGATTAAGAAACCCTCGTTGATCGGAACATGATCGTCCACGAAGCATTTGGGTTGCCAGAGCACCTTCTTCTCGTTTAAAGGTATCACTACTTTCTTTTTTTCGCTTTCCATCATTTATCCCATAGGTTTATAATTTTTATTAAATTCGTTAATTGTGTTACCTTTTTCGAGTTTGGATACATCGTCTAACATGCATATCAGAATCGTTTTAAACTCGGTTATGTCGGAATGCTCGTTACACGATCTTAAATCTTCCAAATATTTCATGAATATCGCTCTATTCATTATTATAGGCACTTTTTATACACCTCTTTTTAAATACTTCATTAGCGGTAATACCGCGAGGACGCGGAGTTTGTTATATCGATACCAGTTCTTGTCGTCCTTACACCTCATCCACTCTTCTGATGCTTTGAATAAGGGTGGACAGGAAAAAACCGTGTTGGATTTTAGAACTCTACACTTCTTGTTCAAATATACTTCATTTATATGTATATATTCGCGTCCATCCAATGTGCCTGGTCTAAGAGCGGATAACAAGCTCCTACGGATCGCTTTTGGCAACGAATCGAAAATACCAATCATCGAATGAGAATCAATATTAACGAACGCCGCTTCGTACACTATCTTTCCCATTATTTCGTCTCCTTTATTTTAATCGAAATTTCTTTTATATTTTCTTTCATTTCCTCAAACCAAAACGGTTTTTTATTACCAAAAAACCAAATAACATCTCCCTTTTCAAGGATTGTGTCTATATCGTCATAATGTGAGGAATTATTATATCTTTCAATGTGGACTTTCAATTACAAACTCACCAATTTTTTAATAAACTTAATTCAAATCTCATAATGTCTCGATCTATCTCTTCAATCGCCCGCATATACAAATCCGTGTCGAAATTACTCTTATGCTCATCCTTGGGCAATTTAAAATTATTCTCGATGAAGATTGCCTTGTCTTTGGGCAATAAACTATTATACCATTTAAGAAAATAAAATAACCTTTTAATTGCTTTCTTCTCGTTGGGATAATTCTCGTTCATTTTCCCTTCCTCTTGATCTGTTGGATATGTTTTCTCTCTCGTTCTTTTAGATCGATCTCGCCTTCGCCCTTACACCTCGGGCACGCGATCGGATACGGCGTGTTTCCTATATCTTCTGAACCGTCAGAATCAATCGCTCTGTCGCGCGTCATTACTTCACCATACCCGTGACATCGCGGGCATTCCATCTTCTTATTACTCATGTGAGTTTTTCCCTCATTTTTACTATGTAATCTTTAACTTCCTTCTTGAGACTTTTACTCATCTTTCCCAGCTTCGCGATCTCTTCGAACGCCTTGCATAGAAGGTTAATGCCTTCTTTCGCGAGCAGGAACGCCGTTGGCGATAAAGGAGTCCACTCTCCGAGACTCTCTTGGATCATATCTACGAGACTACTATCGTCCCTACTAGATCGCGCGTGGCAAAGATACCTATGAATAATACAGAAACGACAACAACTATAACGATGGTTTGGATCAAAGACATCGCGTCTCTTCTCCGCGTCGTGGCAATACGGACATTCATGTCCCACATAGCCCAGAAGTTCATAACGATCGATCTCCTTCCAATTATTAACCATATTGTAAATATCGTTCCATTTCTTGTCCAGCGATCGCTTCGCCAGCTCTATCTGAACGGATCTCATGATTTTGGTCATAATTCTTCATTTTTAAGTTAAAATAAGTTAGTATAATTAAGAATGTAATTACTTCTATATAAATTATTCTATTTGTCGATTAATGTCGTTAATTGTCGTTAAAAAACAATATAATATATTAAAATATGATAAGAAAGAAAAAAAAAGAAATTAATTTAGTATTTTATTTCCTAAGTTTTTTAATTAAGAGCGCGATGATAAGACCCACGATAACCACAACGACCACGAATCCAACGATCAATGCGCTTCCTATTGCAGTAGCTAAACCAGATATATCGTTATCGTCGTCCTCTTCTTTGACATCTTCGCATACATCATATACTATCGATGGTATCATGTTTAAATCGCTAGAGCTTTCCCTCGTATAAATAAATATAGTTTCGCTCTTATCGTCTATAGGAGAAACAAATAGAACTAAACCTAATGTGTCGTTCACGATGTAATTGGACACATCTAACTCAAACGCACCATCCCCTGTAAGTAAGACCTTTCCAATAGTTTGCCATTTATCGGGCGCATTCATATAAGTAATTCCCGACTCAGTCCATGTCGTAGGGGCAATCGCAATTGACAAGTTCACGGTGGCGCTTCCCTTAAATAATTCAAACGAGAACTTTGCCTCAGTCCAATCGTCTGGCGCGTCGGACACATCGAACTTGAACCACGCTTCATAGTCGTTAGAAAATCCTCCACAATATACATTATAGTCCGTTGCGCCAAAATTAGTTGTAGGGTCGCTACTATCTATATAGGCATCCGCAGTACAATCGCTTGATTTACATACCTCTTTCCCCCGTACCATTGTGGTCGAGCTACTTATCGCAACAATAAATACCGTTGCTACTATTAACAATATATTCCTTTTTTTCATAATTTTCTTACCATATTTTTTTATTGCCTCCCGCCAGGGTAAGCCAGCAAAGGGAGACATAGTTTAAGATAAGAAAAAAAAAAGAGTTAAAATTAAGAATTAATAATAATCGAGTATTTCGGGAATAACCTTCTCGTATTTAATACCTTTCTGGTCAAAAACCTCGTATAGTTTGTCTGGTTCTCCTTGGTAATCGATGTCGTTCTCTCGCATTTCGTTTATTATGGCGTTAATCTCGATTTCGGTTAAGTCACACACAAACATACTATCCGATAAATTTGTATCTCCCATATCTAGCGCGTAGTATTTCATACTATTTTCCTCCTTTTTTTTACACTTTAAACGGACAACACACGCTACACGGTAAGTCGTCGCAGTCGTGCTGGCGCATGTCGTTGTCCGATATTCCAAATTTCTTTCTATGCGTTTCGCAGATCTGATCGTCTATGCGTTGTAGATACCCTACGGGGTCGCTGTTCCAGCTCATATTACGCTACTACCGAGTTATGTTTAAGTAGGTTTATGATCGTATCTTTTTCTAGCTTTTCCAACGATAAGTCTATGTCGCACCCTTCGCTAGTATCCACGAGAATGGCACCTGCGTTCTGTAATACTTCTGCTAAAGTTATTTGGTTCTCGCACGAGTGGATAAGAGATTTCGTCGCGTTTTTAACATATTCCGTGTTTTTCAAGGCTCTCGCGTTTCCCATTTCAAACGAGGTTATATAAAATCTACAGCGATCCTCTTCTTGAACTATTAATCCAAGAATCTTTTGTTTTACATTTATGCTACACCCGATCTCCGCGATCATATTGTTGGGATTTACTACGAAGTTTCTGCTTTCTTCTAGAACCTTCTGTTTCGACACGAACAGTTTAAACGGAACTTCTATTTTGTTATAATCGCTAAAATTGAAGTAGTTTAATCCGAGCGCGAAGCTACACGGAGAACCAGACTTGATAAAAAACGCTTCTGAAGCCCCGTTCTTTCCAGAAGCGTCGGTCATGTCACCAGAGAATAATACTTTCCTATCGGAACTTCTATAGAAGGCGTTCCATCCTATTTTAACGCCGTCAAGGGACTGTAACGATAAATCGAGGTCAATTCTGTTTCTGCTTACATTGTTCCAATTAACTCCTACTGTTATACCTGTGGGAGCTTCTACATACGACATCGAAGGTAGGTTTCCGACCATCTGTTTCTCGGTAGCGGGAACCGTATATACGATATTATTTGGAATATAGATCTTCTTACCGTTCACATTCGTTTTAATGTCCGAAGCTATGGAATCTAACACCATTTTGAGAGCGCTGTCGTATGCCGCAGAAACGAAAAAAGCGAAGTTCTTCGCGTAATCGGTCGCGTAAGCTTTACCGTTTCTTATCTTGTAGAGCATAGAAGTTGGTTTCATTAGTCTATATCGTAACGCTTGAGCTAATCTAACTTTTCTAAACACATTCGCCGTGGGTAGAGCGCGTTCTAGGACTGCCTGCCATGGTTTACCGTTTTTTACGAGGCTTGTTATAGTATCTAATGGAGATATGGGAGCGTTAACATTGTGGAGTTTCGCGAGTTTTCTAAGTCTATTTATGAGATGCCTGATTCTAGGGTCGGGATTTGTCTTAAACGCTAAGAAAAGCGGTTTAAATCGGTAGAAAATAGACGAGAGCACTATGAGTCTTTGTTTTCTAAGAGTATATTCTTGTTGTATATACTTACACATTAAAGGATAAAGGTCTACGGGAGAAATCTTTAACGCTTCTATCGTTTCCTTGTCTTTGATCAAGAGCGTTTTTCCAATTCGTTTATACACGCACATTCTAAGAAACTCTACGGGATCGGAAGGAACTAATCCAAGCTGATCGCTTACGATGATTTTAACTTCTCTGTTCTTTATGGATTCCACATTTTCTTTGGTTAACACGCCAAAAGTATTAGAAACCGTAATCACATCGTCAATGGTCTGTTTACTGAGCGCGATTCCCGAGGCTAATAACTCGAGCATCTTCTTCGCGATCTCGTCTTTCGTGTATCCCTTTATTAAGGTTAAACTGATCTCCTTTACATCTACCTTTGGTATGTCTAACGCTTCTACGGGAATGTAAACATTGTTCTGATCGTATATTCCGAGCGACTCGTAACCGTAAGTGGTGATATAATGAAATATTTGTTCTACCACCAATTGAAACAAGCTCGCCGTTGCCACCTTATTCCACGACTTGTGGAAGGTCGCGTTCATCTGTTCTTTAGTTAATCCTAGGGTGCTAGACACATCTTTTATTATAGAGCGCAGTTCTCCGATTGTATAATTACCATACACATCAGGAGAGAATACGAAACCGCGTTCTATGGTTTCTTCTAAAATCTCCTCGTTGATACTTGCCTTCTTTCCATCGATGTGTTTATCGATCGGAACTGCTTTAAACAATCTAATTAACGATTCCATATTCATCACATTAAATTAAGAGGGCGGGAAGTAGGTTTTTGATTTGTCAGTCAAGTGTTAGGAACTTCCTATGCCCATTTGTGGCGGAGAGTAGATTCTCGTCTTGGGATTGGTAGGAACTCTCTTTGCCACTATACTTATTCGAGGATTCGAACCCCTACATCCCAATGAAAAAATAAGTGGTTTACACATTATAATTTACTCCTTTTTTATTTAAATAACTTTTTCTTCAAAAACAAAATTTTTATGCCTTCTACAGGGCAACTCTCTTTGGAACATTTGGCTTTTGGATTGCCTCTATGATTGCATGTTCCGCTGAACAAATTATGGTACGGACAATCCGCTATTTCTAACCCAAAGTATTCCGTTTTTTCCTTAACCATGATCTATTCCTTCTTTTCTCTCTTTTAATATGCTTTTCTTATTGTTTTTATCTTTAATAATATTTTAATTCATTCGTGCTATATAAATATTTTTTATTTTTACATTAATAGACTATTTGTCGTTATCTCTTGTCATTTTGGCTACGATCTCATCAAACCGCACTCCAGAGAGATACCCTTCTATATAATCGTCGGTAAAATTCGAGAATTCCGTCCATAGCATATCTCCTATACGCTCTAACAAATCCTCGTATTCTTCGATCGATAACGCTCTTATCTTCTTCTTTAAATCTTCGCTTTTTTCATCGATCATTTCAATTAATTCGTCTTTTTCAATCGTTATTTTTATACTCGTATTAAATTACCTCAAAATGATTATATTATCGTAAAAAATTTAAAAAAAATAGTTTTATTATATATTTACTCCTCTTCTTTTTTATTTATTATCTTAACGCAGTTCAATAACATATCCGTGAACTTCTTTCCGATCTTACTGATCTCAAGATATAGGTATTGGTTGTTAAGCTCGTTCTCGGAATAGGAAGTGTAGACCATTCCATAATGCAATAATTCCGTAAGGTAGATCTCTAACTCAGTTTGTCTATATTTAAACTGATTCATTATCTCGTAAAACGATTTCTTTCCTTCCTTCAATAGATATAATAGAATGTGTTGGTTCTCTTCGGAATCTAACGATTTTAACATTAATCTTACTATCAACGGGAATTCGTAGCTCATTTCCGATCGTCCTCTTTCTTCTTTTCCTTTTCCTCGTCAGGCGCGCGTATTATTATCGTCCTTTTCTTGGATGGAATTAAGTCCATGATCTCCTGTAGAGTTGGTTTTGGTTTCTTTCCTAAATATTCTTTGATCAATGCATTCCAGTGCGCGAACTCGTGCGTCCATACGGGTCTTCCGAGCACCTTTTCCACGGCTTCGTGGAAGTCTCCAAAGTCCATACATAACCTCTTTTGAAACAGTTGGAATTTCACGATCTCCTCGGCAGTTTTTGATTTCCACCATTCCGTTTTCGCGAGTGCGATCGCTTCTTCTTCCGTCAATTGTTTTAGATCGTTCATAATTTATCCTCCTTCTTGGGTTCAATATCTTTAATTCTAAAATGTATAAATTTATTTCTTTTAGCAATTTCTATCCATTCTCGCGCCTCGGGATGATTCATGGTTCGAGCGTGCATGATTCTTTCTTCGCCATCTACTTCGCAGTATATTTCCATGTATTTAGTGGGATCTCCATAAGGAATATCTTCATATTTTTCCTGTTTTAATTCGAAAAACTTCTCGAACTCTTTTATATCGGTGTCGTTATCGTTCAAAGGATTCTCGTCCTCCCACTCGCCTATTTCCTCCTCTTGAGCTTGAATGCGGAAGAAATGAAGATATTTAGAACATTGATCAAGTAGTGTTTTGGTCTCTTCTGCGCCTGCATCGTCGAAATCTACGAGATACGCGGTAATTTTGATTAATTTAACCATAATTTATCCTCCTTTCTCTCTCTTTGGACATCGTTCTCCTACGATATCCTTGTAATTTATGTTCTCCTTACACGATAGATCGTAATCCATGTTCATAATATAGTTCTTACACCCTTCGCAGTCGGGGTGCCAGTCTATACCATCATCCTCGTAGTAAGGGTATTGGGCTAATCTTAATAACTCTTGGTTCTTTTGTAATTCTGGATATTTTACGAGAAGACCGTGTAAACAATTTCTACACGAATTAAAGCCTTCTAAGAATTGTTCGGTTCTCACGGTTTATTCTCCTCCTTGATCTCGTATTTTTTAAGTTGTTCTCGCACCATACCGATGTCTTGTCTAATGGACTCATCCCAATCGTAGAAGTCTCCTACGGTTTCTAAGCGTAGTTCTTTACACGATAGGCTACCGTTATATATGTTCATAGCGTTATAAAGAGACTTAACTGCTTCCTCGATGGCTATCAGCGATTGTCTTGCCTCGGTAGCTAACTGCCCGTGGAGTTGATCCAACGCTTCTTTAAGTTTAGGATCGGTCATTTCTATTCGTCCTCCTTTTCTTTTAACTTCGCTTCTAACTTCTCGAATAGATCGTAGAGTTCTAATATATCGTGTCCATCAATTTGGTGAATAGCGTTCACGGCGATCTGGGGTATACCGTTATAGGTAATGCTCATTAAACAAATACTATCTAATTTCTTCTTGAACTTTACTAATTCGTCCGCGTATAAAACTTCCTTCTTTTCTTCCTTGGAATGGTTTTCTAATTGTTCTATCAGCCTCTTTATGGTTTTAATATCTTTGGGTTTATCGTAGATCTCTTGGAGAGTGCGGTAGAAGAACTCGTCGCATTCCTTTCGCGTGGACCGATTCCACACGTCGTCTAAGCTTACATCTTCTTCGAATTCGAATTTGGGCATTTTACATTCCCTCCTTGTCTAAGCCATATTTCTTCACGGTAGCTACGAATAGGTTTAACCCTTCTTGACTGTCGATGTGATAACTATGAATATATAACTCGCCTTTAAGTTTTCCGCTTTTTATTGCTTCGCGTATATCTATCATGTTAATAAAAGGAAGGTTGTTCTCTTTTATATATTTTCTAATAAGCTCCTTGTCGGGGGTTGCCCATTCTTCTGGAGGAGGACATCCACAATGCCCTACTACTCTTACATCGCATTGTCCTATGGGATCGGCGTAGAGTTCCTTCGCGATCGCTAGCGGTATACGACAATCAACCATCCAATAATACCACGCGCGTTCGAAGTTCATCTTACCTAGACATCCTTTTGTATTATATGGCACTTCTCCGCTCCCTCTCTCGTAGACGATCGGTATTCCTGCCTCGGTAAGTTCCTTCTCTATGTATTGATCACAATACTTTCTCCCTGCCATGTTGGGAAAGTTCGTTTTCTTCATTAAATTACTTGGAAACATGTTTTACCTCCTTTATTGTATTATTCTCTACTTTTATTGGAACTTCTCTTCGATGTTCGTAGCACCACATTAATGCATTGATAGATCCTCGTAGGAATCGTAGCAACTCCGCCAGACTCTCCGATTGTTTTGGATCGATAAAGAACCCATCGTTGTCGCTCGTCTGTTTAAGCGCAGTAAGTATAGCCTCTCCTACAGATTTTGAAGTTTTCACGAATGTTTCCACAAAATTAATCATCTGATCTTTAGTAATGTTGGTGACGATCTCGTTATAATCCATATTATACTTTTCCTCTTTTTGTTTTTTTATATACGCCTCCCGCTGGTTAACACCAACAATAGGGGGCACGGTTTATTATTAAAAAATTAAAAAAAATTATTTAGTTAGTTTTTCTTTTAAATCGTTAGCTCAATGTCTTTTCCAAGATCGGCGTTGGTTAGATCCTTAAACGGAGAGTCTTTAAACTCGGATTTGTTGAAAATTTTATACCCTGCGATTTCAAAACTAACGCGCCTCGTTCTCTTTCCGTCGCTATATATATCGTCGCGTATGCTGGTAAGTTTTCCTTTCATTATCTACACCTTTTTCCTTTTAAGCTTTCGTGTTTCTTATACCGTCTATAAGGCGAGAAACATCGTAGGATTGGAGTTTTTGTTCTAAGATCGTTATGCTTTTCTTCATAACATTTAATTGGGTTAGAAATAAAGAAACATCGATCGCACCCGCGTTATCGTTAATATTTCCTATGTGCGAAAAGATCGCTTCTCGTAGGAATTCCGACATCTTCGCGTTACCTTTTATTGTCTCGATCATCTTCTTCTCCTCTGCGGTTAATCTTACTCCAACCTGTACTTCTTTATTCGTTCTCACCTTATCGCCTCCGTTAGTAATCCAGACGTCGCATGATACCAATATTAATCTATCGTTCGTGATATTTTATTTTCCAGATCATATTTTCGATGGCAAGAACGATGTGCCCATTGGAAGTCATTAATATCGTCTTTATACTCGCCCGATATATTTGATAGTTCTAATTCAGTCTTTCCATAAAAATCTTTAATATCGTTACATATTTCGCATCTCTGTGGCTTGGGCTTATTTATCGTCATTCTATAATGCAGTCCTCCATATTTCACATTAGGCTTCCAATTTGGGTTTGACTCTCCTTTTCGTTTGCCTTTGCCTGATTTACTAAGGTTCTTTTTATGTTCCTCTGAAAATACTATCCCTTTTCTTCCTTCGCTTATGTTTTTCCTAGCTTGTTCAGATCGCTTCTTTCCAGTGTTTGATCGTCTCATTTTTTCAATTGTTTCGATTGGTATTTTCTTTCCTAGATTAATTTGCCTTAATTTCTCTTTTGTTTCTTCCGTGTGTTTCTTTCCAGTTGCATTGTTCCTTGCTTTTGTTCGATGGTTCTCTTGAAATTCTTTATACTCTGGTAAATCGTGCCATCTACGATGGGCACACATTGCTCTTCTGGAATCAAATTCCTTATTACAAATATCACAGACTACCATATTAATACTCTAGTTTTCGGATTATACGATAAGTTTTAAACTCTCTTACTGGCTCGTCGTTCTCGTCTAAATGCTCGATGGGAATCTTGATCATATTCTTGTCTTCTTCCTCTTCCTTCTGTCCTTGATCGGTGGATGGCTTCTTCATGTGTTTGATCATTTTAAGTTCCTTGATCAAATACTCCCTCGTTGCGGCGCGGATTAACTCGCTTCGCGAAGGATATAAACCGTTCTCGCCGATCAATTTCTCGATTGCTTCGATATAGCTTTCTGGCACATTCACAGTCACGATCTTCATTCTACAATCCTCCTTTTGGAATTGGTGGTTTAATCTGGGACTTCGTGGTCACGGGTTTCTGCTTCGTAGTCGTAGTACTTTTCTCTTTGGGCACGAAATTGATTCCTCCTTCCTTTACAGCGTTCTTATCGTCTCTCTTAATATCCACGATCTTTTTTGGTATCCAAGGGTCTTTCATCGCGTTCGCGTTCGATCTTACGTAGAGCTTGAACTTTTCTTCGTCCAAGTCTTGATACATCTTCAATTCGTTGGATAGAAAATCCCTTAACGCTAACCGTATTGCCTCGGATCTCGACGGAATAATATCGTAATCTCCCAGAATCTTGATCGCATCGAGGTATTTTTCAGGTAAATTAATAGTTATTATTTTCATTAGTGTTTTTCCCTCCTTATTTCTTCCTTAATTTCCCGTTCTTCTTTCTTCTTCGCGAGGTATTCCACGAAACAGTTCACGCTACAGAAATCGCTATCTCCGTCTAGAAGTACATCAATAGGATAAGAACGATCGCTCTTTCTTCGTCCCATTGTGAGAATAATTTTACCTTCGGCGTGAAGCCAGCCTATCTCGGAGTAGTAGTCTTCCGTTTCTTTTCCACAATTCTCGCATTTATACCGTTCTATTTTCATGGTTTCTGTCTCTCCTGTGCCTCTTTTATGGTTTTTTCTCGTTCTATGGTTAAGTTTTCGATGATGTGGACATCGAAGTTCATCTGACCAGATTCGTCTCTCAACATAAGATACGCTTTCTCTATAGCTTCGTCTTCGTTGTCGGCTTCAACTTCCTCTTCCGCTACAAATCGTATTAAATAATCGGTCATTATTTCTCTCCCTCTTGGGTTATTTTTTCGAATTGGCATAAAAACGCTTTTCTCAACCGCTTTAAGTTCTTAACCTTCTTAGTCAACCTTCGTTCTAGCGAGTCTTTCACCAAATAAAGAGCATCAATACCTCGTTTCGCTTCGTTCTCGATCCATTCTACGCTTTCTTTTAAAGTAAAGTATTCTTGTCCCGAATGGAGCGTATCCGCCCATAAAATATCATAGAGGTTAGATATATCGAATTTTTCTCTTATATTCTCTACTGTACCAATGAAGTCCTTTATCTTGGCTGGATATTCTAAACACGCCCATTTTCCGATCTCGTTCAGTCCTTTCGCGTCAGGTTCTCCAATAACGAAATACCTCACGATCGAAATCTCGTAGGGTATGTTACGATAGGTTCGCGACTCTCGGTACACTTCTATGTTTCCATCCCGTCCATTGTAATTCTCTTTCCCCCGTTTTACTCGCGCCTCTTCTATTTTCGCTAAGAACTCTCCTTCGCTCATTTCTCCTTTAACTTTATTGTCGTCTACGAATTCCATTACTTCAACGCCTCTTGTTCTTCTTGGTGTGCTTTAAGAGCCATTTTATTTGAAATGGTCACTTTAAAATCGATTAGATCGGGCTGGTGGGTTAGGATCGCTCTCGCCTTCTTATGGGCTTCTACATCGTCCTCCGCGTCTACTTCTTCGTAGGCTAAGTATTCTACTACAAATCTGGGCATTATTTCAACCTCTCTTTGTTCTCTGAGCATTCTCCACACGTATCCTCGTCTGGTATTACTCCGTGCGTTTTACAAAAAACCTCGCCACAACGAGGGCATTCTATAAGATGGTAATCCTTGCAATTGGGTTGATATTCGTTCGCCATATTACTTCAGCACCTTCAAATCTTTCTTTAGCTCGTAAAGAACGGTTTTTTGAAAACTATCGATCACGCCCAATTTCGTTTGTAGATCGATTTTAGAATCAAAAACCACGCTTAAGGTCGCTTTCCACATTTTTTTATAGTCTTTTTTCTTCATTAGTCGTTCCACGCTCGCTCTATTCTTTCTTCTTCTGGCGTCCTTCTCGTTATGGCGTCGGTTAGATCGCTCTCGGCTCTTTTATACACTTCTTTAAGTGCGCTAACTTCGTTCTGGTCTTCTGAAAAGTTTTTACTATCTTCGTAGTCAATCCTACTATCGATATAGTTCTTTATTACCTTAGCCAAGTTCCGTAGCTCTTCCACGAGATCGTTCTTGTTTATGGTGTCGTCTTCTTCGTTCATTTTTAATCGTCTCTCTTTTGTTTTTCTTTGTTAATTTTTCAATAAATAATAAGTTAATAATAATAAAAACTTAATAATATAAAAAGCTTTTCTTACAGCTCTATACAGAGACATTCTATTAACCGTCTCGCGGTATCCGCAGGTATGGTCAAGGAGGAGAGGGTCGAACTCTCACCTAGGGCTCCACAAACCCCAATGCTTGCCAACTACACTACTCCTTGGATTCTAATTATTATTTAAATAATTTTCTTTTCAAAAACAAATTTTTTATACCTTCTACTGGGCAATTCTCTTTGGAACATCCGTTTGGATTGCCTTTATGATTGCATGTTCCACTGAACAAATTATGGTATGGACAATCCGCTATCTCTAACCCAAAATATTCCGTTTTTTCTTTTTTCGCCATTTTATTTATTCTCCTTTAGTTCTAATCGTAGTCCAATTCGGAAATCCCTAGTTTCTTCAGCTCTTCGTAGACCTCTTCGTACCATTCTCGTCTTTCCCGTAGCTCTTCAATTTCTTTTTTGTTTGTTTCTATGAATTTGTCCATAGTTATAATATTAGACTGGGCTTGTTTTAAATTACCCATCCAGATAATATTCAGCGCGTTACCTAGTCCGCCATTTTCAAACTGTTTTTTAAGTTGGTCTGGCGCGTTCGAATATAGCTTCACATTATCTACCGTGCCTCGTCTTATCCTATTATAATCGGTATTATCTTTTAGATCCTTCTCTATTTGTTCCGTAGCGGATTCTATGCCGTTTTTATAATACCACATTAACTCTCGCACATATCGTTCGTGTTCGATCGTAACAATACGCTTTACGAACTCTTCCGCTGATTCTTCTATTTCTTCCATTTTAACTTACCTCCTTTATTCTTTAAGGTGCTTCCTGCGGGACTTAAACCCACATAGAAAGCATGATAGATTAAATATAATAATAAAAAACAATTATTTAGTTTTTAGTTTTTGTTCGCGATACCATTTACCCGCCATTTCGCTAAAATGGTTCGCTTTCTTCGCGTTCTCGCAGTTTTCTTCCTTGTTTTCTATAAACCCTTCGAAATTATGCCTCTTACATAGCCAACAAAACATCGTTTTTGGTAGATAAAAGTCCTCGTAATAAATACAGTCCATACATTTTGGTGAACATTTTATGGTCGGATGCTTACCGCACTCACACGAAAGCGTGAATTCTGGTGCTTCTTCCACATAAATATGTCCACATACTTCGCAAACCTTATATTCGTGCGATCCAAAAAGCTTTATATTCTCTTTACAACATTCCTTCGTTTTATTTTTCACCTTCTTTATTAAACCTCTTTTCTAATATAACGCCTAGCTCGTCTTCCAATCTATCGGCGATCTCTTTTAGTTTAACCTTTACTTGCTCGAACGGAACCTTTACCCGTATCTTATACATTTCCTCGGTGTATATATAGTTATGAAATTCTCGGAAACCATATTTTAGTTTCTTGTCTTTTCTCTTCTTAGTTTTTTTATGGGTTCTCCCAATCGTAAGAACGGTGTGAATCTTCGTGGTCTGGTCGTCTATCTTCTTAATATCGATCATTTTTTCGTAATTAAAAGAAGGATTTATATTCATCTTACCGATCGTTAATCTGGTTTCGTCCAAACTACGGTCGTCCGTTCCCAATCTTCCCATTCCAGCGTCAAAATATTTTCTCATTGTATAAAACTCCTTTTTTATTTATCGTTCGATATTAGAATAATTGGTGGTTTTTTGGTATCGGTGAGTTTCCGTCTCATCGGTGGGAGAATGAGATCCTCCCCACACCACCTAAGTTTTGACTCGAAGCCGTCTCAAAACTAGGAAAAAGACGATATTAGAAAAAAATAAAATAAAAAAAAATTAAGATTTGTCGATAATCCACGTATATTCTAAGTCCTTGCCTTCTAATAGAACTTGCGGTTTATAGCCCAGCTCATAGAGGATCTCCTTAGAAACCTTCTCTCCTGCCATGTGCGAGGTGGGAACATCTATCAATTTCACTACGATCACCGTGCCTTTAAAACTATACCCTGCTAGGTATTTTATGTTACTCATTGCCATAGGTTATTCCTCTAACACATCTAATATTTCTTTCAATTTAGTTAATACATCGCCTTGATCTAGGTCTTTCGTGCCTATCTTCCCGTAGAGGTCGTTTACCAGTTCGGTAGCCTTTTGTTTCTTCTTCTCGTTCTCGTTGTAGCACTTCTCACAATACACCGAATCGTCCGTAGTCCACGCGCCGTTCACGAAGCATTTCACTATAAAATAATCGTCTCCATCCGTGATAGGATCGCCACAGATGTCGCAATCGAATAATTGGGTCATTACAACATCCCTCCGATCGTTTTGACTAGCTGGTCTTCGGAGACCTTTCCGAGAATGAAGTCGTTCAAGCTCTGGTATAACATCAGATCGTCTTCGGGCAACATTTCTATAATCCGCGCGTAGTCTACCGTTTCGATATACTTTTTCTTAGCTATTTCTTCCATTTCCTCTTTCATTTCTACTACTCGATCGAAAATATCCATAGTTCTATTCCTCCAACGGTGGTAATTCCACCTCAATTGATTTTAAATAATTCCTTAGTTTCATAACCCTACCTATCCTCTCCCTCTTCTCCTGCTTATCGTTACGGAAGCCGTAACGAGTAGACGCAAAGAACGTCCATATCCTGAAATCGTTGATCGCATAGGATGTTAGAATAGCATTACAAAAACAACAAATCACATCTTTTCCTTCTTTTATACCGAAGAAGCCACAGATAGGACAGGTTCCTTCGTCGTCATCATCCCAGTCGTCCTCGTCCTCGTCCTCATCGTCGAAATCATCATCATCGTCAAATCCATGCTTGTCGTCCTCGTCCCAGTCGTCATCCTCGTCCTCTTCGATAGGTTCTTCTTTCTTTTCTTCTACCATTCTTATACCTCCTTATACTCGCTACATAAATATCCAATTAAATTCCAGAAAGCGTTAAACTTACGATCGCTTTCGCATTGAAAAATCGTAACGGATAACGCTAAAGAATCCCATACTTTATTGAAAGCCTCGCGATACTTACAGATCTTAAAATATCCGCAAGTAAAACACGATCTATCTTTTACTTTTTCCATTTTTATTCCTCCTTTTTAAGTTCTTGAACAGGAAATTTTATGGATACTTCTATTTTATCTATTAATTTGTCTGAGGACATACAGGTTACGGAAATGTCTTTAATTGTTCCTTCTCGTATCTTCTTCATAATTACATCGTTCACGATCTTTTCGATGTTTTCCTTTGTTTTATACGCTAATAACTCTAATTTGTTTTGTTTTTGTTTTGTCATCTTTTCCATTTTTATTACCTTTTTTATTTTTTATATTGCCTCCCGTCGGACTTAAACCAACAATAGGGGGCTTGTTAGTTAGATTAAATAAAAAAATGATTTAGAGTTAAGATTATCACCAGCTATCGTGGATGACCACATCGCACTTGGGACAAGCGTAGAGCTTCATGTCTTCCGAGATCTTCTTGAACTCTTCTTCGTGTTCGTATTCTAAAGTCATTTTTTCGCCGTTCCATTCTCTAGATTTATGACCGCACACGGGACATTTCATTTCTTTTTCGCCACCTTCTTTCTAGTGCATTTACTAACATCGATCAACTCAAAAGATACTTGATACCCTTTACAATACCTTCCTTTCAATTGGTGCATACAATCCTTACATTTTTCGTTCATAGTTATAGATTCCTCCTGAAATATTCTAAATCTTCTACTGGAATCGCGATCCGCCCGTGATCAGGACATCTTCCCGAATGAGGGCACACCGCGTTGGTTTCTTCGCATACTTCGTGGTGGTGCGGTTCCGTATGAAACGACTCTAGAACTCTTCCACACCAGCATTTTGGTTTCTGTCTCTCCATATTTATTCTACATCCCCGCGTTGTTTAATGGTAAGGGCTATTTGTTTGATTTGTTCGGGATCGTATTGTTCGAACCATTCGCCTTCATCGTTCTGCGATTCGCCTCTATCCTCTAAATTATCGAGGAAAGCATCCTTAGAGCCACAGATGTCCTTCTCAATAAGACAGAACGGAGCGCACGGATCGCCACTGACAGATACGGGTAATGTAGAGTATCCTGGACATTTGTTAGGTAGCATATGAACCTCCATTTTCTTGTAGCGTAAATTAGCGTCTCGACAAAAAACACACTTTCCCATCGCATCAAAGGACATATTTTCGTAGTCTTTCCACTTAGTTTCCCACGATTTCTGGTATAGTTCGCGTCTTCTCTTTACATAACATTCTGGACATAATTCCATGTTCTCTACGGAGTGGTTCTTACCACATTCATCGCATATTCTATGCGTATCCACGAAGAACAGCTCTCCTTTGTATTCCTTGTTCATTATCATTTATTTTACCTCCAATGTGTAATAATACGGTTCTCGGCAGTGGTATTCAACCGCCTTGTTAAGAGCCGCTTGCAACGCTTGTCTATACTTATCTACATAATCTGGTAACGAGTCCAACACTTCCTCCGCAGAGGCGTCCGCCATCGTGCCGAGGTTCCAGACCGTAAACTTCTTGACCTCTCCGTTAGTACCGTTTATAGAATAGCTATATATAACGACTGTAAAATCCTGACGGTGGTGGTCTACTACGATCTCGATAATAGGTTTCGAAGTCGCGAATACAGCGTGGACTCCTTGCGAAAGAGAGCCTCTCCTCGGAGTCCTATACGGTTTCAATGGTTCTCCGTTATCTCCACATATAATCGTAGCGGAACCGGTGTTAGTCGCGCCCCCGCCTCGTTCTTCCGCGAGAAGACGGAAATAATACTCGAATCCTTCGAGACAATCCACTTCTACCTTGATCGTGGACTCGTCAATCTCAAATGGCGCACTTACACAATGCCCTTTGAGCGTCTGCCAAAACCTATCGGTTCTACCGACTGGGAAAGGGGGCATTTTTTCCCCTTTTACGACAATTTGTTTTGTTACCACAATATCAACCTCGTTTTCTTATTTTTTATGAAGCCTCCTACTAGGGTAAGCTAGTATAAGGGGGCATGGTTTTTTAAATAAATAAAGGAAAAAACAAGAGTTAAGATTTCTTTTCTGGTTCTTCCACTATCAATGCTCTTTCAAAACATTTCGCACATACTAAGAATCTTTCGTCCTTTCTAATCTCCTCTTCTAAATGCTTGGGAACTTCGCGTTCGAAACAGCCTCTTAAACATCTTACTTTCATATTTTACCTCGTTAGTTTATTAAAACATAAAAAAAATTAATTAATTCTTTCTGGTTTCCTTTTATACTTCTCTTCCACGATCTTAAAACATCCTTCTAGCGAATTGGCTGTGTCCATGTCTCCTTTATACCATAGCGGATACGAAATGACTTCGACCATCCGTTTATTATTTAATTTATTTATTATATAATACTGAGCGTCTACCGTCCATAGTCTCATTCCGTGATGAAAGCTTATTTCCAACACATAAACCTTTCCTTCGCATTCGAACTCTTCCGATACTAATCGTGGATACTCTGCCTTCTCCCACGCTCTGTTTTCGATCTTCAATATTTCCGTTATAATCGCCTTCAATTTTGGTATAATACTTTCTTACTATGGAATACCTCGTGATCGATGTCGTAGATGAAATCCTTCTCGAACTCGTAATACTCGTCTTCTTTCATTAAATATACCGTGTCGTAGAAACAATCGTCTCGGATAACATTATACCCTCCCGAGAACACTTGTTCCCCGCTATGTCCTGCGGTGATAAACCATCTTCCTTCGCTGTCCTTTTTAATCATACCGTATTTCTCGATGCCCCTTATCTTTTCGAAGTCCATTCCCGAATCGAACATGAACTTAAAGGAAACGGAACTATCTCTAGAATAGATGTCCGTAGCCGTTATAATAACCACTCGTTTCTTATTTTCCATTTTAGATCACCTTTTTATCTTCCTCTATACCATTGTAATTGGAGCTAACATCCTTTACCACAACCCCACCTTCAACCTTATATGTCCCTTTGAAGCCCATTCCAGCTTCGTAGTATTTCATTTTGAATTTCAATATTGGAAACTTATTGGACATTTCCAATATTATCTCGCAGGGAGGACTCCACGCGCTAAGGAAATTGAAATACAGCTCGTCTCCGTGATCCTCGAACTCAACCTCGTCTCCGATGTTCCATTTCGTTCCCCAATTAGAAAAACACCAATCGTAGCCTCCTAGATTGAATCCGTCCATTGCGTAGCGATACCTAGGTTCTTTCCTTTTCGTATCGTACATCGGTAGACCGTAAGGAAACAAAAACTCGGTCATTTCTTGGTGTCTAAGAGCTTCAAACCGCCTCTTCTTTGCGGGTCGTTGCCAGAACTTGTCAAACGCCTCGTTCCATTTCTTCGATCTCTCATCTAAGTCATTGTATATTTGTGGATAAGGTTTGTATTTGTTAAAGTCTATTTCGTCTTGTCCGTTGTAGTTTAAAAAAGCCTCTAAGTCTTGGCGTTCTCCTACCACACTTAGATTACACTCGCACCAATTTGGCGTTTTATTTCTCCTCCTTATCTTTTATTACTGTCCATCTCTTAAAATCGAACTTCCCCTTCGAAGCACAGCTCTGGTGGGCGTAGTAGGAATTCGCTAACTCGTTCCCAGCCCATTCGTGTATTTGGATAAAATCGTCTTCGTCCTCTTCTATTTCCGCTTCACACACTTCGCATATTCGATCTCCCATTTAGAACACCCCACCTAATCTCTTTTCTTTCAATATTTCGTATAACTCCGCGATCAACTGATCCGCGTGATCGTGTTCTTCTTGGCTTCTAAACCCTTTCTTAATTCCTTCGGCTATTGGTCTTAACCAATCTAATATCTTGTCGTGCTGTTCGTTAGTGTCCATGTATTCGTTGCATATTCCCGCGAGATATATAACATCCACATGTCCTATGTGCTTAGACATATCAGAAAACATCTTACACACATCTTTATGGATACATTGACTACAAAGACATCTCTTTTCCACCATTTTACACGCCACCTTCCTCGAAATATATCTTCTTTAGATTGGCAATATCATCTGGTAGAGGTGTATCACTATAATCATTACTACTATCGTGGGTTTCCAAATTACAGATAACTTTCCATAACTTATCTAAATTCTCTGGTCTCATTCCCATTTTTATTACCTCTTTATTTTTGAACGGTGTTTTTGATTTAAACAAGGTTTAACCTAGACGCAACACCAAACCTTGAGAACTAATATTAGAAAAAAATTAAAAGTCCAAGATATGAGCTAATCGTTTCTTCATTTCCTCTTCCGACATATACGAACAATCGTCTTCTGGTCGATCTAAGAGAGTATCCACGAACAAGAACGCGCGGTGTGGCGATACTTTTATTACTTGTTTTATCTTTTCGTGATCGGTGTCCACGATCTCGCAGTAGAGCCAATTACTTCGGAAGCGAATGTAGAGCTTATACCATATAACGATACCGTTAGAGAACTCTTCCTTAGCCTCCGCATCCCACTGGGACGGATACGATACGCCTTTATTTTCCAGCTTCGTTATTTTTAATTTATAATTAATCATTTTATCTTTACCATTTTTATTTTAATTGATCGCTCCCAGCAGGACTTAAACCCGCGTGAAAGGAGCATACTAGTAAGTAAAATAAAAAAAAAAAGAATTAGATTTTACGGTTGAAACCGCTAAATATCTTCCTATAATTGTTCTAAATCCCCTATGGGAACGACTTTCCGTTTGCTCGGACTCGAACTCCTCTCTGTTTTTGAGCGAGCGACTTCAATGAAATCCTCAGGGTTCTCCTTGGGTTGGATCGATTGCTCGAACTGTTCTGGCTTGTCGATGATTCTCTGGGCGATCTCGTTGTAGGCTTCCCTCTCCACTAATGTTTGCGCCTCTTTAGAGGCTTTCATATTCGCGCACGCGATTCCAAAGACATTTTTGGGATACCCTTGCGTCTCTATGATCTCGATTAGCTTATCCGTCTTTTCTTGGCTGATGTTAAGAGAAGCCCGTAAGTCGTATTGTTCAAAATCCTTAAGCTCTAACCACTGTTCGGTCGCTAATCGTTGGAATCGAGCGTCAAACTCCTTCGTCTTTCCCAGCACCTGATTGATTACATATTTGATCTTGCGATCGAGAGAGGCTTTCCCTCCTATGTGGGGGATGTTCGCCATCGTTTGTCGCGTGGTTCCGATCACGCCAATCTTCAAGCTCGGAATGTAGATCACCGAACCAATTCGAAGCGAACTAAATTTGAACTCGGAGTTAATAAGATATACTCCGCACACGGTAAGATCGGACTCTGAATTAATGTCCTTCCTGCGGACATAATCGATCTCTGAGTGGAGCGCGTCAGCGTGGGCTTCTAAGAAATCAAGCTCGATTTTAAGCTCCTCGAAAGACTTCTTCACATCAGTAAAGGCTTCGAAGTCGCTAATATGGGTAAAGAACTCCGTTGTGAACGCGCGAAAAGAACCTTCTTTAGTAAAGCTGTCATAAACCTCGTGGGCTATGATTGGCTTTGTTCTGGTATTTTCCGTCCTTCTAAATCGCCACACATCCTTCACGATTTGATTATATCGTTCTATATTGTCGTGTCGGTCTACCTTCACTTTTACTTCTTTACCATCAACCACCTGAACCGCGTATGGGTTCAAGAGTTGATCGATCGCAACGGAAGATTGGATCAGTTTGGTAGTGTCGCCTATCCCTAAGAAACTATTAAGATGGGACACAGCGAAGTATGGTGCGGGTTTGGTGCGTTTCGATTCGTTTTCCAGCTCAACGGTTAAAGGATACACGTCAAGACTGGCATCGTAGCTAAAGTACGGAGGTTTAAGACATTTCTTCCTCAGCACTATTCTATCCTCGAGGTCTTTTAAAATATCAGCCTCCGAAGGATAGTGGTTGGTGCGCTCCATTAAAGGAGCGACTTGGGCAAATATATTATTAGCCATAACTTTTATCCTCTTTTGTTTTCATTATTTTTTTTAACTATTAGTAATAGATTATTAATTTCTATATAAATATATCTTTTATTGTAATTTGTCGTTAATTGTCGTTTTAAACGATAAAATATAAAAAAAAGAGTTTTTAATATTTCTTTTCATCTATTATTTCAATGGTTATTTTAAAAGGTTTCGCGCTTTCCTTGTTGTGATCTTCCACGAAATCGATCACCTTGTCGGCTTTGTCTTCTTCGTTGTGTTCTATTTCAACGACTCGAAGCGGGGGAAATTCTCCTAAATAATCTGGTAATTTATAGTCCTTATACCCAGTAATAATTCCTTTAAATGTAATCTTTTTGGTTCCACTCATATTCTTGCCTTCATTCTTTTAACGGTTCTAAGTCCGAAGCGTCAGCGTGGATCTCTTTCTTCACGGTGCGAATCTGGATGTCTTTCAAGAACGATGTCCACTCGCCTATCTTCTTGTTCGCTAGCGTATCCATCTTGTTTATGTTCTCGAACACATCGCCTTCCGCCAGCTTCTCTAACATAGGTAGAACATCGCGGTAATTATCCTTCCGTAAGGAAATGTATAATACGGGCTTCTCGTTTTCGTCTCGTATTTCGATACCCATTTCGAAGTCTTGGGGGGCGATTGATATTATAGGATATGCCGCTCGCACGAAGTCTTTAAGTTGAGGGGCGGTTTCCCGCGTGAATATTCCTACGAGCATATTACTTGCACACCCCGTTAAATCCGCATACGCCCTTGTGGGCATCCCCTAGCTTACTCATTAACTCCTCTAACTCGGGTGCTTCGCCTTCTGAAAATAACACGACCTTGTCCCCGTCTTCGCTAATCCAAAACTCGATCTCTTCCATATCGATTATCTACCTCTTTATCGCGTTGTTTTGCGTGGTCGTTTGGTAGAACTCGGGCTTCTTATCAGTCTTTACTGCGGTGCCAAGCTTTTGGATTATCGCTTCGGTCTCTTTGATACACGCCGAGCCTTTATGTCCTTCCGTTTCAACGCTTATTACATCGCCCGTTTCTTCGTTAAAATTAACAATTATCTTTGGTATAGTTTACCACCTCAATATTTTATCATTACAAGTTGTTTCTTTCCGTTCGATTGGAGCATATAGCCCTTCTTCTTCGCCTCGGTGATAATGAGCGTATTGTTATATTCCCGCTTAAACTGCGCGATTAACTCTCTCGAGTTCCGCACTATGAACGGGTCGCACACAATATCGTAAGTGCCAGCTTCGTTCTTCACGAAACCAATATCGTAATTACCACCTACCTTCGATTTTACCGCAATATTGACCATTTGGGTTTGACCTCCGTAGCCTCGAATGGTAGTGTTGTAAGCTACCTCCATCTTCAAATTCGCAAGAGCTTTGTTAATATATTCCAGACTCTTGAGCATACATTTTACGGTAGTCATGTGGCTCATATTATTCGTCATCCCCCTCTACATTGATTTTTCTTCCTTTTTTGGGCATTTCGACGTTAAAATAATCCTTTGTCTCTTCTATCTTGGAACTCGCGAACCGCGCTTTTTCCGTAGCATATTTGCGATTGAAGTCGATCTTATCCTTTGCCGTCACGCTTAACGGTCGGAACTCTCGCAAGGATTTAACGAGGTCTTCTTGTTCAAGCTCGTTCCTGCCATCCGCGTAGTACCTTCGTATAGCTTCGCAGATCCGTTTCTCTACTTCTGAGCCGGAGAACTCCTTGCCCTTCTCTGAGCTATATTTTACCAGCTCTTCAATATCGAACTTCTTAGGATCGCATTTATACTTCCGCAATTGAATGTTCCAAATCTCTCTCAGCTCGTTGGCGTTTGGGAGATCGACAAACCAGATGTCGTCAAACCGTCTAAAAAGCTCGGGAAATTTCCTCTCGATTAGCTGGATGTCGTTCGCGGTTGCCGCCCAGTAGATCGGGTCGGGACATTCTTGCATAAAAGTGAGCTGTTCTCCGAGAAGTCTTTTAGAAGTTCCTCCGTCCAGCTCTCCTCCTTCGCCCATCGCCTTGTCGATCTCATCCACGAGCACGACTACGGGAGATATAGCTCGTATGGTCTTGAACGCGATTCGTTGGTTGCTTTCGGATTCCCCTACGATCCCTCCGAGGAGAGCGGCATAGTTAAGCCTCAACAAAGGAAGCCCTACCTCCGTCGCGATCACCTTCGCGGAGAGCGATTTACCACATCCCGTCTGACCGAAAATAAGAACTCCCTTCGGAGGGGGAATGTCGTGCTTCCGCGCATCAATACTGAACGCGCGTTTCATCCGTAGAATGCTCGTTTTAAGAAGATCGAGACCTCCAAGCGATTGTATGCTTAAACTCGATGTGTCGTAGAACTCTAACGCTTGGTGTGCCATTTTCTTGATCTCCTCTTCTTTCGCCTTGATAATGAACGAAGGATTGAACCCTTGAAAGGAGATGTAGCTCTCCATCAATTTGGTTCGCATTATCTCCTCGGGAAGACCAGATAACGACCGTATTACGGCTTCTCTCTCTCCGTTCTTGAGCGTGACCACGAGATTACCTCTTTTGAGATTGGCGATCACACCATCAACTATAAACTCGGTCTCGGCGGTGTCAGGAAACGGATAGTCTACTACTGAAATATCGCTTCTCAAACTCGGAGGCACGACTAAATTTGGAGCTATCAAAATCGCGCTCGAACCAGACCGCCTCAGAAAGAACGCGAGTTCCCTCAAGGCGCGTTGAACTTGGTTGTCGTTCTGGAGAATCTGATCTAAATCGTTAAAGAAAAATATACAACGGTCTTCCGTCTTGATCGTCCGCACCTTCTCCATAGCATTGGTAGCGGTTAAAGTGTTCTCATCAAACTTATTGAAGCTCGAAGCTAACGCCATCTCCCAAGTCGTGATCTTGTCTTCTTTTATTATTTCACGTAATCCCCGCGTTTGGCTCCAGACAAAATACCTGCGGGGTTCAAACCCGTCTTCCTTGTCCAGAACTTCAAATCCTTTTATAACATTAGTCATAACCCGCACTTCCTCGGGACTAATAATAAAGTTCAATGGAACTTTAGCTCGAACGCGAGTCCTGACCATTTTTACAGTAGGATTAATAAACTCGTTATTTGTTGCCATATATTTTATTACCTCTTTTGTTTTTTAAATTTTGTCCACTACGATTTGTAATGGCTCTTGCCGGAACGGATCGGATAGGGTGAGGTGCCAGATTGTTAAACAAAAGAGGTAAAACAAAAATGGTCTTGCGGGGTATCGGATACCGTTCTTTCGGCTTCATAATTAGTTTTTTAAACCTCTTTTGATTTTAATTTAAACAATAGTATAATACTAATAAAAAAAATAGTTTATTAAATTTTTGTTTTTTATTCCTATATTGGATACTTCCTCGCGGGAGTAATGACCACGCATTTTTCGTGATACCACTCTCGCTCCGTATTGGGATAAATTACTTCCACCGCGTCGTTAGCGTCTAGTTCCTCTTCACACGCATCGCACACGACCTTTTCAGACATTGGATTTCCCATATTAATCTATATCCTCCACATCTTCGTCGGTAATCTCAAAGACCGTGTTTAACTGCTCAAGGGCTTTATTCAATCTCTCTCTCGCAAAGTCTATACCCTCGTTTCCCATATCTTCGAGATCGGCTAGGGCGTTGGAAATATTGCCCCATATCTCTAAGATATTATCTCGATTTGCGCTCTCGAAGTCCATTAGAACGCATCCTCCGAAGTGTTATTCTCGCATTCGTCATTGTTGCAGTGGACACAATCGTTGTTGCAGAAGTTATCGCATTCTCCACAATTATTATTGCACACATCATTTCTTCCAAAATTAAAACAAAAACATTCTATTCCATCCATAACATTTTACCTCTTTATTTTTTTATGTGCCTTCCGCAGGACTCGAACCCGCACAGGAAGGCATAATAGAAAAAAAGGTAGTTATTGTTTGGTGTTAGACTCTTTTCCGAATTTGACTCCCGCGAGAAAGTTATTCGCAACGACCACCGCCTTGTCCTCGTTCTTATTCGCTAAGGCAATGGTGTGTAGTAAAGTTTCTTTATCCTTAATTCTTTCTTTTATTTGTTGGAATTTCGGTATCTCTACCATAGTTCTCTTACGCCTCCTTTAATTGATTTACCTTCCCTAAGAACTCTTCGCGGGAAAGTCGTATCTTCTTGTCCGCGCACACCTCGTTAAGGTGCTTTCCCGTAGTCTTACTCCAATCGTTCTTGCACACTAAAAGATCGCTCTTAGTCCTGACCGCGATCAAAATATCGTAGCTGTAATAAAAAGTTATACCGCTCACCTCGATCGTAGAGAAATGAGGTGCTAGTTGTTTATAAGTGGGAATTACTACCATATAGTTTTATTACCTCCTTTGTTTGTTGTATTATGCCCCTTGGAGGAGTTGCACCCCCGTCTCCGCGGTGAGAACGCGGTATCCTTCTTCTAGACTAAAGAGGCGGTATTATTAGAAAGAAAAAAAATTAGAGGGTTTTATCGTATAGCGAAAAAAACAAATGCCAAAACGATTCCCTCATTATTTCACGATTCCCGCGTGGACATTCCTTGCCCTTGCACCTCGTATTCGTCTTGTCGCACTTCCCTTTTACCTTGTGCGAACATAAACAGATCGGGCGAAACACGGGTATTCCATCAATATCTACATAGCTTGTTTCCATATTTTCTCTACCCACTTAAAATAATGGTTCGTTGAATCGGTTAAAATCGTGAGTTTTTATTTCTCTTTGTTGGAAATTAAAATGAAGCTGTCCTATTTTGCTGGAAAATTTATGAGTTCTAGAACATTCCGTGCAATAATATTCTCCTTTTCTCATTTCATATTACCTCTTTTATTTTTATTGCGTGGCTTCCTCTTCTCGGTATAAACAGGAGGGGAAGCAACTTAATAAAAAGAAAAAAATGGTTAAATAAATAGTTTCAATAATTCCGTAATTTCAGTAGGCTTAAAATCGGGATATACATCAACCTCGTCTTCCTTGATCTTAAACGCTTGGTTTAGTCCGACCACGATCGCTTCTAAATGCTTACGCAATCCTTCTCTACGCGCGATAAGTTCGGAATCTTTTAATTCGTAGAGATCAATACATACCTCGCAGATACGATTCCACGCGGTTAATACCGCGATCCTTTCTTTCGTTAAACCTTTGCTTAACCGACTTAATAGATCGTAAAGCGTGTGTCGGTTACGTTCGTGGATTTGTCTTTTTGATTTCTTATAACATTCAGAACACATTACAAGACCGCTTCCGAACTTCTTTCCTCCTACGGATTCTGCATCGTTCATATCGACCATTCGGTCACATTTATAACACCATACTTTTTCAACCATATCATTACCTCATTTTGTCGTTATTATTGCTATTAGAACTAAAAGATAAAAGATTATTTAAGATTATGCTTTCTACTTATACGCACCGCTCCTATAAGGGACGGAATCGCTAAATACGGCTCACTTTAGCGGCTTACTTCGTCTCAAACGATCCACGCGCACGATCTCGTTGTATCGCTCTTCTAAATCTGCCATTTCAGCGTCAGTCGTTAGCTCACCATTAAGCATTGCTTCGGTTTCAGTCGTAAGCCTAGTGTAGCAGAGATAACATAGTTTTAAATCTTGCTTGGAAATATCTATATCTGAGCCTTTCTGTTTGCGCTTCGTTTTCTTTATCTGTCGATCTAGGTACTCAGCCCACTTAGCGTCTATGGTATTCTTACAAATATCACAACGCTCTTCTTGCTGTTTTCCCAGCCCTTTTTTATAGTTCATAATTGCTCTAAGTCCTCTACCCTTATCTCTTTGCGCGGTTGTCTCTTCCTTTTCGAAGACGCCTTCTTTTTCGTGCCACAATCGTCGCACAAGATATATGCGTCCGGTTGCAACCACCGGTTCGCAAACCCTCTTAGCGTAGAAGGGCTATATTTCGGATGTCTCCGTCTATAACTTTTTTTAAATCCTATTTCGCTCCCGCATTTACAACACTTACGGCGCAGAGAAAAGGATACCTCGATTATTTCCTCCATTGGCTTCGACCACGAGATTTCAAACCCGCGCGTGAAGTATTCTAACTTCACTATTTCGATCGGAGTGGCAATCCGATTATTCTCTTCCTTTTTTTCTTCTATTTGAAACGTCATAAATAAACCTCTTTTGTTCTATTACTCTTTATATAATTATTAACTGCTTAATATAACTCTAAAACACGATTAGACTTTTAAGCTTTATGCTTTTCTACTTATACGCACACCGTTTAATAGAGGGAAATGGATAAATACTCCGTAGATTTAATTTGTCGATTCATACCTTTTTATAAATGTCTAAACTATCGTGAACTCCGAAATACTGCGGAATCCTGACATTTTCTAACCATTCGAAACGATCGTCAAGGTATTCGAAGAACTCATCCGTAGCACAACAACCACACTTTCCTTCTCCGACTACTGCGAAATACTCCCCTTGAAACAATTTTAAACAATCCGTGCCCAGATCGCTCTCGTATGGCACCCAGCACAGAAACAGCGTTCTATGTTGGTTCTCGGGCAAGAGCAACTGTTCAACCGATCCCACTTTCACTTCGAACCACTTGCGATCGTTTCCTTTACATTGGTTTTCGTAAGGCTTAGAATCGAACGCTACGCAGTCCACCCCTACCTTACTCAACAGATAACACCAATACCCCGTTCCTGCGCCTATTTCAATCAACCCGTTCTTCGCGTAGTTCTCGATCGTGCGAATCGCCTTCGCGTTCGGGATTGCCCAGCTATACTTCTTTATCAAATTCTCCCGTAGATAGAACAACCCAGTGGTTAGCTCTAACTCGTACCAAGAAAAATCGTAAGAACCTCTTTTCAATAAAATACTCTTGAACTGCTCTGGTACATCCTGCCAATACTCTATATCGTCATCTATCGTAGTATTCAATCATCCTCCTGATTGTGTCGGTTTTTCTCTACAATTGTTCTAAACATTCTACATCTAACTCCTGCTGGTGCGCCCTTACATAATAACAAAATCGCTCGTAATACGATCGTATCTTATAAAAATTCGGAAACTGAGACTCTAACGCTTTAAACCTATACTTATGGTTCGGCTCTTCTAAATGACAGATCTCGTGCCAAATCACCATATCCACACATTCTTCGATCGCATACCTCATCTGGCTACACATCACAATTCTAAGACCTTTCCAATAACACCTTCCATAATAGCTCAATTTCACCTTATCCCCCCATTCGATCGTAACTAAGGATAGTCTCTTTTTACCCTCTATCGAAAAATACCTATCGATCGTATCCTTCATTACCTCCTTCACCACCTCTAACCTACCCCTCAGATACTCCGTGCATCCCATACCCTTCTCCACCCCCTCCGTTCTCACCTCTATACCCTCAAACCTTACCGATACTTCCCCCTCCCTCCTTATCCTCATTACCCCCCTCTCCGCTATTTTCATACTTAACCCTCTTTTGTCCTTTACTTTTTACCCACCTTACTCTTACTTACTCTTTACTCGCTCGCACGATAAAACCACTTTCCTACTTATACGCATCCCAACACCATACCCCTAATCGCTAAATAGGCAGTATTCTTGGTGGATCTGATGATTTCGGTTATTAAGCAGTTAGCAGTAAAGTTATAGTATATCGAATAACTCGTTATTTTAAGATAAGCTAGGGTTTTACGCTTACAACTAACACATAATAACATAGAAAAAAATCGATAAAAACGCGCGAAAAAGGGCTTTAAATTGATTTGAGTTTTAAACGCGAGATAAGACATAGAATAAGAGTTTAAATCGTATAATGCTTTAAAATTAATCGAATTACAGCAAAAAATAGAACCGTAAAACGATAAAAAGAGTTAAAAAGAGTAGTATAAAATCAAAAAAAAAGAAAAGTTGAGCTACGATTACAGCTCTTCGAGTTGTTCGGGCGTAGCAGTGGATTTAGCTTTCGCGGGTGCTTTCGCGTTAGGGTGCGCGATCTTGAATGCATCAGAATGCTCTTTGCTGACTAGGTTCAATTGAGTGAAGAACCCTCGAACGTCGGCTTCAACTTCGGGCGCGATTTTGGGAAGGTCTATTTTAAGAATAGAGCATAACCCTTTTGCAGTCTCAAGGATTGTCTCGTAGGAATCGTAATTGCGCGATCCGATCCCGCAAGTCAGTTTAGAAGCTTTCGTAGTCTCTGGGTACGATCGTAATACGACCTTTTGTCCGCTTAACGCTACTGGGTGCGATGATTCTTTCTCTGCTAGGTAATTCGTTAAGAACGTAGTCATTACGCGATGTCTTACTTCTGTTTTCGTAGGCTTTTTGACTTCCTCTGCTTTACCCTCAATAACGGGTGTTTTTACCATATCGTTTTTCACCTCTGAGGTGTTTTCCTGCTTAACTTCTTCCGCTTTGGGTGTTTCAGAAGTTAAGACTTTTTCTTCAGTCTCGAATTTCGCTTTTATGAACGCGAAACCCTCTTTAGTCAATACAATGTTATCCTTCCCTTCCTTACGAAAGAAAGGCTTCGTGTTTCCCGCTTCTTTAAACGCGGTGTTTAACGCTTCGCGTTCGCTAGGAATTAAAGCGTTAAATTTAGTCATAATCTCTTCTTTTTGCATAACAGTTTTTTACCTCGATCGTTTTTTTCGTTTAAACACAATTTTTATTGATGTAGGATTAGAATTTACCCGCGTATTTAACCTTTTTTATCGGGCTTTTCGCACGAACTTGATCTCCGACCAAGACCACCGCCTATTTAGCGATTAGGGGTATGGTGTTGGGATGCGTATAAGTAGGAAAGGAGTTTTGAAAAAAAAGAGAGCGGAAAAAAAAGGGTGGAAAAAAAAGAGAAAATAGGGAGGGGTAAAAACATAAGGGTGGGAGGGAGGGGTATTTAGTAAAGGGGGTATAGTAGGGACTGGTGCGTATAAGTCTAATTTAGTCGTGAGTCTAGAGTAGGAATAGGGGTTGTATTAAAGAGATATTAAAGAGGTAATAAAAATGTTTATAAGACTAGAATGTATTATAAAGAGTATTAAAAGAAGTAATAAAGGAGAATAGAACAAATAATAAAGGGAATATAAATGGAAGAAAAGAGCGAGAATAAGGACAAGGGAAAGAAAGATAAGAAGACGACATTGATTCAGGTGGATAAGGGAGTCGCGAGTAAGTTAGCGTCGATGAGACCGTTGCCGAGGGCGACCTACAACGACGTGATCGTAAGGTTGATAGACGAGGTGGTAAAGTCGCGAAAGAGAATAAAGGAACTGACGGACGAAATCAACGATCTAAAGAAAGAAAAAAAATAGGAGACGATCTAATCAATGGGTATAGAAATCGTTGTTTTTCTGGTATTGTTAATCGCGTGGATGTATGGGTGTTATCTTCTATCGAAAAGTCCAAGCTCGAACCGTCCGTATCCCTATTACGGACCGACGCAATACCGACAATATTATATTCCCCCTCCGTTAACGCCGATCCCCGACCGAGGGGTATACAAAGACGGTAAAGGATATTTACGGTACAGAAATAGCGATCGTCTGGTCCACCGAGATGTAGCGTATAGAGAGATTTACTTACCGAATCGTAGGTATTACTCGCTACCGTTTGGACAATATCACGTTCACCACAAGGATCGCAACAAACTTAACAACGATCCCAACAATTTATTAATCGTAACGGAACAGGACCATTTAGCGCTCCACGGACGGAAGGACTGGAACTAAAAAAAGATTTTTACGATCGTTATTATCGTTTTAATACTATTCTTTAAATGTAAAACACGTTTTTTACCCTAGTAGAGACGAGTATATATGAACGAAAAGAAAGAAGAAAATAGTTTTGAAGACGCTTGTAGAGCCGCCTACAGAGCCAAACAAGAGAAAGAGCGCGTAGAAAAAGAGCAGGAACGCGAGGATCGGATAAAATGCACTCAAAAGAACTTCGTTGAGAAGATCATGAACCCTAATAAAGGCATTTTTTACGAGCTTGTATTTAACATCTGGAAGGTGAAAGGATACGCGCACGCGCTTTATAATCACAATCATGTAGAAAAGATATGCGATCTTAATAACTACGAGGTTAAGAAGGAAGTTTTATGCGTTCGCGCGTCTCCAGAATTGGCTATCGGAATGGACGAAGACGACATTATTTTATTCGTGCGGAAGTGCGAGTCGTGTAAGGAGTTTTATGTGATGGAAACATGTTACATTACTAATTTACCTCTCTCTCTTATTGGCGAGATCTTAGACGATCATAAAGAAGACCATCGTTGTTTGTCCTGTAATAGTAGGGACGAGATAAAAGACATATTAGATAACGAAACGTGAGGTATATTATATGACAGAAGAAAAGAAAACGATCGCGAACAGCAACCGTAATTTTGTGTTATTACAAGTAATTGTAGGGTTTCTCGTAATAGGAGGGATCGATCTATGCCTCCTCGTGTATCTCGAAGGGGATTATCTCGTGCCCGCGCTCTTTACTCTCTGCGCAGCGCCTGTCCCACCAATCGTAGCGTATTATGGCGTGCGCTCGTCGAGTTGGCTCGCCGCTAATGGCGTCTGCCCAGAGTGCCGCGCACCTGGATTAGAAGCGTTCTCGGTTCAAGGATATACTGGTGTGACCGTGTATAAATGTAATAAATGCGGAATGGAAGGCAAAATGATCGTGCCCGCGCTACTTGGTCGAGTAAGAGAATAAAAGGTGAAAAATAACGAGCACGCACGGAGTATTTGTTTTAAAATTAGAGGATAAGATTATAGGATTCCACATGTGTCACGACGGGTATAATGTGGTAGACTTTTACGAGTTAAACAAAGGAATAAAGGATCCCAAAGAACTTTTCTGGAAGGCGTTTTACTTCTTCGCCGAAGAGGAATATTCGGACTGCCCTGGTATAAACATTTACTCCGAAAAGTTCGATCTCGAAGCGGACTATTCCTCCATTACTTCCTACACGATTTATTTCGACGGGAAAGAATGGTCTGGAGATATAAACAAATAATTTTACGATCGTTATTATTGCTTTAGTAATCGGTTTTATAAGGTCTCTAACCCATACGATCTATATGACCGAAGAAACCGTGTCTGCCGCGATTCGTAAGATCTACGAGTTTTGCAACGCCTTAAACGGACGCATGGACAATGTAGTGGAAATGATCCGCGTCATAAATATGAAGCTGACCACGATCGAACAATTTCTAGCGAGACAGTTCGCGCCAAAGACCTTCAAGGACTTCGTTAATACGGAGTAAAATATTATGGACGAGAATACCGATATTAAATGGACCGATCTTACGATCGAGAGTATGGACGACTTAAAAAAACAACTGAAGAACATGGGCGATCCCATCTTGGAGAAGTTAGTGCTGGACGAACTCGCTCGTGGGAACCCTTACAGCTTGATCGGACGGCTGCTCTACACCGTCAGCGAATGCCTGTATTTTGCCGACAAGTTCGGTCTTACGGAAGACCTGCTACAGTCCATGAAGGACAGCGAGTTACTCTAACGAACGAGGAGGTATTTCATGGTATCCGCGTGTAAGATATATTATACCGACAAAACTACGGGAACGATCACGGACTGCAAGTCCTACGAGATCGTAGACGAGACGGCGGCGTTATTTCATTGTTTCAACTACCATCAGGGTCGGTGGACCGAGATCGTGCCTCTAGAAGAAGTGTCTCGGATTACCTGGGAGAGGCAGAATAAAACTTTATGGGAACGCAAGGTAACTGTGCGGTCGGAATTTAATAAAACGCGGGGAAGGAAGGAATGATCGATTGTAAGAAATGTTGGAATTACGAGGTATACGAGGACTTTTTTTCGGGGAACGATCTTTGGAGATGTAACAAATATACATGCCGTTTTATGTCGCGAAAGCACCGCCTGAGAGCGCGTCGGAGAAAGTTTAGACGGTTTATGAAAGAGAATGGAGTCGTATAAACAATGGGTAGAACTTACTACGGTAAAAACGGTAAAGACTTCGACACAAATATAGAAGGGGGAAGGTTTCTCGACCAAATTACCTTTGGATTGTTCAAGAAAATAGGTTGTTATCCAAAAACGGACGAGGATTGCAAGATAGTCGCGCGAATTCTACGGAATAGAGTCAATTTAAACCAATATTGGAGTCCTTTCTTTCTCGAATACGGCGTGGAGAACGAAGGCGAAGGCGCTATAAAATGGATGAAGGAAGCGGTCGAGTTCTTCGAGAATTGTGGGGGGTGTATGGAAGAGGAAGAGTGGTACGAGAAGTTTGGAGGAGGAGAACCGTGAGTTTTTCGATCGAGAAAATAGACATGAGAAATTTGGTAGCGATCGTAGGGTTCGACGACGGTAAATCGTGGGCGTATCACAACAAGGTATTATACGAGAACAACCGCGACTTCATAAAATCGAACGCGGTATTTTTAAGTCATGTATCGCATGTAATTATAGATAAGGAGTTGGAGTGGTAAGTATGGTAGAACCGATCGAAATAAAAAAATATAGAACGGTAATAGACTACGAGGCGAAGGTGTTACACTTTCCAATCAAAGAGTGTTTTAAAGACTTTCCGAAGTCGGACGAGATCACGCGCGAGTATATACGGCTAACCGAGGCGCTAAGACCGGAGTATTTCGAGTCCGTGGTAATCAAGAGCGTAGAACGCGTAGAGGAGGGAAAACAAACACATGAATAGTTTAAAAGAAATATACGAGAAAAGTAAGGCTGGGTTAATAGAAGAGTTGAAAAAACGCGGGTTCCAGCGAGACGAGCGAATGGGATTATTCGCGAATTGGTGGTTTAAGGACGGCATCGAAGTCTACATAAGCCGCGACTACGACGTCCACGGAATCGACCCCGATCTGAGCGATCGCGAGAACGAATATAACAACCGTTACAACGCGCTCGAATACGACCTACTGATCGCGTGGGTGGATAGAACCTTACAACGGAAAAAAGAGGTAAAATAAATGAACAAAATGGAATTAATATCGTGGTTGGAAGAACAAGGGTTTAAACCCTACGATCATAGCGATGGGATCGTGCGGTTGTGGAAGGGAGATCTATGTGTTTCTATCTTTAAAGATGGAAAAGCGCGAGCGTGCGATCTTGGATACGAACTCCCTTCTTTAACGGTAATCTATTGTAACGAATGGGAATACGAGCAGATCGAACGGTGGGTAAACCGGATAACATATTACCGATCCCAAAATCAAGAAAAATCGGAGGGAAAATAACACGCATTACATGCTTGGACATTACTTCCCAACGGAGGAAGAGCAGCGGAAAAGGAACGAGTTCGAAAAAGCGTGTAAGGCGCATCGTAACACGAACCTTCCGTTTAACTACGACGGGAAGACTTTTAAATACTTCGAGCATACCCCACTGATGTTCCACCCGTTCCGTTTCAAGATACACCTTAAATCGCACGAGTCGATTAGTTTTATCCGCGAGAACGGTCAATGGGAAGAGTATCTAAGGAGCGAAACGTGGAAGGTGCGAAATTTAATAAAACTATACTGGACTATTAAGAAAAAGGTAAGAGGGAAAAATAAACGACCGAGTTAAACTATTTCGAGAGAAAAATCGAGGAGATCAAATGCACGATATCCACTTTAGAACGCGACATAAAGGACTACGAGGTAGAAGGTATTTACTTCGAAAGGATTAAGAAAGTTATTCCCGATGTAGTCGTGGAAGTTACGAAATACCACAAGGAGTGGTTCGAAGCCGAGTCCGTGAACAAGGACTGGGAAGAGCTCTATTTCAAGGAAGGAAGCACCTGCGGAGGGTATAGTTCTACGCCGATCAAAGTGGGCGGAATAAGAAAAATAGAAGGAAGGTGGGTCCACAGCACGAAAGACCTCGTGATCGCGTGGGAATGTCGTTACGGAGGGTGCGACGGAGAGTTCGGTATAAAAGAACACTGGGAAGGTTACGAACCGAAGAAAAGTTGGGAAGAACTGGTCAAGGAAGCGTTTGGAGAACGGGCGGTTCCGATCGTGCGTCAGAAACTAGACGAGCACCCGTATAAGATCGTAGAAGACTACGACGAGGAGGACGAATAGAATGGACGAAAAAGAGCGTGAGTTCTTAGAGATCGATAACGATCGCATGCCGATATGTAACGATCCTGGAACGCCAAAGCTTATGACCATTAAAAAAAGAATCTCCCGCTTAGAGGACGAGCTAGCGCGGTTAGAAGACGCAACGCTCGTTATGAACAACAATCTATTAGCGGTGTCGAAAACGCTCGTTCGTATGGGAAAAGCGTTCGAGAAATGCGTATGTCCCGACTGCGCCGACAAGCCACGGTGTTTACATTTTATACATAAATTTAAAAGGGATTAATAAAATGGATGTAATAGACTTAAACGAGATCGATAAGTTAAAGAAATGGTTTAAGCGAGGATTTAGAGCGGGAAACGCGTATTGGCATTTCATGAGCCAAGAAAAAGCGGACCGCGTTAGCGAGAACGAGTTTGTGGCAATTATTGCCAATCTAAGAAAAATAAAGGAGGACGAGTAATACGACAGACCCGATCACGACAGACCATAAGGAACCGATCGTGGTAAAGAAGGAGTGGACTACTGCGCGTAGTTATTCCGAGGAGCATCCGTTCCTAGGATACGCGATCTGCATGGAGTGCGGACAAGGCATTCCCGTGCATAAGGATATGTGGTGGTCGATCTTCTGTAGCGACAAATGCCACGACAGGTTCTTTAATAAAGCGTATAGAGAGAGCGATAAGAAATGACCGATTGTTTGTTCTCGCGCTACGACCTCGACGGGTTAGACGGCGATCAAAAAACCTACACTTACGGACAGTTGTTAAACAAATGTAAATGTCCCAATTGCCAGAAAGAAAAAGAGATATTAAAGAAAATAAAAGAGGAAAAGAAAAAATGAACCAAGAAGAGAGAGAGAAAAGAAAAGAAGAGTTTTTTACCCATTTAAACGATCGAATAAAAAAGAACTTTTTGAAGGTGGATAAGATTACCGTGATCAATACCAGCGAGCCCTTCCAGACCCACGAAGAGAAAGAGCTCGTTAACAACGGCTACATTTCGATAGACGAAGGTGGTCTTAGCATCATTAGCGTGGATAATGAGAATCCGTTCGATTTATCGATCTGTCCTTCCTATAAGGACGAGCACGAGATAGAGATCGTGATTAAATCCACATTTAAGAAGTCCAAGAACGAAGATGATAAGTAATACGATCGACCAGATAGTAAAGATCTACGAAATTATTAAGGAGATCGTCTTACAAGACGGTCACGGAAACGAGATCGAGTGGTGTAAAAACATCTATTTAAACGCGCTCTCGGAAGAGAACTTCTACCGCGAGTATTCGTGGGTGGTGATCAACTCGGGAATGAAATACCAAGTCGCGAAGAGAATATACGACGCGTTCTGGAAAGATAATACCGTTAACTTCGACGCGGTAAGACATCCCAATAAAAATAAAGCGCTCCGGCAGGTCTATTCAAGATTGGATCAGATCTTCTACTTCTTAAAATCGAGTTATAATCCTTTAAAATACCTCGAAACATTACCGCAGATCGGACCCGTTACCAAATACCACTTAGCACGAAACATAGGAATCGACTGCGCGAAGCCAGACCGTCATCTGGTAAGAATTGCGAGTTTCTTTGGCTACGAGGACGTCCAGAAGTTCTGTCAAGAGATCGCGGACAAGACTGGAGACCGAATCGGCGTGGTGGACATCGTGTGGTGGAGGTTCGCAGAGTCCTATCCCAATTATTTAGATCAGATTACCTACGCGAAAGAAAGGAGGAAAAATCGTGAAGAAAAAGAGCGATAAACCAATGACAGAAGAAGAATTTCAACAAAGTCTAATTAACATGGTCAATAAAGGCACGCTTTATTACGAAATGAAGAACGGCGAACCAGCCTTTCAATTAACGGAAGAAGGAATAAAAGAATACGAGAGATATAAATATTACGAGAAACATATAAAACCTCTAGGAGGATTGAAACATCTCATAGGAAAGAAATGCCCAATATGTAGTAGAGTCTCCACAGAAACTAACGATGGTATCTACGACGAAAAGACCGACGAGGTAATCTGTTATGGTTGTTGGTTTGAATACAAAAAGAAAAAAGGGTATACAAAAAACTACGATTTTGAGGAAAGACTATGATCGATAAGAAAAAAGAGCGATGGTTGTTTTGTTGCACCTCGGGCATGATCCGCAGTCCCACGGCGGCAAGAATGTTTGAGAACGAAGATTGCGACACGATGTTTATAGGCTTAGAGTACAACGGTATATGGAAGGTAAAAGAACAGTTAGATGGACATATATCGTGGGCGACCAAGATCTTCGTGATGGAAGACGAGCAGGAAACTTTTCTTTTATCGTTATTTCCCGATCTCGAAATCTTTAATTTAAATGTTCTCGATACATACGAGTGCGACTCTCCCGCGTTGAAGGAAATCCTCCAAGAGAGAATGCGTAACTGCGGCGTAGAGGAAAAATATCCAAAGGAGATGTTGGAAGAAGCTATGAAAGGAAAGAGCGCTCCGTATGTGCCTTTAAAGGTGTTGGAATCGAAGCGCGATCTCTGCGACTGGACAGACCGAATGGACGCGCTCGTGATTCCCTTGTTAAGATTTCCTAGCCCTACTTACGCCGCTTATATGAATTTAATGCGCGAACTAGAGAAATTCTTATTAAAAAGAGATCTTATTTAAGAAAAAAACATCGTATTAGATCGTTAATAAACACGCATAAAAACAACTTTATTTTATTATTAGTTATGACTAATACAACTAAAGAAGATTTAAAATTAAAAGAAATAAAAGAGTTTCTTGTCGTAGTAGATAAATACAAAAAAACATTAGAGAACTACGATCTCGCGGGATTAGAAGAGTTAGAGAAGAAATTGCAGATCTTAGAATCTATGCGGTGGAGTTTAAATAAACCTATCCATAGAGTCTTGGGAGGCGTGGGATTAGATGAGGACGACGAACTACCAATTCCTATACCCGAGCCTGCGATCAGTAAGGTAGACCGCATAGTTGCGAATCTAATCAACCCCAACAGCATACGGCGCCTCGCCGAAGGATTAACGGGCGTTGCCGATAACCTAGACAAGAAAAAAGAGCCTAAACAATGAGCGAGTACGAAAACCTAAAAAACGAGTTCGAGCGGAAGGTAAAGGAGCTCCAAGAGAAATGTCCACATACTACTACGAAGTGGTATATGCACATGTGGGCGCCAGGGCATTTTAGCGGCGAGGATATATTAGTGTGCGAGAACTGCGATAAGCACCTTGGAAAACGCCCTACCCAACGAACGAATTAATTACCTTTTTTTTAGTATATAAAGACAATTGTTATCAATGAATCCAGATTCATTTCTATTTTTATAGTTCAACTATGGGAATGGAGGGATTTGAACCCTCGACCTCTCGGTCCCAAACCGAGAATCCTACTTCTGGACGACATTCCCGTTGAACTAAGTTGAGGTAGAGGGAGTTGAACCCTCGCTGACCGCGTTATAAGCACGGCGCTCTACCAAACTGAGCTACACCTCAGTATTAAGCGCGGCGGGGAGGATTTGAACCTCCGTGCCATTACGGCAAACTCGATTTCGGTTCTCGGAGCGAGAATAGCAATCTCGGATTCAATTGTCGGGAATTGACAATTCCAGTCGAGCTGAATACCAGACTATCGTACCGCCGCATTTTATCCTTGAAGTCAAGCCAGCGAGGAGAATTGAACTCCCGTGTAGAGGTCTGCAGCCTCCTGCTTACCGCTAAGCTACGCCGGCATAGTAGTAGTGCAGAGAGCAGGATTCGAACCTGCGGGTAGGACCTTGCCAACTAGATTTCTAACGGAACGCTTTGAGTTTCGCTTTCTTAGTTTCGCGTAAATATCGAATAGCAGAAAATAAAATCATAGGATTTTCGTATGCTCTCCCAATCATTTGATTACAACTATTACATAATAATCCTCTGAATCTTTTTGTTCTATGATCGTGATCGACATGGAAGTTTCCTTTTCCTTTAGGTGTTTTTGTTCCACAAATTGCACATCTACGGTTTTGTCCATCCAAAATTTTTTCAAATTGTTCGATTGTCATACCATAGCATTTTTTCAAATTATTTTTTCTATCTTTTTCTTTTTGATGATTCATAGGATTTTTTCTATAGTTTCTTTGATATTTTGAATGACACGATTTACAATCTCGTTGATAACCATCTTTTTCCCCTTTGTTCTTATGAAACTCCGAAATGCTTTTCATTTCTCCACATACGATACATTTTTTTTCATTCATAATAATTCCTATTCAATATTTATTTCGCTCTTAACCATCCAGGTAAAGGATTTAAGTCTAGCGCGTTGACCGCTCCGCCATCTCTGCGTGGTATAATTAATAGGATAAAAATAAGAAGTAGTCTCTTAACCAATGCAACGCCATTACGGCAATGGCGACGAACAACTACTTATTGAGAGAGACAGCATGATTACACGATCAAATTATAATATATAATAATTGATTAGTTTCTATTTAAACTTTTTTATCAATCGTTTTATAAGAAAGAATCGGTGGGGCTCAGCCATAGCTTCATTGCCCCTTTCAAAATAGGTTAATGTGATGGTGCCAGGAGATGGATTTTAACCACCAATCTCCGCGATGCGCTTTTCGCGGGGTCTTATCTTCGTCGCCAAAGCCTTTGTACTTCGGGCGTTAAACGATCCCAGCGTCAAGAATGGTCGGAGGGAACAGTCGATGAATCCGTTAACAGCTCTGTGTCTGCGTATCGCGACGAGCAGAGCCACACAAAACCCTTACTCGCCCAATCATTCTGAGAGCGTCTCCTCCGTTGATGGGCGTAGCAGAAGCGTAAGCCGTGGGCGCAACTCCACAGACTCGGCGCAATACCTTTCAGCCACAAGAGCCGTTAAGTCCTTACGCCATTTCCATTAGTCAACGATAGACGCTTCGTAACAGAAATGCTACTCGGTAATTACCTAGTATATAGTAAGATCGTAGGAATATTTAAATATTGTTGTTAAAAAAAGAATAAAAATTAGAAAAAAAGGTCTTATAGAACGCTCCACATAGGCTGCGGGTTCTGAATTACCACCGCACCGCACATAGGACACCGCACATCGGAAGATAGAACCAGAAACATGTAGTCTTCCTGATTACCGCAGAAGGTTCCGCATTTCGGGCAATAGATCGGGGTTCCGTTCATAATCTATAGATCGGTTTTTTTCTATTTAAAGATTGTTATTATAGATAAAATAAGATGCCGTTGTTCTACCAGCTTAAACTATACCCATTGATCGCGTGATATCTGGGTGATCAAGCCTGGACGGTGCGCGATTCAATCCAATACTACGATCCCACGCTTGTTATAGAGCGATCAACTCCATGGGGCGCAAGATCTAGCTCGTATCGTGCCAATTAAGGGGGTAGTTGGGTCTCGAACCCACTCCTCGCGGCTAATCATTAGTAGATTCCTCTCTTTATAAATCTTCTTGTTAACCTTTTTATAATTGATTAACCCATTATACGGTGTAGATTAGAAAAAATAAATAAAAGTGATCAATAAAATGGAAATGGAAACGAAACCTGTATTTATAGAGTTTGCCGTGTTGTTTTGGACGGAGGAATGGAGCCAGAAGTGCCCGACCTGTAAGGGGGACATCAAGTACCACGACTGGTATGTGGAGGAATGGAATGACGACCGCGAAAGCGGCGAAGGAAGCGACGACTATTGTATTAAATGCGGATTAGAGTTAATCAAAAAATCCTCGGAAGAACAGACCTTCGAGAGCCGCCCCCATATTATAAGCGAGAAAGTGGAGAAAGTCCAGAAAGCCGCCAAGGAAGCGATGGAAAAGATCTTGGAAAAAGGTAGAACCTTAGAAGGCTCGCTCGCGAACAGCGTAGGCGGCATATCCGACGAAGAGAGACCGCTCGTGTTGTTGATGGCACTAATGAACAATAAGAGCTCGCCAGAGCGGTTATCTAAGTTGTTCGAAGCGACTAAAAACATGAAAATAGACGTAGAAACGCTCGGAGAAGAGTTTGAAAAAGCGTTCTCTCAAGAATAAGAAAAGTAGGTGATTAAATTTGGAAAACGAGAAGGAAGCGAAGAAAATACTAAAACAATGTGGACTCACGCCAGACAACATCCAGCGGTTCGCGGAAGACATGGCAGCGAAAGCGTGCTCCACGGCGAGCGATGGTGCGTGGGCGCAATGTAAGGTCAATCCCAAGGAGTGTTATTCCGCGGTGTTGGAGGACGTGAAGCAGCGTATAGACCGCGAGCTAAAAGAAGTTAAAAAACTAATTAAATAATACTCTTTTTTTTAGAATTTCTATTTTACCCTTACTTTTTTATAGTCTAACGATCTATTATATAGTTATATGGAACAACCGACATCGTGGCATAAAATATTCGACGCCGATACGCGCGAAGCAAAGGAAGAAGCGCAGCAGTCGCAGCATCCATATATAGATCGTATAAGAACTAACTGCGTTCCTTTACTTGCACCAGACGACGATAAAGCTAAAAGAGAACTCACGCGCAAAGAACGGGAAGATAAGTTCGATCAATGCGTTGGAAAAGAGAAGAGAAAAATAGCGATCTCCTATGGAAAGAAAGAAAGTAGCGCGTGGACCACATGCCACGATAAGGTCATGTTTATTATGGACGAAAAGCATAGAACTAAGAGCCTCATGGATGTCTACGCTCAAGAAGTTAAGAATAAGGAATTCAACCAAGAGTTCTACGATCTATTACGAACCGAAGCGTCAAAGGTTGAGCCTATGTCCGAATACCTCAGAAAGCAACAAACACTCACTCCCTTACCAAAGAAACCAGCGCCCAAGAAGGCACCAGAGAAACTCTCCACGGAGGACTTCATAGAGGTAGCTCGCCCAAGCGTCAAACAAGAGCCAGTGGTGCTGAAGAAGCCCAAGAGTATACCAAAGAAAGTTCCAAAGTCGTTCGAGCAGAAACTACTAACGCCAGCAGAAGCCAAAGAAAGAATTAAGAAAATGAAGCGTAAAAGAGGTATAGATCTATGATAGTAGTCCAAGAATATTTAGATAGAATAGATAACGAATGTTACCATCATTTACTATCGAGCGAGGACATTACTAAGAAGATGCTCACATGGAACGACCGCGTTAAGTCGTTCGACCAGTGCGTGATCGCTGAGAAAGAAAAGATAGAACCCAACTATGTTCAGAAAGCAGATACTGTGTGGGAACAATGTAACGTTAATATCAGTACTATATTAGACGATAAAAACAAATTCATGTCTATAATTGATCGGTATGCCGAAAATCTAAAAGGAAGGGAACTTGTCTACGAAATACCGTTTACTCCTCTTCCAGAAAGACCTCCAATTCCTATTCTTCCTACTAGAAGATTCTTCACAAGAGAGGCTGCAGAAAGTGCCATAACAAGATATGTAGACCCTGCAGAGAGAAACCGTTATTTAATGAGCCAGAAAGTGCTTGAAGCACAAGAACTAGAATTACTAAAGAAACGAGCTCTCCAAATACCAGAAGTTCAAGAAGAGGTACAACAAGTATTACGAGAGTCATTTGGTGAAGTAAAAAAAGACATACAGTCGGATAAACCAGTGATAAGCGAACACTTAAAAGAGCCGCTTTATTGGAAGGACATCGGAGCACGTATGAGAGAACGCCTTGAGGAACAGAATCTGAGAACGATAACAGAGAATGAAAGAGTTATAGCTACGGAGGCTTTTGCAGCCTTAATAAAATATGTGAAAAAAGAACAATCTGGGAAGGAATTAAACGCCTTAGATAAATTTATGAAACAAAAGGCATTAGATAAACTAAGCCAGATACGATCTAATGAGGAAGGATATGACTAAAAGTAGAACGCGATCTAAAACATGGTCTTTGGAACGGTTAAATGTTATGAAGACCACACACGAGCAAAAATTAGAAGAAGCCGAAGAGACTCTAAGGAAACTTCAAAACGAAGTAGCTAAGTATAATATAAAAGATCCAAACGATATAGACTATAAACTTGGAACTAAGCAATACCCCGAAGGTTTCTTAGAAGCGGATAGAAAAGTAAGAGACGCGAGGAGGCAAGTATTGCACTCCATTTCGTTGGTCAAGGGTATAGAAAAAGACATATTTAGAAAACTACAAGACGAAGCGTATCAAGAAAGAATATCGAAAGCTAGAGAAGAGCTCGCGACGCGTAGTAAGAAAGTAACGGGACCAGAAGCCCACGATCTAATGGCGTATAAACCAACTCTCGTTCTAATGAAGAAAAAGATCGCAGAGAGCGGTCTTCAAATCAACTTCCCAAGAGCCTCCGAAGCGTTAAACAAAATAGAAGCGTTTTATGGAGGGGCAAGGACTCCATCCGCGTTAATATCTGCCGCTATTTTCTTGTCCGATCCGTTGATCTCTCCAGAGAATACTCTTGCCTTGTCAGGCACTTCTTTTCCAACAATGAGGCGTACCGTTGATGAGTTATTGGAGAGCGGCGCGTTCGAAGAGCCCGATAAGGATAAGGAGAGCGATTCCGATGAACGGTTAGCCGTAGTAGAATGTCGCGCGTTCTGGAAAACATGTGGCGCGTTAACGAAAGACTTGGTGGAGGAAGACCTTCCCAAGGACGCAGAAAGGGTAGAGAAATGCGCGAGAGTATGTAAAATAAATCTAATAAAATAATAGAAAAGGTATCTTATAGTTATAAAAATAAAAGAGAAGAAAATATAATGTTGCAAAAAGATGTGCAATATTGGTTTAATGGACTAAGCGTAGAGCAGAGAATGAAGTTAGAAGCAGAATACGATCAATATATAGGTAAAGGTAATAAAGGTGATCACCTTCAAATAATCACTCAAACTGGTCCAGCATCAAAATCATACCGCCTTTCTAAGAAAGGAATAGCATTTCTAAACGATAAATGGGATTCGAATAAAAAAATACAGTTGCCATCAATATCGTTACAGGGTCAGAATTGGATATGCCCATATTGTAGGGGGGAACTAAAAAACCACGCGGATTTATGGGATCATATGAAACAATGTTTAAAAAATCCTGCTAATATTCATGCTACTCCTACAGTGCCCAATATTACTCTTCCCGCAACCCCTCCTTCAATACCACCACTTCCTACGCCGTCTACGACCTACACGCCTCCAGCGAAGAAAGGACCAGTAAAGAAACCATCGACTATAGTTACTAATTCAAATAGTAAGATTCCTACTTCTAAATCGAGTCCTGTAGGAGCGGATGAACAACTAAATGGGCACGATCTCCAATGCGTGCTTAGAGTTACCTACGACAAGGTTAAAAATCTATACAAAACTCCCAAATGGGAGTGCCAGATCGATGTTGACGATACAGATCTTACAAACAAAAAAGTCCAGTTGGAGATGCGCTTCCCAGACGCGGATGGTATAGACTTCAGAGAAGGTATTCCCTACGAGAGAATACACACAGAAGGGTTCTACCTCGAAGTCGAAGGCGACTTGCAGTGTGGAATGTGTCAAATAATGGAGAACGAAGATATATGCAGAGATGTTCTCACGGACAATACATTAGTTTGCCGTCCCATTCCCAAGGAGGAAGCAAAAGCGTATACTCCAAAAGGATCGTGGTCGGCGGGAGAGATCAAGGCGTTCGAGGATTGTAAGGAAGTGCGCGAACGGTATAGAACGCAGCCGTTTTCGAAGAAGATCTTTGACGAAATGGACGACAAGTGCAGGCGCGTGAGTAGCACGGCAATGCAAGAATGGGAAAAATCCTTAAAAAAGGAGGAAAAGAAGAATGGATAGAGATCTATTGAAGAAACTCGGTATCGGTCTGGCGACCTTTAATATTATTGTCAGTGCCATAACGATCGGAATTAACTACCACGATCTTAAAAAAGATAAAACTAGTGAGCAGACATACCAAAAAAGGAAGAAGTAGACGAAGAGGAACGAGAAGCATATCGGAGATATGTAGACTATAACTATCCCCAAGAGACATACGAGGGGGGTATCACAAGATACTCCGACGAAAAAAAACGGCAAGATAAGCTCATTAAGGATTGTTCTAAATATAAAACGAATAAAACTACGAAGCAGATCGAATCTAACGAAGCGGACAAGAAAGAATACATAAAACAAACGAGCGACGCGCTAGACGCGTGTGACGCACTACTAGGTGATGTGGAAGCCGTGGCGCGGTCGGAATATAATAAAATACATTCACAATTGTTAAAAGCGTCGTATATTAAACCAGAAGCAGAGTTCAACGCACTTGGTAAACACGAAGGCGGATATCAATATCTCGTAGATAAGGCGTGTAATAAGGTATTAAAAGACAAGAAAAACGAATTATACCATCAATGTAAGATATATTCAAACACGATGGACTACGCTAAAAGAGCTTGCAATGTATTGGGAGATATAGGTATGGACAAGAACATCTGGGGTGTATATAACTGGGATTGGGACGCATCTAGTCGCCACATACATTTATATCATTCGTCCATTGAAATAGTATATAACGAAGTGTATGGCGTATGTCAAGTTGGTCTAGGATTTAAACTACCTTACAAATATCCCCACCAGGCATTATCGGACGAAGAACGGGAAGAGAAATTTAACGAACTTCTTGACAAAATAAAATAAAAAAGATAAGGAGAGAGAAAAGAAATGACCGAGAAGAAATATCCGCATAAGATCAAGATTTCGCCGTTTATGAAAGAGCAACTATTATCGTTGGTAAAATCTACTAAAACCGCCCCATAGGAATTGAATTAACCGCAGTGGTGTTCGTAGGAAGTCTCTTCCACACTGAATAAGAGAGCTGTTTGTTTCTAATGTAGTTTTTAAGGCATTCTTGTTGGTAGTAACTACTATATCGACCAAGGACAAAACATTTTCCATTATAATGCTTCCACTCGTTGCTCCCACCAATTTGGTCCATTAATTGGTTCTCTTCTTTAAACGACATTTTTCTCATTTGACCCAAGGTCGAGAACCTAAGCATTTTCGCCCAACGCTCCTGCTCCTCAATGCCCATTTCGTCCCATCTACGCTTTCGTTCCTCTTGGTCGGGTTGTATATTTTTTATTGGAACTTCGGACCCCTCAGGATACCAATAGTTTCCTTTATTATCTAATACAGTAACTACGACCGAGTCGTTAAGCTCCTTTAAATACACTCCTTCGTAGAGCGCGGCTTTCTCTAAGAAGTCGTTGTCTCCTCTCTCGCGATGTTTAGCGTTTATAAATTCTAATTCCCAGAAATCGTGCTCCGAGCCAGTGCCACCCCATCCATGACCTGGTCTACGCCCTCGTTTCGCAATGTCGTTTTCGCGCAATATATTCTTGATGTTTCTTTCAATGGGTTGCTTAATCGTTCTTATGTCTGAAGGAGTTACATAGTCCGTGTATTCAAATCCTCCAAAGTATTTGTCGTAGCGTTCTCTAACCCACGGTCTTCTCAAGATCGTCGCTAAATCTCTCTCCTTCTTTATTGTTGTGTATAATGTTCTTGTGGTTTTTTCTAAAGCGTCGAATTTCTTCAACGTTAAATCTAAAAGATCGTCTCTCGATACCTCTCCTTTACCTTCGAAAAACCCAGTTCGAATACTAGCTTCGCGTAGTATCTCTGGATCTTCCAGCGTTTCCAGTAGATCGTTTACATGGTAATTCTTCTTTAATCCTAGTTGTTTATAATAGTCCATTAAATCCCGTAGATTGGGATACACTCTAACCTGTATTCCTGCCCGCGTTTCTACTTTTTCCATGGACTCAACCATGCGATCTATTTGGTCAGAATCTAGTAATTGAAGAATGCTTTTTCCCGTTATATCTTTAATATGGCTCCAAAAAGCAAACGAGTCTTTAGTCATTGTCATTTCACCAAACATCGCGGTCCATTTCTCAATGGCGTTACTTAACTCGTCCTGCCTGCCCTCTTTTATATAATCTTCCACATAATTATAAAAATGCTTGTTTACTTCCTTCGGTGCTGCCTTGATTACATGTCGGCTTAGTTGAGCGTATAACTGGGGATCGTGCCCTGCTGTCGGACCGAATCCACTCTGAGCCCAGTCTTCAAAATCGTGTATAGAATGGTCAAATAAGGTCGTTCTCGGAATGTAGTCCAGCTTGCTTGCTATGGACTCGAAGCTCGAGTATTCTCCCTTTATATATTCGTTTAACTCTACTGTATTCATCCCTTTGGTCTCTAGCTCTCTTCGTTCCGATTCTTCTTCCAAGGCTTCCACGGACATCCTAGGCTGGGTGATCCACATACATGTCTCTCGTCCGATCTCGTTCTTGTTGTTATCGAGCACGGCGGCATACCCTACCTGTCCACGATCGCCTGGAGTTCTATTCACACCCACGCGTATCACGAACTGCTGGGTTCCCTTTTTGTCCTTGAAGGATATGTCCTTTTGTAATGGAAAGTCAAGACATAGGTTCTCGATCGCACGCACTCCCGAACCAGTGGGTTGATAATGGTCCACATTCTCTTTCTGCGAGGCTTCGGTATGCAAGACGAGACCATTATTCAACGCGATCTGGCACATTTCATTCTTTCGCTTGAGAAGATCGCGGTGCGTGTCCTCATCTATCCTACTAGCCATACTCGTGGCGGTATTGATGTTGGAAACGGCAGATGCACACGATGTGAGTTTATTGTAGAGTTCTGTCGTACTACTTCGTTCTATATACGAATCGTATGCGTCTCGGCTCGGGTGCTCGTAGCCTACCTCGTAAGGGTCTACTCCACGAACGATCTCGCATTGTTTTATCTGGTCTTCCGCATCCTTTATGGCTCTATTTACTTCTTGTTCTGACGAATTTATAATACATCCTCTCCTCTTTCTCTTCGAGGACGGTCTTCCCCAGCGGCAGCACGCACTTTCATAGAGCTTTTATACCGCTTGAGCCTCTTGTCTTTCTGCGCGAGGAACTTTTCCGTAAAGTCGTCAGACGGTGGTTCTTCCATAGATCCTTATATACCTTTTATAGTTAAATAATTAGCGATCGCATTTTTTCATAGACTAAGTTTATAAAGTTTTTTAGCGTATTATACCTTTATTATAAGTTAAAATAAATTGAATTATTTATTTAATCGTTTATATATGCCTCGTAAAATAAAAAATGAGTCGCAGCGGTTTACCTCGCGTATAGGTAGCGCGATTACACAAGCAAGACATAGATATTTAGATCAATATTGGGATACAACCGAGTTTTCTAGGGATTCTCCTTTATGGATAGTTCACCAAGCTGCATATTATATACACGATTGTGATCTTTACTTAAAAACGAATAAAATTGGTGCGTTCCTAAAATGCTCCGACGATAGGATCTCGAAGATGGTTCACGATTTCGACCTTGTTGTAGATCGGAACTTCGACCAATGCGTGGAAAGCAGATCCGTAGACGAATGCGTGGACGAAGTAAAGAAATCGTGGAAGGAACGAGACAAAGCAGTAAATAACATGAGTTGGTGGAAAGACTCATTAAAGCGCAAATATTTTGACTATCAACAAATGGCGCAAGAGGATCGGAAGAAGCAAGAAGCATGGGATCTAGAACTTAAAAAACAAGCGGAGAAGAGAAGGTTAGAAGCGTCCCGCGACGAGCTACGAAAAACGCGAGCGGAAAGAAAAGGTATTAACTACGAGAACCTCAAGAAATCGTTAGAAGAAAAGAAAAAGCACTACGAAGCTTCACTGGCGCGAAAGAAGAAAGACGAAGCAAGTAGAAAACAAATACAAGCCACATTCCAAAAAGAAACTAAAAAGATCTATGGCGAGCGCATACTAGCAGAGGAAAGACGCTATAACATATATGGTAGAAAGAAATTCTTTCCAATCGAAGAAGAGGAGGAAGAATAACATGTCCGACGACGAAGACTTTTGTGGTTGGGTAGATAATAAATGGAAGGAGTTCACTAAGGCAATACGACCTCTATTAGATCGCCATAGCGTTGGACTTCACGATTTTGCCATAAACTGTGATAAGAGCACTAATAAACAAATAATGAGAATTAATACCATTCGATGCGTGCCTCCCTCGAGTACATTGGCGGAAGCGTGGGCTACACCAAGGTTGGAATCAGCTCGTAAATGGATCACGCCACAAACAGCACAATCAACGGCATATTACTCGTGCGCCGATGGTCGAGCACGCTCAATAGGAGATATGCCATCGATATATAGAACCTTATCGTTAACTGATAAAGACGAAGATGTTAAATATAAAATAGGCGATGGAAATCACCGAATTATTGTAGCGAAGGAAAAAGGTATTCCTTGTATATTAGCCCAGACAGAAGAAAATTACGAAATAAGTGAAAGTGATCTCTAATGGACAAAGACGATCTAAAAGAACTCATAAAGAATGCAAAGAAAACATTTGGATTAACAAATAGCTGTAGCCGAGCTGGGTATATCCTTCCCGATGGTTCTATGATTGACTTTGGCGATCCTTACGATAAGAATAGAGACGAACGGACATTTGAGCACTGGATGATTGGAAAAGCGCTCAAAGAAGACTATCCCACAACGGCAGAGGAAATGAACGACTTAAATCTAGCAATAGGAGAATTCGTAGAACGCACGAACTCCATAAGAGCTATTGGGGGTGGAACCGTCTACGGCGTGGACTTGCCCTACGAGGAAGTAACGAGAGAGCAATGGAACCGCGTAGAAGATTGCTCGTGCCATCCACGAATAAAAGGATTGATCGTTGATTATTGGGGATTGGGGAACGAAGAGTATATTCACGATCCCAACTGCTCTAACCGTATAACAGAGGCGAAGAAACTTTACGCAAGAAGACCAAAAATGAAAGATATTAAGAAAAGTGAGGGTTAATGAATAGCGACGATCTAAAAGAACTTACCAACAAGGTTCAAGGCTTTATCGAGAAGAAAGGATGCGTGGTGCCGATCTCCGTGAAGGTAAAACCATTTCCCAAGAAGAACGAGAAGATCCTAGCTCTTTATAGGTCTATGTCCCAGTTTAAAGCGAAACCTATTTTCTGGATAAACGAGAACCTTCCCAAGCTCATGGAAGAATACGATGTAGAACCTTACCGCTACAATGATGTCGTGGAGGATAATATGATTCACGAATATGCCCATTCTATTGCCGAGTGGGCTAAGAAACGCGATCCTGACTTAGCCGATGCGCTCCAATCTACCTTTATAGACGAAGAGGAGTTCGCGGAAGGGTTCATAGACTACGTGAAAGACAGGACCGTGAAATACACTACCAGTTCCTACGATCGCGTAATGGACAAGTATTGTAAGAGTAGATTTCCAGAACAAGAACAAGAAGAGGAGTGAGACAAGCACGAGCGAAAAGAAGCGACCCAACGAAGACATGCCTCAGATTTCCCAATACGGAGGGGCGTGTGGACTTACCAGCTTGTTAATGGCGTTAAAGCCCGAGGCTCGGGGTTTCGCTCCTTTACTAAACGAAGTCGCAAGACGGAAGAAGATCGTGAAGCCCACGACAGATAAAGGCAAGAACTGGCAACAATCCTTAGAAGTGCTCTTAACGGAAATTCCCAAGAAGAAACCCTTGCAAGAGATCGTGCGCGAAGACTACGGCGACGACTTTACCGACGGGATGCTTCCGTTACTGGAATACGACATAGAAGAAACGAGTAAGCACCACCGCACGCGCGATAACGCGTGGTTAATGGACCGAGTTAACGTGTGGAAAAAGAATAGCGAACTCTCCATGCTCGCGTCCTTGTTTGGATGTAAGATTAAACCTTATACTCCTACGCCAGACGGCACGGGAAGCGTTTCGTTTAATTGGAAAGAACTACCAAACATCATAGAAGAAAAAAAGAAGTTCCTTGGCGATCGCGTTAACTACGAAGACCCGGTAGTGTGCAACACAGGAGGACATTGGATCGCGATCAAGGAATTAGATAAGGACAAGATAAAATATCATAATACTGGGGGGTATGGCGTATACACGCGCGATCTATCGGACTTTTCCGAGGACCAGCGGTTCTACGCGTTTAAATGCTCGCCAGAGAAATGGAAGCGTAACCAACGGATCATCCGTAAGGCGCTCTTCCCGCCCAAGAAACGGTAATTATGTTTTCTTTTGAAACGGAACTCTGTTTATCTGCTTGGCGATCTCGGCTAACGCTCGCGTAGCTTTATTGATAGACTGCGTTTTATTAAAATCTATAATATTCTTAATTTCTCCTAATCCTCCCATTTCTTGAATCCTATCTCCCACTATCTGTTCTAATCGATCGTAGTTTATGATAATCGAATATGGATAATTAATATCGAAAGTGTGGGTTGTTTCGTCGTTGTCTACGAATATTTGTTGGATCTCCGTTTCCGTGATGAGCGGTCTTCCTTCTAATCCTTCTGGAACATCGTCTATGGTTCCTCTAAGTTCTTCGTCCATTATTTTGGCGGTATCTTTTAGATTGTCTGGCTCTAGCTCGTAGGTGTAATTCGCGTAATAAGTATTTTTATCCACGATCACATTATCTAACATTAGTTTTTCTCCCTCGTGTAATACATCTACATATTTAGCGATCGTATCAACTGGTATTTTAAGTTCTTTTATAATAAGTGCAAAAATGTTGTAACTTCCTTCTAGAAGTGACGAGGGATTCTGTAATAGATCTTTTTCGATGGTAATCCAATTCTCTATTAAATCTGCATCGTCAAATTCATTATCGACTATACTCTTGACATATGGCGTTAATAAATTCCATAGCGTAGCTAAGTCGTAATCTGCGAGAAATTTTATCCGACTTATCTGATCGTCGGTAAAAAACTTATGGTGCTCCATTTGTTGGACTTCCTTTTCGTTAAATGAACTTTCAATAAAATCTATGGTATGCTCGTCGGAGATAGGTTCGTAGAGCTTCTTATCGGGAGTAGATAAATTGTTATAATTAAACACGTAAGATGGGAAATAAATCTTGTATTGAAGAATGGAATCTATGGCGGACTGAGAGAAGTGCATTCTATGGCGCATGGGCATATAGCTCGATTTCTGGACGAAATAGGGAGGAGGAGTCATAGGCGATTCCGTGGAAACCACTTTCGCAATGTCGTTGAGCTTTTTAACTTCCGTTTCGTAGTATTCGTATTCTATTTCGCCTTTATTGAGGAGCTCGGTAAGATCCTCGATGCGCTTCTCTATGGCGGCTTCCGTGTAGAAATACTCGATCTGGTTGTGCCAGCACGGAAGGTCTCCACTTCGCGTCCAGTCGTATTGCGCGGGAAGGTCTTCTAAGGTTTTAAGGAGTTCCTCGGGCTTGTATTTCGTAAAGAGCGCGTGCCAGATGTCGTTTAAGGTAGTTATTGATACATTATCTAAATTTCCCGTTATTGCCTTTGCCTCGTCGCTTGGAGTAGCTATATTTATAATGCGCTTAACGATATATTCTCTCGTTTCTTTTGGAACATATTTCCATAGCTCCTGGAAGGTCATCGAGTTCGCGTGCTCCATGATTCTTGGCGCTAAATGAGCCATTTCTATTAGATTCTTTTTCTCGATCTTAATGGTCTGTTTGTTCGTGAAATCGGCTTCGGTGCAGTATCTATACTTCCCTGGTTCTACGAACGGATTATAATCTAACGGATCGCACTTCTTCTGGTTGAAGTCGTTATGGCTTGTTCCTACATAAAGATCGGAGTAATGTCGATTGGGATAGAGTTTATCGAGTTCTTTCCAATCGGTATTTTTGTTTAAATCATCTTGTATGAATGATATAACACTTTTATCGTCTATTTTATATAAAGGTACTCGAACATTTAGTACCGATGGATCAACATTTGGTATTTTATCTAATATCTTTTGTTTTTTCTTGAAATCCATGTCGTCCCATAGTTTTCCATAGTCGTGCGTCTCCGTGTATTCTATGTTTTCTTGGAATATTAACCTCTCCGCTTGTTCGATGTAATCGGCTTGTTTCTTGGGCTGCATGGGAGTATCGTTTATGATGTCGTAGTATTGGTTCTCGATTCCATACATTGCCAACGAACAATACCCGAACGGTTCTTTTTGTTTATCCTTGATATACCTCTCCGCGTCTGCGCCGTAGTCTAGAATAGTAGACTCTCGCACGGGCACTACGAACTTCTTTTTATCTATTTCCACTTCGGTAGGCGCAGTAGATCCTTCTTCTGGTTTCCTTGGAGACACATCGTGCTTGAACGCGGTTTCGTTAAGTATTCTCTGCCGGAGATCTTTTCTTTCCTCGGCGCTTAGCTCGGTCTTCATGTTCTTGTGGCACTCGTAGGCGAGATCGCGGCACGCTCTGGTGCGTTCGATGGATAACGATGGATCGTAGAGGCACTTCTTAATCAGATCGTAGGACGGTTGTTTATGGGCTCCCTCAAGCTCTAACTCTTCCGTTGATGGGGGTAATTCTTCTTCTACCATTTTTAGTTATCCTCTTTTAGTACTGATTTATGACATACTATATTAGCAACGGTATTTTTATCCCTTGAATGAGGGTTAATATCGCATTCGACATTCTCCTTAAAAACAATTAAAATATCTGGTGGTTCTATAGAACCAAATTCAATATGATCATAAACTAAGCCTGATGTTTTGGGATAATTAATAATGGGTGGAATAGTAATGGTAGGTTTATAGGTTTCAATAATACAATTATAATAATTATCCTTAATCATTTTACATTTAATTTTCCTAATATTTTTAATGTTTTTATATTCAACTTCTTCTTCGGTCATTTCTTTTCGTTCTCTGCCATATTACTTCTTACCTCATGAATCTCTGAAAGGTATCTACCTTTTCCTTTAACCCATCTCTCTCCTTCTGTAATTTATCGACCATTGCTTCTAACGATTCTTTTTCAATATTCTTTTCATTCTTGTCTACGCATTCCATTTTATAATTATAACAACTAATTATTTTCTGATCGTCTATACGATTATCCACCTCGCACGAAAATACCACTTTACGTCCATAGGGAGTAACCATAAATTCGTTTTTATCCATTACGATGCTTGTTATAGAGCTTGAGGGAAAGTCTATCCACGCGATCTTATCAATATTGATTATAGGAGGTATTGAAATAGTGGGTTTATCTATTTGAAACTCGCATTTAGCCCATTTATACTCCTTAGTTGGAGTCTGGCATTTAATCACGCCTATATTCTCTATAGTCTTTGTATCTACCACGGATCCCACTCCCTCAATTCGCATTTAACTTCGTTATTGTGGCACGTAACTCTAAAGCTTGGATCTCCCCACGCGTTGAATGAGTCCACATTACACGAGAAGGTGGCTCCTTTCGCATCTAAATGAGGAGAGATGGTCACGGAGGCACCTTTCTTGTAAAAGAAGTCCACATTCGACGCGTCGGGGAAGGAAATCTTACTTACTTTACTTAACTCTACGATCGGAGGTATATTAATCGTAGACCGTTGAGTATATAACTTACACTTCGCAGGAACGTAATCCTTTAACCCTTCGTTCGGAAACTCGCATTCTACTGCTGTAATATCGCGATAGATTTTCTCAGTCAGTTTTCTCTCCTTCTTGTTTTACTGGTTTTGGAATCCAACAATCGAGTTTTTTCCCTAGCATTCCTTGTCCTACATTACATCTGAAGGTCTTGTTGTTGTATAATCTAAAACTAATATAAGCTTGACTGTGGAAGAACTGCGTGCTAATATCGCCGTCAACGATCACCTCTTGTAGGTCGTCTATTTCTATTATTGGAGGAGTAGAGATCGTAGGTTTCGCGTTCGCTAATTTACACGACGTGAAATGGCGCGTGAACCAATCGGTTTCCTTTTTTTCGTCGTTCTTACATTCTATTCCAGTAATATTATCGTAGAACACATTTTTGGGAGGTTCTATACTCTTCTCGGGCACGAAGCGTCACCACGCATGTCTTTAATCACCTTTCGAAAGTCGATCTTACCACTCTGGTCTCGGTATTTCTCGATACTCTGGTCTCCCGTCTCTCGCACGGGGGTATCTTCGTGTTTTTCTTTTCTTTCCATGTAGTTTAGTATTGTTACCCGCTAATATAAACTATAAGTTAGAACGCGACAATCAATTTTTAAGAACTATTTTTTTCATACCAATATTTATATATATTCTTAACTATTGGTATTATAACTACTTTAGAAAATAATTTATTATGACATCATATAAAAATGTAGTGCTCGGAGACGAGTGTGAGAAGATATTGAAAGATCTAAAAGAGAAGACCAATAAGAGCGTATCTAAGTTGGTCCGAGAAGCTATTATGGCAACCTATGGTCCTAAGAAAGAAGAGGTAGAAAAGAAATGAAAGTAAGCGAGACGATCGTATATCGGAAAGTAAACGCGCTTAAGCCCGATCCAAACCAACCGCGTAAGAGCTTTGATGAAAAGGTTATTAATGATATGGCAGATTCCATGCAAAAGGGCGGCGTTATAGTTCCATTAGATATAGACAACAATGATATCATCGTAATGGGAGAATATCGGTGGAGATCTGCAAAGAAGGCTGGGCTTATTAATGTACCCTGTAGAGTAATTACTGAGATCACGCCTATGGAACGATTAGAGCGTCAATTAGTAGAAAATATTCATCAACATCCTTTGAAAGACATAGAATTAGAGGATGCAATAAAAAGATTATGGATCAGTAATGAATATAAGTCGAAGGAAGAACTCGCTAAGAGGATCGGATACAAGAGCTCAAGTACGGTCATACAATCCCTCGCTGCACAGGAAATACGAAGATCAGAGCCGACCCTTACAAAATCAGTTTCAACACAAACGGCGTATTCTATCAGTACCTTACCAAAGACCGATCAAAAGAAGGTGCTGGATAAGATGTCCAAGGGGGAAATAAAAACAAGCGAAGTTGGAAAAGTAGTCTCTACAATCAAAAAACTTCCCAAAGATGTAAAAATGAAAATATTAGCATCTAATAAACCTATCGACAAAAAAACACTAGAAACTGCTAAGAAAACTGCAGCGTTACCCCCAGAGGTAAAGAAGGAAATAATGAAGCCCAAATCCACTATTACCGTAGAGCAGGCGACTCAGATCGCGAACCTACCCAAGGAAACACAGCGAAAAGAAGCAGTTAAGACGATCAAGGAGGAAAAGAAGAAACAACCAATTGTGGTTAAGGAAATAAAAGAAGATCCTCAGCTCCAGCTCCATGTTATAAAAATATACAACGACATCTACGATCGCGTGGTAATAAACTGCACGAAAAAGATGATCCACACCTACAACGAGCCCACAAGAAAACAAGTCATGGAGATCGTTAAAAGAACTATAACTTTTCTAAACGATCAATTTCAATAAAAAAAATAAGAAAGATTTAAATAGGTAAACGATAAAATAAAGCGTATGGAAAAGAACGAGATTATAGAAGAGTTCCACCAAATTAAATACATAAAATGCACTCCATTAAAGGATCACCGCTACGAGTGTAGTCTAGATACGGACTACGCGGAAAATCCAAAACATAAGGTGATCGTAGACGATGTGCGCGTGATGGAAACGCTCTCGTGGTCGCTCTTAAGCGGTCTTTCTATAAAACATAAAGGACCTGTAATGAAGGTCGATAAAGTCCCTATGGACAATCCAGCTATACGGCAATTAGAAATCGGACACACGAGCGGTTCGCCAGAGCCAGAAATAAGCGCGACTTTCGCAGAGCCGCTTCATTGCGTGGTATACGACATAAACGGTCTCCATCTCAGTTGTAATGTGTCCGAGCGCGCCGACGAAGGGCTCCTACGGCTTTAGTGTTGCAAGCCTTCCTCCTCTTCCCCTTCCCCTTTAACATATTTATCTAGTTTTTCGAGCCATTCTTCTTCTTTATTACTCCCAGCACAATCTAGATCCTTCGCACGGTCCCATTGAGATTCAGCTAGACCTTTTCGCGTAGTACGAACCACGAACTCGTCGTTTGGCTCGATTACCACGATCTTCTTACCTTCTAAATTCTTTTGAATGTCAGTTCTCTTATTTCTTGCGTCGTATCTGTTAATTTGAATTACATCCTCGTTGTGGTCTTTTATATTCTCGTATTCTTTGATTAGTTTATTGTCTATAATAAACTCCTTTCCATAATCTCTCTTAAAATCTTCCATCGTGTAATTCTCGTCGAGCGTATCGATATAGTCTCCTGCATCGTTCCTCGTAGATTCGTAATAAAGATCATCTATTAAATTGTCAAAGTCTGTAGAATATTCTTCATTAAAAGCAACATAATTCTCCGCTATTTCAAGAAAATCCTTCTCTGTTATAAATAAAGGTATAATACTCTCAGTACCACAATAAATACCTCCTTCGTAGTCTTTTTCGTAGAAGTATACTTTCTTTCCCACATTGTCGCGTATTAAGTCTATGAGATCTCTGGGTATATCTGGCACGGCTTTTTCGATCTTGTTTAATACCTTATCCCTATCGAAGTCTACGAGCTTTATTAAATACTCTAACTTGTTTTCATCTTTCGATAAATCTTTTAGCGTCCCTGGGAATCTATGGAAATACTCTTGTATACCTCCTTTCTCTGTAGCCCACATCCTTGTGACCTCAGGGGACTTACGCATAGATTCCTCTATCCTCTTAATAAAATAGCTTGATACGAGCCCTGGTGCCGCCTTGTTTATCAGTCCATACAATTGGTTCGTAAGCATTGGATCCATAATCGATTCTGGGTCAAAATCGTTCTCGATATATCCTTCCATGCTTGAGTTAAACGACCAGAACGAGGTCCTCCTTGGGAAGAACTCCGTCATCTTTCCCTTTACGGATTCCGAGCTCTCAAATGCCTTGTGCATGAGATCGATTCTCTCTAGAGGAGACATAATCTGGTCGAGTTGTTGATCAAGCGACTTTGAAAACTCTGCGGCGCTCTCTGAGGTAAGATTAAAACCTACATTTATGCACGCGTGTTTTCCGTAGGATTTTTTCTTGTCGGGACTAAGAATTTCGTAGTAGCCCACATTACCAACATTATCTGGCTCTTTATTAACTACTACCCGTGCGACGAACTTGTCTTTATATGGATATTCTTTCTCTAACGGGAATTTAAGACACTCGTCCTCGATCTTTCTGGCAAGGAGACCTGTGGCAATGTTACCTACCGTGCCATAAATAGTAAGGGAATTATCTAGCGCTATAGGACATAATTTAACTTTCTCTTCCTTGGTAGCACCTTCTACGGCGTCCGCGCACGCTTTCGCTTTTAACCGTAGGTCCTTCTTAGAGAACTTCTCGTATTCTTGGTAAGAGACTTTCCACGGGTCTTTTCCAACGGAGATCTGGCACTGTTTAATCAGATCGTCTCGGTTCTTCTTGGTCTCTATTTTCTTCGCCTCGCGATCTTTTTGGTTTATCTTCTCCCGCTGCCGTGTATAACACGCCAGGGAACGCCCGTTTCAAGCGTTCTTTCATTTCCTCGGGGGAAAGCTTTTCTTCGTAGCTCGTATAGATCACTCTTTATATGGTATATACTACGCTTTATACTTTAATATACTTGATCCTAGGACATTTTTATATAGTTCTAAGGGTTAGTATTATTAATAATATGGACTTAAAGAAATGCGATAGAACGCTCCAGCCGAGCCAGATTGGAACGCTACGCGCAATAGGAGAAGTAGCCTCAGAGCTAGGAGAAAGGTGCTATTTAGTGGGAGGAGCCGTAAGGGACTGTTTACTTGGAAAACCCAATAAAGACCTCGATATCGTGTGCTCGAACTCGGAACGCGTGGTTACGGAGCTCGCGTCTAGGTTAGAAAAACAAACGGGAAAGAAACCCACGGTTGCGACCTTCAAGAAGTTTGGCACGCACCAGATCAAAATGCTTGGAGAAGAGGTAGAGTTCGTAGACCCACGGAAGGAGACCTACGCGTATCAGTCTATTAAACCAGAGGTATCGAAAGGAGACTTTACGGACGACGCGATGCGAAGGGATTTTACCGTAAACGCGTTATATCTTGGAATACAGAAAGACGACTGGATGAAGGTCGTAGATTTAACGGGAAAAGGAATGGAAGACTTAAAAAGTAACTTACTTCGCACGCCGTTAGATCCTGAGGTGACGTTCCGAGACGATCCTACGAGGCTATTAAGGTTATCTAGGTTTAACGCGTGTAAAGGGTTCGATATTGAACCTACTACGAAGGCAACTGCTAAGAAATCCTCTCCCGAGGTTAAACGCGTGCCGTTCGAAACGATCAAGCAGTTACTGGAAGACAGTATAACTTGTAACGGTTATGTGCGGTCGCTGGACGAGCTAGGGTTCTTGAAATTGATCGTTCCCGAGTTCGATCTCTTGAAAGGATTGAACCAAGGACCACACCACAGATACGACGCCGCAGAGCACACGCTTAAAGTTATAGACGCTCTTCCAAAAGACTATAAGATGAGATTAGTAGGTCTATTACACGATCTCGGAAAATACGACGCGAATAAAGCGTTCTTTAACCTCCATGGACACGAGGAGTATTCTACCAATAAGGCTATTGAGATCGCCGACCGATTGAAACTCTCCAACGAAGACAAGAAGTATATAACGCACATGGTCCAGCACCACATGGACTTACTGCATTTAATGAACGAAGTTAAGCCAGAAATTAACAAGAAACCCAGCACGAAGGCTCTCCGCACTTTCATGAACAAGAACGAAGGTTACGAGAACGATCTCATCGAGTTTGCCCACGCCGATATCGAAGCGACGGGCTATCCGAGACAAGACGATCATAGAAAGCTGGACATCATCCAGACGCTTATCCGCGACGAAAAAGCGAAGATGGGAGAGAAGCCGTTTAAGTTGCAGATCTCGGGAAAGGATGTAATGGACGCTCTTGGAATAAAAGAAGGTATGGAAGTCGGGAAGGCGCTTAGCGCGTTAAAGGATAAAGTGATCGAAGGGTCTATAGAGAATAAACGCGAGGATTTATTAAGATCGTTAAAAGATTTAAAGAAGTAATATTATGGACAAAGCTAAGATGATAATGTTTATCGGAGTTCCTGCAAGTGGCAAGTCCACGGAGCGAAAGAACTACCCAAAGGCAGAGGTAATCTCGCCAGATGACATACGGAAAGAAATATTCCACATTCAGTCCGACGAGAAGGTCGAGCCACAGGTCTGGTCTATAGTCATGGATAAAATGGAGAACTGTTTAAAGAAAAAGAAAGAGTGCCTCCTCGACGCTACGAACTTAAAAAGCGAATATCGCCAGCCGTTTATAGACCTCGCCAAGAAATACCACGCGGACACGGAAGCCGTGATCTTCGATATTCCCTACGCGGAAGCGTTAAAGAGAGACGCCGCGCGACCCAAGGGAAAGGTCGTAGGAAAGGAAGTCCTAGAAAGGATGTATAGTAATTATAAGGAGTTTCTTAAAAACACCTCCATAAACGATCTAAGGAAGGAAGGGTTTAAGTCTATTAAAATAAAAACTACGGAATAGGATATTGAAGAAATTATGCCAAAATTAACGCCAGAAATGCGAGCTATGTTAAAGGAAACTAAAGAGAAAGAAAAGAAATACGAAGAAGAGCAAAGAAAGAAAATTCTAGCGCAGCGGGAAAAAGAACACCAAGAACGCATTGAAGCATACGAGCCACTAAACTTTAAGAAAGACGAGAAAGAGATCGACGAGTTATTGAACGCGTGTAGACTCCCTCCAACCCTCGCGCCCACGCGGAAGCTATCTTATAGTGCCCTTGATACACCAGATGTGTCGATCCATGTGGATGTTAAGGATAACGTAACTAAAGCCATAAATAATATGAAGAAACTATCCGATCAAATTTACATGTGCAACGAAGTAATAGAACTCGCTACTGGTCGCATGGACGATTTTATCCACTTATTCTCGCGGTATGTAAAGTCGCGGAATCAACAATATGTCCCAGACGACTATCCACGGTTCGATTGCAAGGAATTCTTCGATCGATACCCTACTGAGCTTACTAACGAAACTATGAAGACCCAATGCAACGAATACGAAAAATACCTCTCGAAATTAAAGGAGGTGTTACCAGAGGCTCTTGGCTCTGCTACGAAGCATATGACTAAGCTCGTGGACGAAGATAGAAAAGTAAGACCTGTCTCCTCTATGGATATAGATCGGGCAGACATGAATCGAGTATATACCGAAGCCACAAATCGGTGGAATAAAATAAAAAACGCGCCATATCATTACCTTGGAGTGCCTTAACCTTTAAATAACTATAAAATACTAGTAAGAATGTGATTAAATATGTTTAGTAAAACGAAAGTTGCCGAATACAACAAGAATGTAATAGGCGTAAAATGTAAACGGTTTCAAGAGTTGAAAGAGTTTGAGTGCTTCGTAGAAACTATAGAGCGCGTTGGAGGAAAAGAGACTAAGATTAAACACGAACTACCTACTCTTGTATCAATCATCTCTATAGACGATAATAACGCGGCAAAAGCTAAGGTTCGCGATAAGGATGGTGCGACTAAGCTAGAATACGATCTTAGTGGTAAGGATATGTCATGTAAAGTTCTTAGCTCGTCTTTTGAGAATAAGCTAGAGTGCGAGCCACAAGGTAAGCGGAAAATTATTCCCGTCACTTATAGTTTTAAGGAGTAAGCTTATTTTATTTTATTAAGGTTCTCTAATATCTTCTTTTTATAGCTCTCGAACGAGGTAGCTTGGGTCGCAGATTCTACGCTTTTATCTACCGCTTGTAACGCTTGCATGGCTTTTGTTACGCTAGTCCGTATGTCTTTTAGTTTATCGTAGCCAATCTTGGTCGTGACTAACCTTAATACATCTTCCATCATCCGGTTGCCTGCGCTTACCATAGGAAATACCGACTCGTCCTTACTACATATATGGTATTCGTTAAGAAGCTTACTAAATCCAAATGTAGAGTGGAGGAGTCTTTCAACATTCATAGTGTCGAGCTTAGTTTGTTTGATCTCTCCTTCTAACCCTTGGAGGTATCGTTTATAGCCGTCCTGGAGCGCCTTACAATTATCCTTTTTTTCACTCATACTATTCTTATCCATTTACAGATTAAAAAAGGTTATGATCAAGAAATAAAAAAAAATAATATTATATAGATTATAAACCATCTAGATCGTGTCCATCGAATAGATCGTCTTTCTTGGGCTTGGGAGTCGCGTCTTTCGTTAGTTTATTACTATCCATGATCTCGTTAATCTCTTTAAGTATACGCGCATTTTCCTCAAGGTCATGCTTGGTATCGTTAGAACGACTTAAAAGCTTTACCATAGTTTTTATGAAATCTTTATCGTTTGGTATCTTACCATCAGGCATTGATTTTATGAGATCCTTGAAAACCTCTAATGTTGGATCGGCAAGACCTTGCTCTTTTCTTTTCTTTACCATATCTGCGAATACATCATGCAACTGACAGATAGTTATTTTATCTTCTAAAGTCTTCCGCACGCCTTCTAATGGGCTTATATTCCTAGACCGTCCTTTCTTTTTCTCTTCGTGTGGTTTTGGTTTAAAACGAGGACGCAAAGTAAACTCCATTTTTACTCGGTCTTTCTCGTTATCGATATCGTAGCGCACTATTCTCCCACCACTGGCGACTATAGCCTTTATGGCAGCCCCCAGGCACTCCGTCGTGCGGAGTTCTCTCTTTTCTTTTTCCTCTGGTGTAATTATTTCATGCATTATTTTCTTTTCCTCCACATTGTAATTTTTAATAGTAACTAATACTAAGAATAAAACAATTAAAAATATAGTTATTAAAATAAGAATAATTAATCTAAGACTATGCCTTTGTTAGCCTCGTCTAAGTCCATACCAGAGTCTATCGCCGCGTGGCATCCACAGATAATACACCATACGATTAACGCGAGTATTCCAATTAGAACGTGGAGTCCTTCGATCTCAATAGCTATAAAAATATAAATAAAAATAAGGAAAATACCGATACAGAAGATCGCGGAATGTTTCAAGGTAGTTTGTTGCCTTGGCATAGACTTTAGCTCTTCCCGTCTGCCTTCTCTTTCTTCTCTTTAAGTATGGCTTGTAACGCTTCTATCAGCTTAGATATCATCGTATCGCTCTCGTCCTTAGAGTTAGCGTTATTTCCCTTTAATGCGCCAAGCATTTGCATCATCAACATTGTTTGCATTATGTTATTACTGTTACTTCCTTCTCTTTCCTTTTTAATGTCTTCTATACTATTCAACCTTCGATCGTCGATGTAGATAACTGGGAATTCGTCGCTATCGGAGTCCCATTCCACTTTTACATGCATCCATCTAGTGCCATCGTGTAAGAACTGCTCTCCTTTCATCATGTATCTATGTCGCCTTTTTCGCTTTTGGTTTGGGAGCTTCTTCCTTCTTAGGTGCTTCTTCCTTTTCTACTTCCTCTTCTTTCTTCTCTTCCTGCTTTGAGAGCTTATTGAGAACGGGCTTTATCTGCTCTGCTATTCGTCCCCATAACTCTTTATCGTCGAATAAGTTTTGGATCCCATCGGCGAATACTCCGGCAAGTCTTAATACGCCTGCCATAAGCGCACCCGCATCGTCCTTCGATAATCTTAAAGTAAGGAAGTTGTCGTGGTGATGTCCGTGGTGGAACCCTCCTCGTAGTTGTCCTGGCATCATCGGTGGGAACGGACGTCTAATCGGCTCTGGTCTATCTGCTATTAACTTATACGTGGATTCTGCTAATCCTTTAATTTCGCGTAAGAATTCTACTATAGAAAGCTCTTTTTCCTTTTCTTCTTTCTTTTCGCTCATATTTTTTCTATTATAATTTAGTTTATTTTGTTATTATAGTAATATAGGTTTAAACCATTTAAAAATGTGGTTATCAATCCTATAATAAAGGCACAGATCTAATTAAATATAAGGAACGCCTTCTATATTATATGGTAGATAACCTTGGTCCTTTGGAGAAATTAAGTAAGGAAGAGCTTGAAGCGCTAATTAAGAAAGCAGAGAACGACCCCCGTTTTTTGAAGAAAGATCCCTACTTTACCTACGAGTGTTTAATCTGCAACCAGACCTTTGAAGGTATAATGTCCTACAACGAAGAGGATTGCACGCATTATTATATGTTGGAATGCGACGCGGGAAATTATTGTCTTCCCGTATGCGAAAGTTGTGGAGATGTTTTATTCCCTATATTACCTAATGGTAAGATGATCTATGTTTTAAACATTACAAAACCCGTTTTCCTCGACGCGGAGAAGTTAACCTTAAAGGATACATAAATCTTCTTATTCTTTTTCCCACGCGCGAGCCTCGTCGATCTCTTCTATAGAGAGCTTTCCGTCTAGCTCTATAGAGTCTTCTAAGTCCTGTAGGAGGTCGCGCTGCGTAGTCATTTCTTTAGTCATAACAGAGTAAAAATCCGTATCCTCATCGGAGAGTAGTATTGTAGGGAGCTTGTCTAGACACTCTTTTAACAATAAGACTCGTTGCTTCTCCCGCAGGGCGATGTTTTCGTGGAGCATATGGAGCTCAGTCTTAATATAATCTGAGTCTTTTAATCGATAGTTCGCGCGTAGACTTACTAAATCTTCTAAGTCCATTTTCCTTAGAGCGGTATAACCATCTATGGCAATGTTGCATAAAGGATTACCTTTCTTATTTCCAGACTCTTGGTCTGGCTCATCGGCGGGATATGGAACTACCATGCGATCATATCTTGTAACAGTTTATAAGTATAGTATAGAAGTTAATATTAATAAACTCGTAGATCCATTTATATATTTAAATAGAATAGAACTAGATCGTAATGGCGTGGGTTAGCATGGTAAGACCGCAAGGTTCATGCCCTTGAAATCGCTCGTTCAAATCGAGCCGCCATTATTATTAGATCGTATGGATAGACCACAGATTTGTTCGGAATGCGATAATTGGAGCTGGGAGTTCGAGACCGACAGCATGCTCATGGGATACTGCGTGGTTAAGAAAGAAACCGTAGACGGCTTACTACAACCGTATTTCAATCGCTGTAATCGATTCGAGCGCGAAGAGTTTCCATGGGAGGAGAAGATAGAATGGTAGATAAAAAGACTCTCCGCGACGTGGACAGCGTGGTCTGCGAGAACAAGGAGGTATGGAGAGACACACCTGCGGGACCAGGTCTACGGTTAGAGAAACAATTCGTGGAATGTCGCATATCCCATACGACCGTAGATGTGGAAGGAAAGCCGATGAAGGCAATAGAGACCGTGCGAGGCGATGTTGGAGTGGGTATCCACGATCACGCCGCCAGTGCCTATATCTTCGTTCCAAAGAATCCTCGTCAGCGGTATAAAATGGCGCAGGTTTCTTTTAATTTTCAAGAATCCGACCACATGTATTGCGAAATTAACTCGCCTGGTAACTCCGATCATAAACTCGTAGAGTGCAGTAAGGAGGCACGATGACATGGTAAATATGGTAGATAAGAAAGTATATAAAAATGTAGCACATGTAGAATGCTGGCACGATACGAAAAGTAATCCTAGTCACTGTGAAATCTTTTACGCTATTATCAATATCGAAGGAAAAAAAGAAGAGGTCATTTCACAGATTCAAAACATTTGGCAGGCTAGTTTCGCCGATACACCTGTAAGCGTAAATGCGTATGGAAGTTCTCGTGGGCATTTTGCTTTTGATCAGATTAGCGTTAATTTTGATGGAGGAACTGGCAAGTGCGAAGTAGAAGAAGCCATCCATGAGGGGGGTATAAAAGGTGCTTCAATAAGATGTTATAAGGAGGCACGATAATATGATAGAGAAGAGAACCTTTAACGATGTATCCGCGGTAGATTGTAGTATAAATCCAGACGAGAAGAAACTCTACTGTAGTATAGACCATTCCGTGATCGATATAGAAGGAAAATCAATGGAAACGGTAACGCAGCTTCCTCCTTTATATGGCGCGTATATGTTCGATCTAATGTATTCTATCGCTAACATGGAAAATTTTACGATCACCAATACTGAGTGGAAATTCAATACTAATGATCACATTCGCTGCGAATTACTGGATGTTGATAACGATGCTCGCGTAAAACTAAATTGCAGGAAGGTGCTTCGTTAACGGATAAAGTTTATAGAGACATCTACGACCTGCAATGTTTTAACAAATACAACGCGTCGGGAGAGAACGAGAATGTGCGGTGTAGAATAGACTACCATATCGTAAATATAGATGGAAAGAAAGAGACTGCGACGGATTATATAGAAGGTAAGATAGAAGTAGTCATGAACGCGGTTAACCCTGCCGCTATAAAAATAGATTCCTCTCAAAATAAGCTAGATTACGCGAGGTTTGTTTTTACCCCTCTCTTATATCAATGCACGCTCCACGAGAATGGTTCTCTCTTAAAATTAGAGTGCGAGAACGCGCCTGAGGAGGAGAAGTAGAAATATATTATAAATCCTTATATTTAATAAATTTAGTTTGTTTAATTTCTGATTCTAGACAATTCCATTTTTTTAATTTATCCTCGTCATTTTTAAGATAGATTGGTAACTCAAGCTCCACATATTCTCGATCGTTTTCTTCGTTTTCTTCGTCTGTTTTATGTGGATCGTAATATTTTTGAATTTTTGTATTAAAACCGCATTTAGAACCTATATTCATTAAAATCTGGTTGTTTCTTTCGCTATATGGAGTAAACGCTATATATCCTTCCATGCTCAATCCTTTTGGATGATCTTGTTGTAGACCAGAGCAGGAATGATCCGTATGAGTGCCAGTATAATTAATACGAGAAACTATATCTGCAATTCCTTTATCTACATTATCCCAAGCTACACATACTTCCTTTTCGTTATCTTTACGAGGATATATAATATACCACTTTTTCTTATTAAACGCACTTTTTTTCCATACTATAGATCATAAGATCGTATTCGTTCTATAAAAAACTTAATATAAAAGAAAGGGTCTTTAACATCTATGAAAGATTGTACTCGAAGGTTAATACGAAACCTCGTGTCGGGAATCGGACTCGAAGTAATGGCTATTGCCGCGCACGAATGGACGAAGGACAGAGTGCCAAAAACTGAGTCGAATGTGATCGCGGGAATGTTCGCCGTTACGGGGGGACATTTCATCGGTGCGGGACTCAATAAATGGCGAAAGTGTAGGCGATAAACATGGCTAAGAACAAGTTTACAGAACTATTAATGGAATTACTCGCGAATCGGTCCACCCACGCGGGCGTGTCCGATCAATGGAAAATGGCAATGCACCAATGTAACGATCACAAGGACAAGAAGGCGTGCGAACGCGCAGAGAACTATGGTAATGAAGCGACTAAGCTCGATAAAGAATACAAGGAAGAGATTGAAGAGCTTAAGAAGCTTGACCCAATGTTCTATAACAAATAAATATTATGGGAGTTAGAAATAATGGACGATATACAGACCTTCAAGAATGTAGCGTATGTGTCGTGCGAACTACTTATTCGTTCCCATCATTTTGCGGGACGATCTCCTCCAATTCCACTTAGATGGGATTGTTATATTCGCTCCGAGATAGATACCATTGAAGGGGATAAAGAAGGAAGAATCGAGACACTAATAGATCTTGAAGATGTGTTTATAGAAAATGTCTCGCCCGTTAACCTACACGAGAGAACGTTTATTATAGGTAATAGCGTGGCTTATCCTCCCAGATACTTTCAATGTAAGTATTATTCCAATCTCCATAAGCTAGACTGCGAGGTGGCGAAGTAACGACCGACGATAGAAAGAAGTTCAATAAAACAATAGTAATACAATGCGATCCACACCCATCAGAGTATAATGTAGCTACTTACCTATGCGATCTCCACCACGAGGTTGTCACGGTCGAGGGGAAAGAGGAATCATACCTAGAAAAACTGCCCGTAGATCACATCGCGGTTCAACCAAGAACTAATGTTGGTTTCTATGTTCATGGACGAATGATCCAGATAGGAAGTCGTTCCTTACCTCTATTGGGTCTCCCTCAAAAATACATGAAGTGCGAGTATATTCCGTCTATCTACCAATTAAACTGCGAGGGGATTGACTAACGAACATAACCATTAAGAACGTGATTAACATAGGATGCGAGGAGGACCCTCAAAATCATTTAGACGACCTCTATGGATGCTTAATCTCGTATAGAGCCATGGATGTAGAAGGAAAGGAATCCATCTTCCACAAACATGTGCATAACGCGATCCATATAGATACGAATAGAGTAGGCTTCCATAGATCGTCGTGGGACGAGGACACTCCTACCATGGAGGTTTCCTTCCGCGAAGAGATGGACGGAAAAGTCTCGTGCTCCATTCGAGAGACTGGTTTAAACGGAGCATATCACAATATCGAGTGCCACAAAGAAGAATAAAAAAAGATTTAATATATTTTATCTAATTTTACCCAACTTGTTCTTATACCACCGATCTACCAGATCAACCATTATAAACATATATATACTCTAATAAAGTTCCCGTTTTTTTAGTTTTGATCATCTTCGCGATATTCTCCTTTGTTGGTTCTAGAACGAATTCCTTTCTTTTATTAGCTTTAGAATGCACCCATAAATGGCATCCGTGACACAATAAGATTAAATTACTTAACACGAGTCGTAGCGATTTGCATTCGTATCCAATAATGTGGTGCACATTTGGAAAGTGCTCGTCGTATTGATTTATTGATAGTATAGTAGGATTACCACAATGTTGGCACATACCATTGTAGCGTTGGTAGGTGATCCTCCACGCCTTCTTCCATTCTCGTCTATGCATAAAGATATCTCTTTCCTTACTTATTCCTCCTTTCCAATTATAATTTCTTGGACCACTTACAGATAGAGCGATCTTTTTTTTAGTTTCTTCTGTAGGGTGTTTTCCTTTATGAGCTTCAATTGCTTGTTGTGAAAGTCTTCTACCTTTATTTGCTTTACTAATTTTTCGTTTTGTTTCTTCCGATAGTTTCTTTCCCTTAAGGCTTATACTATTTGCTTCACCAATTCTTCGTTTTGTTTCTTCCGAAGGATGTCTTCCTTTATTACTTTCGCTTATCTTTCTTCTTGTTTCTTCAGATAAACGCTTACCCTTATGAACTTCTGACATTCTTTTCCTTATTTCCAATGAAGGGTGCTTTCCAGTATTTGCCTTAGCGATCTTTTTTTTATGTTCTTTAGATAAAATCTTACCAATATTTGCCTGTCTTAATTTTTCTCTTGTCTCTTTTGTAATCTCTCTTTTCTTTATATTCTCAGCCATTATTATTCTTTGTTTATCTTGTCTCTCTTTATTATTGGGGTCGCACCAGAATTTATGGACACCTAGATTACTTGTTTTTCTAAACTCTCTTCCACAAAACTCACATTTAAACATCTATAATCAAGGAAGATAAAGGAGACTTTTTATTTAAGCATTCCTAGCTTATTTTTATACCAACGTGTACTAAGATCCACATTTAGCCAATCAATTTCTTTACAATAGGTGCACTTATCGTGGTTCTGGAGCTTGTCCAATGTCTTGAACACCTCCACTTTATTGCGAGTTCTACGAAGATCTAACCGGTCTATTCTATTTTTTAAGTCTGAGATCGCGAAACACGCGCTGGACTTAGAAGCGGCACAATTCTCGAATTTACTCGAGCTCATCGTGTCTAGAAACTGTTTTATATCCGATTTGGAAGATAAGGGTTTAGCTGGGGCTTTTTTCTTAGATGGCATGATCTTATAATGGCTCTATTTTAATTAACTACTAATAAATATGGTAATTAGAGTTTATATATGTTTTTATTAATGTCGGATTACTTTTTCTCGTCGCGCGAGCAGAATATTTCGTTGGTCTTGGAACGGTTTCCCTCCTCCGATCTAACTAAACACTTGCCATTCCCTTGACTATAATGGTAAGCTAACGCGCCATCGGATGTGTATTTATGCATGAACGCGCTTGACGGATCGTATACGGATACATCCATGTCTCCTTGAAACTCTTGGGTGTGCGTGTCCTTCTTCCCTTCAATGTTAATATAAGTGCTCATGATAGAACATTCCGTAGTTATATTACCCCCGTGTCGCTCGCACCGTATGTAGATCACATCGTTAATAGTCTCGCTCTTGTCTACCATTCTCTACTTCTCCATTGGCTTGCATATAATAGCTATTGTGTCGTGATCGTCTGGCTCTCTTTTCTCTAAAGTGACTACTTCGCATTGTGCTCGTGCGCTTGGATAGTAGTTGAGGATTATTCCTCTCTTATGAATTCCTTCTCTTGAGTGTATTCCCGCACCAACTGTGTTTGTGGCGTGTAAATCAACAACACCGTTATACTCGTTTGTTTTTGGCATTGGTCTTCCTTCGACATCTATAACAAAGTATTGAACTTTACACTCGTAGTAATCCATAAAAGGAGTAGCCTTTTGCACATTACATCTTATTTGGCTTACTTCATTGAGCACTTCTTTTCCACTTGGCATTTATTTACCACCAATTATTCTTCCGTTTCCTCAAATCCTATTGTTTTTCCGTGCCAATCTAATTTAAAGGTCTGACACTTTAATACTTCTCTGTTGGGCTCGTTATATTCCTTCGCGTCAAAGTCACACACGAAAAAGGATTTTTCTAAAGGCTTAAAATCTATAGTGTCGTATTCTGGATAGCTCGTGGCGGTTGTTTCGTAGCCTCCCTTGATCTCTATCCTCTTAATACCGCGATAGGTTCTCCCAATATCGTTTGGCATGTCAAACATGCAGGTATACTCGGTGTCTCCCTTCTTCTTGTTGCAACCGATGAAAGAAACCTCGTTCTTGAACTTAACCTCTTCTTCCGTGTCCTATCAACACTCTACCTTTTTCTTATCGGGATTCCATTCGCACTTCGTTTCGTAGTTAGTTATGAGCAGCTCGCACACGGGCGCTCCTTCGTTGTTATTGGTAGTGTATTTGAAACATAACGGTATGAAATTCATTCCTTCGAAGGCTTTCCGCACGCGTGGGCTATCGTTAATGCTCACGATCGCTTTAGCGTTCTTTAAACCACGCACGGTCTTGGCAACCTCTTCTGGCGTGACTGGTCCTTCGTCCACATTGTAGTCCTTCGCGTGGTCCTCGTAGGGAGGGTCCATATATAGGAGCATCCCTGGAGCGTCGTGCTGCCTTACCACATCTCGATAATCGGCGTTTAAGACATCTGTATTTTCCATTCTTTTTTCGTAGTTTTTAATGCTCTCGGGAGTAAGTCTAGTAATAAAACACCTAGAAGGATCGTCTCTAGCGTTGCACTTCTTGTCGTGGTTGCCGTAGCCTCCTTTATCTGGGTCGAACGAGAACTTATTACCATAAGAATGTTTGTTTAAATATAATAGCTTGCAAGGGTCTATGTCAATACCCTCTGTGACCAAATCTTTTTTATACTGCTTCCAGCGTTCCCGACTTGGCGTCATGTCGCACTGATCGTATTTAAACCCCGCTTTTAATTGTCGGAAAAACCGCGTGACGAATGGATTGATATCGTTAATGAAGTCTTTCCCTCTGGGCTTCGTCTTAAAATAAACGCTCGCACCGCACGAGAACGGCTCCCCATAGTCTGTATGCTCGGTCTTATCGATCATCTCGCCTATTTGGTCGGAGGTTCTTCCCTTACCTCCAAAACAAGTCATGATCGGGTCGAGCGCGTCGGGGTTAGTCTTAGTCATATATACTATTATACCTTATGGTTATTTAATAATTTATAGGTTGATAATAACATTTATATACGGTTTCTACTATAATAATACTCAGAGCAGTGGTGGTGTGGTTTTAGCGATCTATACTTTAAAACACTCGATTTCCATAGGTCGCGACTCGATATCATAACTATATTCCTTGCAAATAAACCTCTTTTGTTTTTTTCCCACCCACCTTGCTCGCCTTATCCTTTTTTTCTCCTTAAACGATTCTTGCATAATGCTGCCATTTCCTTGTCGCTACTAAATTCGTGACATAAATCCTCGACTTTTACCTCGCGTATGTTGTATATGCGCTTGGGGTCGGTTGTGATAAGTTCGTTCATCGTGCTTTCTTGTCCCATATGTGAGCCAGTGTAGCCATCGGCGGCGTCGTAGCCAAGCTCGTTCATAACATCGCCTATGTCTGGGCGTATTACATCAATTATCTTATTATCCTTGTCGTATATAACGCGAGCAGATTCTACCGCTACTTTTCGCATATAGGAAAACGGGTCTTTATAATAAGTTTTGAGCCCATAAGGACCTCCTCCTTCGTGCTCGGCTAGCCATTTAATGTTGTCCTCTTCGTTTAATGTCTTAGCTATAAATTTTATACTCTTTTCGAAGATCGCATCATTCTCGCGCTGGAGAGTTCTCTTGTCTAGATAATTACAGGAACACACTTTCGCTTCTACGATACCGTCCGTTTCTTTCGATCGCGATAACGAAGGCATCCATTGAAGTATATTTTTAGCGCCATCTTTGTTATACCTCTCGAAGAAGAAGATGTTTTCTTCCCCTGAGCCTCTTCCGTGGCTAATCCGCTCGGGGTGGAACTTAGAATACTCGAACCCTTTTTCAATTATGTTTGGTATTCTCTCTCTTGGTGTAGCATGTAATACTCGTATTTCATTACAATTAGATGGACATTTCATTTATCGTTCTCCTAGCTCTTTTCCTTCGTCTTCTTTCTTAAGTGGTATGATCTCCATATCCATGATCGGTTTATTGGAAGCTAAGATCGTAGACAATGCTTTACTTATTTTATACTTTCGCCATAGATCTATATCCTGTTCGCCACCATCCATTGCATCGTAACCTAAGTGGTTTATTATATCTATTAGACCTACATTATAGTCTGGCATTACACCACCCTCGAGTTCCTCGAAGGCATCGTTCTCCTTAAATCTAGCACCATAGGTAAACCTATGTAATAGAGAATATGAGGGATTTTTTGGTAATGGGTGCGTTTTTTCTTTGTCTTCTTTTTCCGCTCGATCTACTAACTTCTTATGGAAGTTCTCCGTGATCATATCGTTCGTAAGCTCGTTACATATACACGCTTTTACCTTAATTAATGCGGGCTCATCTGAGAATTGCCTTCCCGCCCTATAAGCATGTCGCTCTGCCAGTTCCTTTCCTTTGGAATTGTCTATTCCAAAAAAGAACAATCCTCCTTCATGGTGGGCGCTACTCATTCCTTCACCCATATGCTCCCCTTCCATTAATATTAAAGGTTTGAACCCTTCCTTCGCAATATTCTTGGCTCTACCAAGAGTAGTTCCATGCCATAGTGTGCGCATATCGCATTTAAGGTTACACTCATCGTATTTCTTATATTTTGTCTGTTCTATTTTTAATGGCATTTATTCTTCCTCCTCCTTTATAATCTATCCTCTAATTTCTTAATAAATTTCTTAAAGATCTTTTTAAGTCCTTGAACGCCAGTTAGATATCCTTCCGATTTTACTATTTCCTGCATTATTTCTGGTATTTCAAGTAGGATTTCCTTTCTACACGAGTCCTTCATTTTGGTATCCTTAACCACTTTCTTAAACTCCTCGAGTTTTGGATACCACTCGTTGATTCCCTTATTGATCGTGGCTTTGTTCTTAGTATAATAATTACATTTCTCCAACGCGTCCATTCCAGACTCGTGACCATACATCTTTAGAATATTGATCTTGGAATTTATGTACTCTTTATCCACGAAACACACGGACTTCGTTAGATCGCGAAATATATCGCCTATAGCTTCGATAGCAGCTTGCCCAAATGGGTCTCTATGCTCTATAATCGTGTCTTGGTATTTAAATAACTTATCTAACGCGGCTTTATCACAGGTATGTGTATCTATCTTACATTGTTTTGGTTCTACCATTTATCTTCCTTCTTTCTTGCAATTGATCTCCATTGGAGGGAGGTTACTCTGCGAGCTTGACACCGCGCATTTGGTGCGGGCATCGAAAGTGATCTTATAGGTGTTCTTTCCCTTATTGTTCTTACCCAGTTCCGTAGAGACCGTGTTCCCATAGGTTCTTAGATCCTTAACATCCTCTACAGTAGCTATTATCTTGTCCTGATGTTTATCCCAATCGTAGACCGACGATGGTGGTGCTTTTAGGTCGCACTTCCATAAGGTGGTCTGGACTTCGCATTCGATAGAGCTAATAAACTTATTTTTAAGAAGAGCCTGCCAATCCCTCTCTCTATTCTCCTTTTTTCTTTCTTTATTTTCCTCTATAAGTTCTCTTTGTTTTTGCCAGAACGATTTTTCCTTTTCTTCTTCCGTCGTAACTATGCCTCCTTCTTTATTCTACTCTTCTTTAATTTCTACATTCTTACATATGATATTCTTAGAGTCCTTAAAAGTGCAGTTCTTTCCCTGTAGTGCGGTTCGTTTATTTGTTTTTTCGTCGAGGATCGTTAGATTAAGATTCCCTTTTAAAAGTTCCTCCGCGAGGTCGAGACCATCGTAGTAGTTGTGGAACTCGATAATGTGGTGCTTAGTTATAATCTTCGCTATTATATCACTACGCGTGTGCTCGCGCTCTACGGTAATTCCCCGCTCTAATTGAACGGAGTCGTAGTCTGCGTCGGGCTTGGTGTCTAAGAGCATGCATTTTTCTATTAAACTCTCTTCGTATTTTCTTTCTTTTTCTTTTTCTTCCATATTTTATTTTCCTCTCTTTCTCCATTTATATATTTGTTTAAGTGGATCTCCCGACCAGAGGTTGTAAGTAACAACGGTATTCGCTAAAGGACATCCTATCTTCATTTCGTCCATAACATTACGATCCGCGTAGGCAAAATCGCTCTCCGATGCTTTACAATGATATGGATCTGTCGTTGATGGATGCGTGTGGAAATAACTAAGGATCTGATCTTCGGCATAATCGGGGCTAAAACTCTCGTCATTCCACTCTTCTTCTTCTACTTCTCTAGTTTCCGCCGTATGTACAGATGTACAATTCCCTTCGTAAATATGAAAAACGGGCGTATCATCCTCCTCGTAGATAAACGAGTGCTCGTTTCCCGTCTTCTTCGTTTCTTCCATGCAATAGTTGATAGCTTCTTTAAGAGACATACCATACGCTGTTCTTTTGATCTTACAACTATCTTCGTCGATCATCATTTTAGATCACTCTTTATTTATCTTACATTGAACCTGCTCATAGTCTTGACACTTCTCTCTCGCGCGAACTACCATTTGAACGAGCTGGGGTATACCGTAATATAACCGATCTTTATTATCGTCGATCCAACCCTTTACTACCTCGGGATCGTGTCCTTTAAGGATCTTGTCCACAGATAATTCGCATAAGTTCTTCATTTTTTCGCACGCGCCTTCCTTCGTCTTCGCGTCTTGCCAAGCCTTCTCGTAGGTAAACGGAAACTCTTCTAAGTCCTTTGGATCTACTGGTCCTGTAAGGATCGTAGTCAATAAATCGTCGATCGTATTAATCCTCCTCTTCGTTTAGATAATCCTCGGGACTTCCCTTCTCCACGATGTCTGCGCTCTTGGGGGCTTTTAGTTTCGTCCACTCTTCTGGAGAGAATGTCCTATGATATAGGTCATAAAACGCTGGGTCTCCTCCCGATAAGACTTCTCGTAGGTTCTCCCTTCCTTCTTCCGGTCTCACGATCGCCCTAGAAAGTCCTTGGATCGAATGAAATAGCGTGTAATATTGAAGGAGTAAGTCCATGTTCGCCTGCGACAAGTATACGCGGTCTCGCACGGGCATGTAAGTCACTTTTGGCGTAACGCCTCCACCACGCTTGCCCGAGGGCATCGCTCCTGGGAGAGACTGAATTTGGTTCAGTTCTTCCCCTCTTGGTAATTGTCTTCCTACCTTTTTCGCAATCTTGGCTAGCGTCGCTTCCCGCTTTTCGAGTTCCTTCTTTTCGCGCATGTAATCTGTAAACGACATGTCTTTTTTATCAAATAACACTTTTAACTCTCTAAGAGTCACTTCCTCTGCCATGAGCGCATTTATCGTCGTTGCGTAATCCGCGTCGGTAAGATCGCCTCGTTCCTTCGCTTCTTTAATCGCTTCTAGATAAGAGCTCACTACATCGTGGTGGAAGATTAAATTCCAAAACAAATGATAGCACTCTTGGCGCATATCGTCTCCCGTCACGAAACTAATCCTCTCAGAGTTGTCCACATTGTCGAGCTGTTTCTTATGGATCACATTTAGCTTCTCCGCTTCCGACAAACCTTCCGTAGGCGTGGTGCGGTCTTCTAAAGACACCCAAGCTTTTATGATAGAAGGTAGTTCTCTAGGATCAAAGTTATCGTAGGGAGTATTCACAGGTTTATCTACGCCAAACTTTTTCATAATCTCTTTTTTTAAGGTTGGATTTAACCGATCCCACATAAACGATAACTCTTTCGTTTTCGAGTTTGGTTTATTGATTTCTATCCAGTCTTTTTTAAAGCCTATACCTCTCTCGGTAACCATGGCTTTATATATGACGGCGTGTTGGTCTCCTCTAAGGTTCACTTCCGTGCAGTATTTATATTTTCCCTTTCCAAAAATTGGGTTCAAATATAGATCGTCGCATTTCGTTGCGCCTTTTCCTTCGCTTGTGCCTTTTATATACTCTAAGGGTTGACTTTTATTGTATTGAAGAGAGATCTGTGGCTCGGGCTCTACGATTCCACGCGAGATCACCGTATCTATTGCCTTAGCTACGGTGGAAGTTTGAAGGTAATCGTTTAAATGCGTTAGATACTTATCTACGGTAATTCCTTTAAGCATAGCTTCGTTATCTACATCAAGAATACCCACATCCTTAAGGACTAACCTCTTATCGACCTCGTTTCCTGGAGAGTTTAACCATTTTATAGCTCTATTGTGCACGGAACGAGGATCTTCTTCGATTTCGCCTACTTTTACCTCCTTTCCAAAAACAAGCGCGTCTACATTATTGGCAACATGTGCGTGCGTAAGGTCTTGAAGGGGATATTTCATCTGATCGAAAAACTGCGTTTCCATTCCATATAATGATAAGGCACAAAACCCAAACGGTTCTTTCTTTTTCTGGGCGACATACGCTTCGGTATCAAATCCTTCGTCTAGGATTGTGCTATCCCGCTTATATATTTCCGTTTTCGTTCCCAGCACATCTACATATTGACCCGTAGGGCTATGCGATATTTTAATTTCGTCAATTAAACTCTTGCGGAACTGTTCCTTTCCATCTTCGTCCAGTTCCTTGTCCATCTTTTCTTTACACATCAACGCGAGCTGTTGACACGCTTTCGCCCGTTCGTCGTCGAAAGTAACTAACGGCTCGTTTCTATAATACGGTTCTAATTCCCGTTCCCATCGTTTTAGATCGGCGTACCATCGCTGTTTCTTTTTCCAGTATTCGTCTTGCTGCGCAGGCGTAGCGTTCGGCTTGAACATTTCTGGCTCGATAGGAGCATCTGGGGACACTAATGGCTTACCATATTTACCGTAAAGGCATGTATTAATGAGCTTCTCGGAGGGTTTAGCCTCTTCTAACTTTACCATTTATCTCAGTCTAGTCTATTCTAAGTAATAATATGACCATAGAGGTTAATAAACTATATTATGGACATAATAAAAAAAGCTTATATAGATTGGAACCTATAGATCTAATTATAATAAATAAATGCGTTTTTTCATGAATAAGCCATATTTTGTATATATTCTTCGTTGCACCGATAGTCAAGAAAAACGCACTCGAACATGTTATTACGTCGGAATAACTAACGACCTACGACGACGCGAATTTGATCACAAAAACAAACGCGATAAAAAAACAAAGCGTTTTAAAGGACATGTGCAAATGGTTTATATAGAGAAAGTAGAAGCGTCAAGCACGAGAGAAGCGAACATAAGAGCGTGGCAACGAGAAAAACAGATGCGACAATGGACAAGCGAGAAAATCGAGTCTTTAGTACGATCGAGGCAGCGAAAAACAAACACATTCGCTAAAAACGATACGGAAGAGTGGTAGGAATTATACCAAAAAACGATCCATTAAAACCTTATTTTGTGTATATTCTAGAATGTTATAGTGGTTTTTCTTCTACGATCTATTATACCGGTCTGACTAATAATATAAAAAGGCGCCTACGAGAGCACAAGAACGGTCGGTCTAGATACACGCATAGGTTTAACGGTAATATCGTGTTAATATACCTCGAAACAGGATATGGAACTCCCACCAAAAAAGCGTCCACATGGGCGTATCACCGCGAACGCGAAATAAAATCGTTTTCTAGAAAGAAAAAAGAGCAGTTAGTAGAAGATAATCAAGAAAGAACGAAACAATTGTGTAACGAATTTTTAATCTAATTATTTAAAAAAAGAAAAGAAAAGAATAGGGAGGGGCTCGGCGACGGATAGTAAAAATTATTGGAGGAATAATTTTATATAAGCACAGAGCCATTGTTTGTGTTTTTACCGTCGCTTCGCCCTATGGATTAAATACACCATTATACCCAGCCCTGCGGCAGTGGAGCCTAGTATTCCAAGATAGCCCCACGGATATAATGGGTTGTATAAATTAACTGAAGCCGTGTATCGTTGGTCTTCTTTAATACCTTTATTTCTTAAATCGCGTATAGAAGACTCGCTGGAGGTGCAATTTAAAGACAATATCCGCCCAAGGACCGTAGCCTTGTTAACTTCGGCGTCTACTCCGCACCCTGCGTCCTTGAAATAGACGTATATCTTTTTACCTTTAAACTCGTTTACCATGTCCTGCGTAGGGGTCGCATCCTTGTTGGGAGACGGATTGAACATGATCGATACCGTAGTCCCCTTGAATTTCGCGAATCCAACGCTTGAGACCAGATATTTTGATAAACCCATTACTTTTTCTCTCCTTCTTCTTCTTGTTTGTGACGCTCGCGTTCGCGTTCGGTCTTGAAATGTTTTAAGCCTTTATCGAGCTCCCATTTCTTTCGCACTACGCCTCCTCTACGCTCGCTTTCCGCTCCTATACCTCTTGGAAACTCGAACTCAAGCCCAGATTCCCCTTCTCCTAGCGGCGAAGGAAAGCGCGCTTCGGGAGGAAGACCAATAACTCCTTTGGGTCCTGCCTCGCGTCTATGAAGCTCGGGAACGAATGTTCTTACCAGAATGTTAGAACAGACTAAGTTTTTCTCGTTGGGAGTATTTCCTTCGGATACCACGCACTTCGCGTGGTCGTCCACGGCGTAGGTGGTCTTGACCATGTTATATTTGTTCTTGTGATACACGCTCGTGAGCCCGCCTTCGAACTCGATCTCGTTGATACCTATAATGTGCTTCGTAGCACCAACTGGCGTTTTCTCGTCGCCATAACTGGCAATATCGCACATCCACACGTTCTTGTTCTCGATGCACTTAATCCGGCTCACATTCTCGAACTCGTCCATTCTTTCTTACACTCCTTGTAATAGAGCTTTTACCTTCTCTTGATCGATAAACTCCGTGCGCTCGGTCCTACTGTAGGATATCCACGCGTTCTTTACCTTGGTTTTCTCGATAGTGGATAACGCGCTCCACGCTTTACTGGGATCGACGGTCGCTTTCTGAGCTACTTTTACCTTCTCGGGCTCTTTTAAGCAGCCGTATAACGCTCCAAAATTAATATATTTCTTGTTCGCAGAGTCTTTCCACGCTTGTGCCATAGTATTTTTACCTCGTTTTATTTGTTACATAATAATTTTCTAACTAATAATTTCTTATAAAAAAAATCAGAATTAAATTCTTTATTTCTTTTTCTGTTCTTTAAGAAACTTCTTCATCTTTTCCTGCGTTTCCTTCCCTTGAAAACATTGCGTGGTGGAATACCCATAATACGCGGCGATCGGAATATTAATGGACATTACTACGCCAGAAAGCGTTTTAGCCCAAGTTTGTTTCGAAAGGGCTATTCCTAGGGCGCCTAATGCTGCCCATCCGCTAAACCACGTTGTTTGTATAATTTTTTTCGTACAAGCCATATTTTTTCTACCTCTTATTTTATTTATTTTATTTTCCTCCTTTCATGATCGTAGCTAACATCTTACCTTTCTCGTATAAACTTACACCCATATCTTTGCACTGCTTGGCGGATTTATAGACCTTTATGCTCTTATAAGCTCCATAACCAAGCACTCCCGTGCCTCCTCCCGCCATAACTAATCCTACGGTTCTCGTTTTCTTAAAATACGCGAGCACTAATCCCGCTATGGTCGTTGCTGCTCCTGCGATGTCCCATATACCTGCGCTTCGGGCGTGCATTGGAACCTGCACGCAATCTACCACTTTCTGCCTTACTTCCGCTACTTTCGTGCCTACTGCGCTTTTCAAACTTTCCGTGATCGCCATATTTATTGAACCTCTAGATAGTTCTCATGGGTCGTTCCCCTAATTGACATCCATCTTGCAAACCCATAATATAGTCTCGAATATATTCAAACGATCCCGTGCGATAATTAGAATCGATAAGACTCTCTTTGTCTCCTTCGTGGAGAATTAAAGTATGTTTCCATGGCGTTATATCTTTGGTGTATGTTTGTATGAAGAAAATCTCATCCAAAGGGATGTTTATCTCTTCCGATTTAACACTCATTTTTTCTATCTCTGGTAGGTCGTCGTAAGTCCCTATTTTAATATATTCGCCTAGCTCTTTGTTAATATTACATTTCTCTTCGGCAACTTCTTTTAAGCTTTTTAGAATTTCTTTTTTATCGCGCATTTTATTTACCTCTTAGTAGCTAAAGATAGCCATCTTTCTCGTGGACTGCGGATTTGGTTTAGGCATCGCTTTTCTTTCTTCCTCGGTGTGTAAGGAACTCATGATCCGTTCCTCTCCGCGGTGCAGTATAGCTTCCTCGCCTCGGTGGTAACTTACCATATCCTTGTTGGTGATGGGCGATCCAAGTGCGGGTGCTTCGAATGATGTGATCGACGCAGGTATAACTTCCGTGGTGTCCTTATTAACGCCAATCGGATAGTTTAGTCCCATTACTGGTTCCTTGGGCACTTTTTCCCAGCTCTTGATCGGCGTGTGTATTTCCCACGCGGTTCCTCCAGAAACGGGACGCTTTGATATCGATATACCAAGGTTCTTGTTCAATCTATAACCTAGACTCGAGTAAGTCGTAGTATTAACATCCTTAGTTCTTATTACCGGCGCGAAAAGAGCCGTTACTGCGGCGGCGCCTACTCCAATTCCTATTTTTGTTTTTTTATTCATATTTTCACTTCTTTTAATTCTTCTAACATTTATTTTATTCCATGTGATCTTTTAATTTGATTCCATTTTTCGCTAGGTTCATCTTCAAATAATTTATCGTATTCTTGAGCCCCTTGACAGAGTGCTCCTTGAATAGACTCTCGCGTTATTTTCAATCCTTTTATTATTCTCATTCCTCGGTTTAATCTATCTACGATAGCGTGCTCTATTGTTCTTCTATCCTTACCTATTGATTCGTGTCCAAGATATTCAATATCTCTTACACACGCATCGAACGCATCTAATGATTCCTTTCCAACAACTTGTTTACAGATAGAATCTGCGGCTACCTCTATGAAACCTTGAGCGTCGGATTGAATTGCCGAATAAATAAGACCATCGCAATAATCTTCTGTTTTTGTGGAGAGAACCTTACTCTCAGTATCTGATACTGGCTGCGCTTGGCATTTATTACAATCGATCAATAACTTATCTGGCATTTTATTTACCTCTTATTTATTATAATCCATATGACCGTTTTAATTTTTCCCATTCTCTTCTCATCTCAGCATCTCCTGTAGTTGCAGTCTTTTCAAACGCTTTTGCACCATTGCATAACGCTTGGTTAATAAGATCGTCTTCGATTGGTTTATAGGTCGTCTTAAAACGATCTGCCATCTTTGTTATATGATCCTTTATTTGTTTTACACTTCTATTTGGTCCACTAATTTCTTGTCCCGATCGCTCTACTGCGTGCCAACAATCATTAAACTTAATAGGTGTTAAAAATCCATTGTTTTGTAGAAGCTCACACAATGGTTCGCCTATGTGCTCGACATACGCCATAGGATCGAAGTCTGTAGCTACTTGAATTAACTTACTACATTCTTCTTTAGAATCGGCTAAACGACATTTTTCGCAGATATACTTTTCTTCTGCCATTGTTCTTACCCCTGTTTAGCTAATTCTATTTTTACTTGATCGGTAGGCGTGGCTGTTGCAGTTGCTGTAGTTGCTACTGGTGCGGTAGCTGCGGTTGTTGCAGGCGCTGGAGTAGTCGTAGCTGCCGTTTGTGCGTTTATCGCGGCTAATTGTTTTTCTAACTCCGCTTTCTGAGCTTGGAGTCTCGCTTGTTCTTCTGCGGATGCACCGTAGTCGTAATTCGCGTCGCCATATTTCTTTAATTTATAATCGGCTAAGCTCATGTGCTTTTTCTCGGCTTCTATAGAGTCCTTCCCTTGAACATCGTTTGAGGCGTTTCTTGTTTCGTTTAATAGTTTGTTGTTTTGAGCAACGGTCTCGTTTACTTTGGCAAAGTCTGCGGCTCCTAGAGTTCCAAAGCATATTATAATGAAGAATTGTAGTGCCATAGCTGCTGCCGAATATAATTTATCGAAGAAGTTGATCCACGAGATCGTGTATCCAGACTCGAAGATAAGCCATTCTCTAAACGGATCTCCAAAACCAGAGACGGCGGTAATTAGAATCGTGCCTATGGCAGCAAGGAAAACTTTTTTCTTGTCCACTTTCATGTATCCATTATTTTCTGTACTTTGATTTGATGACATTTTTTAGTACCTTATAATTATTAACTTAATAACAATAGTATATACTCTTTATCTATAAAAAGTATATGGTAAGAAAAAAAGAAATAAAAAAAATTATTTTTTGTTGTTGTTGGTAGGAAGATCCATTCTCTCTTGTCGGAGCGCGATCATATAATAGTCTCGCATAGCGTCGCTGAGGATACCTTCTAAAGTGTCCAGATACGCGCGGATCTCTTTCTCTGAGGTGGGCATTAACGCCTTCATGAACACTGCCATCGTCTCCCCCATACCCGATACGCTTCCCGACGCGAACAACACGATCCCAAAGATCATGAGCATGATCACGAAGTCTAGCGGTGCCGGCACGTCAATAATGTCGCTCGTGGCAACTACGGTGTAAATGAAATTTAAGATAATCCACACGAACTGTCCGACGGTGATGTTGCCTTTAACAATTCGCTTTGGCATGTCGATAAAGAAACCAAGACGGGAATGGGGTTTCGCTTGCGAGATTTCTTCCCATAATCTGAAATATTTTACCCACTGCGAGGTGACTCTCCCTACGAACGATTTTATCTGGTTAAGCTTCTCCGCGTCGTTTAATGGGGTTTTCCAAATGTCGTAGGAATGGGAAAATAACAATTTCATCTCGTTTAGCTTATCGGACGCGAGTCCTATCACGAAATAGAGATCTGTTAGTAGTCCTGCTCTGACGAATAAGTCCCACTCGTTTATGGGAATATAATACCAATAACAGAAGGTAGTAATAGAGATCATGAACGATAAGGCAGACATGAACTTTAAACGCTTAAAATGTAAACTTTCTAGCATGAATGTATATAGGATATACGGATATTAAAACGATATAGATTAAACGCTTAATAAAAAAAGAATTAAAAAAAAGAAAAAAAAGAATAGTTATAAACTTAGCTTATTTCTTATATGGTTTTGCACAATCTTTCGCGATATCGTGGATTTGTTTACCGGTCATACCCTTAGTAACTTTGCTTTTAACACATTGTCCTACAGGCTTACCAATGTTTTTGGCAAATTCCTTTTGGGCTTTTCCGTCACGAACCACACGAGAAACGAAAGGCTTTAAATTTTTAGATAATTTTATTTTGCGTTGAGCGCCTTTTCCCATATTTTTTCACTTTTTATTTTATTTTTTTTTTTAAACTAATAAAAATAATTTTTTATTGTTAAACTAAGAAGAGTTAATTTCCTATATAAAGGTTGATTAAAGTTAATTTAACTAAAACTATTTTTTTTTATATATCGTCTAAAAGTCCTATTACAATATGGGTTATGGCTTTACTGGCACATTTTGCATTTTTATTATCAATGCATTTCTCTAAGTTTTGATACTCCTGATTAAGGCTTCCTAGTCCATGTGGTAGTGTGCGACATCCATATCCTTCCATAATAACACACGCGTTTTTTAATTCTTCCATAGAGCTTTTCATAGCTTCTAACCTTTCCTTATCCCAATCTTCTTCGTCTATAGTATGTTGGATACCTCCAACATTTCCTATAAGTCTTCTTATTTCTTCTTTATTTAATCCGCAAATATCTTTCATATTATTTTATTCCATCTCCTTCTTAATAAAGGTTATTTCCTTTTATTCTCGTCTTCGTCGTATTCGCAATCGTCCGCAAAGTCCACTATATCGCACAGAAGGGTTTCAAACTCCGTTTTTCCTTGTTTCTTCTGGCAGACCGTAGTAATTTTCTCCCGCGCTTCCTTATCCGCACAATTTAACTTTACTTTCATCCTTTATACATGCACTTCCGCATTGTCGATACAATTATTGGAAAGTTCTTATCTACCTTATCCACATCTACTGCTTCTCGTATTACATTAACTATGACTCTATTTCCTAGCGTATCGTTATTTAATCGTAGATCGAAATACGCAGATTCTATACCAGACGGTCTTATACAGTCAATTACATTCTTTTTTCCCAGTCCATTTACTACATCTTGAGGGCTTGGTATACATGCCATATCCTCGCGCTTCAAAGGATGGGTATGGTAAATTGTATCCTTCTCAAGCCATTCTACATGCTCTACACATTCTTTCCCTCCTACAAAAATAATATCTACTGTTTCTCGTTTAGGAGATCTAGAATCGTCTATAAAAGCGTGTTCGTATCCAGTTTGTCTTGTTTTCTCTCTAGCTATTTCTCTTGCTTCGTTAAATGTAACTGGCTTTGGAAGTTTTATAAAACTACATTTTTGTTTTACTAGTTGCTTTTCGTATTTTTCTTTCTTTATTTGTTCTTTTGTTTCTTCTACCAACTTGTTAAAAGTTCTTTCGATCTCTTGTCTATAATATCTATTTGCTTCCTCATTAGTGCGTGGTTTCTTTATTCTAACTCTTTCTATGATCTCTTGTTTTTGTTTATCCGAGATTTCTATGTCAATACATTTTTCTGGCGTTTGTAATGTTCCTATCTTTGGCATTATTCCACCTCGATCGTAGAAATCGCTAACATAAACGAAGCGAGTATGTTTAAGTCTTCTATATCTAAGTCTGGATTATCGTCCGCAATAGATTGAAAAAAAGGCACTAACTTTTCTAAGTGTAGATTTATGTGCTTAAAGCATACATTTAATTCGAACCCATCTTCACACTTAACGATCACATTATTTTTCACTAACGAATTAAAATGGTAAAATATCTGGGCTGTTGACATATCGTGATCTTTTGCGAATCTATACATTGAGATAGGCTCTTTATATTTTACCATACTCTGGATTATAAAGAGCTTAGTATCTAACCCATTCTTATCTTTAACTTTAACTCTTATACGATCGGATTCCATATTTATGCTTTTTGTTTTTTATATTCCGCGGCACACGCAGTAAAGACCTCAGTGTGTTGCATATTTGGAGATTCCTTTTTCTTTTTTGGGATACAGTCTTTCATATGGAGGTTATATGCGCTAGGGGCACGCTTAGTCTTCTGTTTTCCTCCATTTCTATTTCCCTCGCTAGGACACGAAGTATTGATCTTTTGGCATTTATCTATCCACGCTGGCACGAACGCTTTTAGAATTAGTAAATTGGGAGCGTTCTCTATCTTTTCCTTAAATTCTGATACATTACATTCTATTGGCATTTTCATATTGATCTACCTCTATAATGGGCATTTTTTATGTTGTTCAAACGCTTTCTTAGCTTGATCTCCCCAATACTTTTTCTTCTCTTCTGGCAACCATTCCGTCGCTTTTATCGTGTCTTCTTGCATACAATTTAACTTCTTTGTCTCTCGAAGCCAATCGCAATAACATCTCCAGCCACTATATTTTCTACTAATCTCTTTTTGCACTTTTCCTTCTTTTACTAAACAACAGCTTACATCCACGCCTTCTTTAGACTCTACACAACCTTTCTCGTATTCCGTAAATAACTCTTCCATAGCAGCTTCTTTAAGCTCTTTCTTCCGTGTTTTTAGCTTGTTTTCCATCTCTTTTTCTTGATCTAATAGTTTATCGCGGATCATCTTTGCGGATGTGACATATCTTGCTTTATTATATATATCTTCCAAGCTACACGATTTATTTTTCTTTGGTTCTAATTTCAATGGAGGTTCTCCATACGATCCTAGCATTCCAGATATTTCCTCTTCCATAGTTGGATCTCCTGCTAGTTTCTCCGCTGCTTTCAACACAGGTAATACTTCGCCATGCGTGAATTCCTGCATCGTTTTAAACTCTGGAGAGCCATATTTTGGCATTTTAACTTTTATAGTTTCTGATTCTTCTGACATTAATATATCAATCCTTTTTCTTTCCTTTCTTTAATATCATTATCGTTTTCATCTACCATTTCTTTTAAATCGTTATAAAGTTGATCGTAACCTTCTTGTTTAGTAGGATCGTAGTCGCTTTCGTGACCACGAATACCACGGTGCAATACTTTCCCTGCTTTAGCTCGTTTCCCAACCTCTACGAAGCCATAGGCAAAGCATTTTAGATCGTCGCCAATAATGGACGATAGTTCTTCCGTATGTAAATCTTTTATATGGGACGCTATATATTCTAAGGACTTACAAGTATCTAAAATAGCTCCCGTAAAACATTGGTCAAAAAACGCAGTTTCATCAATCTTGTAACGCTTGGCTGGATCTTTAGTGCGTGAATTAATTGTTTTTACAACGCCTTTTGGTATAAGCATTGGTGGATGTAGCTCTTCTAACTTTTCATCTATCCTTTCCATTAATTCTATAGGAACGATCTCTTCTCCTCGGTCTATTCTTTTCTTCCATTGTTTCGTTAGATCATACTCTACATAATCTTTACTCCAAACCGTTTCGTAGAAATCCTCGATATCATCTGAGCAGATATCGTAAGGTAGTTCTCCCATCATTTTCTTAAACGATTCTAAGTCCATATTTATAATCCCTTTCCACTAAACGACAATGGAGCATTAAGTCTTTCCCGTAACCTCTTCGCGTTATCGTATGCGTAGTTTTCGTATCTATAATAATGAATTTCTTTCTTTTCTTTTCCTTTTTTCTCTTTTTTTTTCTTATTCCCTAACCGGAATCCACAAGGATGGTAGTAATTAAAGCCCATAAAAACCCTCGCGTGTAAGTTCTCGTTCTCTTAATAGGTCCTTAAGGGGCGTAGCACACCTATCTTCGTAGAGCTGGTAATACTCTATGTATTCTTTAATACTATCTAATCCAAGCACATCTTCGTGGTCTATAATACTATGTGCCATTTCGCTTAGTTTCTTTGCGGCAATATCGCATACCTTACCATACTCTTCTAAAAGATCGTCACTCGTGGTATATTACCTCTTAAATCTCGACTTCCTTTCCGTCAGGACACGATAATTTCTTTCCATTTCCCGTGATCTGGCAGACCTGCTCGAAGCCAGTAAGTTTATCCTTTACGATTGGTGATGGCACGGCGTTGATTCCAAACTTGTCCGCGAGCCGACGGGCTTCCTCGCTCTGGGCTACATCGTAGACCTTGATCCTACCGTTCGCAATAGAGTCTTTGTTGACTTCCTTGAAATGATCGCAATGTCCGCACCCTGTCATCACAACAACTTTAATTTCGTTATTATCGTTTGAAACTGTCATAATAATATCTAATAGACAGTATAAGTATATAAAAAATACGATCTAACTTTTCTACGATCGGTTTTATAAATTTAAAAATCCTTATAAGGTATAGACTACGACATGGAAGATCTTAAAAAACTCGCTAGATTGTTGTTTAACTACGGAGAGAAGAAATCGGAATTAGATTATAGCCAGCACATGTGTTACGATCATAAAAGCGAGGCTCATTGTGGAATGGAACCACTGAAGGAAGAGGAGAAGGACTGGGCGCTCCAAAAATTAATAGATTTCGCAGGACCGCTTACTCTTAAAAAAGACGAAGAATAGATCTAAACACATTTTTAAATAAGTCTTTACCCTTATTAGTATAGTATAAGTTAAAATAAAAATAAAAGGTGTTTTTATATATGGATAGAAGTTACCACAATCTTTTTAATCAATTAATCACAGGAGTCTCAGGCAATGAGATGAACGCTTTTATGGACCGGTTCGCGAAAACGGACCGCCAGAAGCACCGAGATGTTGGAGGACACGATGTATTAGCGTTGGTACAAATGCTTTTTAAATATAGAGATAAGTTTACTCCGACCGAGATCGTGAAGACTTGGGCGGTGCATCGTCTCGTGGACGGCATGGACTCTAGCTTCAAGGCTGCCGTGCGACAGACAAACCCTACTTATGGGAAGAAGAGCACCACGAACGAGAAGTTAATGAAATCGATCGACGCGTTAAAGAAAGAGCTCCTGAGGTTATAGATAGATCGTGCCTAAAGAGAAGACCCTCCATAATGTAAGTCACATTAAATGTATACCTAGAAATAAGAAATGCGAAATAGAGCATCGTTTTGATAACATCGAGGGAGGATCTGAGACGACGATCGAAATAATAAAAGGTTTCATAGACTTAGATATTTTGTCTCCCGACCTAACAACGGTATATTCAAGCGCCTCGGAAGGGCTATCGTTTGATAGTGTTAACTATACTTATTTCCACGAAGATGGGAAGTGCGATATCTATAAGAACCCAATTAAGTCCAGCGACGGTGTTTTTTTGGGAGATTATAGAGTTACGATTAAATGCAACAAGCGAAGGCGATAAGGAATGGAACCAGAGAACGAGAAAACCTACTACGATGTAATTGGAATAGATTGCACCTTTAATATGGAATGCTCGACCTGTGCGGACTACGCAGCGCAAGCCGACTACGATCAAGAGGAAGAAGGAGACGAAGAGAAAAAAGAAGAACCAGTCTATAGAGCGTGCACGCTTAAGCATGTGGAAACGGATGTTAACGGAAGGACTACTACTCAGTTCGTGGACTTGAATCATGTATCCTCCTTAAACATAGAACGCTCTACTAGCGCGTACTCAAGAGATAGAAACCCATTACCGTTAGATAAGGCGCTCGTGTATAGGACGGAGATCGTGCCAGGCGACGACAATGTAAGCGTATCGTTCTATTTCGTACCAAGGACTAAGTGCCATGTAGCGACAAAACATGGCGGTATGGATACCTTACAAGAAAAGATTAACTGCGAAAAACAAGGATAGTAGTATAACTATTATTTATTTTACTTCTTTTTTTTTAATCGTATAACACGATATAAGAGATAGACCTTGGTAAATTCCTCCTCCCTTTATTATCGTACACGATACTGGGTTTTGCGACGAGAAGATATAGTCCATTGTAATACGATTCTTATCTTGGTCATAATTTGTAACGCCAAAGAAAGTAGCTAACGCATTATTGGTTAAGATCTCCGTCGGACCCATTTTCTTCTTTATTATCATATCCTTTCCTTCTACATCTATAGTATGGTAACGAATAGAGCATCGAGGGGCGAACGCTATATACTGTCGTTTTCCTTTTATATCGTCTTCGGTAATACCGTCTTTCTCTAGCTGTTGTGGGTCGAGCGCTTTATCCCCTACATAGGTCTTGCATTGCACGCGCTCTATATTGTGGTATACCTCTTTATTTTTCATTTACTTGTCCTCCCTTTACAGATCATTCTATTTCCATAGTCTGGTTCCCGACCGTGAATGGTCTCTACTACGCACGCTCCATTTTCGTTTGGAAACGATACCTCTAAGGCGAGATCTCCAAAGTCCATGGTCCACACCTCGTTCTTACTATAACTATCTGGATCGCTCCGAAAAAGCCTTACCTTTTCAACGGATTCTTCCGCCATGAAGAGTTTTCCTTCCACATCGTAGGCTAGATATTTAACCTCGCACATGAAATAAGGCTTATCGTTCTGTTTATTACAATAGACATTACATACCTTCGAATAATGCATTCTATCTGTCTCCCTCGCACGTAAGCTTTTTTAATGTCTCGTAGTACATGCATTTAACTCTTTCGTGGGGAGTTAGAATCACCCGTATTACATCGGTTGGAACCGAGGGTTTCTTAAAATAATTAATAGAAGGAATAAACGATTCGTGAGTGTCTATTACATTAACTTCCCCTATCTCGTCGTCTCTTAACTCGTCGTCACCATCAATCGTGGTAACGAAATAAGTAATCGCACATTTCGGAGGAGACAAGGTATTTTTTATCGTGCTAGGGGTAATGGCGCACGCGATCATGTCCACATCTCTAAAAACCTTTGTGGGCTTGATTGGCATTCTATTCCACATTATTTTTCACACTCCACCGTGGTATAGCTCTTCTCTGGCTCGTGATACATCACGCTTACCTCTTCCTCTGGATCTGGTCCATCTACTTCGATCTGGCAATTAATGGTTCTGTCTTCAAAATCGTAGAAGATCTCGTAGTTATCGGTATCCGCATCGTAGGATAAGGTAGAACTATAAGGCGTGTCTTTTGAAATAGTAAGATTCGCTACATTGTAGAGCACCTCGCGTCTTGTCTCCGTTTTTCCCTCTATATCCACAATCTTGTAGTGGATCGTGCAATTGGGAGGCACGACATGATTGCCAGTGTTCGTGTTTGGTTGGATATCGCACACGATATCTTCAATTCCCATTCTTTTGTAGCTTTCTTCGCGCGTTTTTATTTTACCTCCGCTTGTTTATCTTCTATATGGATATTACTCGTATCTACTCACCCTTTTTCGTTCTTCGTCTGCCATATCACGGCACTCGAGCTCGAACTCGTGTTGGTAAAAACATACGCTTGGTTTATTAAAGCGGTAAATGATCTCTTGGAATGGCGTTCTTGATCTATAGGTCGTGTCTTGCAACGAACTCCCATCTATATCTATTCCAAATGCGACATCTATTTTTTCGTGCGGCTCAAGATAGGTTTTCCCTTCCACATCTGTAATCTTCCGTAACGCGCGACAGGTAAAATATAAAGGCTCGTCACCATAGATATATTTCTTTAAATACTCGTCCTCGTCGTAGTGGTGATTATCCTCAAAATCGTGCCCTTGTACGCAATAGAGTTCGTCTACATACCACGCCTTATCCGTATAGAACTCGTCGCTAAGGTGCTCGTGGTTTATCTTAAATCCCGTTTTAAGTTCTTTATCGGTCGTTTTATCTACCCTCTCCACTTTTAATTTCATTCTCGGTCATTTCGCGACATCTTAACTCGTGCTCGCTAAATTCGCATATACTTGGTTTATCGAAATAATACATAGACTCGTGCCAGTCCCCTCCTGGCGTGCTATGGCTCGAACGCGAAGGAGAATCGATCTCTAACGAGCCTATATCTGGTATCTTTTCGTGAGGTGTGAGGTATGTTTTTCCTTCTACATCTACCGTTCTACGGAACGCCCTGCAATGGATGTAGCCACTTTGTTCGCCTACATGTGACTCTAGAAACTTATCGGGATCGTAATTATCATCCATTGCCTGGTAGTAGCTTCCATACGCGCACAACAATCGGTCTACATAAGTCGCCTTGTCTCCACTCCTATTGTCCTCGAGCTCTCTATCTGGCGTTTCGCTCCCCTCGCGTAATTTGGCATTGATTTCCTATATTTTTCTTCTTATTTTTAAGATATTTGTTTAACTCGTTTAATCCAATTCCCACGAATGGCGCTACGGACGGCGACGCGCTCAACGATCTAATCTTGTTAAGGTCGATTCCTTCCGCTTCTAACGCTTCCTTCCACTTTCTAATATATTCCACGAATCCCATTTATTATTCCTCCTCCCACTCCTCGTCATCTTCGTCTTCGTCATTACTATATGGGTCTGGACCATCATAATACTCTAGTATTTCTTCATGATCTTCTATACCTATATTACGGAGGTTATTTAGCATCTCCCAGCTAGTGCCTTGTTTCTTGCAGTCCAGAACTCTCTCGGGATCAGAAAGCCAAGTGCGCGTGGTATATAATTTACATTCCGTAGGCACTTTAGGTTCTAACACGAACGAAAACGAACGTTTAAAATACTCTAGATCGTAAAAAGTTCTTTTCGTTGGCTCGTAATATCCTACATTATCTATATCTACGAAGTGATCGTTCATTAGTTCTTCCGTACCATCGACCGTAGTAATATAATGCTCGATGTCACAGTCTACTATGTTAAGAAGACCAACATAATAACACTCTACTTTCTTTACGTTACGGAACCTTTTTATGAGTTTTTCTTCGTCCATATTATTTATACTCCTCGCACCATATTTCGTAGTGCTCTGGTATGTTATCTGCTTCGCTCTCTTCCTGATTAATAAAATTTATCTTACATTTAAGCTTATGCTCGTCATTTGGTCTAAATATAAAATCCTTCGATGTTTCTGGATATGCTCGTAGCTTAGAATACCCTACTATAACATTCTTAGTTTCCTTAAAGCTTGGTATTGCAAGGTGCACTTCCGTTACGAATCCTACTCGCTCGTTCTTTTCGCGATTAATTCCTTCTACATCGGCATAGATCGAGGTAAGTTCGCAGTCGTAGAAATCGTCGTCATATCGGGTAGAATTACACTCGATCTTTGACACATTATTGATTCTTTGATCGCTATGTATAAATTGAATCTTGTATTCCTCATCCGTATCTATTATTACCGTTCTAATCCTCCTCGTATTCTTCCTTACACTCTAATTCGTCCCCGTCATATTTACACCTTAACGGAGACCACGCCTTAAATCTAACGCTCTCGAAACTGTCCTTGGGAAGCTTTAGCGTCGCACCCTGCTCCTCCGACTGCGGCTTAGTCTTGATCGTGACTTTCTGTAAACCTTCTACTATTTCGCTCTTCTGCATTGGTTTTCCTTCTACATCGATGGATATATAATAAATTCGACACCCATAGGATACGCTTTCTATAGCCTCGAGATCTCCTTCGTGGCTACACACGATCTTACCTACGCCGTTAAAATACTTCATTTATATCTCCTCCTCGAACCATTCTTCCCATTCTTCGCGATCGTTTTCGCACTCTAAATAATTATAAATTAGTACTCGTAAAGTCCCTGGTATATGTTTTCGCCTCTCGGTTATTCTGCATTGTAATTTAGAATATCCACTATCTGGCTCGAACACGAAATGTCCTAGCTTATCTGGATATGCGTCTAACACGACAGCGCCATAATCCTCTGCCTGCTTTTGGTTTGGCATAGCAAGTTCTATTATATCCACATCTGTGACTTTCTCTATACTTTCTTGGTTCTTTCCCTCGACGTCCACGAAACTCCGAGTAAGATTACAGGTATAGGTCTCGCTCTCGTAGGTCTTTCCATCTAGCTCGTAGAACTTGTCGCACTCTACTTTTTTTATGTCGTGTAATTCGCGTTCGTCTACCATCTTTCTTTCTCCTTAAGGCGATTTATATTAGCTCGATCTTAAATCTATTTGGTAAGTTTAGCGATCCCTTTATTTATAAGCGCTGCCGCTTGGGGAGACTTCTTTTCTACCGCCTGCTTAAGCTGCTCGGCTCCTTTCTGCGCTGCGGCTAACGCTACAGGTGCTAATGGCGCTAACGATATAGGCACGGCGAAAGTCAAGATCTTCGCGGTAGGACTAAACGAACTAAAATTCCGCTTGAAATTCGCGAGCTTACTCTTAAAAACTTTCGGAAAGTTCGAACCAAGCCCAAGCTCTCCAAGCGCGACCGTCCATTTGTAGAAATATTCTTTAAATGATTGTGGCATATTATCAACTCATTACTTTATTTAACTAATACTAAGGATTACCTATTATATAAGTATAAAGTTAAGACAAAAAAAAGAAGAAAAATAAAAAAAAATTAATCGAAAATAGTAGCGTTTTTATTGCCAATAAGCACAGTATTATCGCGGTTACTTTGTGTAGCTTCCCAGTACCAATCGTAGTTTCGATAGTTTAATTTCTGCTCGTAGATTTTCATATAATAGGTGCACCGCTCTTTAAACGCTTTAAGCGCCTCTCCAAAGGTCTGTCCTTCGAGTAACATTTTTTCTTTGATCGTAGAGTAGTCACACCAATCCGATAAAAATTTGCGCTCTTTTTCGTTAAATGCGGCGTAGTAAGGGACAATAGTACCTATGTAGGCGTGCGTGCCATTTCCCACTGCAAACTCTCCAAGGTCTTTCGCCGAGAAGCACGCCATTGTTGAAAACGGTGCGCTTTTCGTTCTCCAGATGTTCTTCTTATTTACTACGGACATAAAAGCGTCCGTTCCAATTAATCGATCTGCCGTACCATGTCCATAATAGATCACTAAATCGTACTTTTTCGCTTTCGTGTATAGCCAATAGTGTAACCGATTGGCAAGTGGTCCTGGCAAGTAATCTATGTCATAGTCTGGAAACTTGCCCGCGTATTCTAGTAAATGAAACATCGCAACTGAGCTCGTGATCGTTGGAATGTCCATGCATGGCGCAAGGATTAGAACCGTCGGTTGTTTACGACTCGTTTTCATCCTCCTCCTTTTCTTCTTCGATCAGTGCCGGTTTTCTAGTGGTCCAGTAAAAAGGGCTTTCCTGATATCGATCGATTATTTCAAACTCCTCTCTCGTTAGATCCGTTTCTTGCATAAGATCGTCTAAGAGGCTACTCCGTTTCATAAGAACTAAGAGTCTTTCTTCGATAAGACCATCCATAGCACGCATAAGCTCGTTTATTTTTAGATCGTCTTCTATACTATTGATTGGAATGTCTTGATATAGATATACTAACTTGTCTACCCTTCTTTGAAATAACTTGTCGTGCTCGGAGCAATGACGCGCGAAATCGTAGAATATATGTTGCTCGTTCTTTAGTTTTTTCATGAGCTCTAAGGCTCTTCCTTCCGTGTGCTCCATAGTTACGCGCTCCACGCCCACGCTTTTTGTACTTGAATTATAGTCTCAGTATTATCTTCGAAAATGTGATTTTTCGTGTAAGGTCGATAATCTAAATTTCTTACTTTTACTTTCCACTTTCCTCTCGGTAATCCGTTAAATCTAACGCATCCGTCTTCGTTGGTCTTAGCTTCTAAATGGCGCCCCTGCTGGTCTAGCTTTACCTTAACATTCTTTATTGGTTCATGAGAACGCGAGTTAATAATTCTAATTACTATTACCATAACTTATAGTATTCTTTTTCAATATTTTAAGATTGTTGTTAAACAGTAAATAGAACTAAAAATGGTGCAATTTAACTTTCCGACTAAATTATTTTTATCCACAACGAACGAATTTGTCGTGTCCCACGGCTATTTCTAAGTAGTGTTAAACCTCGTTTAAACGGCTTAAGCTCCCATTTTATAGTGCGTATATTTTTCATCGATGCGTATGTTGCGTATATTCGTTTTTTTGCGTATATCGTAAAACAGTTAATAAACCGTTAATAACTAATTCTGTAAAAATACGCTAGTTTTAAATATTAAGATGGTATATATTAATATAAGAGCCTATTGTAAAGATTGTTATTAGGTTCCCATAGTAGATAATAACACGGTTTTAAAATAATGCCAGACGAAGAGCCTACATCTTTTACTACTGCTTTATTAAATGCCACAGAAAGTAATATAAAAAATGGTAGAGCAAACAAGTGGGAAGTACAACTTAGAGGAGAAGAACAATTAAAAGCTATATATCTAAAGAAGTTCTTATGGGACAATCATGTAACACCGCGTGACTCTAAATACACTATGTTGCAGTTCTGTATTGTTCTTGTCCACGATGTAATGTGCGATAGAGAGATCATAGAGCTTCGAGACTTACTATTCGAACTGGGGGCGATTCCTAAAAAGTCTTTAATAGACGCTATGACTTACATTGTAACTATGGGAAAACAATCTATTAGAGAAGCTATTAATCAGCTCGAACACGATAAGGAGAAAGTGTATGAAAAAACAACATAAAATTAGTGGAGAGATCTAATGGCAGGCGCGGAAGAACCAAGACGCGGATTGCCTAAGCTTGACGAGCTCCGACGAGCCGATCGAGAGAGACCCGTTGTTCATAGTAAGTCAATAGAATACGACGAGAAAAAAGGACGACGAGAGAAAAAGAAAAACCCAGGGCGACCTCGTAAAGAAGAAGATCAAGAAACCGATATAGAAGGAGGAATGGCAGAAAACGATGCAAACGATCAATTGGAAGCGTCGTTAAATTTTCTCGATCCCAATAAAGAAATTACTAAAAAAGATTTAATTAATATCTCAAAAGGATATACAAAAACAGGAAGTGATAAAAAAACGGCAGGAACTACTACAAGGGCTACTAGCCCATTAGAAGGAATGCGAAAAGGATTAGAGGATCAGTGGACTATTAACCAGATCCTTGAAGTATTAAAAACTACTAAGAACGGTAGTCCATCTACCCAAGCGGGTGCAACAGCTCCAGCAGATAATGGAATAGATAGCATGATAAATATGTTATCTTTAATGGGTGCAATGGGTAATGGAGATAGCCCTATGTCTTCCCAACAATCCGCAATGTTTAATATGGTTCTACAAACCATGATGTCGCAGCAAAAAGGAGGGAATTCCATGGCGTCAATTATTCCATTATTAACGACCCTCATGAAGCTCCCAATGGCTCAGGGCAACAATAATAATAACAATACCGCGAACGAAGCTACCGCTGCTGTAATTAACGAGCTAACCAACCAAATCAAAGAGATCGTGAATCAACAACAACGACAACCCCAAGGACTTGACATGAATATGCTCTTACTACGACAATTAATGCAACCTCCCGCACCTCAAAATACTGGCAATCAAGAAATCCTTTTAGCTATAAAAGAACTGGTCTCGCAGAATAGAACGAACGAAACCCAAGTGCTTATGCAGAATAACCAGATGTTTCAAGCGCAGCAGAATAAGATAATGGTAGAAGCGTTGATGTCGCTTAGAGATAGGAATGTCGATCCAAAACAAGAATTTATGGAAACCGCGCGTTTACTTAACGAGCTCCAAGGCGAAAAGCGACAGAGAACGAGAGACGATTTAGAATTCGAGCATAAAAAACTCGAATTAATGGACAAAAAGGAAGAACGTCTCGAAAAACAACGGTTAGCCGATAAAGAAATCGAACGCGAACACGAGAAATCAATGGCAATGGTCGGACTGGGAGACAAACTTCTAGGCGAAGGCGGCATTGGAACTATCATAGGTGGCGTCGCAAACGCACTAAGACCAGCTAAGAAAGCCCCAGTACTTGGGAGTGCACGAGAATCTTCTCAGATTACTGGGGAGGACTTAAATTTACTCTAAGGAGATAAAAAATGATCGAAGAAAAAGAATTATCGTTACAAGATAAAATAATTATCAATGGCGTAAGGACTTACATTCTTGGGTATTTACAACATCTTTCCGCCGATGACCTTACCGAGGCTATTCTATCGAACGCGTATCCAATATTGGAGATCATTGACGCTGAAATTCCCGATTTTTTAATGGGGGCAATGCCATTAATCATGCAATACAAGGAAAAACTCGTTAATATGATTACCTTCGATGAAATGGTACGACTCGCGAAGGAAAACCGTCCCGATCTCGCTAAGGTGCTCAACACCAAGGAAGGTTACGCGTGGTCTATTAACTTCTTAAAGATCGTGAAGTTCTTTATCGAAAACATCGAACTCTCTCCTCCACGGCGACGCGCAAAATTCGAGGAAATGATCAACGAGAGGAGAGCTATTGCCGCCAATAAACAGAGAGCGATCCAAGAGAAACAGGAAGCGGAACAACGCGCACGAGAAGAACAAGAGCGGATGGAACAAGAGCGAGTAGCACAAATGCAGATGGAAGCAGACGCGAGAATCGCTATGGAACAACAACGGTTAATTGAAGAACAGAGAATGACGGAACTAAGACTACAAGAATCGCAAATGCTAGCCGAGGCAAAAGCACGAGCAGAACAAGCTAAGTTCGATCAGTTACGAACGCCAAATATTAAACCTACTTTTGCTAAGAAAAAAACCTCTCCCTCTAAACCAAGCGTAGCCCAACCTCCCTTAGAAGACGAGGACGACGACGCGAGAAACAGAAAACCGATAAAAATTGATCGGAATATCAACGGTAAGTATATGTCTACCTTTTAATCTAAACTCTAAAAAATAAGTATAAAAAAATTTTTTTTCTTTTTATTTTACATTTCTTAAAACGTGCTCATGTTAGAACCAGTGCTGGATTTCTTCTTTTGATCGTTTTCCACTGCCTTTGTAATTGATGATGCTATTTGGTTTAACGATCCCAACATAGTCATAGTATATTTATCCGTGATGTCGCATATTTTCGCCATTAACATCTGGTTCTGTGCCATTAAATTGCGTATTATTCCTACAAGCACATTTTCGTTTTCTTTTTCGTTCTCTCCCATCTTTTTCACCTCCATTTCTTCTATATTAGTTCATATACGATAGGATTACTAAAAAAATAAGAATATTTAGCTGGATTAGTAATACGGCGGCTCCGATCTTAATACCTAGAAAAAAGAGCTTTTTCTTAACCTTTTTCCATTTCGATGGCTTTTCTCTCGTATCGGAAATTTTCAAACTAGACAGTCCCGGTAGACTCTTTAACATCGGATCGTCCGGTCGGTAGGGTTCTCCTTCGCTCGTTTTTATTCGCCTTTTTTATTTTTTTGAATATAAGAGTTTAATATATTCTTTGTATAGATATTTATACTCCTCTTCTAAATGATTGGCGTACCACTCTATCTCGTGGAAATGTTTCTTTGCGGGACAATCCTTCGTCTTACAACGACCTTCTTCGTTCCATTCGTGTTTATGAGCTGGATCGTGGGAAGGACAATACTCGTCTACATAACACGGACATGGATCTTGTTCGCCACAATAATTACACCAGTCTCCCGTAGGCGATCTTCCTATAGAGACTTTTCCACATTTATTACAGATTCCATATACCATATTACTTCTTTCCCTTCTTTTTACTTTTCTTTTTATCGCTTTTCACCCATAGCCGCACGCTTACTAACGCTACCGTTCCTTTCCCTTCTACCTTATTCTTTAGCGTGTTAAGATCGTCGCCCAGTAAATGTGCGTAGTATCCAAACATTCCAAAGATTATAGGGTAGAGCCAAAACTGGAAGTGTAGAAACCACCACAATAGAGCCATGATTCCCGCTACGAAGCCTCCGTAGATAACTACGGCTATAATGGTGTGCCACCATCCGCGGTGGTGACAAAGATATTTTAACCACCAGATGAATTTAAGCTTCTTCTGCACCATTTCGTGGTCCCAATCGGGTAGTTGCACTCCAAAAAAGAAAAATACCAACGACACGATCAGCGACGCGAATTTAATCCATAGGTTCTGTTGGTAATTCTCCAACACCAACCACACTCCGAGCGCCATGTTTAATAGCACGCTCGCCGTCAACAAATGGTCTTTTACGTTCATTTTTCAATTCCTCCGTTATACTTTATTCTTGTTACTGGTTCAATTTTTCCTTTTTTACCTACTTCTTTCAAGATTTCGTTCCATATCCAATAAAAATCTATTTTCTTAGAATTAATACAGCTTTCGCATTGGGTTAAGAAACACCCCCCTTTCGTGCAAGCGTCGGTTGTATCTATTTCCAACCTACTCTTCCAACAATTAGCGATATACAATAACTTTTTATTGGAAAATACAATCATGATAGAGGATAACGCGTTCTCGTATTTCTCTCTATCGAAGATCTCGTCAATATCTAATATTTCTCTCATTCTTTCTTTCCTTCAAACTCGTTTCTCGTGAGCCGTAACGGCACATTTTTCTTAAATATCTCGAAACATCCATCGCACATATCGAGCTCGTATTCTTGCCCGTCGTATTGACTTGGATAGCCAGCAGATGTTTTTAATTGCACCCATCCGTTATAGTCTACGAACGCTTTATCGATCGGCTGTTTACAGATGTCGCAATACACGCTTGCGACTATATCCTTTTTTACATTCTTCGTTTTATATACTCTCATAACGATTGAAACTCCACATCCATTATTTTATTGTTATTCTCTTTATTAATTGGTATATGAGTTATAGGATCGACCTCTTCGCTAAAACAACCGTTGGTCTGGAGATCGCGGCTCCTACTATATCCAATAGCGAAACACTTCCCATCCATGGTGTAATGATACGCGTAGATTACCTTCATTCTTTCACTTCTCCTTTTAATTCCTTCTTTTCCGTTCTCACGATCTCGTCGCTCATGATGGTATCCCAATCCTCAATGATTGCACCATCGTCCGTCACGCGAAAATGTCCGTAGAGTAGATCGTCGCGCCAGTTAAATTCACTCTCTTGAATCTCAGATAAAAAATGCTTAAACGCCTCGAACTCGAATGTAATTGTCTTTGCCATTATTCTTTCTTCTCTCCTTTAAGCGCGTTAATTTCGTTCTGGGTATAGATACCATGATCTTTTAACTTCTCGCACAACGAGATCACCACATTCTCTAACAACGAAATTCTCTCCGCGTCGCTTGTTCTCATTGAGGGTCTTCCCACGAGCACTTCTCTAATACTATTATAAGTAAAACCAGTAGGATCTATTTTATTAATTTGTTTTTCCAACATTTATTTTTCTACCTCGCACGACGCTTCGTATCCCTTTAAAATACAATCTGGGCACTCCCAATATTCGTAGTCCTTATCGAGAATAGTCCCCCAATATCCCCATGCGGAGAGAATCCTCTTAGATCGTCGCAGAAAAAACTTCTGTAATAAAATATCTTTTTCCCTTCCACAATCCGCGCATTTAACATGCTTTGTTATAATCTTCATATTTTTTCTATTTTTTATGGAATTTCTTATAATAATAAAAATAATCTTTTTCCTCGGTTGCCTCGTGCTGCTCGTGCTCTACGCGTCCACATTTCATGCAGATCTTGTGGTAAGTCGGAGGGAAGGTCGCGACTACGATGTTACTATAGATCCACTTGTGTTTGCAGTTTGGATCGCCAGGCTTCTTATCGCTCATTTAAACTTCTCGCGCTCCTTCTTATCGTGGAATATTGCCATTGCCTTCCGATGAGCGCACATGTCCAGATTAGTCTGGCTGTTGCACACGGTAGACTTATAATACTTACATTTTTCTTGATACTCACATACTATTTCTGTAAACATTTTTATTTTTCCTCCTTTTTTATAGTAACGCGCCATAAATATGGGTTTTCCTCTCCAGGATAGGGATCAATTGCCCAACCATGATGACAACGAGGATCGCATTTACCTTCTGCGTCCATAGCGAGCGCGTATGTTAATTTCGCGAATTCCTTTAAACTTCCTTCTTTTATTCTTTTTTCTTCCCTTTCGTAGTTTTTCGTTTTACGATTCACACTCCGTTATTCTTCTTACTTCCATGAAATCTTCTGGACAGGTCTTTTCCCGTCTTAGTTTTACCTCTATTGTCTTATACTCCTTGCGTGGCTCTTCTTTCCTTTCCACGCTCTCTGTAGTAGAGGCTATAGAACTCGCGGTATAGGTAATCTGCATTATAACATTAACTTCGCATTCTAACTCGTTTACGAACCAAATAGCTACCGTTTCTTCGTTAAGCACGCTCCATTGTCCTTCTCCAACGATGACTTGGTCGGGAAGAACGATCCCGCCTGGATTGTAGCAGTATCCTTGGGTCTGGAAACCTAGTGTATTGTCCGTAGACACGGATGGGTTTACAAATAACACCATAGAATGAACATCGAGGCTGTGTCGGAATCCAATCCTTGGATGCATAGGGGATAGATGGAACTCTATTACTCCTCTAAATCCTTTCTTTATGTTTCCACCATTTATAAAAACGGTAACTACTCTCATTATTCCTTCTTTCCTCCAATCTCGTATTTCCAGCTATCGTATTGTTCATCTAATTGATCGAGGATATCTATTTGTCCTTCCTCTAGAGAAGGGCTCCACCCATAGGCACTCATGAGCATATCTCTAAGACCGATCACCATAACTAACGGATAGATCACGCCTTCTGTGTCTTTTTTAAGATTGTTATACGCTTCAAACTTTATTATATCGTTCTCGTGGGCTACCATAATCTTCGATGGCATGTAAAAGTAGTGGTCAGGATCTCTAGATCGTAGTACCATATCGTTTAGAACTACCGAACTCGTAACAGCATTCCTCCGTGTAACGAGTTGTCCTTCGTCGCCAAGGTATGTTTTCGAGTACCAACCTATGGACACATGAGTCTGGTGTGTTGGAACGGAGTATTTCGCAATCTCTGTAAACGCTCCTGTCTTGAACACCTTCCTATATTGATTGATTTGTAAGTCTGTAGGCGTTGCGTCTCGATACCAATACGACTCTCTTATTGCGTTGTGCTTGATTTCCGACTCAGTTACATATGATTGAATGTATTTCTTCAACGGTTCGTATATCTTTTTTTCTATTATTAAATCTAGCGCCATGCTTACTTTTTCACCTTTTTAAACGCGTTAACGACTACTTCTTTCGTTTCTTCTTTATAATTAAACGGCACACCACAATATCCACAGAAGGTCGCTCCATTATAGATCGCCGCGCCACAGAACTCGCACACTTTTGTATTCTTAATAGCTTCTAGATAGGATTTTACCGACGGATCTAGCTTCGTGCGCATTTCCATATGAGACGAGAACGGCGCATCCTTAATCTTAACGCGCTCAATCGGTTGATACATGTTCGCGATCGTAGAGATCTGTTTTTCTATGTTTTTAATGCGATCGTTCTCGATCTTCTGGGGCATGGCAAGGTCTACATTATCGGTAGACTCGTCCCACTCGAACCCTTCGTATTCTTTCCCACCCATGCTCTCTAAATTAAGCGCCGCTTTCGTGGCGATCCGATAGAGAATTGGGTATATCTTACCGTGGACATCGTAGTCGTTCGCGTTGTAGGTTATGAAGCCAGCTACATCCATTTCCATTAATAAAGTAATGTGGTTCACATCGAAGAAGTAATGTTCTGGATTTTGTTGGAGATACACCACATCGGCGTCTATACAGTTCTTCGTCACATGATGTTTGTGGAACTTCAAATACCCTCCCTTTCCAAGGCTCGTGTTGCAATACCAGCCAAGATATACATACGCGTCACGATATGGAACTGTCATAGGTCGCGACTGCGAGAGAAGGTTCTTCTCCGTTACTGTAGTATAGGTATAGTCGTATTGGTTACAAGTCATAGATATACCAGGGTCGTCTGGCTTAAAGAATCGAAATCCCATTTCGTATTTCTGACATCTATACTTATCTTCACAATACCGCGTATATTCCTTTAGCTGCTTTATGAGCTGGTTGTAGAGTTTTGGGTTGATCGTTAACAACACTTCTATCGTCATGTTTTATCTTTCACCTTCTATTGTTTTAATTAATTCCTTTCTTACCTCAATCTGATCGGCGTGGACCTTGCACCAGTGCTGGAAAAACTCAGTCCGATCGTAGTTATCGTAGAACGATTGTCGAGTTCCAGTTACTTGTAAGAAAAAATTATCCTCTGGCGTGGGACAATCAAACAACGCCTTGCAGGCACGACAGTATAGTCCTTTTATGAACCTTCCCTTGAAATGGAAGCCATTATCTACGAGCTTCATTTCTGAGCCGCACTTCTTGCAGAAATATGAGAGTTTATATTCGCTCTCCACATATCTCTCTACAGGAGTTCTATCTTCGTTCGTGATATTCCATCTCCTTTTTTGGCACATGTGTAATAGGGTCTACTTCCTCTACGATCGCCATGGACGATCTTTCCTCGTCGTCGTAGCTGTGGGCGTAGCATCTTCCGTCCGTGGTAGTGCTGTAATGGTATGTCCACTTCATTTTTTTGCTTCCTCCTTATCGTCTGTAATAATCTGGGCTCGCGCCGTTCCTAGTGTGAGAACTCCTACCGTTAATAGGTCCAGTAAGGTGATCTTTCCGAGCTCTGACATTCCAATAAACTCGCTCACGATCTGGTTCGCGATTGGCTCCAGTCTTGGTGCTACGCATTCTAAGCATATTCCTAGAGTATTCTCTTCTTTTATCCTCTTTATCTTTAACGAACTAAGACCACTTCCTTTCAATATAGGCTCTAATATTTTTATCGTATGATCGTAATCTTCCTCCGTTGCAAACGACGATGGGAATAGCTCTATGTATTTCTCGTGCCACTCGCCGTTTACTTCCTCGATCTCTATAACCCATTTCGTTGGGCGTTTAATTCCTAGGCTCATTATGTTCTTCCTCCTTCCTTACTTTACATCTTTCCTATTCTTCCGATCCATATTCACGATTTCTGGAAGGTCTACCCGCTTGTTGTGCTTGCACATGAGGCACAAGAACACGGCATACTCGTTCTCTAATATTGGCTCATAGTTTTCGTGAACTGGACACGACTCCATTTCGCAGAATGCGCTCGTCGCCACGGGAATAGAAACTCCCCTGTCGCTAATAGAAAACGCGCGTTTTTCGCACAAGGTAGATTTTCCCTTCTCTTTTTTATTTTCCGTCATATTTTCACTCCATAAGGTATTTTTTTTTAATTTCTTCCCATCTTTTATTCTCTTCAAAAAGAAAGGTTCTTATATCGTGCTTTATAGGTAAATCTATAAGCCAGACCAAGTCTTCGCGGTCCACGCGCACGAACTTCTTCTTATCCTCGATCTCGTTTATCCTATTGTTAATTAGATCGATCTTGTGCTGTAGGTTATCGCGAAACATGTCTATTAACCCTTTCTGAGCGCTTAACTCTGCTACGACCTCCTTCACAAACTTCTCGAAGTCTATTCCCATAAACGAAATATGGGCTTTATTTTCTTCTTTCTTCTTTTCTTCAGTAATGTCTAACTCCTCCTTTCTGTATATCATGTATTATTACTTCCATTAGATCGGCGGGATGTCCTACATCAAATACGGGTGGTTCTTGCACGGAGAACGAGGTAACGGCTCTACCAAACAGATCGTGAAACGCTAGATGTTCCTCTAAGGTATTGGGTTTATGGATTACTACGAAAGTAGTTTCCCGCCCTTGATCCCTTCCCGCGATCTTTATGATTCCATCGTCCTCTGATTGAAGTATTAAAAACTTCCAGATGACTCGTGCGTTCCAGCCCCCGCGCGTTTTATAGTCTAGTCCTACTGATATATCTAACGGTTTCTTTTCTTCCATTATTTCTTCTCTTCCTCTTGTATTGGTTTCGCGGCTTGCAATAACACGGGTAGATCTATTCTCGTGTAGTTCGCGCACCACTGCTGGCACGCAGGAATTACCTTCATTGAGAAATCGCGAGGATCTTCGTATAGTTTCTTGCATCTTTCAATAAACGATCGTACACGAGGACACTCTGCTATGTTTTGCAACGCACACAATGTGGGTGCGGGAAATTCGATATACATTCCAATTCCCTCGAAGCGAATCTTTGCGTTCCCAAAAGCTTTAATAACATCCTCGTCCGTAGGTTCCAGCGCTGGTGCTGGCGTTGGTTCTGTTTTTACTTCTTCTTCTTTTTCTTTCTTTGCCATTTTATTTCTTCTCCTCTTTTTTCTTATTTTCTTCGTATGTTTTTATGAGCTTCTCGATCACATCGCCATTAGTTTCGCGCTTAACTGTTTTTAGAGACTGGAGCTTATCGTATAGCTCCTCTGGTATTTGAATTGATTTCCATGCTGTCATAAATTTCATTCTTTTTATTTATTTATTTTTTATACTATAATATACTATGATATACTATGATATATAAACTTAGCGCCAACAAAAGGTTTTTTAATACCCTCTGGTATAGTTATAGTTAACTAATAAATGAATTATGACGCTAATATTCTATGGAACACACGATCGAAGATTGGCACACTAAATACATTGCGGTGCGACTTAACGATGGACTCGTAGAAAAACGTAAGCAGAAGAACTTTAAAGCAGAAGGAATTACCGCCGTATGGGGAAAAGAACCGTTTAGCGACGACAAGAAACAGAAACTTATTAAAGTATTATATCCCAAGGATAAATACACGATAGAATACATAAAAGAGCATGTCTTACCCCAATACGACCAATGCACTAATTGCACGATCGGAAAAGAACCCCCTACTAAAATGGAATCGCTCAAGAAAGGCGTGCAGGACATAAAATCAAGTCCAAGAAACATAGCCATTATCGCGAGCGCGGCAATTGGCATTCCTGCACTGGCTCTCGCAATCAATTACTTTAGAAAAACGAACAACGAACAAGGATCACAATAAATGTTCTTAGATATATAACAACAACAACTTTAAATAATACTTAATGAATATTAGTATCATAATAACACATTATTAAAAAATTAATAATAAAAGTGAAAGTATGGCAAAAGTAAAAGCAGCTGCTAAGAAAGCACTTGGATTTGTAAAGGATAAAAGTTTCTACGGGCAAGCGATCGCGAAAATTGCTCCAGAACAACTCGTGGGACGGGTAATTGCGCAAGACGCTCTTGGGTATCACCTTATCAACGGTATCGTAGGTGGAGTTGGGTTAATCCTCAACGAAGCTATTAATAAAAATACTACCGCAAAGGAACTAGGACGCGTGATCTTATCAAATGTTGCGATGGAAGCGATTCCTACTCGGAAAGAAGAGAACCTAGGTTTCCAGTGGAAGAACTTCACTGCAAGCTTGAAAGGGAAGCAATACAACAAAGCCTTTGGCTCGTTGTTCGCGGAACCACAAAATATAGTTAATCAAGCGAAGAGCGCGTGGAGTAGAGCTACATCCAAGAGAATGGGTATGGGATCTTCAAGCGCAAGCTTATCGGGAAATGCATTAAGCGCATCACCCGCACTTTCGATGAGTAAGCCGATCGGAAACGACAGGAACATCACAGAAGTTATTCCAAGCTCAATCTCAGCCTACACGACCAAATATGGCTCTCCTATTACCAATAAGGACATAGTCAACTACTAAGAAACCCAATTCTATTAAATCCTTTTTTCCCAAATTCTAATTAGATTTTTATTCTTACCTTTTTTTTTAAAAAAATCCTTAGCAGACGCTAACGATCTTAGTAGCCTATAATAGGCGTTTTCTTCGCGTCGTTAGCTTTTTTTATAAAGAGCCGGTCGTATTGGTCCACGAACCACATGATCATGTCGCCATCGTCTAGTTCAAACTGCTTCCTTATTTTACTAGGTATGTGCAATTTTAAGTGGCTTATGGTCCCACTACCGAGGAATTTAAGATCGGTTTCTTTTTCTCGTAACATGTTCAATACTATGATCCTCCCAGTATATAAACTTAGAGTAAAAAAACCCAATTTACCTTTTTATTCGAATTTTTTTATATACCACAAAGGCGTATTCTATTCTTAACAACCATTTATTAAAAACACTCAAAAAAATAAAAAAACCTAATATAGAGAGATTCTCAAATGATTGAAAATTTGAAATTTGAAGCTCCTCACGTATGGAAGATAATTCGTGACAAGTTAATTGGAAACGAAGGGATTCCAGACGCAGACGGAGATGCCGCCGGAGGTTTAGTGCGAGAAGCCGAAATTAAATACAACGCCTACAAAGGCGAGTATTGGTATCGGTTCTTCCGACCAGACGACGCGATGATCAACGGAGGTACAGCTCACACCTACGACACGACTTTTACAACCGTGACCGAAGAGCATATTTTAAGTTCGGGTAATGTCGTAACTGTCCAAACGAGAGAAGCTATAGTTTCCTTCGGGTGGTTCTGTAATGTAGACTTAGGAAAAGGTGGATATTTACTCGCAAAGAAAGAAACCGTTACTAAGTCAGAAGTTCCTGCGCGATGGGTATATAGGCAACGTTCGCCCAAGCACTATTGGTTCGATTTCGACACCGTAATCCAAGCGTTCGAAAACACGCGTTTAGATTGGGTCATTTACAACCAATTAGGCTCAGACCGTGCTGGAGTAGCAATTCCTCTGTTGTTTAGAATTGCGCCGAGAACAAGCTTGAATTTAGAAAAAAAGCAGGTGAAATAAAAAAATGGCAGCAATATTGATGAATAAATTTCCAGAGTTCCAAACGATGATCAAGGAACAAATGGAACACTATGTAGAGACCGTCGAGCGACACACCCACTCCGACCCTGGCACCATGTGGTATCGGTTCTTTAGACCGAACGACCCCGGAATAGGCGGAACGCAATACACCTACTACGCAACGATGACTAGCGCCACAGAAGAGCACTTACTCGCATATACAGCCGCAATCACCGTACCCGTTTCTAACGCGTATGTAAGCTTTGGCTGGTATTGTGATATAGACCTAGGCGACAATGGATACCTCTTAGTGAAGAAACAAACCGTCACAAAGGACGAACTACCAGGACGAACACCCTACGATCAGATCGAACCAAGACATTTATACTTAGACTTCAACTGTGTGGTCTTCTCGGAAGAGCAAGACATCGTGGATTACGTCATTTACAACGACTTTGGCGCCGATCAGATAGGTATATGCGTCCCGTTCATGTTTAGAATCGCATCGAAAGAAGCGTTGAATCTGTTATAGGAGGTGTTGTTTTAAAATGGCAGCACCAATTACACCTGTAGCAGAAAATGTGGACGGACACATCGTCACCGTAGCAACGCCATATACAGCGGCTGGAGCCACTACAAGGATTACCGTGAACTTATCGTCTTATCAACCGAAAATAGATGTACGCGAAGCCCATCCCGTTCTGTGCATGCTCGCATTTTCTACCGAAACGAACGGCACTGGCACCGAAGCGTTCTACCCCGCGTTCGAAATGGCGCGAGGAACCGCCGCAGATAGCGCAGGAGAATGGGAAGTTTCCGATCTCGACACCGTTGCGCTCTATTTAACCACGGATCTAAACGGGATTTTATTTATAACCTATAAAGCATACGGAGTACAGGAGGCGTAAAAAAACATGGCAGACCCAGTAACCCCAACAGTAATGAATGTAGATGGAATGCCCATCGTTATGGTATGCGCATTTACCTCTACTGGAGCAACTAAGCGTGACACATGTAGTCTACCGACCTACGCGGCAAAGTTCGATGTAAGAATAGCCCACCCTATAATTAGCATGATGCTATTACACCCAACGGACACTACTGCGGACGAGAATTACACGCCCGCGAAAGAAATGGCACGAGGCACAGTCGCAGACAGCTCTGGTGAATGGGATATATCCGATCTCGACACCGTGGGTATATACCACGAAACAGATGCCGTCGGTATTTTAGTCATTAGTTACATGCCGTATGGCTCACAGGAGGCGTAAATAACATGGCAGCAGACCCAATAACCCCAGAAGAAGAAGCGTGGAACCTCGGTGGACAAGTCGTCACCGTTTTCATCGCGTCAACCGCCGCCGCAGGAGCAGTAGCCGTTAATTTAGATACCTACATGCCCAAGATAGATGTGCGCTTAGCCCACCCCGTTCTAATGTGCGCCGCTTTACAAACAGAGACCAGCACGACCGGCTCGCAGAACTTCTTACCAGAATACGAAATGGCACGAGGCACCGCTCCAGACTCTGGATCGGAATGGGTAATAACCGACCTCGACTCCGTGACGCTCTGGAGAGGAGCCGACAAGAATTTTATCCTCGCCTTAACCTACGTCGCGTATGGCGTACAAAAAGCATAACCTAAATTTAATTAACATTTTTTTTTCTTTTTTTACTTCTTTCTTTTTATGATTTCCATAGAAGAAGACCAATAGATTTAAATAGATCCTCTGCCCAATTTTTAATTATGAGGAAGTGTGAAAACCTCGCGAAAAACACACAAAAAAGTGGAGACCAAAGTGGTAATGGTCCACTTATCTCCATTATCACGATAACAAAAAAGAGAAGGCTATGAAGGGTCAGAGCCGATTCCCCCGAGCTGTTAATATTAGATAAGAAAAAAGGGCTCCCCGTAAGACGGCTTCGCGCCAGAAAAAGAGTGCCTGAGGGGTTTTTATTATTTATTAAATAATGGCGATGAGTTCTCCTGCCCAACCCTTATTTTTCCGTTAATAGTCGCGTTTATTAACCACATAATACTAAGATATTATATGAACTTTATAACGATTTTAAAAATGCGGATTCATAAACTGCGGAAAAAACGGGACCTTAACCTCTGTGGAATGTGTCCTGAAAAGGTGCGTGGGCTCTGTTGTTTTACTAGCTATATCTACGAAGATAGCGACAAGAAATATAATATCATTTTAGATAGACATCCGTGCAAGTATCTGGACCAAAAAACGAAGCTCTGCACCGTATTCGAGAGGAGGTTTAACCTCGATAAGGTGTGCCTCGAGATCGGTAAGGCGATCAAACACAACGCTCTCCCTGCGGACTGTCTTTATGTAAAAAACAACAAGAAATACCGCGAAAAGCTTCCCAAGGTTCTATTCTCCCAAGTAAAAGACCAGTTAAAGGAAATATTAGAGGTAAAGGACGAGAAGACGGGCAAGCTCATGGGTACTTACGGTAAGGTAGAGATCAATTGGAGACTTAAAAACGAGTCTCGTTGGTAATTTTTTCTTTTTTTTTTTTATAATTTACATTTAGAATAATTTTTATATACTCTTTATGCGTTTATAATCTATTATGACTGAATATTTAAGAAAATGGAAAGACGCTATTTCTAATAAAGAGACTACACCTATAGAGCCTACTAATGAACCCACCACACAATCTAAAGTATCGACATTTACCGATCAGTATAACTTAGTCAAGATTATTAAAGAATTACAAGCTGATATGAAGGATTTTAAAACATGGCGACAAACTACGGTCGATCCCAAGATCGAGCAATACGGTCTAAATATTAGACAAATGTACGACGATCTTACTACGAATATCAAACCCAGTATAGACCAAGCGTTTGTTTCTATTACTAACGCTAAGAACGAAGTAAATAACATGGCGTCTACCGTATCTACCATTTATAATAAGATGCAGAACGCTAGCAACGGTGTAGTAAAAGACTTAACTTACCTTGGAGAGATTACCACAACATGGATACGAATAACAAAAGAAGAGACTACGAAAATATACAATTCGTTTACAGTATTCATTGGTGCGATTTATAACAATGGAGTAAGCACTGCGAATGCTGCGTATGTACTAGCACGGGATGTAGCGTTATCAGCGTCCCAAACGGCTTATCCAATAAAAGATGCCGTAGGCAATATAAATAAAGCGTTAGACGCCGCTAAGAAAGCAGATTTATGGAATGCTATAGATCACGTATATAAAACATTCTGTATCCTTATGAGTCAATCGTTAGCGCGTGAGTTTGACGACCATTATAAAGGTTCGAATAGAGATGTACTAGGAGAAATTATAGAAGCCTTAAAAGAGATTTCGTCCGATACATTTGTATTACAGAAAGCGATCTTACAATTAAGCGATCAAGTTAAATCAACAGGAGAGACTTATATCAAAGCGTTTACGGATGGTTATAAAAAAATAATGAACGCCCAACAAGCTTACCAAGACGCGTTTAAAGCCGTTTTCGTTAACCTTTCGAAAAACCTCTCCTTAACTACATAAATCTTTTTTTAATAGATCTACGATCGTGGAATTTTTTTTTCCATAGTAAGGTAATGTTAATATACCCTTAAAGCGTATTATCATTCATTATAAGTATAGTAAAACATACTAATTAAAAATACGAGAAGCATGAAAAATGTATAACGCACCACGATTGAAAGGATTGGATAAGATATTAAAGAAGAAAGAGCCGTCCCAAGCGAATTTACCAACGCCAACTAAGCCAATTGGTCCTCCCTCCACGAAGGAGGTCATGGCGAACATGGGAAAGCCCACTTGGATGTTGGAGCAGCAGCTTTATTTTGATGTGCCCGACGATGTTTTCTGGGACAATTCGAATAACGATTTACATATTTTCTTCTATTATTAATAAACAATTAAAAGAAAGAATGAAATAATCTATGGATGTAAAAGAATTATTAGATAGATTGAACTCTAATAAGCGAATTGAAGAGATCTTAAGGAATATTGACCAATATACCGATGCAGACGATGTATTACGCCAAATCTTACAGGTCAACATTGCTCAATACGAGCAGCAATATTACACGAACCTCGCATTGGAGGCTTTATTAGAAGGAGGAGGTTTACCACAACAAGGAAGCTTACCTCTCCCCGAGTTCGATTTCAAAGCGTCTTATATGGACGCTGCCGAGCGGTTCGCCGCGACCCAAGACTACGAGACTTTAATTAACGAGTGGGCAATGGCAGTTACTGGGGAATACGAGCTCATTAACGAGGAAGGAAGCGGCGTTGTAGCGGAATGCTTTTTCTTATCGACCGTAGCGGGTGGAGCCGCAAACGCCGTGTATAGCGTGGAGATCGTCGCCGATGGCAAGATCATCTATACGGGAAGCTACGCGGACTACGCGATCATATCTACCTACGCAGCAGACGTGACGGCGTTCTCGGACGCGACCAATTATTTTACGGGCTTAAACACGATCTATTACAACAAGAGCATTAAGATCCGAGTCTTTGGCTCTACGGCGACCTTTACCAAGATTTATTGCAAAAGAATCCAGAAAGTAAAAGCTACAAAGGTGTAATCGTAAAACATGCCATTAGAACCGTGGAAGGGAGCGAAAGCGTTAGCGGAAGAGCTCGGACAAGTCTTTTCCGTCAAGAAAGGAGCCCCTAGCTACGCGCTAATTACCAAAAAGATCGCCGAGCTTAAAGCCGCGATCGAAGACACTTATTCTATTAGTAGCGACACCGAGCTCCAAGAAGCGATCGACGAGATCGGGACTGGCGCGGGAACTATATTCATCGCCTCGGACACTTATGTAATCTCTACCGCGATCGATGTCGATGGAGGAGGCTCTATCGTGATCTACGGACACGGTGATAACACGATCCTACAACCCGCCGCGGGTATAAAGGTATTTAATGTTACTAACTGTACTTCTCTTACTATTTCTAATTTAAAGTTAGATTTATCCAACTACGCCGCCGCAACCCAAGGAATTCTTATTAACGAAGCCTCCGATCGTCCTGTGATCTTAGATAATGTAACGATTACCGGAGGGGGCGTGTATGGAATTGGCGTAGAGACTCAATCTAATAATATCACATTCAGGAACTGCCGAATTACCGCGTGTCAAGACGGTCTTTATATAAATGGCTCTACAGGCTGTAATATCAGTGACAATACCGTTTCTTCGAACGCACGATATGGAATCTACCTTCACGACGCTAATACCAATGTCGTCGCGAGTAACGCGTGTAGTTCTAACACGAATTACGGTATTTATGTAGATAACTGCGACTATTGCACTCTTACGGGAAATACTTGTGGGTCGAACGCGACGGGTATTTACGCAACTGCGAGCGATAACAACACCTATTCGAGTAATACGTGTAATTCTAACACGACAAATGGTATTGACTTAGAGAACTGCGATTATAGCACGATCTCTTCGAATACCACCAACGCGAACGATTCCACTTCTGCAAGCGCCACCGCAGGGCTCTATATTGGAGCAGATTGCGATTATAACACGATCTCCGCGAACTCTTCTAACAATAATAATAATGCGGGCGCAGAAGACGCCTATGGGATTTATATCTCTGCGGCTACTTGCAACGAGAACACGATCTCCGCTAATAGCGCGACTGGAAACGATATAGACTATAAGGACTCGGGCACGGACACTACCTTAGTGTATTATGTGAACAATGCGACCGATCTCCAAGACGCTATTGATTCTATTGCGGGAAAGCACGGAATCGTGAACATTAACGCAGGCACGACCACTCTAACCCAAGCGATCGATATTGATGGCGGGGGAAGTTATATCATCCAAGGGGAAGGAGATAACTCGATTATAGATATTAACGGAGACTGGAAAGCGTTTAACATTACTTCTGCGATTTCCGTTACCTTAAAAAACTTCAAGATCGACGCTACCGACCTTACCACTGCTACTAAAGAGATCATCGATGTGACCGAGGCAACTAACTATAGAGTTAACATCGAGCACATTACGATCGCGGGAGACGGCACCAACGGGTATGGAATCGAATGCAACTCCCAAAATGTCGTTATAACTGAGTGCGACATCAGTTCCGTGAAATACGGCGTAGTCTTAGCTACTACGCGTTGCACGGTCTCCGAGTGTAAGTTTACCTCGTGCGCGACCGCGGGTATTTACGTTACTTCTAATTATAACATTATCTCTAACAATACAATCACTACTTCGGCAGACGGGATTTACCTTAGTTCCGCGAACAATAACACAATTTCCGATAATAACATTACCGCGTGTACTCTAGACGGTATTTACTTAACTGCGTCTACCAAGAACTCGATCACGGGTAATACGTGCGACTCTAATGTGTCCAACACTGCGAATCCACAAGCGGGTATTTACCTTACTGCCGTAAGTTCCAACAACACGGTTAACTCTAATAATTCTACGAGCAATACGAACTCTGGAGCAGGCTCGGGCTACGGAATATTAATTTATACCGCAAATTGTCTTAGAAACACGGTTAATGGAAATACTTGTAGTTCCAACGATGTAAACTACCTCGACAACGGCACGAACTCCGACATCGTATATACGGTCACCACCGCCGCGGACCTTCAAGCCGCCATCAGTTCTATTGCAGCTAAGAGCGGCACGATTAGACTAGGCAATGGCACGATCGATCTAGCGGGAACCGCGATTACTATATCGGGCGGAGGCTCGTATATCATAGAAGGATCGGGAGATGTCTCCATTATCGATATTGGAGGAGATTCCAAGGCGTTTTATATAACCTCTGCTATTTCTTGTTTACTACGCGACTTTAAAATAGAAGCCAGCGACCTTACCACCGCTTCGAAAGAGATCATCGATGTTACGGAAGCGGCAGGAAATAGAGTTACGATTGAAAATATAACCATTACGGGAGACGGAACGAACGGCTATGGTATAGAACTCAATTCCTCCGATTGCGTGGTTATAAACTGCACGATCAGTTCCGTGAACTACGGTATTCATATATTATCTACTAACAACCACCGTATTACTAACAATTATATTACCACTTGCGCCTCTACGGGTATATATTGTAACAACGCTGATAAGAACACGATCACCGACAATCAATGCACTTCCAACACTATACAAGGTATTTACATGACTCTATGCGATAATAATACTATCTCTAGTAATACGATTACTTCTAACGTTCAAAACGGTATTTATCTCGATCAAAGCGATAGTAATACGATTAGTTCCAATACTACGAGCGAGAACGACTCTAACACCGCCAATCCTCAAGCGGGAATCTATATTGCGAACGATTCCGATTATAATACTATAAGCTCAAACACTTCTAATAATAATAATAACGCTGGTGTGGGTTATGGATATGGTATCTATATCGCCGCTGCGACCTGTGGAAACAACTCGGTTCTTTCGAACAACTGCTCTGGCAACGATGTAAACTATCTAGACTCGGGAACTAATACCGATGTTCTTTACATGGTCTCGTCCGCCGCCGATCTTCAAGACTCCATAAATTCTATTGGAGCGAAATCGGGAAAGATACAACTCGGTAATGGAACGATAGACTTAGCAGGCACGGCGATTACCATAAGTGGAGGAGGATCGTATGTGATCGAGGGAGGAGGAGATGTCTCTATAATTGATATCGGAGGAGACGCGAAAGCGTTCTACATTACTTCCGCTGCGTCGTTAGTGTTAAAGGACTTTAAGATAGACGCTACCGACTTGGCTACCGCCACAAAAGAAATTATAGATATTACGGAAGCCGCGAATAACCCAGTTACGATCCAGAATGTGACCATCGTAGGAGACGGCACCAACGGCTACGGCATAGAACTTAACTCTACGCAATGCACCGTAAAAGACTGTCGCATTAGCGCCGTCGCGTATGGAATCAATGTCCTTAGTAATAGTAATTCTATAACCGATAATTACATCACGACTTGCACCACGCGAGGAATTAGCTGCGCGTCTCAGTATAACACTATTTCCGATAACATTATTACCGCAAGCGCCGACGGTATTTATTTAACGAGCGGAAACAACAATAACATCAACGGAAACTCGATTTCCACCTGCACTCTTGATGGACTCTACCTTACGGGTAGTTCTAACAACACGATCACGGGAAACACTTTAAGTGCGAACGATTCTAACACCGCGAACCCTCAAGGCGCGATTTACTTAACTGCAATTTCTAACTATAACACCATAAATGGCAACACCATGACCAACAACAACAACGCGGGCGCAGGATCTACTTATGGTCTCTACATAGGCAACGCGAACTGTTTAGTAAATTACGTGGACAATAACACTTCCTCGGGAAACGATTATAGTTATTTAGATCTCGGCACGAACACGAAGATCACTTACATCGTGACTTCTGCCGCCGACCTTCAAAACGCGTTGGATTCCATAGCCGCAAAGTCGGGCACTATTAAGCTTGGCTCTGGTACGATCGATCTCGGAGGTTCCGCTATTAATATCAACGGAGGAGGCTCTTACATTATCGAAGGATCGGGAGACATTTCCATTATAGACCTAGGCGGCGACATAACTGCGTTCGAGATCACTTCCGCTATATCGTGTATCCTACGCGATTTTAAGATCGACGCTGCGGATTTAACTACCGCCACGAAAGAGATTATCGACATCACCGAAGGCACCAATTATACGATTACCGTTGATAATGTAACGATCGCGGGTGACGGCACCAATGGCTATGGTATAGAAATCAATTCTAGCAATTGTTTAGTTCAGAACTGCCGTATTAGCTCGGTTAATTTCGGTATTCGCGTGTTGGGAGATAATAATAAAATAAGCGGGAATTCCACGACGTCGTGCGTGAGAGGAATATCCCTTGGATAAAAATAAAAGGTGTATAATCTATGGCAAGTTATAATATAATAGAGAACAACCGCACCTTTACTTGTGCGAACGGTATTTACTTAGACACCGTAGACGATAATATCATCACCAACAATTTATGTACGACGGGTACGCTTAACGGAATCTACATCACCGCCTCGGATAGAAACAAGATCACTAACAACACCGTCACAGCGAACGATTCCAACACTGCGAACCCCCAAGGTGGCGTGTATATCGACGCGGACAGCGATTATAACATAGTATCCTCAAATTCAATTACGAACAACAATAATGCGGGTATAGGTTCTACTTATGGAGTCTATATCGCAAACGCGAACTGTGGAAATACTGTAGTGAGCGATAATGTAGTCACGGGAAACGATGCGACTTACTTAGACTCTGGCACTCAAACTGATATTATATACTTCTGTTCAACAATTACAGACATCACAGATGCAATAACTTCAATTGGAGCGAATAAAGGTCAGATCATCATAGGAAATGGAACCTTTACATTAACTTCTAACATAAATATTGCAGGAGGAGGTACATATATAATTGAAGGACAAGGAGACGCCACAATATTGCATTCCGACGATTTTATTGCGTTTAATATAACAAGCGCAATATATTGCTCAATTAAGAACTTAAAGATCGACGCTACTGGATGCACTACGGCAACGCGAGGTATCGTAACGATTAGTAGCACGGGGGTATATCTTGACAATGTGACAATCGTAGGAGGATCTACGAAAGGGCGAGATATTTATGTGAGTTCTAATTACGCTACGATAAAGAATTGCGCATTGTCCGAAGCGTTGTACGGTATATATATAGATGGGGCTGACTATACTAAAATTACCGATAATAGGATTTCTGCCATGGACACGGCTGGTATTAATTTAGAAGCTTCTTCTACCGATAGCTCTATTAATAATAATAATATTACTGATTGTGGTACATATGGAATAGCCGCGGTGGCATATTGTGATAGAACAACTATAGTATCTAATATTGTTACTAATAACGCTGCAGGTATATTTATGAATGGAGGTTCAACTGGTGTTGTTATTGATAGTAATAGTATAGAGACCAACAGTACTTATGGTGTATATACAAATGGTCTTGCTTGTACAGTATGTGCAAATAGTTTTTATAATAATGTTCGTGGTGTTTATATATATGATTCTGTTTTCACAGTAACAGGAAACACTTTTAAACTAAATGGTGCACCAGTAACATCTAATATATCCGCAATAGAATTACGTAGTTCATCTAGTGGGACAGTAAGTGGAAATACTATATATAATTCAACTAGTCTAAACTCAGCAACTGATATATATGGTATTTTTGGAGAAACTCTTTTAAATAGCTCAATAATTGGAAATATGATATTTTTTTTTAAGAACACTGGTGCAGGCACAGGATATGGTATAGCTCTTGATGCTAATTGCCAAGAATGTACTGTTATGGGAAACTCATTAATAACTAACGATTCTAATTTAAGCGATGCAGGTACAAACACATTAAAACAAACCGCCGCCGCAGATCCCTATAATAATTTAGTATAGTAATAGGAGAATGATTAAAAAAATATGGCAAGTTATAATATAATAGAAAACAACCGCACCTTTACTTGCGCGAACGGTATTTACTTAGACACCGTAGACGATAATATCATCACCAACAATTTATGTACGACGGGTACGCTTAACGGAATCTACATCACCGCCTCGGATAGAAACAAGATCACTAACAACACCGTCA